TGAGGTTTTCGACGTCGCCGAACTCGTTCCAGTCCACGCGTAGGACGCGAGTGTAGCGAGACATCGCGTCCGCGAGCATCTCGTGCTTGTCGTGGATGCGGCGGAGGTAGTCGAGCGGAACGCCGGACTCCTCGGTGCGGGCGCGGCGCTTCATCCGGTCGAAGCAGGTCTGGGGGTCGGTGCGCAGGTAGACGATCACGTCGGGGTAGCGGAGGAACCGCTTCATCGCCCCGAACGTGTCCTCGTAGATCCCCCACTCGGCCTCGGTCATGTTGCCGTCCTCGCGGACGGTCATGCCGAAGCAGCCATCGGCGAAGATCGTGCGGTCCTGCACGACATCGACGCCGTTGTTCACCAGCTCGGCCGCCAGCGTGTGTTGACGGAAGCGCGCCTGGAGCGCGTGCATCTGGAAGGTGAATCCCCAGCGCTTTGGATCGCCATAGTAGAGGCCGAGCAGCTCCTTGAACCTGCCCTTGATGGGCTCGAACAAGACGTGGGTCGGACCATCGTAGCCGGTCCGCAGGCGGGCGAGCATGTTGGCGCACTCGGTGTTGTGCGTCACCTGGAAGTTGCCGAGCAGGAACCGGCCATCACCGTCGAGCGTGAAGCCCGCGTAGTCGCCACGGCCTAGGGGCTCGACCGTGAAGCCAAACCGCAGTGGGTTCTTCTTCTGCTTGCGAGGCCGGGGCTTCTTCCGCTCGACGCGCATGGGCAGAAACGTCATGTCGCCAGAGACGGACATCCGGTAGTAGGGACGGTCGTAGCCGGGCACGGTCTTGATCGAGCGCACGACGCGCAGCCCCAGAGAGCGCGCGACGAAGGCGATGTCGTCGGCGAGCTGCTCACCGCGCTGGACGATCTCGAAGGAGCCCTTGCACAGGTAACCGTCGGTATCGAGAAGCCCGGCCAGCAGTCGAGACCTGACCTCGCGCGAACCGTACTTGCAGCGCGCGGGAATGCTGTAACCGTAGTCCTGCTGCTCCGGCGCCATCAGGTGTCGCAGCTTCTCCAGCAGCGGGTTGCCCTTCCCGTCGCACACGAGTCCGAACGTCGGACAGCGCTCGGGGTATTCGTAGCGACTCAGGCGACACCCCTCGGTCGGTGCGAAGTCGCGCAGGTAGTCGATCAGTTCCTCGTCCGGGAACGTCAGCTGGATGCCCTGGCTGAGATCCTTGCGACCATCCCCCAGCCAGAGCCCGACGAAGTAAGGATCGACCTCGGGCTCGGTCACTGGCGGAAACTCGACCGGAACGGTGAACAGCTTTTGCCGCTCCCGCCACGTCTTGTCGCGCGTCAGGAACTCGTTGAGGGGAATGTCGATGACCTCATCCGTCAGCGTGTCCACAACGGTCAGCACGTGCACGTCGTTACAGATCCATGACGGCGCACGCTTCGGCTTGATCTCGAACATGGGGCCGGTGCCGCGAGTGGTCGAGAGCACCTCGCGCGGCTGACTGTCCGGTCCCATGAGGCGCTGGCCGACCTCGATCCCACCGGCCTTGACGGTGTAACCGTCGTAGAGCAGCACCGGAGTATCCGGGTCGAGACACTTGCCAGTGCCGATGTTGGCCTCGATCCCGATGAAGATTCCCTGGCGCTCACGAAGGTGGGGAAGAGCCTGCATGATCGCGTTCGTGTCGATCTCCTGAATCGCCTGTACCTGGGCCTGCACCTCGGTCTCCTCTTGTTCGTTGGGTTGGCTGGACATGCTTTAGTTCCGATCCGTTCTATGCGTCATACCATCTGGGGTTTCAGCGGTTGTCACCCCCTAGTAGCTCTTCCGCTGTGAAGCGCTTTAGGCACTTCATGCACGTCGTCTTCTTGCCGGTCTCCCTCATCCGCTCGACGGCCTTGCGGGAGATCAGCTTGATCTCGCCCTTCGCCTTGCAGCCGGGACAGAAGTAGGCGCCCGAGGTCAGCGCTGACGGCTCTCGCGCGTCCAGGCGGGCGAGCCTCGCTCGGGCGATCTGGGCGTAGTCCTCGTCTCGGTCGCAGGTCACGAACTGGTAGCCGAGCTTCTTCGCGGCCACGAGCGTTGTCCCGGTTCCGCAGAAGGGGTCGAGCACGACACCGCCGTCTTGTGTAACGAGCCGGACGAGATACTCCATCAGCGCGAGCGGCTTCTGGGTCGGATGGCTGACGACTTCGTCCTGGTGATCGTCATGCTCGTCGAAGCTGTCGCCCTCATGGTTGAAGACCAGCTGACACGCGCGGCAGTAGGACCAGCGCTCCCTGGCTGCGGCCTTCGGCGTGTAGAAGAAGCGGCTGGCGCCCCCCGCGTCTCCATAGCGCGTTCCGTTCGACTCGTCCGGCCGCCCGTCTCCTCGGAAGAGCGACCTGTTCGAGTCGGTACCGAGCCCGCCGCCACACGCGGAGCCAGCGCCGTGCATCCCACCCTCGATGCTCTGTTCGTCCAGCTCGGCGACCGGGCAGCCAGGGGCGCACTCGTACTCCGGGACCTCCTCCTTGCCGTCGGCATCGGCGTATGTCTGGTCAACGCCGCGCTTCGTGCGCGCCTTCAGGTCAATGCGCTGCTTCGCGCCCTCCTCGGGCAGGTTGCGCTTCACGGCCGTTCCGGTGCGGACGCGTTTCGAGCCAATCAGCTGGCACTCGGGCAGATGGGCCACGATCACGTTCGAGGGCCAGCGCCCGGCCTTCGACTCGCACGCGATGTTCTTGAAGCCACCCTGGTGGCAGGGCGAGCCGCCCTTGCCCTTCGGGTAGCTCCAGCCGGGGTTCGGCCCGATGCGGCCCGAGTCGACGTTCAGTGCGCCAGTCCCGTGTTCGAGCACGTGCTCGGCGTAGGTTCCCTTGAACGGCTTGCGGGCCAGCACGATCGGCTCATGGCTGGGTTTTAGTGCCGTGCCCCAGCCCTTCCAGGCAGCGCCCTCTGGCGTGGCGGGCTCATCGCGGATGACACGAGGCGCGGCCTTGCCACGGTTGTTCCTCATGCTCATCCCATCGGACTGAGTGTGGGTACGTACCCGGCCTTCGCCCTCGCGCAGCTCGTCGTTGGCGAACTGGAGCGCGAGCGAGTCGGACTTCCCGGTCGAGACCAGGGCGTCGATCGCCTTCGAGATGTTGTGCGACTTCGGGAAGCCGCTGCCTGTGATCCAGTCGATCTGGTCGTGGACCTCGAAGCCCGCGAACCGGATCGCCATGACACCCCAGTCGTAGGTACGCGCTCCGAAGAAGCTCAGGAGCCAGCCGCCCGGCTTGAGGACCCGGTAGACTTCGCGCCAGACAGCTGGGCCAGGGACGAACGCGTCCCACTTCGAGTACATGAAGCCGGGGCCGGACGCCTCGTACTCGCGACCTTCGATCCAGGCGCGCATGACGTCGATCGGGTCAGGCTGGTGCTTGCCCAAGCCGTACGGAGCATCCGTGCAGCAAGCGTCGATGCACTCGTCGGGAACCTGCCGCAGATACTCCGCAGCTTCTCCAACTCCTACCGTGTTGAGGTAAGACACCAACGCCCCCGACAGGTCTACTCTTCGTCATCCCCCGAGCCAGAGTCTACCTCGTCCTTCAGACGTTGAGCGATTTCTTCAAGACGGCCCCGCATTGCTGCGCAAGCCGCGTCGAACTCGGCGATTACGCCATCGACGATCTCGGCCGCCTCGCCGATGACCGGCGCGCGCATCTCGCGTCGCAGCTCGGTCGCACGCTGGCGGATCTCCTGAAGAACTCGCTCCTGGGCGCCGGACCGCAGACGGCTGTAGGCGTCCTCGACCTTGTCGAGCTTCGCCTGGAGCTTCGCCATGCGTTTGATAGCCGCATCGGCCTTCTCTCGCTCGGCCTCGGCTAACGCCTTCCAGGCGTTGTCCACGGTCTCGAGCGCCTCCTGGGCGCGTGGCGCGTTCTTCGCCACCAGGCTCTCGCCCGCCATCTGAACGGCGTCCACGAACCAGTCGGCGCCACATCGGGCCGCGCCCTGGACGGCCGACGACCATCCGTCGCGGGCCTTGAGGACCGGAACGCCCCACTCCGATCCCAGTTCGTGCGCCTGCCTTGAGAAGTTGTGGGAGACAGCGACCGTGCAGATCACGATCGCGTCGGCCCGCTGCGAGCCGAGCTTGCCTTTGCCGCTGTTCTGCGCCTGCTGGTCGATCAGCTCGATCTCGAACGCGTTACGCGCCCAGATGGGGATGTTCTTCTCCTTGCCTCCGACCACGAGCACGCGGGGGCGAGACGGACTGTTGGACATCACGTCCTCCAGTGACGTTCTACCCAGCGTCTGCCACATCCCGGCCGAGATCGGCCAGCGCTTCGACCGCGTCAGCTGGCCAGCGCGGCTTGATCTCCCTGGTGTGCAGCCGTTTGTCGGTGACCTCGACGACCTCGGCCTCCCAGCCGCCAGCGATCAGATCCTTGAATTCGCGAACGATCTTGGAGAACCGCCTGGCCCAGGCCACGTCCTCGAACCGCGTCGGCCCCTTCATGCGCTCTCGACTGACATCACGATCGTCGAGCGTGAACCACGATCGGTTGGTGACTCGGCGCCCATCCTTCCATCGATAGCCGATCTCGGTCGATGAGGCCCACTTGATCTCGCGCTTCCCGTTCTTGCTCGTACGAACGAATCGCAGCAAGATGAAGGACTCTGTCGAATCTCTGACTGTCTCGCGTTCGATCATGTCTCCTCCGCCAACCGGCTCAGTCGGGTGATCGCATCGTCTGGTTGGCTTGTGATCTCCACCTCGCCGCAGACCGGCGGCAAGCCGTAGGGAGGCGGGAAACTCGTGTGGACTAGTTTGCTGCCTGGGCCGATCCCGACGTAGGCCAGCTCGCCGTGCAGCTTGCCCGGATCCGGGTTGACCGGCCCCTCGCTTCCGCACCGCTTACATCGCCAACGGAGCGCACGTTCGCTCACGGGACCTCCTCGGTCAACTAACCTCAGCCGCACTTCTCGTCCTCTTCCAGCCGCTTGACGATCCACTGGCAGACGTCGCCGTTGTGGCGGTAGGCGTCGCCCGATTCGTGGCGCAGGATCAGGCCACGATCGCATAGGCCATCACGGCCGAGTTGGGGATCGCGAACCTCCAGCAGCTTGCCCTTCCGTCCCTTGCCGGGCCACCGGAGCCGACCGATCTTCGTGTCGGTGTTCGTGGTCCAGGGCCGAAGGGTCACCCTCAGATCGGGCCAGGTCTCCTCGATGAAGCGAGCGAGTACCGAGAGGCGCGGCGGGATCGGCTTGATCTTGAAGCCTGGCATCCACTTGGCGCCTTGCTTGATTTGCCTGATCAGCTCTTGGTCCACGTGCTCCTGCTCTCTTCCTCCAGCTCCCTGAAGACCCTCCTAAACGCCTCTGCGAACGCGGGAACCTCCTTCTGGACTGTGGCCGTGTCGGCGATCCCGGCTCCCCACAACACCAGGAGGCGTTGTTTCTCGGGCAGATGCTTGAAGACGCGCTCCATCGGTCCCACGAGCGTCCACTGCCTCACGAGTACCTCTCCCACAGCTCAAGCTGCCGTGACGCCCGGCCGCGCTTCGCTCGTCGCTCCCGCCGGATTTGCCGGGCGAGCGCATCGTGGAACCGCAGCGGAACGAAGGTCGTGTCCGAGTCGCGCGCCTGGTCGCCGTAGCAGACCGTGATCGGCTCCAGCCGCTCGTCGTCCTTCTCGTTGCTCACGATGACCGCATGGACTCGACGAAAGCCTTCGCCATCGATCCCGATCGCGTGCTCGTACTGGGTCACCTCTCGGTGGCTCTCGTGGCCGAACACGATCGTGCCCCAGCGCCCGTCGTAGATCTCGGCCCAGAACACGTCACTCATCCTGGTGCCGGACAGCTCGTAGTAGTGGTCGTCGAGGTAGCGCGTGCGGAGCATGTAGTCACCGGCGATCTCGGGCGTCGCCATGTGCGGCGTGACGCCGCCGTGGACGCAGAACAGGTCCAGCTCGTGGACTACGATGTAGCGCGGGAGCGCCTCCATCCAGTCAAGCTCCTCGCGGGTGAGCTGGCGGTAGAGCTTCTTGTCTTCGGGCGCCGGGATCCGATCGCGGCCCGGCTTCGGGATACGGCGGCGGGTTCGCACGTAGGCGTCCTCGTGGTTGCCGCTGATGACCTCCAGTGACCGCAGCGCGCCGGACCTGGCGCGGAACTGCCAGGTCATCGCGATGCGCAGGCACGCCTTGGACGCGGGGCCTCGATCAACCAGGTCGCCCAGGAGGATGATGCGGTCGACACCGCGCTCCTCCAGCTCACCAATCATCTCAGCCAGCTCGGTCGCGTGTCCGTGTACGTCTCCTATGATCCCGACCCTCACGCTGCCTCCACGAGCCGCTCGGCCAGGTTGGCGAGGTAGGAGCTGTCCTCGATTCGCTCGATCCAGTCGGCGGGCACGCCCTTCTGGCCGCCGAGGCCCCAGTAGGCTCCCGCGAATGCGCCGGAAATGCAGCCGATCGAGTCCGAGTCGCCGACCGTGTTGGCGCCGTAGCGCACGGTCTCGACGTATCCCTCGCCACGAGCGTGGGCGAGCAGGAAGCAGTAGAGCGAACTGGCCAGCGCCTCGTCACCGTGCCAGCTCTCGCCGAGCGCGAGGTCGTGTGCCCCATAGTTGACCATCACACGCTCGGGGGTGATCTCACCGGCGAGCGTCGCCTTGAGAGCGCGCGGCACGCGATCGAGGAGGCTGAGGAGCTTCGGGTCGTACTCGCCCAGCTCCCAGCCGCACGTCTCCATCAGGTCGGGGAGCAAGAACTCGGCGGTAATGTCGCCGCCGGTCACCTTCCCCCGGGCGAGCATATGAACCGCGAGCGCCCCCAGCTGCGCGGCCTGCCACGCTGACGGGTGGCCGTGCGTGCAGATCGCCTGGGCCTTCGCGATCTCCATGATCGTCTCGGGCTCATCGTAGACCAGGCCGACCGGCGCGGTTCGCATCACTCCGCCGCAGCCCTTCGAGTGCTTGATGCCGCTCTCGAGCCAGTGGGCGCCGTTCTCTAGGTTCCGGCACCCGCCCATGCACGTGTTCCCGGGCGCGCGGCCCGACTGGTCGGATCGCAGCCACCTGATGAGGTGCTTGACCACGACTGGCATCACGAAGTGGGGGTCGGCCATGTCGGCCGTGCAGACCGGATGACCGAGCAGCTCGGCTGCCGCGCGCTCATGCTTGATGCTGGCCGCCGCGTCAAGGAGCCCCTCGGCGATGGCGATTGTCATGCACGTGTCGTCCGTGAAGCGGCCGTTCGTCTGAACCAGGTTGCGGATCCCTGCCTGGCCAAACCGGCGGCGGATCCCCTCCATCCCCATGAACTCGGTCGGCGCGCCGAGCGCGTCGCCGCACGCGAGTCCGTAGATCACTGCCTTGCTTCGATCGGGTGTCATCATCTTCAACCTCCATCCCTCCCAACAACCGCAGGTCCCTTTCTCACAAGGTTCTACCCAGGGGCGGCCCGATGCTGTCGGAGGGCCTGGGTATAACCCCTGGTGGCGCAGCAACATCGGATTCTTCCGTGAGAACTGAGCGCGGTGTTGTTGGGAGGAGTGAAGGAGGAGTTCAGTGGGACTCAAGAAGGTCAGCAAGAAGACGCTCGCAAAGAAGGATCTCTCGGACGGCATTCAGGTGCCCTGGCACCTGTGCCTCGACTACCTGCTCGCTGGGCGGGCCGTCGTGACGCTCGTTGACGTCGCGACCACCAAGCGGCACACCTACTTCGTTTCTCGCGCCACGGACGACGAGAAGCAGCCGGACGGCACCGTCAAGGAGGTCGAGAAGGACCGCTGGTTCGTCCACGTGTTGCACGGCTCGGGCGACGGGCGGCGCTACTCCTACATCGGCGTGATCGACGACGTGCACGGCGTCCGCCGGTTCCGCACCACGAAGGGCACCAAGAAGGCCGCCGCGACTGCCGAGAACATCAACCTGATCGGCGATACGACCAAGTGGCTCGTGGATGGTGTCGAAGCCTCCCACAAGATCAAGTTCTGGCATCGGGGCTTCTGCGCGCGCTGCTGCGCGGCCCTGACCGTTCCCAGCTCGATCGCGACCGGCTTCGGCCCCGACTGCGCGAAGATGATGGGGATCGCGATGAAGAAGGTCTCGCCCAGCGTGGTCGAGAAGCTCGCCGCGCTCTCGCCCGTCGAGGGCGAGCCCGCGCCCGCCAAGAAGGAGACGGTCAAGGAGCCCGAGGGGCTCGACGTGGCCGGAGCCGTAGAGAAGGTGCTCACGAAGCAGTTCGAGGCTGCCGCGCCCGCCGAGGAGCCCGAGGAAGACCCGACCGCTGTCCTGCTCGCGACCGCCGTGAAGCTCTCCAAGATGACGGCCGCTGAGGTCTACGAGTGGCTGAAGGCGCGCGTCAAGGTCGAGAACGGCGAGATCGCCGAGCTGCTCACGCTCGACGACCTGCGCACGCCCAAGAAGGACACGGCGTGAACCGCCACGCAAGGAACACGCTGGGGCTCGCTTCCCGAGAGGGAGGCGGGTCCCAGCACGAGAGTCAACGTACCTACCAACCCGAGAAGGCGGGGTAGAACCTACCCCAGGAGAGATGTCCAGTGAAGCTGCTCTTGACGAGCTACAAGTTCTACGACGCGATCATGGAGCAGGTCAGCGCCGACCTGGCCGACTGGCTGCACGATCACGAGAAGCGCTGGAAGACCCAGGTCCGCTGGGACCTTCCCGACGACGACGCGTTCCACGCCGAGGAACTCGTGGGCGCCCTGTCGGCGCTCGCGGAGGCTGCCGAGACAACCGCCAAGCGCGGCAAGGCGATCGACCGCCTGGTCGGCGAGATCCGGGCCGTGTACCCGGCGACCGAGGCTCCGGCGACCGAACCCGACCTGGGCGAGCAGATCGAGGCGATCCTGGGCGGAACGGACGACGACCAGGCGGTCCTTCAGGACATGCTGGCGCAGGCTCCGGCAGGTGCGCCGACCGAGATCGTCGAGTCGGCCCTGCGCGATCTGGTCACCGAAGGTCAGATCCAGGTTGTTCAGACCACGGCCGACGACCAGGTGGCCTCCCAGGAGCCAGTGGAGGCCCACCAGGAGCCTGAAGAGGTGGTCGAGGCCCCGGAGGTCAAGCCGGTCGAGAAGGCCCCCCAGAAGGCCCCGCAGGCCGTGGAGCTGTCCAAGCCGGAGCCGGTCGCTCCGGCCGCGCCCCCGGTCCAGAAGCGGGCCGCCTACCTCCTCGCCGACCTGTTCCGAAACCTCAAGGTCGACGAGGCGTAAGCCCTTGATCTTCGAGAACTTGACGAGCTGGAACACCGAGGATCTGCGCCGGGTCATGGACCTGGCGCTCTCGGTGGTCAACGACAAGGGAGAGAAGGTCGGCGTCCGCGTGGACACCCCGATCGTGGCCCGCCACTACACGGCCCGGTCGGGGCTCGTCTCGGCCAGCTTCGACCCCAACACGCGATCGGCCATCCTCCGTCTCCGTCGGCCCGGCCGGGTGGACCTGGAGGTCGTGGACGCGCTCGCGAGCGTCATGGACGGGGCGCTCGGTCGGATGCCGCGCGAGATGGTCGAGCACGTCTTCCTGGGCGGACTCGCGCTGGTGCGCGGCCGGTCCTACCAGGACGGCTGGACCAGCTGGGCAGCCAAGGACAAACCGCCGCCGCCCGAGCTGGACGAGATCCAGGTCCGGGCATCGCGCACCAGGCACCGACGGTCGCCCGCCTGGCTCCGTCGGCAGCTCGAGGCCGCCGAGAAGGAGATGGACCGGATCAACGCGAGCTGGCGGTCCGAGGTCGGCCTCCAGCAGCGAAAGATCGACGCGATCAGGGCGAAGCTCGCCGCGCAGGAGAATCCGTCGTGAAACTCAAGAACGAGACGCGCTACAACGGCCGCGACATCCGAGGTCTCCTGCTCGCCTGCGCCCGAGAGCGCGGAATCACGCTCGGGAACCGGACCATCACCGTGGTTCACGCGCCACTGCGCAGACAAGCGGCGGCCGGAGTTCGGAACACGCTCAAGCTGATGCGACCCGAGCGTCTGCACGACAACGCGATCGACGCGTTGGCCGGGGTCAGCGCTGACGAGCCTACGATGCCGCCCGGGGCGTTCCTCGACGTGTGCTCGATCATCGCCTGGTTCGTCTACGGTAGCCAGACGTGGTTCGACGAGCTTCCCGACTGGGCGGTCGGCCGCAGCGTGCGCTTCAAGCGGCAGGAGCCGAAGCAGGAGCGTCCCACGGGAATCGAGTACCACCAGAAGAAGCTCGCGGCCGAGCAGGCCAAGCTCGCCGAGTGGGAGGCCAAGCTCGAGCACGCCGAGCGGTTCGCACAGCGGTGGCGCAAGAAGGTCAACAGCCGCCGCGCGACCATCCGCCGCCTCAAGCGCGAGCAGGGGCAGATGGTCGAGCCCGGCGATTTGTAGGGCACCCGGTCACCAGACGAAAGCGAGGGCAGCCCGCACGAGCGAGCGCCCTCGTTTCGTCGGATCGGTTGGGCGGTTAGCCCTAGTAGATGCCCTGGACCTTCGCGTTGGCGTTGGCCGCCGACGTGGCGTCGTGGCTGTGACGACGGGCGGTCAGCCAGCCGTTCCAGGTCGCGCCCTCGACAGTGATGTTTCCGGCGCCGGTCTTCATGTGGAGCTGGAGCTGGTGCTCGCCCTTCGCCAGGCGGACGGTGCGCTCGAGAACGAGCGCGTCCTCCTGGTCGGCGACCGAAGGCATCGACTTCCGCACGAGGCCGTCCGCGAGCGGGGCCATGTCGGTGCCGTCCATGAAGAACGTCGCGTCGATCACGCCGTCCACCGCGCTGTGCGACAGCGTGAGGAACGCCTTGAGGTCGATGAGCATCTCGTCTTCCTCGACGGTGAACTTGAGCGATGCGATGAGGCTCGCGCCGGTGGTGTAGTTGAAGGCCGTGATGCCCGTGAGGACGACATCGGCAACGATCGGGGCTTCGCCGAGCATGATTCTCTCCTCGATGATCTCTTTGTCTGGTTTGACGCTTTAGGCGTGGAGGTTCAGCCCGACTGGCCTACGGCCTGCCGGTGTCCTGCTGGTTGAGGCCGAACTTGTAGTTGGCCGTGATGACCTGGTCGGTCAGGGCACCACCGCTGTTGTTGTAGAGGCTCATCCGGATGAACTCGCCCTCGCGGAGGGTGATGCCCGGGAAGCTCCGCACGGTGGTCGAGACCGTCGCGTGCGGCTCGCCCATCAGGTCGAGGAACGCGTCGCTGGCGGTCGGAAGCACGTCGGTCGTCTCGTTGACGATGAAGCGCACGTGGCCGGTGTCGGTCGGGGCGCCCGTGGGATAGTAGGCGGTGGCCGGACCCTGCACGCCCTTCTGCGCGGGAGGGAGGATCTTGCGGATCTCGACAGTCCGGCAGTAGACGTTCGCGAGCTTCAGCGTGGCGGGCAGCTCGACGGTGCAGTGCCCGGCGCTGAAGTCGTCCCGCGCGGGCGGCTCGACCACGTGATCGGACCCCTCCGCGTAGGGAACCTGCGCGGGCGTGGTCGTCTGCGGACGCGGAATGTCGAACGACGTCAGCGTGGTGTTCGGGAAGGTCTGCGTGACGACCTTCGTTGCCTGAATCCTGGTAACGGTCATCTCTTGCTCCTTGGAGACGGAACCTCTACGTCAGGGTGACATTCTAGGTCCGTCGAGTTGGGGGGTCAAGCCGATAAGAACTGGTCTTCCTGGGTCTTCCGAGGGTTCTAGTGGACTCTACGTGGTGTACTCGAAAGCCGCCACCAGCTCGCCCGCGTGGATGCTCATGTACTCTGCGGTTGCACCGGAGGTGCCCCCGGTGAGCGTCTCGGATGCGGTGAACTGACCGCTGACCTGGCTCACCTTCAAGAAGCCATCGCCGACGAGGCTGATCTTCGCGGTCGCGCCGCTCGTGCCGCCTGTGATGATCTCCTTCCGTTGGAATGGACCGCCAGTCACGGTACCGTGGTTGACCTTCGAGTCCCGCTGGCCGTTGGCGTTCTCGATCGAGACGGTCACGAAACCGTTCATGCAGTCGCTCGACGCCAGCGTCGCTCGCGCAGCCGAAGTGCCGCCGAGGATCTCCTCGCCATTGGTCATGTTCCCGGAGAACGTGTCGCACTTCATTGTGGCCGCCTCCTGAACCGTCGCTGTGTTCGAGGAGGTCTGGCCTGTGATCGTCTCGCTGTCGGAGAAGGTGGGCACGGTCGGATCGGCGTTGAGAGCGGCCGATGCGCTCGAGGTCCCGCCGGTGATCGTCTCCCCGTTCTGGAAGTCGCCGGTCACCGTCTTGATCATCAGGTAGGCCGCCTCAACCTGGGTGACCACGCCTGTCGCTGAGCTGGTCCCGCCAGTGACGGTCTCCCCCACCTGAAACGGGCCGCCGGTCACGGTACCGTGCGCCAGCTTCATGTGCATCTCGGCCACGAGGAGCCGGACCTTACCAGCTGGCGTGTCGCACGTCAGCGAAGTCGCGCTGCCCACGCTCACGCTCGTAGCCGCAACCCCATCGACCTTGACGGTCGGCGTCTCGACATCGAACGCGTGGCCCGTCAGCTCGATCGAGGTTCCGCCAGCTGTCCCACCGCTCTTGGTGGCGCCGAGCGAATCAACACGCGGCTTGCTCACGTTCGTGAAGTCGATGTTGCCATCGCTCGCGGCCGGTGTGCCGTCGTCGTGGACCACCGCCTCGCCGCCGCAGGTCGCGCACGTGAACTTGTGAGGCCCTGGGCCGTTCGCGTCGTCCTTCCACGCCTGGCAGAACTGCTCGCTCGTGATGTGGGCCGGTCGGTTAACCGTGAACAGAACGCCGCATCCGTAGGGGCACGAAAGCTGAATCTGATCGACTGCCATGTCTCTCTCCTGAAGCTGATTCTATTCTGACTATCGACGAAGCTGCCCTAGCCGGTCGCGTAGAAGATGCAGATACCGTCTTCGCCCGTGGCCCCGGTGCCTCCAGGTCCGCCGTCGTTGCTGCTGAATCCGTCGCCGCCTGCTCCGGCTATGCCCCCAGAACCGCCGTTAGCGTGGATATGCGAAGCGTCTACATTCGTTCCTGCCGTATCGTAGACGACGCGAAGGACTCCCCCTCCGCCACCACCCCCGCTGCCGCCGCCACCACCGCCGTAACCGCTGCCACCAGCGCCGTCGCCGTCGCCTCCGTCGCCTCCGCTCGCGCCGTCCGCAGAGATCCGACCTGTGGCATTGATGTCGAGGGTTCCGCCGACAAACACGTCAAGCTCGCCACCTCCAGCGCCAGAAGCTCCTCCGCCGCCTCCGCCTCCGTAGGAGCCACCACCATAGGGAGCATCACCGCCATCGCCACCATCACCGAGATCAGATACGGTCTGCGCACCAGGGGATCCGGCAATGCCTCCCGGCCCCACAGTGCCGATAGGTGTAGTCCCACCTTGTAGCGCACCACCTCCTCCTGCTCCGCCCCCGCCTCCGCCTCCGCCGAACAGCAGACCGAGCGAGTCGCCTCGGTCGTCGGCCAGGCGCGCGGCCCAGGTCGAATCCAGTGCTACGACAGCGGTGCCGCTTCCGCCGGTTCCTTTGGAGGCGGTTGCTCCAGTACCACCAGCAGCAAGACCGGCGCCGTCCAGGTTCGAGCTTCGATTGGAACCGTCTCCACCATCTCCTCCACCCTGCGCTGAAGGAGTACCTCCGATCACCCCGCAGCCACCTCCACCACCAGCACCACCAGCGGAGATGCACCCGATCCCGTCGCTCCCGTCCGTAGCGTCAGCGGCTTTGGATCCACCTCCCGTCGATCCACCCGTGTACTGCCGCCCGGCGGCGCCAGCCGTTCCAGCGGCTCCGGCTGTTCCTCGACCATCCGCCGTGATTGCGCAGCCCGCACCAATGTCGCAATCTTCCTGCACGAGGACTACGAGCTTGCGGCGAGCCGTGGCGATCAGCTTCGCGCTGGACGAGATCGTGAGGCTCCGGTAGTCCTTGCGCCCGTCAGCGTTCGCGTCGGCGACGATGCTCACGTCTCCGAGACTGCCGTCCCCGAACGTCGGACCCTTAGCCGCGCTCACCCCGTCATCGAGTTCGGTCGAGGTTGCGAACCCGCCTAGTCTGATTGCCATGTGACTCTCCTACGCGGCGTACTCGAACCCGTCAGTCAGCGTACTCCTGCCGGTCCAAGATCCCTCACCGTTCTCGATGGTGACGTCGACCGCTCCGGCGGCGTGAGCCGGAGTGTCGCACTGAAGGCTTGTCTTGGTCTGGTTCTGGATGTTTGTGGCGGCGACTCCGTCGAACTTCACCTCGACGTCGTCCAGGTCGAGGTTGTAGCCCTGGATCGTAACCGTGTCGCCGCCCGCTGTCCCCCCGGTTGCCGGATCGATAGAGTCGATAGCTGGCGTCGGACCATTCCAGTCTGGGTCGCTGTACCAGCCGTCGATCCGAGCCTCGTCGGTGTACTCGACAGCCGTAGTTCCGGCCGGAGGAGTCCACGGGGTCACGCCATCCCACACCGTGATGTTCTCGATCAGGCCGTCTGAATCACGGACTATTGCGTAGTTGCTCACGGTAATCTCCTAGTCGTAGACGTAGACGACGACTTTACCGGCGGCCCCAGAGCCGATGGAAGTCGAGCCACCACCACCACCACCGCCAGGTTGGGTGCCGTTGCCGCCGCCACCGCTGCCGCCATTGCCGCCGTTCACCGAGGAACCACCTCCCTGTAAGCCACCACCTCCCCCACCGCCGCCCCAAACAGAGCTACCGCCGCTGCCCGAGCCCACCGTGTCCTGGAAGCCGCCGCCCCCACCACCGCCAAACACAGAGTTGGCTCCGTTTCCTCCAGTACCGGCACCTCCGGCCCCGCCATCCACGCTCCCGCCTGCTCCCCCAGAAGGGCCGGACGCCCCGGCGGATAACTGGGCGCCACCGCCGCCTCCCACCGCCTGCGGGCCAGGCGCTCCAGAAGACCACGTGCCGCCTCCACCGCCATAAGCCGAAAGGTGCGCGCCGAATGTGGTCGTCCCTCCAGTCCCCCCAGTCCCTCCTCCAGGCCCTCCTCCTCCAATGGTCACGGTCTGGTTGCCTGATATGTCACCGAGGTTCATCCTGCGCTCGACGTAGCCTCCACCGCCTCCTCCAGACCCGCTACCTGGTGAGGTACCGCCGCCCCCGCCACCGCCGCCCCAAGCGCGGATCAGAACGATGCTGCCCACGGTAGGCTTGTTCCAGGTGCCGTTGCTCGTGAACTCCTGCACATCGACGGGGTCGGCCTTGTTGCCGACGTCGGTCTGAAGCGTGCCGATGTCGGAGGCGTTGTCGGAGATGTCACTCGCGTTCTGGGTAACATCGGCAGCGAGTCCGAACTTGCTGACGCTGATAACCATGTTAGCTCCTATACCTGGAAGACGGCTACCCAACCGTCTTCACCTGGTCGACCGGCGGCACCATCGCCGCCGGTTGCCTCCGAGCCACCGGCACCGCTCCCAGCCGCCCCGAAACCACCGCCGTCCGCAGTAACATCAGTGCCAACTACCAAGTTCGTTCCGCTACCAGCGTAGACGACCAACACATGACCTCCGCCGCCGCCAGAGCCACCTCCGCCACCACCTCCGCCGCAGACAGGATCACCACCAGCAGACGAGCTGCCCCCAGCACCGCCGTCTCCGCCGTTGGCTGAAATCCGACCTTGGCCAGAGGTCTCGATCTCCAGATCACCTCGACACCAGACTTCGAGAAACCCTCCACCAGCTCCTCCTCCTCCTCCTCCGCCACCCGAGGAGAGAGTGCCATCACTTGGCCCTACGTCTCCGTCCTCGCCGTGACCTACGTCAGCCCCGGTCTGTCCGCCAGCGTCTCCGCCGTCAGCGTCTGCGGTCGTTCCAGTGTTCTGTCTCGAAGCACCAGAACCACCTCCACCTCCGCCACCACCCTGTCCTTGGTGGAACAGTACTCGATTCTCTAGCCAGTTAGTCAGCATCCGAGCTTTGATGGTACTGTCGTATGCGGAGATCGCGGCGGCCTGGTTACCTGAACCACCAGATCCAACGCCGGTCCCTCCAGTGGAACCTCCAGTGCCGTCCAGAATCACTGAGGATCGAGACCCTCCGTCGCCACCGTCCCCACTAGTTCCGACAGAGCCTCCCACCCCTAATCCGCCACCACCCCCGCTGCCGCCGCCAGCAGAGGCCGTAAGACCATCGACGACGTCTGCCGAATCACCGCCCGGATCACCGGGATCTGATCCGGCAGTATCACCGCCAGAGCCGGTGCCTCCTGCACCCGCAGCCGAACCACGACCGTCAGCATGGATCGCTCCAGTACCTTTGATCAGGATATTCCCGAGCGTCTTGACGACCAGCTTCTGACCGGCAGTAGCTGCTAAGTAGTAGCCCGTCCTAACAATCAGGCTGTTGTAGTCCTTGATGCCGGACGTCTCTGTGGACGCAGTCGCTCCGGGACCGATGACGACATCCCCGAGAGAACCGCTGCCGAAGTTGAAAGCGGAGGATAGGGCGATACTCTCAACAGGCGTCTTCCCTTTGTCAATAAAGCTGGGCATCGTCCTACTCCTGCTTCACGAACGGTCGTCCAACGCGAACCCACTCGTCGGCGTCCACGGTGATCTCCATGACAACATGGAACCGGCCATCTCCCGAAGGTGTCGCGTCTGTGAGGTCTGTGTCGGTCAATGTGATCTCAGTCCTGCTCGTAGGTCCGGTTGTCAACGACGACGCCCCGTACTGGTTCGTATCACCGTTGCCCTCCGTGTAGACCTTCAGCTGATACTCACCACGTGTGCCGGTACTCGTGTAGCTGGCCTGAGCGCCACTCGTACCGCCGTTTAGCGTCCCTGTGAACGAGCCGCTAATGTCGACCATCCAGAGGTGAAGCGAGCCGACCTCGACAACGACCCCGCTACCAGTCGTTCCGGTAACGGTCTCACCGACCAAGAAGGGTCCGCTCGTGACCGAACCGTGAACGATCTTTGTGGGAGCCTGCACAGGGATCTTGATCTGCTTGACCGTCGTCTGGGTCAGAGCCATACGCCCTGCCCACGAGATGTTCACACGGTTCGATGAGCCGCTCGCAGCACGCCCGTAGAACCACTGCTCGAAGTCAACGTCGAGTTGGGCAGGCTCCTTATCCGCGCTGGCAGAGCCGCTGATCTGAGCGAAGTCCGTCTCGCTCAGGTAGCCCTCCGAAATGGAGATTACGTCGAAGCCGGTCGATGGGCCGACGCCGGTCACGACCGTGGCGTTGATCACCTGGAAGACGTCACTGTCTGCCGTGTCGTCGGGGTCTGAGAACGCCCGCCGCGCGAGCTTGATGACCAGTGTGTCGCCAGCTCCGATGTCGTTCGCGCTGATCGAGCGGATCACAACAGAGCGGTACGGATTCGTACTGGCCGCGCAGGTCAGGATGAACTTCTGGACCGCGATCGTGTCCACGTCGTTGCCCGAGACGTCGGCAATACTGCCCTCGGTCTCGAGAACGACGTCACCGCCCGTGCCCGTGTCGAGGGCGTAGGTCAGTCGAATGTGCAGGTCCGACATCCCGTCCCAGTGTTCGGGCACCATGCACTCGAACTTCTGCTCGTTGTCGGCCGCTCCGGCACTGTAGTCCAGGGTGTTGAAGTTGCCCTTGGTCCCAGACGCCGGGGCCGTCTCATCGGTGTCGGCGAAGAGCTGGATGTGCTGGAAGTGGTTCCGCGTGCCGACCTGGCCGGTGTAGGAGAAGTCGAAGCCGATGACCTGCCAGTTGCCGGTGTGGTCGTCGTCCCCGTGATCGGCATCGCGCTTCAGGCGAATCTGGATCGTATCTCCCGCCTGGAAGTCGACTGCGTCGATCACGATCGAGGCTGCGCTCGTCCGGTCCGGGTTCTGGTCCTCGCGAACCGTGAGCGTGACCCCTGCGGCCGTGTATGTGCCCGTGTCGATGGAGTTGTCCGACACGTCGATGATGTCGGCTTCCCACTCGAGCCGGATCTGGTTGTTCGGCGAAGAGACGGACGTCGCCATCGCGTAGGTAATGCTCAGGGTCAGGTCGCCCGAGTCGTAGTCGTCCGGGACCTTGAAGTCGAACTTGACTCCGTTGTCGGTATCTGGATCGAAGTCGAGCGTGTCGAAGTTGCCCTTCGTCCCGGCCGTGGGTCCGGTACCCCAGTCCTCGACAAACGGGATCTGCTTCGAGATCGTGCCGGTGACAGACCCGCCGCCTCCCCCACCAGGAACCTCGCCGTCTTGGATCAGTCTCGGCATGATCTACGCCCCCACGATGAAGAAGACGAAGCTACTGAGCCCAGGCGGCGGCCCTGTTCCGGCTGCCCACTGGAGCGACACCGCCTCACCGGCCGTGACCGGGTAGCCAGCCAGCGGCGTGTAGGCTTGCGGGTTCGTACCGACCACCGGAAGAGGGAGACCGAACGGAGCCGGGGTTGCAGCAACAGTCTTCCAGAGCTGGAAGATGTTCGAGGGATCTGGGGCCGTCACGACCCAGGCACAGCCCACAATGAAGCCGGTGATCGGAACCGGGTGGTCAGCTGGGAAGCCGGGATGCGCGCCGCCCCAGGGAATGCGGGTTGGAGTCTGGACAGCCGGGCCGGTAAAGTCCAGCGGAGTCATCGGCGTCGCGTCGAAACCGAACCCGATCTGGCACGTGGCGACGCCGGGGAGCGTCGTGTGCTCGATTAACGCGTGCTCGGCCTCGGTCTGGTAGATGTCCATGTTCCGCGACACGCTACACCGCCTTCAGGAAGGGCCGCCCCACGTAGAGGGTCTCGCCAGCGTCGATGTAAGCCTCCACCTTCACGATGACTCTCTTCTCTCCCGTGGGCTGGTCTTCCGACAGGTCGCTGGAGCCATCGATCGTAACTAATGTCCTCGAAGTAGGCGCCGTCTGCTTCGTCCCGTAGGTGCCCGTGTACTGGTTCGATCCGCTGGCACCGTCCATGCGCACGTCGACCAGGATCTCCGATCCTGAGGTCCCCTTGATCGGGATCTTGATGTCGCTGATCGTCGTCTGTCGAGTATCAAGCCTAGCCTCGTAGTAGGCATCCACCCGTCCACCAGCGACCGTGGACTCGAACTCATCGTAGACCTGGAAGTCGGTCGCGTCGTACACGGTGTCCGCGTCCACACCGGAGGTCGAGATGATGTCAAAGACGCCGAAGCCCATCTGGCTCTGCGCCTGAATCGCTTCCGTCAGGGACTCGTTCAGAGCGCCAACGATGCTCGTGGCGGTGAAGCCGGATAGCGCCTCCTGGCCGGACTCGTTGAGCGTGATGGAGCTGCCGCGTGCGCCGAGTGTCAGATCCACACCGCTGGGCGACGTAAGCGTCAACGCACCGGCCGCAGTGAGCGTGAGGGCGGTATCCCACGTGACAACGCTGCCCTGGGCGATACCGGACTCGTAGTTGATCAAGAGCTGGTCGCTTTGCTTCCTGATCTGGAAGTTGCTCCCAGCGTCCGACGATCTCCACGCGCCGTTGTAGTAGGCGTCGAAGGAGACGTCCATGTTGTCGTGCTGCCACGTGAAGACCTGCATCAGCGGATAGACATCGGCCCCGGTGACGAACGTCTGGTGCGGTCCGTCCGCACTGGCGTCGCTGCCGTTGATCTCTAGCTTGCTGTATGCGGTCGTACCGGGAGCGGCAGGTCCGATCGCGACATCGCCGCCAGCTGCGATAGTCGCCCTCGTCGTCGAGGTGGTCTTCAGGACGATCGCGCCCGCTTCGCCAGTTGCGATCGTCAGATCCCCGGTACCTCTGTGGGAGATCTCGGAGTTCGTGTTCGGGCCACCGCCGTATCGTCCGATCCTCAGCCCGTACGAGGAGTAGGTGTCGTCCCCAATCAGATTCAGCCAGGCTTCCCGACTGCTAGACGAGTTCACGCCAACGGACACAGCGGCGTTCGTGGCAGCGGTAGCCGACCCGATCAGCAGATCGCCGCATCGGAGATCGGTCAGCGCTGACAGTGCCCCCGTGGGAGGCGTCGTCCCCCCGCTGGTATCGAACAGGCCCAGCTCAAAGCGGTCGTTGACCTCGTTCCAGAGGATGAGGGCGTCGTCGCCGGTCACACCGCGCTCGAATGCGACCCCCGCCTCGTTGCCGTCGTTCCCGTCGTTGAGGATGATCAGCTCGTCGGAGACGGCGAGGTTCGCGGTCGAGATCGTGGTCGTTGTGCCAGAGACCGTGAGGTTGCCCATGACCTCGGTTGTCTGGCCGCTGCGGCCCAGCTCGAGCTTGGTCGCATTGGTCCCGCCGATGTAGACCGTGCCCTCGGTACCGCTGGTAACTCCTCCAGCATCGATAGTTATGTTACCCGAGCCGCCGGAGGTGCTGCCCCCGGCCCCTGAGGTGAGCGTGATCGCGCCGCCGGTGCCCGTAGCCCCGCCCTGGCCCCCAGTCAGACCAGCGGCTCCCCCAGCTCCGGTCCCGTTGCCAGCTCCGGCCGTCACACCGAGCGCTTGCCCAGCTGTGTCGGTGGTCGAGGCCGCGTTGCCGGTCAGGCCGCCTGCCGCGAGCCTGGAGCCCGCGTCTGTGACCCAGCCCACGTCGATCTCGGCGTTCTCTCCGTCGAGCGCGATGTTGAAGACCTCGCCGGAGCTGTAGACCCCGGCGAGCGCCTGGCTCTGGTCGAAGGCGAACCGGGCAGCGCTGGCCAGGCCGACGACCAGGTCCCCGGTACTCAGAGCCCCCGAGGTAGTGCCGATGTGGAGCCCACCTGCGAACTTGTCGGCGACGTTGGCCTTGCCGATCGTCAGACCGGCGTAGTTCGTCCCCCCTCCGAGGGTGAGCGAGGTGACGTCAGCGTCCTCGTAGAGGGAGACGGCTCCCGAGGCGCCGCGCTCTAACGTCGCGACGTTGGTGAGCGTGTCGGTCGGCTCCAGCGGAGCCGAGTAGCCGTCCGACGTGTCCGGTCCGTATGGTGCGCGAGTTGCCATCAGAACACGTATCCCATCAGGTCAACGTCGGCGAGCTGGGAGGTGCCCGTCGCCCCCTCATCGACCCCTAGTCTAATGGATACAAGGGAACCGACGCGACTACCTCCTCCATCGGCCGCGAAGACGTAGGCCAGGCCGGACGCGGTCAGACCGTAGAGGCGGCGAGGGGTGAAGATGTTGTCTTCTCCCGTGTTCGTTCCCAATCCCACCTTGGCCGGAACCGAGATACCCGTCGCCGATTTGCAGCGGATCACCAGGTAGCGGATGATCGCCGTCTGGTCTTCCCCTGCGGTAAAGAGATGGTGAATGCCTTCAGCCGTGAGATCAACGTTGTCCTTGCCGCCGATCTTGCTAGTACCGATGGCCGTGAGCACCGATCCAGGTGCCAGCATCTTCCCGGTGGGGTCAACGTCGGCGTCCAACTCGGCGCTGACGGGAGGGCCTTGCGCGTAGTCAACTGCGCCGACCGTGTCGACCAAGGTATACGCCGGAGGCCCTTGCGCGTAGTCGACCGCACCGACCGTATCCGCCAACACGGAGACGGGAGGCCCTTCGGCCCAGGTCGACTCTAGAGCACCGCCTGCCCTGGATCCGGCACCACTAGTCCGAGACCCGTCTGCAAATCCGCCTGCCCTGGATCCGGCGTTGCCCACAACCTACTCGATGTAAGACAGAACCTCGAACCGTCCGCCGATGAAGGCGCCGTCCGTAAAGAAGTCCCAGGTGATCGTATAGGTCGTAGCTCCGTCCGCGCTCACGTTGGTGACCGTATTACCGCTCCTCGTCGCTGACCCTCCGGTTGCAGACCCGGTCAGGGTGCATTGAGACGTGGGGGTCTCCTCTTCAAGGGAGTAATAGAACTTGACCGTCTTGGTCCCGCCGCCCCAGGCTTTGAACGAGATGGTCAGCCCGCCAGTGCCTTGAGCGAGACCTGTAATCAGGACGTTCGGTTCGCTGCTGGTCCAGGCACGCTCGCCAGCCGTCTGGTTCGCGTCCGGCATGGAAAGCTCGCCAGAACCGAGCGATGTCCCGTCGCTCATCAGCGTTGATTCGCCTTCCCACACATAGTGCAGGACGGCAGCCGAACCGTAGTTGAGCGAGAAATAGAAGTAGACGTCTGGGCTCGTGGGATCTGTGTCGTTGTCCTTGACTACCCACCACCTGGGGTAGTCGGTTGCTTGCATACTACCCTGGCGATACGCGCTTGGGACCACAGGGTTGGTGATGTTCGTCTCGGTGAACGTCGAGCCGCTTGGCGCCAGTTTGAAGGCATAGAGCCCGCCGGTAGACACGCTGGTGCTAGCTCCGCGCACAATACAAAAGATGTTCGTCCCGTCTGACCAAGCCGCGTAGTGGTCTCTGTTCGGATTGGAGCCGTTTCCTCTCAACAGACCAGTGCCTACGACAGTGGACCCGATGTTCTGAACCGCAACGAACGCTCCCGATTGAAACCGCCAGAGGGTGATGTAGTCCTCTGCGTTGTTGATGGTCCTGGCCCCTATCACGTAGAGGTCGTTGTTGAGAATTACGAATGTGCTGGCGGTGCCTCCGCACGTAGAGCCAGATGTGCCTGGAAGCGTGTGGACAACTGCGACGCTATTCGCAGGATCCCAGGACATGACCTTGGGTGGATTTTGAGAGCCAACCATCCAGAAGAGGTCCCGCCAGACGAAACACCCGCCGATGTAACCCATTCGGAAGAGATCCCCGCCGATCTCGTCAATGCCGGTGTTGTTGTTGCTCCACGAGCCTCCGAGAGGAAGGCGCACGTCCCAGATGTTTCCGGCCGACCGGCGGTGCAGTCCGATCAAGGTAGGAGTGCCACTCACGTTGATGATGTAGAGACCTGTTCGCCTCTCGTCGTCACCTGTGTCGTAGGAAGGAACTGCGTAGTCGGAGTCCCAGTTGCCGGTCCCGGAGTTGTACTTGTAGATCGTGTTCCACTGCCAGCAGTACAGATCACCGCCAAACTCCACAACGCTGTTGCAGGGGAAGACGACTGCCCCGAGATCTTCCAGCGTCCCGAAGTTGTTCCCTACCTGCGAGAGCGTCTTACCGTTCAATGCCCGGTAAACCTGCGGACTGGTACCTCCATACCTGCGAGAGCAAAGATAAGGTGGGGCAGCCATCGTCTACTCCTCGATCCTAGCCCTGTCCGGTGTTCCCTGATCCGTGGCGTGCATTTTGACTCCACCAGTAAGAGTGATCTTCCGCCCCATTACGGTCGCTTCTACTCGATCCTGGGCGCGAGGTTGGCGTACTGACCAATCGACAGCCCGTCGGAGAAGAAGTCCCAGCCGACGGTATACGTAGTTGAACCGTCGGCGCTGATGTTCTCGACCTGGTTCCCGTTTCTGGTTGCGCTGCCGCCCGTCGCCGTCCCGGTCAGGGTCGCCAGGGCGGTCGGCGGACCCTCCTGCCCGTTCACGTAGATCTTGACGATCTTGCCGGTATCACCGCCATACGCCTTGAACGAGATCGTCATCCCGTCTGAACTCTTCGTGATGCCGGTGATCTGGACGTTCGGTACACCCTCGGTCCAGACGCGCTGTCCTCCGCCATCCTTCGACTGCGATGGAGCGAGCCCCCATGCACCGATGGCGCCCACATAGGTCATCAAACTGCTAGGACCGTTCCACTTGTAGGTCACCCAAGAGTCTTGGTCGCGACGACCGTTGATGAAGAAATATGTCTCTGGGTTGGTCGGGTCCGTGTCGAAGTCTTGGAAGACGTGAATGCTGGGATGGTGAAGGCCGCTACTGGAAGACTGGAATGGACTGACCGACGTGGTGATCCTGACCTCGTCGGTGCTCATGTCGATATAGTCGCCCGTGGCGTCGTACTCGTAGATTTCCAGGTGGCTGTAGAGGTCGCCCGAGCCCGTCAGGCGGCCCCACACGAAGGCGTAGAGCTTGCCATCGATGTCTACCAGTTCAGGCATCTTCTCGTCAGGACTGTTCGCATAGATGTGCTCGACACGGACGCCGCCCGGGTTGGAGTTAACGCCGATGTAGGCGAGGCCAGACGAGGTCCAGCCTGCACCGGTGAAGCGGTACATGTGGGGCTGCGTAGGACTCGTGTGGAAGTACAAGAGCATGTAGAGAACGCCCTTGTGCACCGCGAAGGACACACCAGATGGCGACAAGTTCTGCGTGCCCAGTGACGACCCTGAAGGATCCCACCACCAGACGTAGGTGCCGCCGCCGGAGCTAGCGCAGAAGACGACGTTCCTGTAGATGAAGACCTCCGACTGACTGGGGGATACCACGGACAAAGGCAAGGTGGTCTCAGACCACGAATCCGTGTTGCCGTTGTACATGAGGACCACGTTGGCGCCGTAGAACCCGATCAGTGAAGGAACACCGTTGATCTCGATGTGGTACAGGCCGGAGTGGTCGGAGTTGGGCGTGCCTATGGTCGTGGTGTGCGCAACGTCCCAAGAGTCGGTTGCGGTGTTGATGCTGTAGATGATGTTCTTGACCCAGACGAACACCTTGTTCCCAAACCGGACCATGTGGTTCAGCGGCTTCCGCTGATACTGGTAGTTCAGCCCGCTCTCGCCTTGGGCCGAGCCGATGTCCACGTTGTCGTCTGGGATCTCAGACAGCGCGGTTCCGGCGAGCAATCGGTAGCCGGTGGCCTCTCCGCCGCCGTTTTCGAGCCGAGCGAACAGGACAGGCGGAAGCGCCATTACTCGATCTCCTCAACGGTCGCCACTTTTACCTCTCCGGCGAGCGCAAGGACGATTTGATCGTCCTCCGCTAGATCAGAAGCAGCCTTCGTAGCTCCGCCCACGAGTGTCACCAGTGTGGTGTTGGCGAAGTAGACTTCGGAGTCGTCTACGTCAACGAGAGTGATCTTGATCGCCATCTCGCCTAGACCTCTTCGACGTCGGTGACCTCAACCGGCATGTGCCCATCGGGGAAGATGCAGACCAGGTCCCCGACCTCGATTGACGAGGCGGCCACGAGCCCCCCAGGCGTCCGCACCTGATCGCTGGCGGTCATCTCCGCGCCGCCCTCAAGAGTGAGCTTCCAAGCCATGTCTACACCGCCCCATATCCCAGCACGTCAGCTGCCAGGGTCATCGAGGTCCCCACGGCTGCTTCATCGATGCCCAGCTTGATCTCCTCACCTGCGTCGGCGATTCTCCTGATCCCTCCCTGTGGGAACTGGAACTCATCGCCGTCCGCGAGCAGCCCGTAGCACCGCTGCGACGTGAAGATGTCGTCGGCGCCCGCTGCGATTCCGACCCCGGCCTTTGGCGCAGTAGTGATGCCGCTGGCCGCCGTACACCGGAGCACGACCCCGATGACGACCACTTCCTCGCCGGTGGGCACTGTATAGAGGGATGTCTCGGTCTCCGACAGCGCGTTGATGCCGGACACGGTCTCGAGGACGAACGGAGCCGCCACTGCTTGGCCGAACGCCCTCGTCCCGTACCGCCTGAGCAGCTTCAGGGACGACATCTGCTAGCCTCCCTACCCCTGGGCCGGTGCCCGCGCCTTCTCCCAGAAGAACTCGCCGGTCTTGTCGTCCTTCGTGATGGACCGCCCCAGCTCGAACTTGCGCTCCTTGACAAGCGACTGGTTCTCCTTCGCGCTGTCCTCGATCTCCATCGTGAGGATCCGCTGATTTGCGACGCCCAGCTGGGTCCGCAGCTCGACGATCTCCTTCTCCCTCGCGAGCAACTGGGTGCGCAGCCGATTGGCGTCTTCCCTGGCCTGGTGAAGCTGCACTCCCAGATAGTCCAGCTCGGTGGCCGGGATCCGATCGTCCGCTTCCTTCTTGTCGGATCCGTCGTTGTTGCCCCCAATCTTGGGGACCTTGGGACCCTTGGGAGCGTTGTTGGGAATCGACTGCAACCTGCCCTGCTTTCCTCGGCTTGGCATGTCTCTCTCCACTGAAGTTGAAGAACCCAGGGGGCCGGTAGGATCGCCTCTGCCCTACTCGGCCCCCAGAAGAAGCCTAGTCTCCTAGACGACGACCCGGGAACCGAAGTGAATGACGCACTCGAGCGCCTCACCATCGGTCGTGGCGCCGCCCGCCTCGGAGTCGTTCGCGAATCCGACCTCGTAGACCGTATCACCCGTCCCAGACGGGGCGACGTTGGTCACGCGGCCGGTGACGGTCGAGAGGTAGATCACCTCGCCGGGGAGGACGTTGAGCCCGACCTCGAAGGCCATGTTGGTCACGCCGCCCAGGACGACCTCGCCGGTTCCGGCCGCGCCGACCGTCTTGACGAAGCCGATCACATCCGACGTGGCGACCGCGTCGGCGTCGCACTCCGAAGCCGTGTCGAGCGCCGACACGTAGCACGGAGCCCCGACCGTGAGCCCGGTCGTGGCGAAGGTCGTGGTGATCATGGTCGCGGCCGAGGACGTGCCGCCCGCAACCTCGTTGATCGCCTCGATGATCGTCTGTGCCGTAGTAGCGAGCGCAGGCCCGGTCCCAGCAGCCGTCAGGTAGTACTGGGTCGTCCCGGAGGTGAAGGCCACACGGCCAGGGTTCCCCTTGGCTCCGGCACCGACGATCGCTCCTGCGTCCGCAGCAACGATCAGAACGTCGCCACCAGCGCCCGAGGTCGAACCGGCGTTGTTGCCTGAGACCCCGCCAACACCAGACGTGATCGTGAGCGCGCCACCCGCGCCGCCATCCTGCGGGTTGTCGTCGCCCGCACCACCGACACCGGCCGTCAGACCGATCGCGCCACCGACACCACCAGCCGCAGCCGCATCGGCCGCTGCGCCAGCGCCAGCCGTCAGCGCGTACGGGTTACCCGCCGTGGTGGACCCGGCCGTCTGGGTCTCGTTGAGCGTGATGGTCCAGTCGAACATGGTCCAGGTGGAGTCGCCATCGGCGTCCACGCCCAGTCCACCGGTTCCAGTCTCGAGCGCGATCCCGTTGGCCCCGACGTTGTTGCCGATCGTTGTAGTGCGCTCGCCCTGGCCGCCGATGTTGATCGCCTGATCGACGTCGTCGGCACCGATGCTGATCGTCCCACCAGAGCTGTCGATGGTGACCGCACCGGCGGTGTTGACGTCGAAGGCGCCGCCCGCCGTAAAGGTCATGGCTCCGGTGCCGCACTGGATCGTGGTCGCGCTCGCGCCCGTCGTGCTGCCCAGGGTGACCGTGTGAGCGTTGGCCGTGGTTCCGAGGTTCAGGCCGCCCGTGCCGCACTCGATGGCGGTTGTCGAAGCGCCAGCTGACGCGCCAACCGTCACGGTCTTGGCGTTGGCGGCGTCCACGCCCAAGCTAACCGAGCCAGTGGTCCCGCTGTCGAGGACCAGGTTGCCGGTCGTGGTCGTGACGATGTCGAGCCCTGCGTCCGCCGTGATCGTGGCCGCGCTGGTCTCGATCCCGGTGCCGTCGAGGCTGAGGACCGCACCTGTGGCCGCGACCGTACCTGCGCCATCGAACGTGACGCCAGTGCCATCCAGCAGCAGGTTGAGGATCTTGAGATCCTTGTAGCCCGCCGTAGTCACGTCCGAAGGCGCGCTGTTGGCTCCGTTGTTCGAGGCGAACAAGCCCAGCTCGAAGCGATCGTTCGTCTCGCTCCAGAGCCAGATCGCGTCGTCCGCGCTGGTCGTACCGCGCTCGACCACGATGCCGGAGTCGGCCGCCGCCTGGGCCGACGAGTCGCCCCGGAGGATGATCAGGTCGTCCGCAACGGACAGGTTCGTGGTCGAGACCGTTGTGGTCGTTCCGTTGACCGTCAGGTCGGTGATCGTCACCGTAGCCGGGATGTTCACAGCGGTCCCGGTAGCACCGATCGCGATCGTGTCACCGGACCCCATGCCCGTGCCGATGTTCAGCGCGGTCATGGTGGCTACGGTGGCGAGGTTCAGGGTAGTCAGGGAGGTCATCCCCGAGTCCTGCCCGATGTCGATCTGCGTGACGTTGTCGGCAGCAGCGCCGCCGAGCTGGATCGACGTCGAGTTCGTGTCGTCACCGATCTTCATCGCTCCAGCGGTGGACCGGACGATGCTGCCGATGACGGCATCGTCCGTGTCCGGGAGCACTTGCATGTGCGCCCGAGAGGTGCGCTTGACGAGAGTTGCAGTTGCCATCTCCTACCTAGCCTCCCTGGGTCCTGATGAGTTCGCCTTCCGCGACGACCTCAGCGTTCTTGAGAATGTAGACCACGGAGAGCGTGTCCGACCCTCCGTACTTCCGGGTCGCCCCGGACCAAGTGTCTGCGGTAACCGGCGTGTCGAGCGTCACCTGGTAGCGAGTGTCCTCGGCGGCCGTGACCGTACCAGCCCGCCATGAGTGGGTCTTGTCGGCCCTCACATCGACGAGATCGTCCACGTCGTAGTCTGCCATGCTTCCTCCTACAGCACCTCGAAATCCCTGCCGGGCTCGATGAACAGCTTCGTGGTGCTAACAGCATTCCCGACCTCACGCAGCGCGTGACCTGGCCCTGGGTAGTTGGGGTTTCCGGTGTCGTCAACGCGAACGATCTGGCCCGGCGAAGACGCCAGGACGTAGAGCCCACCGACCGTGAGGCCGGTGAAACCGTCCATGTCGCCGTGGAGCCTGACGCGGCACTCGCCAGCGCCGGGGTCGTCGATGGCAATCACTAGCCCAATGGCGGTCTCGGCGGTCGTGATCGACGAGGCATCGGCCCGGTCCACGGTGCCGTCGCTCTTCTGGTAGACGACATCGCGGATCTGCACTCCGCCCGTGTAGTTCCGAATGACCTCGGGCAGACCGGCTGCGGCAGAGCCCGACTCGATAGCCTTGTCGATGGAAAAGACCATAGTCCTACTCGTGCCTCACCCACGGGCGGCTCACGTAGAGTTCCTCGGTGTTGTCGAGGTGAGCCTCGACAACGACGTGGTAGATCTCGTTCGCGGTCGTGGCCGAGAAGTCGCCGGGGCTGGTCAAGACGATCGGAGTAAGCGTGAGCGGCGCCGCCACGGGCGATCCGCCGCCGCTGTTGTCGTAGATCGGTGTGGCCCCGCCCGTGGCCGTATAGATCTTCAGCTTGTAGCGTGGGCTGGGGCCGACTCCCTTGATGAAGATCCGCACCGACTTCAGACCGTTGGCCTGATAGGCCGCGATCCGGCCCTGGTAGGCGACGTCGAGCTGCTTGCCGTTCGATGTAGCGTAGATGTGGTCCATCGCGTGGAAGTCGCCGCCGAACGAGGGATAGGCCGTGTCACCGAAGATGTCGATGTCAGCTGGTTGGCTGAAGACGCCCAGCTCGAGGAACTTCTCCTCCGTCTGGACGGTCGTAAACCCGCCCTGAGCAATGTTCGTGAAGGTGATCGTCACCGCAACCATACGGAAGTTCGCGGGCGAGTTGCCCCCGACCGCCACTCGGCGAGCCAGCTTGAGGGTGACGAAGTCCCCGCGCTGGAGGGCCGTGGGCGTCAGCTCCCTGATGATCGTGGACCGATGAATGTTCGTGTTCGCCGGAACCAGGAGATCGGCGTTCACGATCCCGATGGGAACAACCGCACCACCGATGGACATGATCTCGCCCTCGGTGGCCATACGGACGGTTCCGCCAGCGCCGGTACTCATCGCGTAGACGACGCGCAGGGCCGGTGGCGTGATCTCGTCCCACTCGTCCGGGATGTGGAAGGAGAACTTCACCTCGGTGTCGGAGCCGGTCGGGAACTCCTCGGTATCCGTGTCCGTGCCAATCGTGCCGGACGTTGGAGCAGGCTCGTCGGTCGAGCGGAGCGCCTCCACGTGAATCGTGCGTGCGCGATTGGTGATCTCGCTCTTGTAGCGGACCTGGTAGGCAATGAGCTTCAAGGCCCGGGTGTCGGTCTCGCCGCCCCACGTCCCGATCCGCTGCATGAAGATCTGGAGCGTGTCCCCGCGCGTCACGTTGGCGGCCGGGATCGCGAAGATCGATTCCTGGTCGATGTTCGTGGTGACCAGGGGCGCGAAGTCGTAGTCCACGGCTGAGAGAAGCGTCGTGCCGCCAGCGTCGATGTCGTGGACCTCGGCCTGCCCTCGCATCCGCAGGTTCCCGGCCGTGCCGACACTGTCCATCCGATAGACGACCAGGACCGTGAGATCGCCGCCCGCGTAGTCGTCCGGGACCACGTACTCGAAGCGCTGGCCGGTGTCCGACCCGGCCGGGTGGTCCAGAGTGTCCGTGTCGGTTCCGGTCGTCCCGGGGGTCGCGGGCGTGATCCCCGACGCGTTCCTGACGAAGACGGGCGCGTAGGTCGCGTCGGCTGTCAGCGCACCGCTACCAGTACCAAGCGAGGCGAGTTTGCCGAACCCGTCGATCGTCATCGTGACGCCGTCGACCAGCACCTCGGCGACGCCAGCGGTGATCTTGAGCGCCTTGTCCTCGTCCATCGTGAGCTTGCCGATGGTGCCGCCGCCCGAGCCTGACGTTGCGACCGGCACCACGATCCCGATCTGGTTCCACTGGGTCGCGTCCGCGTCCCAGGCGTACTGGAGATCCTCGGCAAGGACGAGGTGCTGCTCGCCGGGATCGAGGGAGGCCAGGGCTCGGCTGATCCCGAAGTTCCTGGTCCCCGGGTCGGCGGCCGGGAGCGCGGTCAGCGACTTGTTTCCGTAGTCCAGGTCGTCGGGGATCGTCCCGTAGTCCACGACCTGGCCGTTCGTGGTCGAGCCGTAGAGGCGGTCGTTGTCGCCGTCATCGGGGATGAGCTTGCGGATCACGACCACGTTGGGCGCAATCGAGGTCAGGTTCGTGTGAACGGCGGCTCCCCAGTAGGTAGAGTCCGTGCCGATCTGGGACGCCAAGTTCGCGTGCGAGGTCGGAACATCGCCGCCGATCTGCACCTCGAACGGAGCTGCCGCTGCGGCCCGCCACGTGAAGGTCTCGGCGCCATCGGTGTCGTTCTCGATGATGAGCGTCTGGCCGTCAGCTGGGAGACCGGAGAGCGCAAAGACGATCGCGGGCTGGATCCCGTCGTTGACGCTGTCGAGTTGGGTCGCGGTGAGCAGCACCTCCTTCCAGCCAGCCTGGCCCGCCGCAACCTCATGCTTGTAGGCGACTTCCGCGTCTCGGCCGGGATCGGTGAACTTGACCACGCGATCGACCGTGGCGGGCTCGTCCCAGTCCATGATGAGCTTGCGGATCGCTGACGCATCTTGCAGCTCGACAGTGGATTGGAGCCTGGCGTCGGTGAGGGTCTTGTCGCTCTGGATGTCGAGTACTTGCTCAGTGGGGAAGGGCGGCATCTTGCTCGACTCCTGTCCGTCCGCTACGAACGGGCATTATACAAAGCGCGTCCCGGCGTGCCCTTCTGTCTATCAGGACGGGTCGATTGAGCGCAGCTCCGCCCGGCCGTCCTCAACGACCACGTAGGTCATGTGCTCCGGGCCGAAATCGCCTGTGTTCACCAGGATCTTCTCGCCGTGCTCCTCGCGGGTCGTAGGGACGTGGGTATGGCCGATGAGGACGATGTCCCCGTCGAGGTCGGCCGCCGCCTTGCTGTGGATCGGGGCAACGTAGCTCGACCGCCCCGGTCCTCGCTCGGCATACGAGTACCGGAAGCTCCTGGTGATCGAGACACCCGGGCCAGCGAACCAGCGGGCAACGCGGTCGGCCAGTCGAGAAGCCCACGCACCGAACCTGGACGGAACACCCTCAAACTCGTCGTAGGTATCTCCGTGCGCTGCGACAACCCACTTCCCGCCCGAGCTGAAGCGATAGTAGGGCCAGACGGTCTGGAACGAGTTGAGGTAGCTGAGGCCGCGAAACGCGTCGTCGTGATTGCCGGGAACGTAGGTGACGGTGCACTCGGCTGCCTCGAGCACCGCCAGCACCGCTGCGTGCATCCTCGCGATCTTATGGAAGGGCGCGGCCCACAGATCGAAGACGTCGCCCAGGAGGACGATCTGCCCCCAGTCGCCCCGGTGGATCAAGTTGCAGAGTTCTCCGTCCGCTTGGGGGAGGCGTCCGGGGGCTCCGAGGTGAAGATCGCTGACAACGAGGGTTCGCATGGCACGCTCCGAAAAAGCTCGGAACGCTCCAGCACGGCTGACAATCCCGCTGGCGATACGTCGTCAGGGCGGAGCGCGTCTTGGGGTTGGTCGAGCCGGAGTTGCACCTCGTTCAGCCACCTTGCCACCAGCTCAGAACAGAACATCTTCTCTGGGGTATCCTCCACTGGGACCGTCACGCCATAGAGCTTGGCGACGATGATCCGCAACGCGAAGCTGAACGCGCCCTTCCAGTCGTAATCCGCGCCCAGGTTCTTCCACATCTCCCGGAACGCGGCCCTTCCGATGACCTCGTGCTGCTCGACCATCTCGTAGGCCGCGACCGGCCGGTTCAGCTTGTCCCACCGCGACGGGTGGACCAGGCCGATCCCGTGCGCAGTTGCCTCGAAGACCATCCGCTCGCCCTCGAACAGGCCGCGTCCCATGATGTGCAGGGACGCGTGGCTGGCCGGGTAGCCCGTCCCGATCTTGATCAACCACGAGGACAGGTGGAACGACCTGGGGGTCGAGAGGACTACGACGATCACAACAGGTCGTTCGGGTTCGTGGTGCTTCTGCGGCCGAACTTCATGCTGAACTGGGCGACGATGCTGCCCGATGTCTCGCGGTGCAGGAAGAACCGGCACTTCCAGTGCGGGAGGAACTTCTTGCCGCGAACGTTCGGCGGGCAGCAGTTCTTCCCGGTCACCGCCGCCAGACCGAGTCGGTTCGCCTGGCGGACGAGCGGCATTGCCACGTCGTAGAGATCATAGGCGCCGTCTGGAGCCCCCGGATTGGCGACCGGCGTGATCGACGGATCCTCGTCCGGGTCCCAGTTCCAGTAGCCGGTCTGCGGTGTGCTTGCGCTCGGCACCGGAACCAGGCCCGTGTTGATCTCACCGGCGGTCAGCGCTGACCCATCCACGTTCCAGTCGCCGTCGTTCCCGGGCGCTGGCACGATGATGTTGAAGCCCATGCCGGTGGCCACCTTGTTCGCGTTGCCGTCGTGCGTGCCGGTCCGGTCCTCGGGCGCACTCGCGGGAGCGTAGGCCATCATCGATGCCCAGTCCCCCTTGCCGATCGTCCCAATCACGCCGATCTCGCCACCGACGATGTACTGGTGCGTGAGGTACTGGCCGTCCAGCGTCTCCGTCTTGGGGCCGCCATCGTAGGTAGCCTCGATCTCGATCTGGTCACCGGCACCGATCAGCCCGCCACCGAGATCGTCGAAGGCCCCGGTCAGGTAGAGCAGGTAGCTCGGCGGAATGACGTCCGGGTTGAAGATCGGCGTCTTGTTCGTCGTCTGCGGCTGGTTCCAGACGGTGCTTTGGTCGTCGTTGACGATCTTCGTCACGCCCGCTTCGAGCAGAACGGCGCCAGAGTGCGAGCCGATGATGCTCTCGTCGCTGGCTGGCGAGACGCCCCCGTACAGGATGCCTTCGTCAGTGCTGTCCAACTCGGCCTTGAACCAGACGGAGCACGCGGCGCCCGACGCTGTGATGTAGTCCACCGCTGTCTTGATGGGCGACTGGCGGATGTCCTCCAAGAGACGTGGGATGTTCACCTTCCCGTTTGGGAAGTCCGTGGCAATGACGAACGGGTATTCGGTTGAGGGCATTGAAACTCCTGCTACGCCACCGTTCCAAAGAACGGACTGTTCCACCGCTGGAGGGCGGGATACCTGAGTACGATGATGACGCTCTCTGCTGCCTGGAGCGTGATGCCGTCGGGGGAGATCCCGCCGTTACGGCAGATGGCCGAGACCGACCGCGTCCTGACGTCCGCGACCCCGGCGATGTGGTGGTAGCCCTGGTCGGCGCTGCCATTGCGGCTGATCCGATGATTCGTGAGCAGCACGGCGGAGGAGTCTTCTGCGATCACCCCGGACTTGCGGCCCGATCCAGTCGTGTCGCCCGAGATGCGCATGGACTGAATCACCAGGTACTCCCGCTCCTCTGACGGCGCAGTTGTGGTGATCGCGTTCTTCTGCACGTAGGACGTGGACGTGGTCGTCGTCTGCGCAGCCTCAAGGTCGTACTGCACCAGGTCCCACACGTCTTCGCGGAAGGTCATCAGCTTCCGGTACCTGTGCTGACTACCCTCCGTGCCCGAGGCGCTCGACGTGAACCGCAGACTGATGGTCTGCGAGCCGCTACCCAAGCTCTCACGATACGCTGTGGAGAAGGGGCTCCAGCAGTCTCTCGCGTTCGAGTAGTGGACGCCGGACGGCGAGTTCGGGTGCTGAGTGCTATCGGCCCCGAGCACCCAGATCTGTGCTGTGCTCCCGCCCGGAGCTTCCTGGATGGACGCCTTGCCAAACACGAAGTAGTTGCCAGCGCTCGACGGCGTGAAGGTGAGAGCCTGGATCTGCTGATTCACCCCCGTGGTCTGAACGGTTGAGTTCGACCGAGCGAACTGGAGATCGGCGCCATGTGGTAGCCGGGCCGCCACCACGCGCAGCTGGCTGACGTACGTGGTGCCTGCGGCGGCCCGGAACTGCGGCTGGATCACCTGGTCGCCCGTGACCCCGGTAATACGGTCGAAGATCAAGAACCCCGCGCCGTTCGGCGTGGTGGTCGGATCTACCTGATGCCCCCAGTAGTCGACCTCGGACCCGTCGATGAGCAGCCGCATCTCGGCCGAGGTCTCGGCTGTACTGGACGAGCGCATCACCCCGCTCACGAAAACGAGCCACACATCCTCGTCGCGCGTAGGTGTCACCGTCAGCGACGAATTAGGTACGTCCACGAAGGTGCCACTGCTCGTGCTCTGCTCGGTCAGTGCCTCTGTCTTCAGGATGTTGGAGGGCTCGTCAGGCTCATCGGGCGGCTCCACCATGTAGGTCAGGTAGAAGCTGTACCAGAAGTCGCTGAACGAGCCGCCAGCCGGGAACGTGCTCGGGTAAGCGGTGTTCTCGTTTGAGGAAATGCCGCTAGACTCGAACCTACCTCGCGCCGTCTGGAAGTCACCGGCCCCGGCGGAACTGTTCTGGTAGACGACATCGAATCCGCTGTCGTTGCCCTTAACCGCGATCCAGGTGACCTCGTTCGCAGCGAGGTCGATGTCGCCAACGACAGACAGCGTCAAGAACTGATCGGTAGCGGAACCGGACGTGAGGCCGAAGTCGTAGACCAGCGTTGCGCCGGACGGATCGTCAAGCGCGCCGCCCTGGTACACGGCGACCCGGACCTGGTTGGTGTGCGGCGACCCGACGTAGACCGAGACCGAGGTCAACTTCATGTAGTCGACGTTGGGCGAAGTCCCGCCCATCGCTCGACACCAGTCGACCGACGTTTCCGTCGGATTGGCAGTAGTTCGTCCCCAGGTAGGCATCTAGCTGAAGTCCAGGCTCGCCACGCCGAAGTAGTTCGTCCCGTCGTAGTAGAACGTGACGATATCGATGGCATCGCCGCCGTTTGTGAGGTTCGGCGCCTTGCCTTTCGCCCATAGCACGGAACCCGGCCAGGTCGCGTCGTGTCCGCCGGTGACATCCTGTACCAACTTGAGCAACAGGTTGGTAGGCCCGGCGGGCGCCGTGAAGGAGAACGTGCAGTCGGCTGTCATGGTCACACGTTGCTTCTGACCGGCTGTCCAGTCGATAGTCTTCGTCGCGCCGCTGTTTCCGTTGTTGATCTCCGTCTTGTAGGCGATCCGCTCGACGTTGGAGACAGCGCCGTCGTCGTCAATGACTACGTCCGACCCCTGGACCACCTTCCCCGTCGTACCGTCAAACCTAGCAACAGCGTTGTCCGTTGCTGACGAAGGTCCAGCGACATCGGCAGTAACCCATCCATCGAGCTTGGCTGAACCGTCCGCCTTGGGGATCGCGTTCGCGGCCGGGGTTGCCGTGGCTACTTCGTCAGTGCCGCCGTTCCGGTGGCTACTCGCGTGCGTGTTCGGATCTCGGGAATCTGCCGCGTCGTCCAGCGTGACGTTCTTGTCTGGAACAGAGACTATCCTCGTTGTACCTGTCGTGACCGCCCCAGCGTCTAGCCGTAGTCGCTTCGTTGTATCGACAGGATCGCGGACGAGTTCGGTCGTGTCGTCAACCGGAAAGGACACTGTGGACTGGGCCGCAAGACTCTGCGCCTTGGTCTGGTCCTCGCCGTCGATGTTCAGCAGCACCTGATCGCTGTTAATGTAAGCAAGCAGTTCGGGATCGTTTTGAATTTCTGTGACTGTGTTCCAATCCGTCAACTGGACTTGGCCGGAGGCTGGAATCACAGTGTCTGGTACTGACAGCAATGTCAGCAACAGGTCACCGGCCGTCTGATTCTTAGCGATGATCGTAGTCATACGCTACACCCTCCATTTGACCTTGAACCAGCCGATTACATTGGAGGTCGTATTAGAGCCCGTATTGTTGCCGGGAGCGAGAACGTCCTGGGCCGAGAAGTTAGCGTTCAGTGACGAGTCAACTCCCTTGTTAGCGGTCGAGGCGACTGTCACAACGACGCTTGCTGTCGTATTGTTTCTAATCGCAAAGGTTGCAGCATCTGAATCATCCCGGTGATAGCCCAGGGCGACAATTGTTCCGTCATGCGGCATAGTCAGCCCCCGCGTAGCAGAAAACGCAAGCCCGTTGATACCGCGATAGAACGAGCCGCTAGGCGTGTCTCCGTTGCGGCCGAACTGGTAGGCGGCCTCGGCAACCGAAAGCCACTTAGCTCTCGTCGCGTCGTATCGCATTTCCTTGTCGAGCGCCGTGTTGTAGTAGATGTCCCCGTCAACAGGAGACCCGGCTGGGTCACTGGCCGATGCGCCGAAGTCCGTGCGCGGCACCCTTCCCTTGAGCTTGAGCGGGGTGACGATCCTGGCATCGTCTGTACCGGTATCCGTCTCGGCCTGAGTCGCAAGCTCGGCAATACCAGCGCGCGTTTCTGTAGCCGTTCGACCAGCTAGCTTGAGCGGAGTAACAGCACGCGTATTGTCCGTGCCGGTGTCGGTCTCGGTCTGGGTGGCGATCTCGATAGCGCCCTGCGCGCTCTCGGACGCGCCCGGGAGCCAACCTGGGTTGATCGTGGGCTGAACCGAGCCAGAGACGGGAATCGTGTCCACAGCTGGCGTCTGCGAAGCTGGGAGCTGGATCAGCGGTACCTTGCTGCCCGAGTTGAGCGTGGCCAGACCATTTGCGCCGCCAGGCGTCAGCCCATCCTTCAGGAGCTTGCCGGACGTGTCCGCAAACTGGGGCACGTTGTTGGTAGTCGAGCTTCCCGGCCCGACGACATCGCCAGTGGGCAGACCGGCCACGATCTCGTCGATGGCCGCCTGGACCTCATCCGCCGCGAGGCCGGAGGCCGTGTTGTCGTAGAAGTCGCCCTCGTTGGTCCAGTTGCCGCCTGTGTTAGAGACGGCGAAGTCCCCCACGACCGAGCGCGTGGTCAGGTCACCGGGGTTGAGGGTGATCGTGGGGTTTCCCACCAGGATGGTGTTGAGAATCCTGATCCGATGCCCGGCGCTGGCCGCGTTCAGCGCAGCGTAGCTGACGCAGTTCCAGAGCGTGTAGCTCCCGGCCAGGTAGGTTGTGGTGCCGCCGATGAAGATCTCGCAGAAGTTGAAGTTGCCGCCCCGCAGGGTGTAGTTCGACGCGAACCTGGTCCAGTGCGCCTGGACCACGTCCGGGAAGCCGCCGCCGGAACCATCGACGATGCTGCGGTAGATCTGCATCAGATCCATGTTGAAGTAGTTGCCGCCATCCACGCGGCAATGGTCGAGTCGGCACCAACCTCCGGTGGGAGTTCCTCCCGTCAGCTTGCAGTTGTGGAAGATGGTCCACTCGTTCGCGGCCGAGAAAGCGAGACTGGCGACTTCGCACTCGCGCACGAGCCCGATGGTGGGGTCGCCTGTGCCGTTGAAGCTGACCGTCGAGGTCAGGTTGCCGGTGAGCCTCGTGGACCCTTCTGGCATCCCCACGATGACCACCCACGGGCGCACGACGATGTTCTCGCTGTTCGTGCCGGTGATCTGGATGCCCCACCTGTTCGTGGAGGACGGTGTTTGCGTTGCCACGTAGGTGTCGGCGGCGGCCCATGTCTGGTATCGAACCCCGACCAGGGCTGGCTGGGCTGGATCCACCAGCACGAGGTTCGGGGGAAGCCGGTAGGCGCCGGAGGCCGCCAGATTGGTGAGCAAGGAGCCGTCCAGCGCCGGTAGTCCGGCGACACTTCCGCCAACATCCACAACCTCGACCAGGTTGCCGATGTTCGTGCCCGCGACCTTCTGCTCGGCGGCCGTCAGGCTCTCCGCCTTGGTCAGGTCCACGCCGTCGATGTTCAGGAGCACCTGGTCGGCGTTGATGTAGGCGACCAGCTCCGGGTCGATCGTGATCTCGTAGGGCGCGTTCCAGTCGGTCAGCTGGGCCTGGCCGCTCGCCGGGATCTTGGCATCGGGCGCAACCAAGCGCGTGAGCGCGAGGTCGCCTGCGGTCTGGTTCTTCGCGATGATGGTCGTCACGCTACGCCCTCCACCGGACCTTCACCCACGCCTGGACCCCGGAGGTGGTGTTCCCCCCGGACTGGTTCCGCAGGGACAGCACGCTGTCGGAGGCGATGTCCACGTTCAGTGCGGTGCTCTTGCCAGACGCGGCCGAGGACGCCAGTGTAGCGACCGAGGCCCCATCGTCCATCACCTCGAAGGTTGCCGCATCCGTGTCCGTCCTGGTGTAGCCCATTGCCACCACAGTTGCGTTGTGCGGCAAGAGGTACCCCGTAGCGCCTGCCCCGGTGACGGCCCCGATACCACGGTAGTAAGCCCCGGCCGCTGTTCCGAAGAAGCCCGAGTTCGAGAAGGTGCACACCTTGGCCTCAACAGAGACCCACTTCGCGCGGGTGGCGTCGTAGCGCATCTCCATGTCGAGCGCGGTGTTGTAGTACTTGGAGCCGTCCGGCGAAGTCCCTGCCGGATCGGCAGCAAGCGGTCCGTAGTCCGGCCTGGTGTCGTTGTCGATCTTCTGCCAGGCGGTCCCGTTGAAGATAGCCCAGTCGCCCACGGTCCACAGGCTGACACCGTCGAGGGTCGTGGTTCCGCCGACCGCGACGATGTAGTATTCGCCCGGGGTGCCAACACCAGAAGCGAGCGCGGGAGTATTCGTAGAAGCGTCCCACGTGCCTTTGTAGGTGATGCCGCCAGCGCCGGGCGCCGGGCCAACGGTCCAGCCGCCCAGGCCGTCGCCCTTGAGGACATCGTTGAGCGCGGGAGATCCGCCGATCTCGGTGGTCGGGTCGATCAGGATGCCAGACGGCGAAGCAGGATCGACTGGAGTGCCGAGCGTGCTGTAGCCGGGTCTGCCGAGACTGCTCATGCGAAGTTGACCCCCAGCTCGTAGAGGAACCAACGGCCCACCAGGGTGTCCGAGCCTGAGGCCGGATTCCTACTCACGATGAACTGCGCATCGTCACCCGGGCTCAGGCTCAGACCAGCGAGCGTCGTGGAGAACGACCAGCTCTGCGCCAGGTCGTTGGGCACAGCGAGGATCCCCAAGGCAACCGGACCTGACCACGCGCCAGCTCCCACCCGCGCGTGCAGGCGTACAACGACGTCACCGGCCACAGCGGGAGCGTCCCCGGCTCGGCCCGGCATCCTCACGACCATCGTCGTCACGCCGGACGGGATCTGGAGCGAGAACCCGGCGCCGGTCTCGCCGGAGTCCACGAAGGCTCGAGCTAGCCCGGACGCCGAGTAAGGGGAGTCGGCGACCACCGGGGCGTTGGACGAGACCGGCCACGTGCCGCCGGGCACCTGGAGCATGTCCGCAACGAAGATGCGCTCATTGCCGTGCACGCCCTGGAGCGCGCCAACGGTGAAGCCCCCGGGGCCACGCTTGCCGATACCGCTCACGGGTCCTCCTGACGCTACCAGGCCCAGAAGCGGAAGGCGGCTCCCGGAGTCCCCTTGAGGTAGATGGCCTTCAGCCGCCGGAAGTCCTGCACCAGCGACTCACCAGCCTTCACGCGTCCGTGGTCCGGTAGACCGCCGGTGTCTGGCGCGACGCGGAAGTAGATGTCGGATCCCGCGTCGTTCGCCAGCATGATCGAGTGGCTCGTGAACGGGTTGGTCGTGTCCAGATCCTCGAACACCAACACGTTGTCGGTGTAGGTGCCAGCGCCCTGGATCGTGGAGTCCACGAAGTAGTTGTAGGAGCGAATGCTCGTCTCGCCTGTGCCTGCCATTCAAGCCCCCTGGGATCTACTGCCCCAGCACCCTATCGACGGTGCCCCTGTACTGGTAGTTGCGGCCGTCCTGCTCGAACGGAGTCCGGCCGATGTACTTGATCGACGACTGACCCCTGCCAGCTGACGAGTGCTGGACGATCTCGTCGAAGGTGAGTGAGACCTGGACCATGCGCGGGTGGCCGTTCGGGAACCAGGACTCGTAGGTGATCGGGGCGCTGCGGAGGACCACCAGGATCGCGTCGTCGGTGCCACCGAGCAGCGAGCCCTCGAGCACGAGCCAGAGCTTCTTGGGCGGGCTGGCTAACGAGTTGAGGCCGCTCGCCTGGGTCCCGTAGTCGGCCATCATGAACGAGCGCAGGCGCGAGAGCGCAGCTCGGATGTCCACCGTGTATCGGTCGGACGGCATCATCCCGATGCGAGCTAACCCCTGGTTGATGCTGGCCTGCACGCTCAGGCCGCCGCGCTCCTCGCCCATGTCCAACTCGGCCGTGAACTGAGCCGTGAAGGTGATCTGTCGGCCGCTCCCGCCGATCCACTGAAGCAGCGGATGGCTCGCTCCCGGAACCTGCTTCTGGGCGTACTCGACGTTGTAGGTGTCGTCGAGCGATTCCGGCCAGTACTGGAAGACGAACGTCTCGTCGCTGATCGCGCCCGTCCTCTTGTTCCCGGCGATGCTCACCATCTCCGGGAACATATAGGCCGCGCGCGGCTCGCCGTCGCGGAAGATGTCCTGCGTGTCGCTCAGGCGCGTGTTGATCGACATAAGCCGAAGCTCCGTGCCCCATTATGCGCCCCAAGGCGGGAGAGCACCAGGACGCGCCCGAACAACAAGGGACGGCCCGAGTACCCCGCGAGCCGCCCCAAGCTGTCCCAAGACGGGATGAGTCCTACCCTTCGGCCGCGCCCCCGGTCTCCGGGTCGCGGGCGAGGTCGCCCAGCCTGGTGACCGCGTCGTTGTTGATCGCGTAGCCGTCCTCGCCGCCCTTCGCCGCCTTGCAGATGACGGGCATCATGTAGCGGACCCCCTTCTTGAGGATCGGGTCGATGAGGCTGTCCGGCAGCCACGGGATGTCGGTCTCATCGATCACGTAGTCGAGGATCTGCTCGGCCGCCGCAGCCTTCTCTGCGCCGGTCATGCCCTCGACCGCCTCGACGATCTCCATCACCTTCGGGACGATCTCGAAGAGATCGGTCCACTGCCAGCCGTCCTCGAACACCTCGAGCACGTCCTTGGCGTGCTGCTCCACCTGTTCGATCGTGAACTCTGCCATCGTTCTGTCCTTGAGCCCGTCAGCTCTCAGAGGGTCCGGTGGCGGCGTCTCCAGCAGCGTCGAGAAAGGAATCGACCGCGCCCGCGATCCCTCCTCCCACGGCCCCGGCTGCGCCGCCGGTGAGGGCGTTGATCGCGCCGGACACGAGTCCGGCCGTGACGCCCTTGATGATGCTGATCGCGATGTCCTCGAGTGTGTCGAGGACGAGGTTCACGGTCTCCATCAGGAAGCTCGCGGCCTTGGCATCCGCGACAACCTTCGCGCCCAGGCCCAGCGTCTCCATCGCGCGGACCTTGGACTCGTAGACCTGCGCCCACTGCCGGGCCTTCTCGGGATCCGTCTGCACGAGACACTTGACCTTGGCGTCGGCCGCGCCCTTGAACAGATCCTCCAGCTCGTCCTTGTGAGCTGCCTCGACGAACTCGCCGAACTTCGTCATGAAGTTGCCGCGAATCCGGTCGGCTGCCTCGACGAGCTTCGGCTCGGCGATGGCGATGACCTGCTCCTTCAGGTCGGGGGTCGGGGCGGACTCGTCGCTCACTGGTCACCTCCGCCCTCGGCGGCCTTCTTCTCCTCGACGGCGCCTGTCAGACAGTCGTCGCAGAGAAGGATCGTGGCGTCCACGACGTCCAGCCGTCCCTCCTTCAGCTCGGGGATGATCGCTTCGGCCTCGACGGCCGCGTCCAGCGCCTCCGAGTAGCCGGGGCGGATGTCCTTCTCCAGGTTGTCCTTGATCTTCTCGATGGACTCGACGTAGCTGTCGATGCTCACCATCGTCACCGGATGACGATCGCAAGCACAGGCGCTCAAGAACAGAACGCCCACCAGCACCGTCATAGCGAGAACTCGTCTCACGTCTTCCTCCTCCCACAGTGGGCTGATTGTTGGGGCCGAACAGCTTACCCTACTGCCCAGCCGAGAATCCTAAACCGAGTGCCGCGCGCCAGCATCCCGGCGGCCTTGACCATACCGACAGCGCCCTGGGCAGGCACAACCAGCCTCTTCACCGGCGTCTCGCCGTTGGTAAAGACCATCTCCCATTCGGCCTCGGGGGCAACCCACGTAGACCGGGCCTGTGAGCAGTTGACCTTGGTGCCATCTGGGATCCCAGGCGACGCGAGCTTGTACTCCAGCTCGGTGCCAGGCGGCCTCGCGATCGTCTGGCCCTGTGTGACCTCCTCGCCGTCGATGTAGTGCTTCGTCACAGGTTTGGGGGTCAGCTTGCCGTCCACGACCCAGTTCTCGGCGAAGACTACGCTCACGTGACCTGCGCAGTGCTTCATCTCAGCTGGGCATGGACAATCGTAGGCGATGTAGCCGACGATGTCCGGCCGGTGCTTGGCCCGACTCGCCCGAAGCGTCGTCGAATTCTCGTGCTTGCAGTCCGGGTTGGAGAGACCCTCGCAGCCAGGCGAGCAGTCACAGGGCGGCCAGCCGCCGGGCGTGTGGGTCTCGATCGAGGTCAAGGCGCCGTCTGCCAGGTATCCGAAGTAGTGCCTCATTCGCAGGCCCCCAACCATAGCTTGAAGTAGATGTTTTCGGCCGCGCCGATCAGGCGACCGTCGATCCGGCCCGTCGAGCCGGAGAAGCTGAGGTGGTCGATTCTGATCTCTCTCCCCTGGTTGAACCCTCGCAATCCGGCGAGGCCGCCCCAGACGTGTCGGATCGAAGAGATCGACGGGGACACCGAGCTGAAATCGACCGTGAACGACTTCGAGACCGTCGGGCCAGGGCCGACCCACAACGAATCCTTCTCGAACGGGTTGCAGTTCGTGAAGCCGTAGCCGGGGTCTCCCTGCGGCCCCGTTGGACCCGGGTTCGAGTCAGCCCCCTTCGGCCCCTTCGCGCCGATTACCGACACCTCGGCCACGCCCAGACCAGCGTCCGAGGCACCGCCGTAGACGAAGTTGAGCGTGTGGTAGTCGTTGCCAACCGGCGTTCCGTTGTTCTCGACCGATCTGAGCGAGCCCACCTTGCCGTCTGGGGCTGCGAGCAGCGCCTTGCCGGGCGTGGACTCGGTCGCATCGGGCACCGGCGGCAGCTCACCGTTCCGCTTGAGGAGCAGCCACCCATCGAAGATCGACCTGTCGGCGCGGTAGAAGGCCGGGAAGAGGAACCTGATCGAGCTGCCACCCGGCATCGAGTGAGCACCACCCGACACGGTGAAGAAGTTCAGGGTGTACCGACGGAACGGCGGATTGACGACGGGAATGGCCGGACCTCCAGGCGTCCCGCCTTGGAAGGCGGCTCCCAGCGTGGCGTTGTTCGCGTCGTCGATCTCGGCGATCTCGTACCACCTGTCGTCGCCAGGCGGACTCGTCGCCTTGACCAGGTCGCCCTCTTGGATGGAGGCGAACGGGTTGCCGGTCCCATCGACGGTGGTTGTGCCGTTGTAGAAGTTGATCGTCCCGGACACGTTGCCGGAGATGTCGGAGCCGGGGGCCGACTCCGTGAACACGAGACTGCCGTAAATCGGCTCCCGGCTGGTCGAGTCGACGACCCGCTGGCCGGTGCCTCCGTCCACGACGAAACACAGGTTGCGGAGCGTGTCGGTAGGGTCGGTGAGCGCGCCCTCGTCCGTCTCTGTTCCGCCGGGGACGACGTCGATCAGAGGAGCGAACTCGCGATTCGTGGCCGCAAACGAACCGGACACATTCGTCGCTGTTCCGGCCACCCCCGTTACCAGGTTGCCGACGAGGAGACTGAGCCGGTAGCCGAGTCGGTCGGCCATCGACGGACCGACCAGATCGGCTTCGATACGATCGGCCAGGCTCGGGTGCGGCGCGGGCGTCGTGTGCGCCGACAGCCGCGCGTCGGTAACCTCGGCCCGCGTCGAGTTGCCGATCTCCAGGTCGGTGATCGCGTCGTCAGGCATGAATCCGACCACTTGCCCGTCGAACGCGATCGGCGGCTGACGCGTGTCCGGGAAGTCGTACGTGACCGTAAGGTCAGCGCCGACCTTGTCCACCTTGCAAATCAGCACCTCCTGTGGCCCGGAGGCGGTCGTCGCCCTCGTCAGGATCTTGGCCTGGGTCGCGATCTTGTCTCGGTAGTCCGCCCTTGCGATCACGTAGACCGGGAACACGGTGTGTCCGTTGAAGTTCAGGTCCACATCGTTGGCCGTGAAGAGGTCGACGTTCATCTTCCTGGTCTGGGAACCGACCGACAGCTTGGAGAAGTTGTGGTTCGGGTCGGTGGCCAGCACCAGGATGTCGGAGCCTGGCGTCGTCTGCGGGATGAAGCCCAGATACACACCTCGCGGAAGGGCGAGCGCGCGCACGTTGATGGCATCACCCGCGAACGGCTCCAAGAAGCGAGTCTTCACGAACTCTTCGGTGAAGTCGTATGTAGGGAAGCTCGCCATTTACGACCCCGCCGATGACAAGAAGAGCTTCGCGCGCGTGTCGTTGCGCAGGGTGATCTCGATCCGGCCGGTGCCTGTTCCTACGCCGGTGATGTCGATGATCTCGATCTCGTCCGGCGTACTGGTCTCGAAGACGCCATCGTCATCCCACGAGGCGATGCCGCCGCACAAGGCCCTGATCGTGTGCCCCATCCCCGTCTGGAAGCTGTAGGTGTTCGGGCCACCCGAGTTGTAGCCGGAGCTGGGCAACCACCCGCTGAGTTCCCAGACGTTGATCTCGTCGAATCCAACACCATCCGGCCCGGTTGGTCCTGGGGCTCCCGGGATGCCGGGGTCGCCTGTTGGTCCAGTCGGTCCGATCTCGCCGACTGTGACCTCACCATCGCCGGTCTCGATGACCTGGCCGCCTCCGTCACGGAAGTTGATCGTGTGGAACGGTCCGCCAACCAGCGGTGCACCCGCGTTTTGGATATTGATCGCGCCCAGCTTCGCGCCAGACTGAGACAAGAGCACGCGGCCTCGCTGCGTCGTAGTCGCGTCGGGCAGCGGCGGCTTACCGCCCGGCATGTGGTGAATGAGCCGCTGATCGGCCATGCCTGTCTCGAGCGGCACAAAGGCGGGGAAGATGAACCGGATGGTGGTCGCCGCATCAGCCTCGGCATCGATCTCGAGCGTGCCCGAGATCTTCTTCAGCTCCAGCGTCCAGCGCCGCTTCGTCAGGCCGCCCGACGCGGCGTTTGGCCCCTGGTACTCGTCGACCAGCTCGATCAGCTCGTCAGAGAAGATCGTCCCGACCTCATAGTAGAGGCCGTCAACACCCATGATCGTGTCCCCAACCTCCAGCTCTCCGACCGCCTGGCCGTCCGTGATCGACACGGCCTTCTGGGCGTTCAGGAAGTTGTAGGTCCCGGTGAGCGTGGATTCCTCTGGGCCGGTCACGCGGCCGAAGATCACTCGCCGAGTGTCGTCATCGTCGAGGAGCCGGTATCCGGTCACCGCGTCAAGCACCACCGCGATGTTGCGTACGTCGTCGTTGGGCGACGAGACGGCCCCGCGCACACCCTCGGCGCCCTGGCCGTCGAGAGTGATCTCGGGCTTGTGGAGCCGGTTGACCTCGGAGAACGATCCCGAGACGTTGACCGAGGTATCGCCCGACTCGACCAGGTAGTCGTTGCTTCGTAGCGCCGCGAGGATGAAACCCAACCGACCGCCCATCGAGGGCGCGCTCTGGTCGGCAGCGAGTCGTTCGGAGAGCGTGTCGTAGACGGTCGAATCCAGCCCGATCCGAGCTGCGGCCATCTCGTTGACGATCTCGACGGCCGTCGCGAGGTCTTCGACAGATCCGGCGGGCATGAAGCCGAAGTCGACACCGTCGTAGGCCAGCGGCGCATCCCGCAGCATATCCAGGGAGTGCGTGTGGCCGGACGCCATCTGCACGACCCCGGCGACGACCGTGTGGGAGTGGCTGTCGTCGATCGAAGAAGTGCCGTTGAGGCTGGCGTCCAGCTCGACCGTGTGGGAGTGGCCGAAGTTCAGCACAAGCCGGTAGGAGATCGTCATCGCCCCGGCGTTCCCGGTCACGATGCAGACTAGCACCTCGTCGTGGGCCACTGGTCCAGCTGACCTGGTGATGATCTCGGCCGAGGTCGGCGCTGACCCGTCGGCTGTGTACGAGGCTCGCGCGATCACGTGAAGCGGGAAGTCGCCTGGAGGCTGACCCGTGAAGTCCAGGGAGATGTTCGAGTCCAGAGCGACTGTCAGTCCTCCCGGATCGTCCTGAGATGCTGTCTTGAGGAGCGAGAAGCCCTCGGCGGCGTCGGTCACCAGGTTGAGCACCGGCGAGGCCACGGTTGGCGTGAATCCGACGTAGACGCCTTTCGGCATCCCCCCGAACTTCTGAACGAGCGGCGCCGACTGCCACTCGTCGGAGTAGTTGAGTAGCGCGTTGCCCAGGGTGAAGAACTCGACGGGGTAGATCGCCATCAGTCAAGCCCCGCAGCGTTGAAGAGGAATCGGATACCGGCGACATCCGGGTTGCCGAGCGGCACATAGCCGGTCACCCGCAACGTCGTAGCCGAGATCTTCTCGAGCAGCTCGATCTGCCAGCGGTCGTCCCCATGGTCGTCGTTCGGGTTCCACTTCGAGAGCCCCGTCGTTCCGAACAAGATCTCCGAGATGCTGTGAGTGGCACTGAAGTCGTGCGTGTCGGTCCAGGTCGTCCCTGGCGTATACCCAAAGTAGCCCTGGGGTACGTTGAATGTCTCTACGATCGGATAGGTTCCAGGGTTGTCGCCGGACGATCGCTCGAAGCCGGGTCCCTGATCGCCCTTCGGACCAGTTGGTCCGACCGGCCCGCCAGATGCGTCTGGCCCTGTTGGCCCGGTCGGCCCTCGCTGCGTGATGTTGGCAACGCCGCTCCCGCCATCGGATGCGCCGTTGAAGTTGAGCGTGTGGTAGAAGCCGTCCGGCAGCGGGTTCCCCGTGTCCTGAATCTCGTTGATGGCCCCGGCCTTCCCATCACCCGCGTTGGCGGCTACCAGCGCGCGGCCTGAGATCACGGTCGTCGCGTCGATCACCGGCTCGGCGTCCGCGTTCCTGAAGAGGTACGGCAGGTAGTCGAACTGCGACGTCTCCATCGTGTCCCAGAGCGGGAAGAAGAACCGAAGCGTCGGGCCGCCGTCGAGCGCCAGGCCGGACTCGGCTCCGATGCCGGTGCGAACGTAGAAGGAGAGAGTGAACCGCCGCCTCAGCAATGTAGCCGACGAGCCGGGGGTGGCAGCTGGCGTCGAGATCTGGATCTCGTTGGTCACCGTGGTGTAGTTGGCCTGGACCAGCGAGGCCGCCTGGAGGTTGACCGTGACTCCGGTCATTGCCCCGGTCGTGTAATTGATCGTCCCGGGTGCGGTCAGCGCGGCGCTCGTGAGGTTCCCGGCCCCGTCGTCGATGATGACGTCGGACCCTACACCGTCCACCACGACGTCGATCGAGACGGAGCCGGGGATGATCGCCGTTGGGTTCGAGAGCGGAGTCGTCGAGAGATCGTGCGGAGCGGGTGAGCCGCCGATCGTCGCGAGCAGCTCGCCTGTCACGGTCTGGGGAATCGCGGTCACCTCGTAGTAGTCATCGGCCGTATCTTGGACGATGTCCCCAACCTCTACCTGGTTCGGGAAGTCGGTTCCAGCTCCGCTGACCCGATCGCTTGCGGCCACGAACGTGAGCGTGCCCGTGAGCACGACCTCGGAGAGCGTCAGCCGCCCGTAGGCCGCCACCTTGGCAGTGTTCTGGATCCGGCGCTCGGTCGAGGTATCGATAACCATGCAGACGTTGCGCTCCGAGTCAGACAGCGCACCCGGCGGCACCAGAACTGGGAGTGTTCCACCCGTGATCGCACCGTTGCGGTCCTCGGAGGCGAACCCGGGGATGTTCTCGACAGGCGAGGACGATCGGTAGAGGGCCGAGAACGACCGGCTCACGTTGATACTGCCGGTAGGCGCAGACGGCAGCGTGATGTCCTCGCTGACAATCGTCCGCAGCTCTTTCCCCAGCCGCTCGGCGATGGCCGGACCAGTGGCGTCGGCGTCGAGCCGCTCACGCAGGGTCGGGTGCGTGAAGCCAGTCAGATCGGTTCTGGCGTTCTCGACCTCCTGCACCAGGGAGACGGCGGCGATGAGATCCTCGACCGACCCCGAGGGCATGAAGCCGTAGCCGAGAGGCGCCCCGGCGTAGGCGTAGGGGTTGCTCCTCTTGGCGGGCAGCGTCACGTCGATCGTGTTCGCGGCCGTGACCTCGCCGAGCAGCAGCTCGGTCGGATCAGTCGCGGCCCCGACCTTGGTGAAGACCTGGGCTGAGTGCGCCAGCCCCAGCGCCCCGTTGGCCTTGAGGACCACGTTCACCGGGTAGCTCGAGTGACCGGTGAAGTCAAGCGTGATCGACTCAGTGGTCACGACATCGAGCGCGATCAGCGGATCGTCGGACGACGTGAGCCGAGCCTGAGAGACTCCGTAGGTCGGGTCCGGCGCGAGGGTCAGCACGTCGTTCTCGAACGTGGGGATGAAGCCGTAGTAGACGCCTCTCGGGATCGCGAGGAATTTCCGGTTCGCGGCCTCCGAGACGTACTGCTCCCCGTACCGGAACTTCACGTTCTGCTTGTTGATCGTGCTCGTCGGGAAGACAGCCACTACAGCACCACCTCACCAACCCTCGCGTCTCCGCTCTCCACGCCCCTGGTGCCGGGACTGATCGTCGAGCCTGTGCCCTGTGCGAAGAACGTCGTCAGCTGGCCGGTGATCTTCTGCTCGTGAGCCACGATCGATGGATCCAGCGGTTCGATGAGCGGAATGTCGTACGACTGTCCGAACCAGCCGCCGGTAAAGACGAACGTGGGCTCGTCCTCCTCGCCTGAGGGCGGAGGTCCATCCCATCCGAAAGTGTAGACGCGCCTGACCGTCGTCACACCGGGGTCCGCTCCGTGTCGTTGTCGATGTTGGTGAACAGGGCGCCCGTGTCCGCGTCATTGCGGTACTCGTAACGGTTACCCATCGTTCTGACGACCTTCCCGGCCGCAGCCGCGTTCGCGCGAGCCAGGGCTGTCTGGACGGTGACCGTCCCGTCCACGAGGTCGCCCAGCGCGATGAACGCGGCCCGAACGAACACCTCGGACGTCCGGTCGTACGTGGCAGAGACGATCGTGTGACCGGCGTCATCGTAGACGGTGTAGACGACCGTCACGAAGTCCTGGGCAGGCATGTTCTCCGTGTCGACCGTGTAGAGCCCGGTGGCGCGGTGGACGAGGTCCACGGTGGTCAGGAGTGCCCCGGCCACCGAGTAGATGTCCGCCTGCGGGTACTTCGAGGTGACCCCGTCCGGGAGCTGCAACGACAGCGGAAGCGTGTCGCCTTGTCGAATCAGGGTGCTCATTCATCGCCTCCTAGTAGGGCGGCGTATCTTCCGGCGGACCACCGCTGGCCGCGATGGCCCCCTTCTCCTTGGTCAGCTCATCCCCCCACACAAGGAGCATCTTGCCTTCCTTCTTGCGGACACCCAGGTCTGTGCCGGGCCACTCGTGGTTGCTCGCTCGCAGCACGATCTCCAGGCCCTCGTTGAACTTCCTCTCGGCCTCGGCCACTGCCCTGCCTCTCGTCTCCATGAGCAGCTTGACGTGGGCCTCTCCTAACTCGTCCAGTTCGATCTTCGGCATTTGCTCTCCACCTCACCTAGCGTGCCAGAGAGCGAACTTACCACCATTCACCGACCGAGTGCCTCTATCTTCCTAGACCCCGGAGATCCGGGAGACGATCCGCATGTTCATGTTGGGGTACGTGCCGGTCAGGTCGGCCCAGGCGTCCCAGTAGAACTGGTAGCTGCTGCCTGCCGGGGTTGTCGCGAGCTGCTCGTTGCCGTCATCCCCGTCGCCCTGGGTCATCGGCGACCACTCGTCGCCATCGACCGAGTACTCGCCGAAGATGTCCACCGGCCGCGAACTGGCATCTCTGACGTCGTAGTCGATCACGACGCGACCGTCCCACGGTTGCGCGACGCCAGTAATCGAAGTCGTCGGCTGGAGGTTCGTGAACGTCCGCAGCGCGCCAAACCGCTCATCGGGCGGCATGACCCGATGGGAGAATGTCGTTCGGACGTTGATCTCCGACACGCCATCCCACGTAGCCAGCTGGGTGGTGGAGCTACTGTGAATCAGGATGTTCTGAACCTCGTTGACCCGTCGCCGGTCGTCCTGGTAGAGCGTGAAGCCGCCGTCCGAGATGCCCTGGATGGCCGAGGGTAGCAGGCTGGTCGTCACGTCCGTGAAGGCGAAGACTGGGAAGGCCGCCGCGTCCGTCTTGACGAGCTTCGAGCCAAGCGCGGCCGAGTAGAGGATGCACAACTCATCGACCCTGTTGACGAAGAGCAGCGCAGGTGGCGTGTCCGGTACGATCGTGAGCGATCCCAAGCTCGGGATGCCGGTAGCCGAGAGCTTGGTCCACGAGGGCGGGGCGGTTGGCGCTGTCGGCTGCCACGCGGTGTCGAGCTGGTAGAGGGACAGGGCTGTCCCAGGCTTCAGGACGTAGAGGTTGTTGTTCCAGAACGCGAACGAGCCGACGGGCACCTCTGGACCGTCGAGGTTGCCGTCGTCCCCGTCATCGAAGGCGGCCGACATCGTGTTGGTGATCGGGTTGTAGTAGGCGATCCCGCTCGCCGTGGCGTACCACATGACCTGTCGCCAGGCGATCGAGGCGCAGCCCTCCGAGACCGTGGGCTGCACAGGGGCGCCGAGTGCCACCGGCGCGTCCCACGTCGAGCCATCGGCCGTCCGCTTCACGATCAGACCATCCACGCTGGCGGAGTTCTGCCGCCACACGCTCATCACGAGGTAGTCTTGGACGACCTCCAGGCTGATCGGAACGACGGTTCCCGACACAGGAGGGAAAGCGGCCGATGGAACGTCGGACCACGAGCCGCTCTGGTATACCGCGACACGGGCCTCGCCTGACGAGTGGATGTAGAGCAGGTAGGGATCGCCGTTGTAGACGGCGATGTTGTTCCTGGTACGCCCCGGAAACACCGTCGTCGTGAGCGCTCCGGGAATCGCGATTCCAACGTCGGCCACGACGTTGTTGATGGTGTCGATCGTGACGACCGTGCTGGTGTCTCGCCTGAACGCTAGCGCCTTCGCCATCTAGCTCTTCCTCTCCGCGAGAGCGCCGAGCAGGTCAACTGCGCTCTCTTCGTAGAGCGTCTCGTAGATCACCTTGCGCCTGAGCGCCTGGTATTCATCTTCGCTGAGATCGAGAATCGTCTTTGCGAGCCAGCTCGTTGACACGAATGGGGCAACTCGCTTGGCGTATTCCATCCTCGCCATCGTCAGCTCGCTCATACCGTGTCCGCCACGACAGCGCCGGTCCACGTCTGGCTGGCTGCGGTCAACATCGCGACGATTGGGCCATTCATCCACATTCCGGCGGCGTGGTCGCCAGCCTCGATGCTCTGTGTCCACGTCTGACTCGACCCGCGTAGGCCGTCGAACACGATCCTGTCGATCTCCACGTAGATCGGCTTAAACCGCAGCAGCCGCTCGGCCAGACGCGCGGCCACATCGGGGTCGAAGTCCTGCGAAGGGTCATCTGTCGGATAGAAGATCAGCCGCAGGAAGTGGGACCGCTTCTCGTCCTTGACACCCAGGTACTTGGGCCACAGCGCGAAGCGGTCGTCGTACTCCGCGTCGAGGGGCACCACGTCGGTGACCTCGCTGTTGTAGTACGGGATAAACACGGTCGGGTCGACCGGGGTCAGTGCGGCGCTGGGGTCGGCGCTCTCGGCCCAGAGCGGAATGATCTCGACCAGGAGATCCTCGAAGGCAGCGAGGATCGTGTAGCCCAGGTCGGTTCCCTTGTGCAGGAACAGCTGGGGAGCGTTGAGCACCTCCGAGCGCTGAAGCCGCTCGTTCTTCGTGGGATCGAGCGTGATCCCCACGTTGTAGGCCAGCATCGGCAGCTGGTCGATCGGACAGGTGACCGCGTCCCACAAGCTCGGGAAGATCGCCCACTTGGCGAGCAGCTCGTTCAGGAGCGGCTTGACGGCCTCAATGATCCCCCGGAGCGGCTCTGGAACGTCGCTGCCGAGCCCGTCCTCATCCCGCGTGTCGTCGGGGAGGATCCGCCAGGTGACCTCCTCGGCCCAGTCGCCTCGGCCGAACCCAGCATTGACCGAGTACGGGCCGCCGCCGGGGACGCTGAACAAGGCGCCGCCGTGCGGATGCCCGAAGGGGTTGTGGCCGTAACCGATTCTCGACGGCTTGCCCATGACTAGACGTTGATCCTCCGATGCGCCACGAAGACCTCACCAACCCCGGTTGGCGTCACGAGTGTGACAAAGCCGGTGCCGGTATCGAGGGTGTAGTCGTCAGGCTCGACCAGGATGGCACCGCCACGGAACAGGTCCACAGCGTCCAGCACAGGGGCGGTCACCAGCATGTCGAGCAGTGCCGTGGCCGGGGCTGGCTTGAGCACGAGCGTCGAGAGGTGCGAGTGTCCCAGCGTGAGCGAGATCGGGTCACGGGTCTCGCGCAGGAGCACGAAGCGCTCGCTGCCGTGCACCGTGGGGATGACGAGCGTGACGATCCCGGTTCCCAGGTTGATCGTGTAGTCGTCCGGTGCGGCGAGAAGCTGGCCGTTCCGGTAGACCTCCACCTTGATCAGGTCTGGGGCAGTGATGCCCGCATCGAGCGTCGAGACCCCGGCCGATGGCGGCTGGATGATCAGCGCTGGCTCGTGCTGGTGGATCGGCGTGATGGTGGAGGGAAACAGGCCGCCACCGAACAACTCCCCCTCCTGGCCGTCCTTGAGGCTCAGGCCATTCTGGAAGTAGAGCTTGTCGCCCACCCGGGCGCAGAACAGTCGAAGATCCGGCAGCCGAGAGCCCTCTAGGAAGATCCGGTTGCTCCGGTAGAGCGTCAGCTCCGTCCTGGCCCTGAGCGCGCGCGGGAGGAGGAAGAACAGCACCTCCCCGTCTTGCATCTCGACCGAGGCCCCGCCTGCGATGTAAGCCTTGAAGGCGTCGGAGAATCCGGTGACATCGATGTCCTCGGTCCAGTAGACCAGGCCATTCGGCGGCGCCCCGGCGACGTCCCAGCCGACCGAGCCAGTGGAGAGGAACTGGAGCTGACTGTTCTCGGCGTTGCTGTAACCGATGGAGTCCAAGGCCAGCGACCCGTCGCGGGACGTCTCGTAGTAGGGCTCCTCGAACTCCGAGGGAACCGGGATCGAAAGACGCGGGGTGAGATCGGCCATCTCGATTCTCCTACTGCACCGTGACCGCTGGGATCGCGCCCATCGTGATCACCTCGAAGTCCTCGATCTCCAGATCGCCGAAGCCGTTGACGCGGCCGAGCGACTCGGTATCGCCGGTGATAGCAGCATGGCTCCAGCTCACCCCGGTGATGCCGTTGATCAGCTGGTAGATGTCGCTGATGCGAATCGACTCCCCGTAGGCCCTGCCCAGAAGCTCGTCCTCTAGCTGTGACCGTACCTCGGCAAGCACGGTCTCCTTCTGCTCCTGGCTGCTGTAGTCTTCGGTCGTCGTGATCGAGACCGTCAGATCGACCGAGAGGAGGTTGACCGACCCGTCGGTGACGTGGACCTTCGCCGTGCTGACCGCCTTCTCGTCGAGGAAGACTTCTAGCGCCTGGGCCAGCCCGACCGGAGCAGTCACGTAGCGCCCAACGTCGTCCTCCGCGAGGATCTGGGCCAGGATGATCTCCGCCTGCCCGTTCGACGCCAGGACCCGGTTCCAGTAGTTGTAGAGCCGGTCGATTGTGTCCTGTGGGACCCCCGCATTCGCCATCTCCTCGAGGATCGTGAGGGCCTCGGCGTCCTGCTCGACACTCCTGGGTGTGGTCGCGCGGCCGATCGCCACGCTGCCCCACGTCGGGTCGGAGAAGGAGTTGATCCATCCGTCCAGGTCCACCTGGGTGACGGCTCGCTGGGCCGTCTGGAAGACCAGGGGCGCGTTCACCTTGATCGCGTCGATCGTCTCCCGGTCAGACCCGGGCGTGGAGGGCTCGTCGTGGACCAGGATCGGCTCGATCAGGGTCGTACCGGCCACGACCGGCTCCATGAAGGCCGTCACCGTGTTCGCGGCCACGGAACCGCCGGTACCGCTCGTCACAAAGAACTTGAAGCGCAGCTCGGCGTCCTTCAGTGGAATGTTTCCGGCCACACCATCGCCCATCACCGCGCGGGGCGGCGAGAAGCCGTACTGGAACTCGAACTGGTTGGTCTGCTCGAACTCCATGAAGCGGTTCTCGTCCCACTCGACAGCCGACACGAAGAGCTGCGGGCTGTCCTGAGCGATCGAGAACCCATCCGGGACGTTGGTGATCTGGAAGATCTGGGCGGGCTCGCCGGTGGAGACGAAGACCGACTCGAGCGACTCGCCCTGCCTGGCGTCGAACTCCTTGGGACCCGACTCCCCGACATCGAAGATGGTCTCGTCCACGACCTCGAAGATCAAGCCGCTCGGCCCCTGGAGCTTACGTCCCTTCTCGATCGTAAACCGGCTCGGGGCTGGGGCAGCTAACGTCATCGTGATCCGCACGGCAGGTGGAACGGCCGCCGCAGGCTTGTAGCCCAGCTGGCGGGCGATTGTGACGGCCGCAGCTCGCAGACGCACGTCGCGCAGGTTGGTGTCGTCCGCCTGCCGGTCCCCGTACCAGTTCATCGTCGAGAGTCCGAAGGCGAACATCTCGATCAGCTCGATGCCCTTCTCGGACGCGACGATGTTGGAGGAAACTTCGGGGCCGAAGCGGAGCTGGAGGAACGAGATGATCTCGTCTCGGTTGGTCTCGAAGTCCTTGCCAAATAAACCCGATCTGACGAGATCCCGTGCGGTCGTACTCAGCGAAATGCCGTTGCTCATCAGCGCGCCCCCGCCGCGTCAAATGGAACCTGCGTCCGTCGAGCGTCGCCGATCGACCCACGCTGGCGCCAGATGACTTCGAGCACGATTCTACTCTCCTCGGTCCTAACGAGAATCTCGTCCACCACAACACGGGGCTCCCACTGCTCGATCGCCCGCCGCGCCTCGACCTTCGCCCGGAGAGCCGTGGCCCGAGACACGTTGGAGAACAGGAGTCGCTTGAGCCCGGAGCCGAACAACGGCCGACGAACACGCTCACCGATCCCGGTCTTGAGGATCGTGTTGATCGACACTCCCAGGAGGTCGATGTCTGTGGCCGCCTCCGGGTAGCCTCGGGAGGTGAACCTGATTGGCCCGTAGAGCCCTTTGATCGTGGCCATCAGTTCCCCCTCAGCGCGTCGGTAGCCATGAGGTTCGGTATGACCGGCTGGATCGGCTTGCCAGTCGGCGCACCGCTGAAGCCGAGCAGATGCGTGTGGTTCTCGGCCCAGACCAAGAACCGCTCATCGACGAGCCGGTACTTGACCCCGTTCGCGCCCACGAAGCAGGTCGAGGACCCGAGGGCCGAGATCAGCTCGACCCCTGCGCCAGTCACCCGCCACGGGCCTGTGGACGTGTGGATCGAGCCCCCATCCTGCGACGTCTTGGCCCCGGCGAACGTCTCATTCGCGACCCCGCCGCCTGTGATCTGGGTCGGCGCTGACCCCGTGCTCTGCATCGTCAGACCGTTACCGGCGAGCGTCAGGAGACCGGCGGCCGTCACGGTCGCAGCCCCGCCAGCCGTGACGTTCGCGGTCGTTCCGGCCACCACGTTCACCAGCGCGGCTGCATTGACGTTCACGCCGGTCGGACCCATGTTGACGATGTTCCCGTTCGCGTCCTGCACGTTGATCGAGGCAGGCGAGTCGAAGAACTCGGCCTTCTGCTGGCCGGTCGTCTGCACGGTGATCTTGCTGGGGTTCGTCTCGATCTTGATCGTGTTCCCGTTCGCGAGCTGGAGGACGATGTTGTCCTGGGCGTCGCTGATCTTGATGAAGTGGTCGTTCGCGGACCTGTGCTCGATCGCCTCCTGGCCGGAGATGTCGATCCAACTGGACTGACGCCCCCCGAACGACGCGATAACGATCTGCTCCTCCCCGCTCTTGTCGGAGAGGGTCATCTGGTGGTGCTTCTCGGCCTCGGTTCCCGCCTCTCCCTGGGCGCCGGTCCAGACCTGGACCTTCTGCTCGCCAGCCTTGTCCTCGAACAGGAGTCCGAGACCCGCCTTCGTCTTGATACCGCGCTTCGTGGGCTCGCCGCCCTCGGTCGCGAACTCCTTCGGCACCTGGGCGCCGTTCGCGCCCTTGTCCTGGTCCCTGTTCCCCCACCAGGACCCGGAGAACCTCGGCACACGGAGGTCGCCGTAGTCGAACCAGACCCAGACCTTGTCGTCCTTGTTCGGGGGGAAGAAGATACCCTTGTCCGGCCCAGCGAAGTCCGAGCTGGGGTAGGCCCAGATACTCAGCTCACCCTTGCGGCCGGTCACCGACTCGCAGCTGACCCTGACTCGGCCCTGGCCCTGCGGATCCTCGTTGTCGACGACGGTCCCCTGATACTTCGAGTAGTGCCTGCCTGTGACGTACTCCAGGCCGCGATCTCGGATGTTCTTCACGAATCGGAAGAAGGGACTCATCAGCTGTCGACCCTTTCCTGCGGCTCCGGGTCTACAGCCTCGCCCCCGCCCTCCCTCGTGGGAGGATCCTGCCCGCCCGTGATCGGAACCTTCCCTGTTCCGGTGTTCTTGTCACCGCTCGAGGACTCTCGTTTCAGCTTCAGATCAGTGGAGTAGCCGTCCATCCCGATCCGGTGCGTCACCTCGATGATCCGGTAGGCACCGCTGAACGTCTCGCTACCGCACAGCACGCGCACGATCATCATCGGCACCAGATCCGGGTGACCGAGGACCGTGGCCGTTGCCTCCGTGTTCATCCAGGTGTTCCCGTCCCGGACAGGCTTTTTGGCGTGCTCATCGCGGTTCGGGATAGCATTAGAGTTTGATTTGTGCGTACCGACCGTGTTCCCCGTCATGGCCGGATTCGGGGTAACCGCTGTCCCCTGCTGATCTACCTGGTAGGTGGTTCCATCTGCGTTCCTCGCACCGGCCGCATTCAGCTGGCCGGTGTGCTCCTCGTCCGCCATGTCTAGTGGATCGAGCACCAGTGTAGTGACCTCTCCCGTATCCGGGTCGGCGTACGAGTGCGTCATGCCTCGACCGGCCGGAGTCGAGAACAAGGTCTCCAGCGCCCTCGTCGAGAACGCCTCCATCGGGATGTCGCGGTCGTTCTCGGGCGCCTGCATGAACAGCAGGTTGTAGGACGCGTCCACCTTCTTGATCGTGTTCATGTCGCCCACGATCACCTTGTCACCGAGCACGAAGAACGAGCAGCGGTTCGTATCGCACAGCTCCTTGAAGAAGAGCCAGTCACTAGAGTTCTGCTCGAGTACCTCCGGCTCCTCCTTGTTGAGCGGCCTCTGTTGGCGGAGCGGCGAGTCAGCGCCGACCTGCGATACATCCAGCTCCAGGTTGGTCTTCCTGGCGAGGTGTTCGAGAACGGCTAGATCGGTAGCGAACGTCCCGTTCTCCTCAGCCCTAGCAGCAGCTCCCGAGTTCCTCGCGTAGCTTGTCTTCGCCTGCCTGGCAATTCCGCTGCCGCTGAGGAGGTCCGTGCCGTGGATTGTCACCCGAATGTCGGTGCCCGACATATCGAGACCCGGCTTCGTGATCATGAAGATGTGCTTGTCGCTGGTGAGCTTCTTCGCGGTGGGCGTGCTCGGCAGCCAGCCCCACTCGATCACCATGACGCCGTTCCTCTGGATCGCGCGGTCATCGACGATCTTGACCGCGTCGGCGAACGGCGGCTCGAGCGTCACCGTCGCCTCGGCGAAGCCGCCGCCCTCGAGCCTGATCTCGATCGATGGGGAAAAGCTCCGCAGCCAACTGCTGTAGTCGAACTCGAGCGTGATGTCACCGCTGCTCGTCTGGCCCTTGGACTCCTCAATGGGCTGACGCTCGTTGTTGCCAACCTGCTCGCCATCGACGTTGACGTTCCCCTCGAGCTGCTCCACGGTGAGGAACTTCAACGTGAAGAACGGCGCGAAGAAGTCACCTGTACCTTCGGCGCCGGAAAGCGGGTTGTAGCGCCCGTCGCCCACTAGAGGAAGCCCCTCTCACTGAGACTGAGCCTGGTCGGAACCTGGATACGGAGGCCGGGAAGGAAGTCGTTCGGCCAGAGCCGCATGTCGTTGCGGAGCATGATGAGGTGGCCGGTCGCGTCGTCGCCCAGCTCCTCGTCAGCCAGGCTGTCTGGGCGGTCGAGGTAGTGGACGACGTACTCGTGGTCGTCCGAGTGAGGGTTGAGGGCCGGTGGGCGCGTCTTGTCCCACCAGATCACCTCCTCGTACTTGACGAGCGTCGAAAAACGCAGCGGACCCTTTGGGTTTCGTCTGATCGGACTCGCCATTACATCTGCGCCTCCTCAACAGACGCCTTCCGAGCCATGTGCTCATCGATGCCGTTGCCGACGCCCCGGAACACGACGCGCACCTTCTGATCGCCGCCGCCGCGCCCCTCGAGCTTCCTAACCAGCGCGGCCCACGCCTCAGCTGGGATGCCGCCCGCGCCCGCGCCCTTGCCCGCGCTATCCGCGACCTCGCCCGGGGCCTTGCCCTTCATGGCAGCTTCCAGGCCACGGCGCTTGGCCTCGGCAAATCTCGTGATCCCCTCGTCCAGCTCGATCTCGCCCTTGGCGACCGACGATGCGATGTCGCTCAGGGACTTCTCCATGTGCGACCTGAGGCGGCGCTCGGCCTCGCGCATACCGGACGCGCTGAGAGCGGTACCCTTCTCGGCCAGCTCTCGGAGAGCCTGCTCCGTGTGGCTCTTCGCCCGGCGGCGGAACTCGGCGGCCTCGCCGAAGTTCTCGTTGTTCTCCTTGCGCTTCCGCCTGTTCAGCTCCAACTCGGCGCGCGAATTGGCCACTTCCGTTTCGGCGATGACCTTCTGGTCGTCCATGAACTTCAGCGCCGACTGGTGGGCGTCGTCTAGACCCTCCTTCATACCGGCCACACCCGACGTCACGGCCTTCTGCTCGGCCGCAATTCGCTGCTGCGTGGTCTCCCAGTCGGCGCCCAGCCCGGATATTCTGGCTTGCTCGTCGGCGGCGGCCGTCAGGGACGCGGCCATGTCCCTACCGAAGCCTACGGCACTGGACCGCACGCCACGGATAGCGGTAAGCGCCTCCAGCGCCATGTCCGACGCCCCGCGTGGTCCGTAGTTGTATGCGTAGTCCAATAGCTTCTCAACAGCGGTGAGCGCTCCGCTAAGGATGCCGTTTTCTCCCAGCAGCATGTCGGAGATGGCCTTCGCGGCAGTGAGCCCGGCCACCTTGATCGCCGCCCAGCCCTTCTCCCAGCTTCCACTGAAGGCATCGACAACGAACTGTCCGACACCTTTGATCGCCACGATCGCGTTGGAGATCTTCTCGAACGAGCTGAGAGCGATCTGCGCGACCGACACCCACATGCCGCCCATGTGCTCGAGCAGGAACTTGCCCACGGTGATGCCGAGGCTCTTGATCTCGAAGAACGAGACCTTGAAGCTGAGTCCGATCCCCCCAATGATGTCGCTCAGGCCGTGCTCCCAGATGTCGCCTAGCTCCGGGAAGAACTTCTCAGCAAGCCAGCTGGGGATGCCAAGCAGGATGTTGTCGAGGAAGGTACCGAGAGTGACGATGGCCGTCTCCACAGCGCCTTGGAAGATGTCCAGCCCGGACGCCTCGGGATCGGAGAGCACCTTGCTCATGCGATCCATCCCGTCCATCACCGCGTCGATCCCGGAGACGATCAGCCCGATCGGTCCCAGGATCTTGAGGAGCCTGGGGCCAATCGCTCGCAACGCCCCGGCGAGCTTGGGGAACCGGCCGAACAACTTGCCGATCGCATTCAGCTTGCCGATGGCCCCCGTAGCACCACCAGCCACGCCCAGCAGCGTGCCGAACGCTGTCCCCAGGAGCAGGACGCCTTTGCCGACAGTACCCAGGATCGGCGCAAGGGCCTGACCCCACTCGCGCATCCGCTCGCTCTCGATGAAGTCCTTGATCGTCAAGCTGAGACTGGCGAGCGTGTCCTTCGCCCCACCGAAGGCGTCCTTCAGCACGTCGATCAGTCCGGTCTGCGTGAGGAACGCGATGCCGAGCTGCTTGACGTTGAACCACATCTTCTGTAGTTCCTTCGTCGTGTCGAGCATTCCAGACGTCAGCTCGTCGAACGACTGGACTCCGGCAGCAGTCCCGAGCGCGCGACGCCGTTCGGCTTCCTCCTGCTCGCGCACCATCGCGTTGTAGTCCTCGGTGTGCTCGATCGCTCGCATGAGTTCTGCGGGCAGCTCGTCACGGAGCTGCTCCATGAACCTGTCACGGAGGAACTGGGACGGGATCGAGTCGATGTGACCGCGCAGGGATGTGACGAACCCGAGCGTGTCCGTCTGCGCCTGACGCATCAGTGCGCCGCTCTGGTCGAGCGAGATCCCGGTCTCCATCATTGCCATCTGGAGCGGGTCGAAGCTGTCGCTGAGACCGAGGAACACGCGCCGCTGCGTCTGCGACGCCCTGGCGAAGCGCTCGAACGTGCGCTGGGCGGCCTGGACAGCCTCGGCCATCGTCTTGCCGAACGCCTTGGCGTAGACACCGGCCGTCTGGGAGACGCTCTTCACGATCCCAGCGCCGGAGCCGACCACGGCCTTGCCGAACGAGACTGTGGCGTCCATTGCGCCCTCGATCACGCCCGGGAGCTGCTCCATCATCCCCGGCATTCGGAACGCCGACTGGAACTTGGTGGCATCGTCCAGCGCCCCGACCATCGAGCCACCGAACGTCCGCATAGCGGAATCGGCCTTCGCGATCTCCTGACCAGACACACCATATAGGTCGTTGAGCGCGATGAACGCCTGCTGCTGGTCCTCGGACAGCTCGGTGAGAGAGACACCGGCCGCCGCCAAGCCCTGGGTCATCCGGGTGACTTCGCCAATGCTGAACTGTGTCGTACCGACCAGCTGAAGCATGTCGCTGCGAAGCTCGAACGCGGCCTCGCGCCCCTCGCCGAATCCTGCCGCCATCTTCCGTGACGAGTCCTCCAGTTCGAGGAACGTGTCCCGTTCCCGGCCGAGGAATTCCAGGTTCTCGACGTCCTGCACGAAACCAGAGATCGCCTGGCCGCTCTCCTTCAGCTCCCGGGCGAGTGCGGAGAACGCGGGATGGACCTTCGTGGCCGTACTGAGAAGCTCCCTGAATGAGCCGACCGTCTTCCCGGCCCCGAGCGCAACGCGCTCGAGCGCGTCCATGTTCTCCCACGTCACCGAGGTGAACCGGCCCTGCTCATCCCGGACCTGGCTCATCCACCGGGGCAACCCCTGAAGGTCGGTACCAACCAGGCCCAGCGCCTTGCTGAGGAGACCGGCCGACGCGGTAAACCTGTTGAAGGCCAGCCCTGTCTCGGTGATCTTGATGGTCAGATCCTCGCCACCCTCGGCCGCCTCGTCCATCGCCGGAGCGACGGACCCGCCGACTAACGCGTGGTCGAGTCCCCCAGCCGCCTTCGTCGCCGCCTCGGTCGACGAGGCCAACGACACCAGCGCCGCGTCAACCGATTTGATCGGCTTCGTCGCGTGATCGACAACTGTGAGGCCGATTCCGAGGTTATAGAGTTCCACTTAGACTCCCCAGGCAGCTCCAGCAGATGGCCTCTCTGCGACCGGCTGAGAGGCGTGAGGGCTCAGACCAGTCGAGTATGTCACCTGGCGCTGAGTCCCACCGCCGCCACCCGTCTTCCGCGTTCGGACGATCTCCTCTCGTATTTTCACCAACCGATGCCTTCGTGACGAGGGCATACTCATCACGGCGTCGTACGGCTGATTGTAGGCTTCCATGAGGAACACGATGTCGTGCTCCAGATTCGCCCGGGAACCAAGAGGTAGGAACGCATGGAAGCGCGGTCCTACAACCAGTTCAGCCCCTCGGCCGTAACAGGCTCGGCTCCCGTGTTCGAGAAAAAAGCCTGCCCCAGGTCGAGCGGGAACTCGAACTCGCAGTTGCAGAGGCGGCCCTGGCAGCTGACCTGGACGCTCGTGTCCACGTCGGCCTCCATCGCGTTGTAGACCTCGCGGAGATGGTTCCGGTCGTCCTTCGGGAGCGCCTTCACCAGATCCAGGTCTCGCTTCGGATCGCCGAGCGTGATCATCTGCTTCTGCTTCTGTGGTGGCTGACCGTCAGCCCCAGGAACTTCTGTCTCGACCTCGAGCTGCTCGAGCCTGGCGAGGATCGCGTAGGACCGCAGATCCTTCTGGTTCAGGCTCAGGCCCGTGAGCTTCTCCTCGTGGCTGGCCGTCAGCACGCGCACGATCGCCTTCCGGCCGGACCGGCGGAGCACGACCTCGACGCGGCGCTTCGACACCCGATCCTCGGGGACCTCGGTCATCTCGATCGTCCGCAGGTCGAGCTGCTTGTTCTTGTTCAGGTGGCCGCAGCGCGGGCACGTCCGCTCGAACTTGTAGACGTCACCGCAGGAGCAGCGGCGGAGGAAGATCCGCATCGCCAGCCGGTCCGACGACGTGATCGGCAGACCCGCCTTCAGGTCGTCACCGATGATCGCCTTGATCTTCTCAGGATCGGTCTCGTTGCCGATCTTCTCGCAGCAGGCCGAGAGGAGCATGGTTGTCCGCTCGTGAACAGGCAGCTCGTCATCGTCCATGATGTCTTCCTCCGTGCCGGTCATCTCACGGAGGACGATGGTCTTGTGGACCTTGCCCTGCTCGTCCACGTAACCGCAGGGGAGTTGGTACTGCCCCCTACCACGCCCAAATACTTCAACACCCGGTACGTCTACGATCCCCGGCACGCTTTCCTCCTGACCACGCCTCGCTTGCGTAACTCGTCGTAGACGGTGCCCAACGGAACACCGATCTTCTCTGACACCTCGTTCAGCGACAGCCCCTTCCTGTAGAGCTGTTCCGCTTTGTTTCTCTTCGATGGTGCGAAGCTGGAGTTGAGCAGCTTGGCTTCGGACACACCGCGAACCACACCGGCGATGTGGAGCACACGCAGCACACTCGACTTCGCACGCCCGACCTCGCGTCCAACCTCGATCGCCGACATGCCGCTCTCGTAGAGCTTGATGATCTGCTTGCGCACCGCCCGATTCATGCGCGTGCGGAACCTGTGATCGACTAGCGTCTCCGGTCGTAGGTCCAAGATCCCGCGCCTCTTCAGCTGGGCCTTGCGCCACAGCTTCAATCTGATCTCTGAATGCCTCTCCCGAAAGCGCTCGATCTTCTCGGCACCCTCCGGGGAGAGCCAGCCTTTGACCTCGATCAAGTAGTCGATCTCGCCACCGCTGTTGTAGATCCAGAAGTCCGGCAGGTAGTCGTCGAACTGCTCGACCTCGTAGTCCCAGTTGAACCTGCGCGCATCGAGCCAGGCGGCGGTCTTCGCCTCCCACGAAGATCGGAAGAAGAACACGCGACCCAGCCGATCGCGGAAGGTGAAGCCGCGACACCTGTCTCGTCCGCGAACATCGACACCCTCTTCGAGCAGCACGCGCTTGATCGGGCTCGCCGAGCACTCGAACCACTCGGCCAACCAGTTGACCGACTCCCCGGCCTCGTAGCGACTGACAATCTCGGCCCGCGCGCTCGGATCATCCGCGAACAGATGCCGCTTGCGTGCCGGATGACGGCGCGTGCGCCCCAGCTCGCGACGGACGAGCCAGACGGACAACCCAGTCGCAGCCGAGACCTCATCCAGCGTAGCTCCGGCCTTGTATCGACAGCGCACCTCGGCACGCTTCGCCGCAGACACGTTGGTCCTCGGGCGTCCCATACTACCTCCGCGTTTCCGCAGACATAGTAGCACTTAGTCGCCCCCTCCCAAAGAAGCGAGCTGCTCCTCGGTCACAGCCTGCGTCGCTCGGAGCTTCACCGGACCGGGGTCCGTGGCATCCCAGATGACCTCGATCCGCTGGAACCCGTCATCTCGGTTGGCGCCCTGCTCGGCGACCAGCGCCAGCGCTTCGGGCGACAGGTGGAAGCGAAAGCCGGGGTAGTCCTGGTCCCACTCCCCAGACGGTAGCGAGCTAGCGTCCGGGCCGAACTCGCCCGGCGTGAACGTGAGCACGTACTGCGGCCGATAGGGAATCTCGTAGGCGCGGAGCACGATGTCGCCGTTGTCGTCCCGGGCGTAGTCCTTCATCGCCCACGGCCCTTGCCGAACACCTCTACCCCCGGAACATCAACAATTCCTGGCACTTATGCCTCCTTCTCGAGCGCGTACCTCACCAAGCGCTCGAACCTCTCTGGACTCTCGGCCAGCACCTTGAGACCGTCTGCGACGGTCCATCCCCAACGCTGGCAGAAGACGAACAGCTCGTCGTAGACCCCGGTCGGGAGAGCGACCCGAACGATGGTCGTGCCGTCCCCTCCGTTGCCCCTGTGGGCCACGTAGGAGCGCAGGAGAGCCTCGATCACGGCGGAGATGGTCCCGTGGCCCTCCTCCTTGATTTTGGCCTCCAGAGCGCCCCGGAGGACGTGGGAGAGCTGCATGTTGGTACGTCGACCAGACGGGTGCACACGCGCGGGCGCGGGCAGGCGCCTGTCCCCGTCGAGCCACTCCAGCACGACCTGGCGGATGACCTCACTCTGGGAGCGGCCGGTCTCCTCGCAGTAGGACGCGAGCGTGTCGTCTAAGTCCTCTGGAATGACAAAGTTGAGACGGGGCTTCAAGCTGGCTTCCATGAGGAAGACCTCCTCACTTGAGGAGGCATTCTGCCTCACGCAGCTGGACGGCGCAACCCCCTAGACCTGGGGCACGGGAAGCGGCAGGACCGTGACCCGCTGAACGGAGAGAGTCAGCTCCTCCATCACGACCTCGGAACCCGAGGCGTCCAGGTCGGTCGCGGGCTTCCACGTAGTGGGAATGGCGTCCCGCATCCAGAGCATCCGCTGTGGAATGACCTTCTGGTTCCTCGTCTGCACGACGATGAAGCTCCGCCGGGGCGCGACGCGGCCCCAGACGACCTGCATGAACCAGAGGTACATATCAAGGTTCGTGTTGAAGACCGCGAACCGGAGCGTGCAGTCGCCGCCGGTAACGTAGCCCTGCGGCACCCGGTGCACGTACGGCCAGTTCCCCTCGCGGATGTCCTTCACGTCCATCGTCATCTCGGGGATCGAGATCGACTGGAAGCCGATGTAGCTCCCGTTGTTGATGGCGGACTGGGCGGACTTCAGTGGGAACGCGGTGGGGAAGACGCCAGCGACGGGGACGTCGAGCAGCGCGAAGTTGTGACTCAAGAGCGGGTCTGAGTTCACCGATCTGGCCATGCGCCCATCCTACCGCGTCTTGAGCTTCCGCCGCTTCCTCTTCTTCGGCCGAATGCCCAGGCCGGAGTAGACCTTCCGCTTGAGGTGTTCAGGCGCTCCGGCCAGTTGGCCCTCGACCCACGCCTTCCCCTTCGGGTTCTCTAGCGGTTTGGCGAGAATCTTCGAGGCCATCCGGTGCATCTTCGGCTCGATCTCGGTACGAAACTCGGCGCTGCCCGTGTCGTACGTCCCCTTGTTCTCGATCTCGTAGTAGCGATGGCCGAACTTCTTCTTGTAGGTCTGACCAGCCTTCGCGACCGCCTGATGCGAGGCGACCACGTCCGCATCCGGGACGGTCCGGCCGCGCGCCTGGTTGCGCTCGCGAGCCACTTCGATCGGTGTGACCACCATCACCATCGAGCAGTCGTAGCCGAGGTCTTCGAGCGCCTTCTTGCCTTTCAGGATGTAGGTGGGGTTCTTGGCCGTGCCATCGACGATCACGCCGAGTCGCCCACGCGCGAAGTGCGCGCGCTGATTCATCATCGTGTACCACGAGCGGTCGTGCAGCTCCTTCCCGATCGATGGGAACTTCGGGTTGTCGGTCGGCACCTCGAAGGCCGTCTTGAGATCGAGGCCCTTCTGCTTGACGCGCCAAGCGTAGATCTCATCCACGCTCAGGGTCTTGAGCCCGAAGGCTCCGCCGAGCTGGCTGCCGAGCTTCCCGAACATCGTTCCGGCAGTCCACGATTTGCCGGATCCCATGCCGCCGCCCAGAAAGATCGCTTTCAGGATATGCGGATCGAAGATGCCCTCGTGCAGAAGGCGGGCGTCAGATGGAACGACCCGCTCGAACAGACTCACGACGCCTAGTACTTGTCGTCCTGGGCGTCGGCGCACGCCTCGGCCGCCTTTGCGGCGGCTTTGAGCGCGGAAACGAGGGCGTCGTACTTGGGCTTCATCTTTCCCAGCTCGTCGCCCTTCGCGAAGCGCTTCTTCTCCTTCCACATCCGATCGCACGTGGTCGCCGCATCCTCGAGCGCGTACTGGAGGTCGCGCTTGTTGAGGTAGCGGCGGGGCATCATGCCCATCATCTCGTGCAGCGGGTTCCGGCCGTCGTCCTGATCGCCCTGCTCTTCCTGCTCGGTCAGGCCCGCCAGCTTGTCGAAGTGGCTCATCACGTCCTCTTTCTGGTGTCTGGTCTGCGCTGACCTCGACGCTACGCCGAGATGATCTCCACCTCCAGCTCCTCGACGGTGAGGGTCAGCTCTTGGAGAGCGACCTCGGAGCCGGTGGCGTCCTTGTCCGCCATCGGCTTCACCGTGGAGGGCCAGCACTCGCGCAGGCGCATGATCCGGGAAGGCGACCCGTCGATCCCGAACTCGTCGGTGATGTGGAACTCCATGATCATCAGGTCGGAGCGGTAGGTGTCCGCCGCGCCGTTGATCACGTCGATGAGCCACTTGTAGAAGTCGCTCTCGCGCTGGACGGTGCCCTTCATCAGCTGGCACTCGCCCACCGTCTGGATGCCCGGGTACTTCCGGGTCCAGCGGTACACGCCCTCGCGGTACTCCGCCGGGTCGATGCTGACCTCGGGCGTCGAGACGGTCGAGAACCCGGCGACGGGATCGAGATGCCCCCCGGCCGGATCGACCACGTGAAACCTGTAGTTCAAATACGGATCAGTGGACGCTGCACGAGCCATGTCAGTCTCCTATCTCGTCTGCCCGACCCCTACGAGGTCTGCGTGCCGACCGGCTGCTGGAGGGTGAAGGTGATGAACTCCGCCGGGGTGCCGGGGTTGAATCCGATGTCGATGATCGCCTTGCCCTCCGCCACGGTCGAGGCGTTGTTGTTCGTGGCGTTGCACGTCACGAAGAACGCCTCGTCCTCGTTCTGGCCTGCGAAGTAGCCGAGCCGGAAGAGGCTGCCGTAGTAGCCCTTCAGCGCGGTCTCGATCTTCGCCCAGAGCGGCGGGCCGTTGTTCTCGAACACCGCCCACTGGAGGTTCAGGCTGGTCGCGTACATCAGGAAGTTGTGCAGCGTGCGCGCGTTGATGTAGCGCCAGCGCGTCTCGCGCGAGAGGCTGCGCACTCCCCAGACGGCGATCCCGGTCGCGTCGCTGGAGATGATCGGATTGATCCGCGACTGGTAGAGGTTGTCCCGGTCCGACTTCTCCAGCACGAACTCGGCGGCGACGACGCCAACCGCGTTGAGCGCGCCGTCTTCGACACCGCCCGGAGCCTTCCCGACGTTCTTGGTGTTCGCCGTGCGTGCGTAGACGCCCGCCACGAGCGGAGTGATCGGCACCAGCTCGACCCGATCGGTGAGCGGGTTGACGAAGTAGACGTTGGGGTAGTACATCGCCCCGATCTTCTCGTCCCACGCCTGGTCCACCTGGATGTACTTGATCGCCTCGCTCACGGTCGTCCCGTTGGCGTAGCCCATGATCAGGTAGCGCAGGTCGGGCCGGTTCTTGGCGAACTGCACCATGTCGAACTGGACGAACTCCGAACCCTCGAAGTCGGGCACCACGACGTTGAGCGGCTCCTCGACCAGATCCAGGGCGTAGATGCCCTGCTTGCTGGATTCGAGCGCGGCGGCCGAGATGTCCGCGCGGGTGACGGCAGAGCCGTTGACGCCGCCGGACATCTGCCACTCGACGTCGCTCGCGAGGCCGGTGTAGTTGCCCAGGATGTCGGTGCCCGCCGTGGGTGCGCTGTCCCAGGTGATGTCGTAGGCGCCAGTGTCGTAGTCGATCGTGTTGGTCCCGGCCGCGTCCACATCCCCGACCAGGTTGCCGAGGCCGTCGTCGGTCGCGACCTGGCCCGACTGGTAGTCGGCGTCGATCGTGGTGGCTGCCCTCGGAGCCAGCAGCGTGGTGAGCGCCACGGCGCCGGTGACGTAGTCGGCCGACCCGGCCGCGCCCGCGACACCGCCCAGCTCGGTCAGATCCCCGGCCACGTCGCCGTTCACGATCCCGAGCGGCACGTAGTCCACCAGGATGTTGGTGCCGCTCTGCGGCGGAGTCGAGGTCGTGAAGTCGATCAGGCCGCTCTGGGTAGGCGCCGTGACGCTGTCCACCAGGTCGATCGCGTTCGTGCCCGCGCCGATCGCGCCCGCGAGAGCCACCGCCTGGGCCATGTTGTCGGTGGCCGCCGCCTTGGTGATGATGTCCGACTCATCGTAGGTCACCGTCACCGGGGAGCCACCGGCGAGGCCGCCGCCGAGCGAGCCGAGCGTCTGCCCGGTCATGGCGCCGGTGGTGTAGTCGATGGTCCCGGTGCCGCCCTGGAAGACGAGCGGGTTGATGAGGTTCCCAGCGCCGTCGTCGAGGATGACCTGGGCACCGTCGTCCACAGTCGTCACCGCGATGGCCAGCGTGCCAGGGTGAACCGGAGTGGACGGGGTGACGCCTGGAATCGGCGTGGAGGCGAGGTCGTAGATCTGGCCGGGCGTGGCCGCGCCGATGGGCACCCACGGCGATCCGCCAGCCGGTACCGCGTAGCGGATACGGAAGACGGTGTTCTCCCGGTGGACCGGAGCGGTCAGCGCACCGGCCGCGATCTGGAAGGCCGTGTCGATGCCGTTGACCGTGCCGACCGCGAACGGACCACTGCCGAGGTTGTCGACCTGGTCGCCGACCTTGGCGTAGAACATCCGCAGGCTGCCGTCGAGCACCGGCGTCGTCGGCAGGGTGATCGCGAAGGTCGTCACGATCCCGTCGATCGCCGGTGTCGGCGTCTGCGCCTCGTCGTCCACCTGGGCGTCGGCCGCGACGATCCGCAGCGTGTTGTCCAGGCAGGCGCCCTGGGCGAGCGTCCCGGAGAAGTTGGTGTCGATGCCGTTGACCGAGCCACCGGCCACCAGCACCTCGTCCTCCTCGTAGGAGGGGATCAGCCCGCTGGGCGTGCCGCCCGCGCCCTCGGTGATCTCCACCAGCTGAGACGGCTTCCGGGGATCGGTCAGGACGGTGGTGACGTAGTCGGCCGCGTCCGGGTCGGTGAACTGGACCGCCTCGTAGGTCTCCTCGGAGACGAGGATCGACGCGTCGTACTCCGAAGGACGGAGGACGAGCAGGTCGAACTTCTCCCACTGCTCGGCACCGGCCGTCCGATCGAGGAAGTTGCGGTTCCCTCGGATGTGGATCCGGGTGTCGTTGCCCCAGGTCCCCTCCCCCTTCATGGTGAAGGTCCACTTGGTGGGACCGGGCGTCGGGTCGATGTCCGCCCACGCCGAGATGGCGTCGGACGGGACCACGCGGACGATGTAGGCCCGCTGGCCACCGTTCCCGAAGAAGCCCTGGATCCCGATCGGGACCAGACCTAACGACGAGATCGGTCCGAAGACACGCTCGAACTCGACGGTCGAGCGAACCTCGACTGGCGTATTGCTCGGACCCTCGTCGGTCCAGCCGACGAACCCGGCCTTCGCGGGAGAGATGCCCTCGGGGGCACGGGACGGCTCCTTCTCGAAGCCGTAGACACCTGGGCTGAGGATTTCGAGTTGGGCCACGGCGCTCTCCTAAGCTCTCTTGGCTGATTGCGGACCGAGCACCCTACTTGGGCTCGTCGTCGTCGGTGATCACGATGGGGGTGTCGTCCGGCCTGGCCGCCCTGGTCGGCCGGGCCGGTGAGGTCTTCTTGGGAGCTGGTGCGGGCTTCGGCTTGACCACGGTCGCCTGCTTCGTCGCGCGGAGGGCGTTGGCCTCGCGATCGGACAGCTTGCGGAGGCGCTTCGCGCGCAGGCCGCGCACGACTCCCTTGTTGGAGGGGCTGGCCTCGAAGATCTGGCCGGGACGGTGCGCCTTCGTCACGCCTCCGGGAAAGTCCACCATCCACGGACCGCGCCCGGTGACCTGGTAGTACTGAGTCCTCATTCGTCTCTCCCTATGGCGGTCACCCGCTTGATCGGCTGGCCATCACCGTAGAGGCCGCCGCCTCCCGGATCAGGTCCAGGGTTGTTCGGATCGACCGGCTCGATTGGATCAGGCTGCGTCCCTCCGACGAATCCCGGAACGACCTTGGGCACCTTGTCGAGCGTCAGCTCCCCTTCGACGCGAAGCGACACACTGTACCCGCACACCCGATCGACGAGCGAGTTGATCTCCGTGAGATCCGCTGTCCCCTCCTGAAACGTGTGGTAAGTGCGCTCGACCCCGAGCCCATCCACCACCGTCACATCACCGTAGAGAGGATACCGAACCATGACCATCTGGAGAAGCACCTGGGCGACGGTCCGATGGCGGCTCCAGCACTCGATCGTGTAGGTGAAGTCGTAGGGCCACTCCTTCTCCTTGATCTCGTAGTGAGACCAGCCCAGGTCGGGGCCGACCGAGATCGGAGTGGCTCCCTCGGCGGGAAGGCGGTACGACAGCGTCGGCGACCAGACGCGCTGCTGAGACGGGGTTGCGTCGTCGCGAATGACCAGGACGCATGGCAGCTCCCACTCCTGGTCGGTGGGCTCGGACTGCTTGAACCCGACTAACGCGCGCTCGATCTTGATCGGCGCGTCGTTGCTGTTCTCAGGCTCGACGAAGACGCCCTCGAGCGGAAGGTAGTACTGGTTCTTCTCTGGATCGAGCTGGGCGCCGAGACCTTCGACCACGCCCTGATCGAAGTCGATCAGGTCGATGTGGCCGGTCCGTTCTCCGAACTCGAGCGACGGCATGGGACACATTCTACGGCGGAGGGCCGCTGGCCGCCATAAACTACAGCCAGCTCTCGTCCCGCCGTTTCTCCAGGCGTTTCCTGAGATCCTCGGTCAGTTTGTCCACCTCGTCCAGCCGACCACCGGCCAGCGCTTCTCTGATCTCTCGGCCAGCAGCCGCGACCCATCTCGGGGCCTGGTTCTTCGCCGCCCTAGCCGTCTTCAGCCAGTGCGGAACACGGGGGAAACCGCCCAGGCCGTGCTCCAGGCGCATCTGGAGAAACACGAGGTCGATGAAGACCTTCCCGTTGATCGACGGCTTCACGCCATCGGTCACTGTTGCGCCGAGCTTCGTGATCTTGCTCACGAGGTCAGCGTAGACCTCGCGCAGACGACGGCGATGGCCGTCCATCTCGGCAGGCGAAGCAGGCCGAACCTCCGCCTCAGCTGGGATACCGCCCGAGATCGGCGGGAGCGTGTCCACGGTCCATGGGTTGTGCTTCGCCATCTCGATCGCAATCGGGTTCGAGCCACCGATCTTGATCTGGGTGCTCTCGGCCGGAACCGTGGTCAGCTTCGTTCGTGAAAGACCCGCGATGGCCCACTCGTCCTTCTTGTCGTTCTCGAGGAACTTGATCGCGTCACGGTAGAGGTCGAGCCACTTCTCTCCCTTCGGGATTCTCTCCTGTACGTCCTCCTGAATGCCCTTGGCGATGGCCCGACCGGCAGCTGTGGCCGCAGCTCGCGCGCGCTTGTGCACGTCCCGCCGGAAGGTCTTGGGGATCCCGCCAGTCGTCGTAATCTTTATGAACTTAGCCACTTACGCTCTCGGCGGCGGCGAGTCCGGCGAGAGGTCCCCCGGCGTCGTGTCACCCGTCGACCCGTCAGGCGGCGACTCCGAGAGCTTCCTCTCGGCGAGCTTGCGCTGCGGCTCGTACTTGGAGGACTTCACGAGGATGAGCTTGTAGGAGACGAAGAATCCATCGCCGCCGAAGCGGCCCTCGGTGTCACGATCGACATCCTCCACGTCCATGTACATATCGAGCAGCTTGGTGAACCGGACGATGTCGCCGGGGCGCGGCTGGAGATCCCACTCGCGCTCGCACAACACTCGGGCGAGGAAGTACTCGCACCGGCGGACGTAGATCACGCCGCGCTCGTCCGGCTCCTGCTCGTGCTCGACGTTGTCCACTCGGCCGCGAACGAGGATCGGCTGCAAGTACGGCCAATCCGGCTGGATCTCTCGGCGGGCCGAGTCGAGCCTGCTCTTGATGATTACGCGCTCTCCATAGAGCGCATAGCCCGCGTGCTTCTTCCTCGCGAACGGGTCGTCAGGCTCGGTCTCCGGCGTTGCGATCTTGCTGCGGTGACCGGCGTTCGACAGCGGATGGTCGCCGTCGATCCGCCTGTTCTGGTCCTCGAGCACGTAGTAGTAGGCGTTCATGCCGCGAAGCCGTGTGAGCTGCCGCGAGATGAAGTCCGCGTACGCCTTGTTGCGCGGGCCAATGAACGTGTCTGGAACACCGGCCGTGCCCTTGGTACCAGCGAGGTTCTTGAACTGGCCGTACTCGTAGGAGGGAGGAGTGGGGGGTCGCACGTCAGCCACGGTTCACCTCCCACCAGTTCCGAGAGAACCTCTCGGGCGCATCCTCGTAGAGCCCCTTGGCCCAGCCCCGCACCTTCCTGACCTTGACCGAGAACTTGACGATCGGCGGAGGCCGCTTCCCGCCGCGACGTTTCCTATGCCGGAGCGGCTGCCGTTCGCGCACGAACATCTCGCGCTCGCGCTGCTTCCCCGCGTTCGTCAGCTGGACACGGCTCTCGTCCTGGGCATTCGTCTTGATCCGGGCCTCAGAGCCATCTCGCCTGGGACCGGCAGTGAGCAGGCCCCACGTAACGACGTTGAACGCCTTGACGAAGTCGTCCTCAGTCGGGTCATTGCCGGACGCTTCGCGCATGATGTGCGAGTAGATCCCCGAGATCACCAGCGGCGGCAGACTATCGGGATCACGGATCGCGACGTAGGGATCGAACTTCTCTTGAGGCTCTTTGGCCATCGGCTACCCGGTGATGATCGGAACGGCGCGTTTCCAGTTGAGGATGTCCTGGTTGAGCTTCTCCATGACGGTCTCGGCGTTGGACATCAGGTCGGTGCCGTTCATCGTCCGATCGCCAGCGATCGACGGCCACGAGTCCACAGTCATGCGAATGTTCCCCAGCGTACCCATCGCCTCGGCCAGGAGCTTCCGCCTGAAGAAGCCCGTCTCCTGCGGATCGAGTACGCGCGTGTCGATGTTCCACGACCAGACGGTCACGAGCGCCTGGTCCAGCCCAGAGTTGACGGACGCGGGAGGCGGCATGATCTCGAGCGTGCGCGTCTCCTTCGTCCACTCCCAGTCCCGGTCGGTCGAGAAGATCCGGCCGATCTCTTCGAGGTACTGGAGCCGCTGCACCAGGTCGGAGTAGGGTAGCGGCGCGACGTTCGGGTTCGTCCACTGGCCGAACAGGAGCGAGAAGTACGTGTAGCTGAACTGGTCCGCGTCGAGCGTCGGGAGCTGGTAGTTCGGGTAGTCGATGCGGATCACCTCGATGATGTCGGGCGGCAGCAGGTAGGAGGTCTGCCCGTTGGCGAGAGGGATCTGGAGCACCTTGCGGAAGCCGACTCGCTCGCAGTACCAGCGCTTCGTCTCCTCCATGCAGTCGTCGTAGTGGGTCTCGCCGGGCGGGAACGGCTGGCCGGTGAGCGGGTCGAGATCGCCGGGCGAGGTCAACTCGATGTCCACGATCCCGCCGCCGAGCTTACGGAGCACCCAGCGCCAGTGCTCGGGCTCGCTCTTGCCCTGGCCGGAGATCGCCGGGAGGTCGTCGGGAACGGGGGGCTCTGGAGCTTGGGTCATGGGTTGCTCCTGGGGTCCGCTTCCATCCTAACTTGCGGTGGAGGGCCGGGCTACAGCGCTACTTAGGGGAACGGTGTGAGAATGGCGGGCGAGATTGTTGAGAGGGATGAAAGGAGCCTCATGACCGACCCTGACCTGATCGAGATCCGCGACCTGTGCCGCGACCTGGCCGACGATCGCACCGGCCCCGACTGCCATGGCCTCGTCTTCCGCATCAACAAGTGGCTGCACGTGGACATCAGGACCAGGACCAACTCCTCCGGGCTCCGCCTCTGCACCGCTGGCCGCGCCGCCGCGCGCAACCGCGACCGCTCGTTCAAGCTGACCGGCCGCACGTCGGTGGCGACCCGGATCGCCAAGTGCGCCCGGAGGATCACCGAGGAGACCCGTGCCCAGTCCAACTGACCGCGACGTCTTGAAGACCATCCGGGCGGCCCGCAAGTGGGTCGCTCACTACAAGCCGTTCCACAAGGAGCCGTCGTGCGCCAAGAAGCTGCGCTCGTGGCGGCGCAAGCTGAAGTTCGCGCTGGCCGAGGCCGACGCCCGCCAGCTCGACGTGCCGCCCGATCCCTACGCGCCACCTCCCCCGCCGCCGCCCCCTCCCACCGAGGAGGAGGTCCGGGCGAAGCACCTGGCGGAGCTGCGATGCGACCGTTTCCTGGCCGACTGGTCGGTCTGCAAGGGGACGACCGCCTGGGCCGCGTGGGGCGGCTCCGGCTGGTCGGCCGTCACGATCATCACCCCGGCCCGCGTCTGGGCCACGGCGAAGCGCGTGGATGCGCGGTCAGGCGAGCCCGTGACCGAGAAGACGGCCCACGTGCGAATGGACCGTCTCGTCCGCCGAGACGCCGCCCTGAAGGGCAAGGACAAGCCGACCCTGCTTCCGAGCGAGGTCTTCCCCCAGGAGGATGACGACGGGGAGCAGGAACCGGCCGAGCCCGAGGCGACCGAGACCAGGCCCCCAGAGATCGTCGATGCCGTTCGCAAGCGGCTGCCGAAGCTGATGGACCTGGTCGGCGATGACGCGACCATCGACGACTGGTAGAGCTGGGTAGAACAGTGGCATGAGAGAACTAGAGGTCGGCGACGAGGTCTTCTGGTACGACGACAAGGACGAGCGACGGCGAGGTCGGGTCTGTGACAGCGACGGCGAGCTGGTTGTCCGGCCCTACGATGTGCTCGGTCGGCTCCAGCTCGAGGAGCACGTAGCACTCAGCCCGACCAGGATGAGGCTCGCTTCTGGCGTTGATCAGCTGGCGGAGCTGGCTCCGATCGTCATGCACCTGTCCCACCTGATCGAGTGCTACGAGGGCGGCCGGGGACACCCCAAGGCGACCTACTGCGGCGACTGGAAGATCAACACCGAGCACAAGCCGTGGTCGCTTCACAGCCCAAAGGCCGAGGTCGATCCGCTCCGTGTGCATCAGCGCGGATTCTGCTCCGATGATCCGTGGAAGAAGCTGATCGAGGACACCGCACTGGCCTTGGACTACAGCGACCGCAGCGAGCCGCTCAAGGACCGCGAGCTACCCGACGAAGCCTACGAGAGCGCGGCCGAGCTGAAGCTGTGCCCACGCTGCTTCCGCGCGGCCGTGATGGAGCGCACCTGGCCGCTCGAGCCGGGTCGCCTCTCCGAGGAGGAGCTGAAGAGGTTCGTGCTCGGCTTCCTCGACGGCAGCGTCTACTCGGACCGGCACATTCCGTCCTGGGAGGCCGTGGCCGCCGCCGAAACCGAGGAAGAGGCCCAGCGGGCCGCCGAGCGGTGGGGCCGCGACTGCTCGATGGTCTTCATGTGCCTGATGCTGTCCCCGCCCCCACCGCCGGACTACGCGGAGAAGATCGCGATCGTGTGGGAGTGGTTCGAGAAGCGCGGCCCGCGCTCGATCAACGGTATGCCCGGGTTCTTCTCCCACCACTTCATGCACCGCGATGACTGGAAGCGGGCTGCGCCCGCGATCGAGCGCGAGCTGAAGCGGAGGCGGGAGTTCGAGATCTAGGTGACACCATGAGCGATATGAGAGTCTGGATGCCGCTGTACGCGCAGGCGCCATCTGCTCAAGATCGACAACACCTCTCGGGAATCGGACGACGTGAATCTGCTTCCACATCCCGAACAATCCAACGACGTGCGCTGGACAGCAGACTGAGCGGCAACTCTCTCTGGAATCGGCCGACCGCATCGTCCGCATCTAAGCAGCCACTTCTCGCGATCAGGATGAGTTGCGCGCGCCAGACTCGCCGCCTTGACGTCGGCCGATAATGGAATCATCCCCTCCGGGGTAGATCGTAAGGAGAGCCGTCCAGCCGGACTCTCTGAGAGCCAGCCGTCATCGACGGCGTCATCGACGGCGGTGTCTACCTCGAAGCGGAGATTGTTCGGACACTCATAGCAAACCTCACCGCCACCATCGAACTGGCACCACCGGCCCGACAGCGCGTTGCACAACTCGCTGAAGGTCATCGATCCCCACAGCTCAAGCGTTCGGAAGATGGCCTGTCGGATAGCAAGCTCTCGCTGACGGAGGTAGCCATCATCCACCCCGTGATCGCCGGGTCGCAGTTCAAGCGTGTACCGGCAGTGCGGAAACCTAAAACACCCCCAGAATGCCTTACCATCGCGTCTCCTGTAGCGAACGACCATCCCAGCATCACCACAGCTGGCGCATACCGGAGGAACAACGCCCTCCTTAGTCTCCGTGCTTGATTCGCACCCAACCAGCGCGTGCCGGAAGCGATTCTCCAACATCGTCTTCCTCGTAGAACGAGACGAGACCGACTTCACCGCACTTGCGGTTGCACCACTCGCGGTTGCGAGGCGTATCCGCCCTCTTCCCAAGCCACCACCGGACGTCGATACCCTGCTCGGCGTAGTCATTAGTACGCTCCTCCAGCTCCCCTTGCGTGATCGACGCGAGCTGGACTTCGTGCGCCTGCCACCACCCGGTCGACCATATGCACATGACGTCGGCCACCCGCTTGCGATCCTCGATCGCGTACTCCAGCAGGATGTCTGGTAGGAAATCGGCATATGAACGGCGAAGCAGGGAAACTACAACCTGTTTCGCGATCAGGTGGTCCAACGACTCTGGGTGAAACCTGTAGTCAGAGGAACACGTTCGCGCCAGATGGGCGAAGTGTGGCCGAATGATCTGGCCGCACTTGAGTACCATGTCTCCGCCACAGAGTTGGCACATCACATCCCGACGATCGAGCCTTTGCGGCTCATCGATCTGCGTCAGATCCAAGCGCTTTCCAGAACTACGGCTCTTGGCTACGAATGGCATGTCGAGCTGCCCGCTTTCATCGGTCAGTTCTACCCCGGTCTTCCGACACCTCGCCGGTTTTCTCGGCCTGCACTGAGCGTCCGAAGTGCTGGGTAGAACAGTCTCAAGGAGCGATCTCTATGACTAAGGACGAGGCGATCGATCTCATGCTGGTATTGACCAAGGACAAACCTCAATCGGGACAGACGAATTGGAACGGACTGCGCACCCGCGTCGCCAAGTTCGTGGAAATCATCAATACCGGCAACTGCGAGATGGCGGCCGATGACGATGGTCTCACGATCGCCATGCGAAAACAGAACAACGGCCGTCTGATCTGGTCCATCAAGTTCCTCTGCAACTGCCCGTCAACACAAGGCAGAGTCGTTCTACAATTCGCCCCCGACACCTGGCTCTATGACCACAAGGCAAAGCGCGCGCTCCAAGCTCTCGGACTATGCGACCCAAAGCCGCCCTCACCTAAAGAGCTGTGTCGTAGGCGCCGAGCAAGGGAAGTGCGCGTGCACGAGGGGCGCGCCCGGGGCTCTAACAAGCCCTCATCGCCGCCGCCCGCTTCGGAGTCACCTTCCGCGCCCTGAACCCAGGGACCTTCACGTGGCGGCCGGTCTTGCCCTTGCGGATGTTGGCCAGGCACTCGGGCGTGACCACGTTGCCCAGCTCGTCGGCGAGCTTACGAGCTGAGAGTAGCTTGTCGTCCCTGAACCGTTCTTTGACGAACCTGATCTGCTCGTCCGTCAGCTTCGTGTTCCTCCGGCCGCCGCGCGCCTTCTTCGAGATCCGGCGGCGGGTCTCCGGGTTCTGCATGTTGCTGGTGCGGGTCGTGTCCTTCAGGTGAGCTGGGTTCACGCAGGCGCGGTTCGCGCAGGTGTGGGCGACGTCGTTCTCAGCCATCTTGCCGTTGGCGATCAGGTAGGAGACCAGGTGGGCGCCCCGGACCCGGCCGCAGATGTTGAAGGCGCCGTAGCCCGAGCTGTCCTTCGCGGCCTGCCACTCCCAGCAGTCGTCGGGTCCGGCCTTGGCGACCTTCTTCCAGAAGCGCCTGGTTGTCTTCTCATCTGCCTCGATCGGACTGCTCCTGCCGCGTCTCCTCTTCCCGCGATCCGATCGCGCCTTCTTCGGCACCACTGGTACGTCCTGCCGCTGCCAGGTCCGTCCCAGCTTGATGTCCGACAGGTGAGGCTGGCTGACGCCGAACTCCTCGGCCAGTGCCCGTTGGGACTCCCCCGCTTCCAGCCGGGCGCGGATCTCGTCCACCTTCGCCCAGTCGAGTTTGGCGCGACCGTTCTTCTCCCCACTCTGGTCCGCGAATCGGCCGCGCTCAACCATGTCGGCCGAGTTGTCAGCTGGCGTGCCGAGAACCAGGTGTCGTGGGTTCACGCAGGCCGGGTCGTCGCATGTGTGCCGCACGAGCGCGCCGTCCGGGATCTGACCGTTCGCCTGTACATAGGCCACCCGGTGGGCGAGCAGAGAGCGGTTGTCCAGCCTGAAGACGCCATAGCCGCGCGCGTTCTTGCTCGCCGTCCACAGGACGCAGGCGTCTGGAGCGGCAAGCCGGTCTACGGCCGAGGGCTCGATCTTCTGGTTCCATCGCTCCAGGTCGCGCGGCGAGAACTTGGGGTAGTTGGTGGGCACAGCGAACCTCCACCAACTAATATAGATCGGCGCTCGACGCTTCACAAGCAGAAGGGGCGACGGCCGAAACCGTCGCCCCTCCGTTGAACGTGCGACCTATAAGATCGCCGATCGAACCGTCTTCGGCCTAGAGGAGATTGTCGATCTCCACCCTGGCGAAGAATTCGGCGCGGGTCAGGGTGATCTTGTGCCTGGTCCTGACCGCCCGCCGGAGGCTCAAATCGTTGGGATCGATGAAGTTCGGCGTGATCTCCATCGGGATGTACGGGCTGTAGATCAGGCCCGTGTCGAGGATGCTCGGCCCCTGGTATCCCATGAGGATCTGGTTGGCCGGGAAGAGCGGATCGACGAAGATCAGCCACTTCCTCTTGAGGACGCCCTGCTTGAGGATCCCGCCCTGGTAGACGTGACCCTCCTCGACGGCCGAGAAGCCGTCGATGTTGTCGAGCAGGCTCGCCACCTCGGAGCTGGTGATCGCCCAGTTGCAGGGAGCCCGCTGCGTGCGACGGTGCACGATGTGGCTCGCCCGCGACATGCGGATCACGAGGCTCTTCAGGTGGTCGGGATCGTTGACGCCCGAGGGCGTGGCCCGGTCCCACTTGACGACCGCGATGGGCTCGACCGCGTTGAGCGCCGTTCCGGCGATCTCACGGTCGATCTCCGCCGTCATCTCGTCCGACATCTGCGCGACCAGGTCGGCGTCGATGTCCCTGCCCCACAGAGCGCGGAGGTCGTCGGCCGCCTCGACGCTCGCCAGGCTCTTGAGCTTCCGGCTCTCGGCCTCGATGCTCTGGAGCTGGATGTCGAGCTGGACCTCGGGGATCCGAGCGTTCAGCTCGTTGTCGTAGCGGTACTCGACCAGGATGACGTCGTTCAGCGCCGGAGCGGTGCCGAACGTGAGCGACATCTGGCCCGACGCGTAGTTGACCGTGCCGCTGCCGCCCGCCATCGGGGTGCCCGCCACGACCGTGAACGCGCCAGCGCCGTTGTCGGTCGCGTTGACGACGCCGTTGACCTTCACGACGACGGTGGACTGGCGAGGACGCGGCCACGCCAGGTTCCGGGAGAAGACGGTGGTCCCGCCGTCGCCCGTCCCGAACCGCTCGCCGTCGATGAAGTTCGAGCTGTACCACTTCGACAGAACCTTGTTCATCTCGGTCCCGGCGGCGACGGAGCCCTTGTCCGACGCGTAGCGGGGCCGGTAGAACGCGATGCCGCCGATCGGGCCGGTCATCGGCTGAACGGACGCGATCTGCGTCGCGACCAGGCGGATCGCGGTCCGGCGGATGACGGGCAGGACGTACTTCATGAACGGCCCGACCGAGAGAGCGCGAGTCTCCTCGTTGAGCCGCTTGAGGTGACGCACCTCCTGCTCGATCATCAGGGCGCAGAGGCCCCGAACGTAGTTGACGTGGGAGGGCGCGTAGCCCGGCCCCATCTCCTCGTTGAGACCCCGGAGCATCTTGTGCCACTTGCGCACGTACCGGCTGACGGCCGGTTCGTCCGCGATGGCAGTCGAGTCTCCGAGGTTCTCGGCTAACATGCCTCGAGCCGTGAACATCGGCTACCTCCTCATCAAGCTCGCCGGGTCCTCCCGGCCAAGCGCTGCTGCTCGGTCAAGGACGTTCCCAGGTACTCCAGGTCCCGGGAAGCATCGTCCCCACCGACGAAACCTTGGTTCTCGCTCGCCTCGAACGCGCGTCGCTCGTCCTCGGTGATGTGCTCGCGACCGGCACTCATGGACCGGCGCACCCGCTCCATCGGGCCGCCCGGCTCCTGCGCTCGACGCTCGGTCTCGGAAGCGCGAGCATCGATCTCCTTGATGGACGTCAGCTCGTCGTTCTTCACGTCCTCCATGATCGCGTCGCGGTGCGGGTGACCGACCGTGCGGTCGCTCGCGTAGGCCAGGAGCTTCGCGCGGGTGCCTGCGGTGACCGCCCGCTCCAGCATGTCGGCCTGCTCCTCGATACGGGCACGGGCCGCACCGATCTCCTCGTCCTTGCTCTCGATGGCCGAGGTCAGCTGGGACTCCAGAGCCTCGAACCGCTTGGTGACCTCGGCGCGGTAGCGCTTCTCGCGTGCCTCCGCCTGGGCAAGCGCGATCTCGGCGTCGCTCGCTCGCTCCTCCGCGAGCCGGATCGCAGCCTCGGCCTCCTCGTTCGCTTCGTTCTTCGCCGACATCTGGGCTTCCTCGATCGAGGTCAGCGCAGACTCGACTCGCGTCTTCAGCTCCTCGGCGTTCTTGCACGCGGAGAGGTCGCCGATCAGGTCGCGGACGTTCTCGCGGTCCTCGCGACCGCCGATCATCTGCTCGACGTAGAGCTGGAAGGCCAGCTCGCGCGTCTTCTCCTCGACGCGGACGACGCGCAGCTCGGCATCGCGGGCCTTCTTCTCCTGCTCGTCCGCTGCCTGGGACAGCTCCTCGATCTTGGCGTCCTTCTCGTCCAAGACCTTCTTCTCGTCCGGCGACGGGGCATAGGGGTTGACCATCTCGGCGATCTTCTTGAGGGCCAGCTTGGCGCCAGCCGTCTCGGGGTCGCTCGCGAAGTCGCTGCGGACGTCCTCCTCGACCTTCGTGCGCATCTCGGCCAGCGCGCGGACGAGCTTGGCCGCGAAGTCCTCGCGCAGCTCGTCGATCGCCTTCTTGTAGATCTCCTCCTTCTGGGACTCGACCTCGCCGTTGACCCGGTCGTCGGCGTCCTCGGCCGCCGTCTCCGAGGCCACGCGCATCGCGTGCTGCTCGATCACGCGAACCGCGTCGGGGAAGTGCTGCCGCAGCACCGTCTCGTTGACCTCCTCGGGGTTGACCACGAGCTTGCCGGTGGGCTTGCCCTCGCCGTCCACGTCCTCGGAGATCACGGACGGGTAGGCGTCGTGGCAGGCCGGATCGGCCACGAAGTCCCACGTGTTGAGCTTGAAGTCCTCGCCGACCACGTCCCAGCCCTGGGGGCCGGTGGACGTGGAACCCATGCCCCGGCTGGACATGCCGATGGCCGCACCCCGCCGCAGGAACGCGGCGAGGTTGCGACCCGCGTCGGCCTCCTCAACGACCTCGAACTTGCCGTTGATCGTGCCATCGTCCTCGATCCAGAGACCTCGGACGATGCAGCCACCCTCCCGGATCCGGCTGTTGTGGCTGACGGTGAAGTCGCCCAGCAGGAACCGACCGTCGCCGTCCAGCTCGAACCCGGCGTAGTCGCCGGTTCCGATGGGCGTGACGATAAACCCGGTCCTGAGCGCGTCCTTCCGCTGCTCGCGCAGCTCGGCCTTCTTGCGCTCCAGACGGGTCGGGATCTGCTCCACGTCGCCCCAGATGGTGAGCGTGTGGTAGTCGTCGCTGTAGCCCTGCACCTTGCGCGTGGAGAGCACGGCCTGGAAGCCGAGCGACTTGGCGATCCGGTGCGCGACCTGTGCGTAGTCGGCGCGCTTCTGGGTGATGTAGAAGCAGTTGTGCTGGAGATGCCCGTCGGTGTCGATCAGACCGGCGAGGAACTGGAGACGGGTCTCGCGGCTCCCGCGCACGATCTGATCGGGAACGCGCATGTCCGGCCCGACGAGATCGCGCACAGCGCGGAGCAGGCGGTTGTCCTGCCCCTTGTCAGTGGACAGGTAGAGCGTGACGGCCTCGGTCCCCGTGGTCTTGGGAACCTCGTTGACGCGAACCTCCCACTTGGCGGCGATGTCCTCGCACATCTCCCGGATCTCCGGGTCGATGGTCGTGATCGCCACAGCGCGCACAGCCGACAGACCCATCGTCTCGGGCGCGACGAAGTTGATCTTCGTCTTGGAACCATCACCGAACCAGGCGCCCAGGAAGTAGGGATCGACGCTGGGCGGCTCGGCCTCGTCCTCGAACCGCTCGACGCCGGTGCTGAACAGCTTGTAGCGGCTCTTGTAGTAGATGCTCTTGTCGAGGTAGTCCTCGACCGGGATGTCCACGACCTCGCCGTTGGACGTGTGGACCAGCGTCAGGACGTGCTTGTCGTTGCAGACCCACGGATCGCCCTTCTTGGGGTCAACCCGGTAGAGCGGGCCGGTGCCAGCGGTCGTCGCCAGCACCGTCCGCGCCTTGCCATCCGGTCCCATGAGGCGGTCGCCGGTGACGATCTCCTCGACCGGGAGCACGCGACCGTCGGCCATGAGAACCGGAGTCCCCAGGCCGAGGCACTTGCCATCACCGGGATGATCGACTGCCCCGATGACGGACCCCTGCTCGATCCGGGGCCGGAGTCTTCCGATCTCCCTCTCCATGACCGAGCGGGGGTAGACGCGGTTGTTCGCCGTGGGCTTGTCGACGTGGCCGATCTTGCCCTCGACAACGAGCTTGCCGCCGTCCTTCCCCTCGAGGATCTGCATCTTCATGGGAGGACCGTAGTGGTCGACCAGCACGCGCCTGTTTGTCGTCATCGGTATCTCCGTAAGGCTAGATGTTGAGCGAGTAGGTTACCAGGTCAGCTGGACTACTCGATCCCCTTCATCGCCTCCATCGCATCGTCGAGGTCCGCCGCCAGGGCGCGCAGGTCGTCGGCCGCGTCGTTGATGTCCGCCTCTCCCTCGACGATCCGCTGGGCGACGGCCGCCGAGTCCTCGGCGATCGACTCGAGGTGCCGACCCATCGCCACGCGCGGGTCGTCCTCCTTGTCCTCCTCCTCGATCGACTCGTCGCTGCTGACCTCCTCCGCGATCCGCTCGTAGAAGGTGGTCGCCGTCTCGAAGACGCTCCTGAGCCCGTCGACCAGCTCCTCGGCGGCGGAGTCGTCGCTCTGGACGGCCTCGCGCAGGTCGTTGAGGTGCTGCACCAGCTCGGAGATCGGGCTGCCCTGGGGCTCCACGTCGGCTGCCATCTTCTTGCCGGTGATCCGGGCCTTGACGTCCTTGGAGGTCACGCCCATCTGAGCCTTGAGCCGCTTCTTGAGGGCCTTCCGGCGCCTCGGGCTCGCGCTCCGCATCAGCTTGCGGAACTGGGCGCGGGACGCGGCACCGGCCTTGAACTCGTGGCCGCCGATCATCATCCGGCCGCGCTTCGCGGCCTTGAAGGTCGACCGCTTCATCTTCCCGCGCTTGGCCAGGCGACTCTTCGTCCGGCGGGCCTTGCGGAGGGCGCGGAGACCCATCGTCCGCTTGGTCTCGTCGAGGATCCCGTCCGTGAGGTACTCGAACGCCTCGATCACTCCGACCAGGTCGTCGTAGTTGGGCCTGTCGTCGTCCTCGGTCATGGTCTGGAGATGATCGTAGAACAGGCCGAGCAGATCGGCAGCGGCCTCCATCCTGGGGTCGTCGATCTCGTCTTCGTCCTCCTCGATCTCTTCGTCCTCCTCGTCCTCGTCGATCTCGTCCAGGGCATCGTTCGCCACGAGGGCCTCGACGAAGATGTCCGTGAACTCCTCGCTCTCGAGGGCGTCGTCGACCTGGTCCTCGTCCAGATCGAGCGACTCCATGAACTCGCCGACGATCTCGAAGAACTCGTCCTCGTCGATCTCGTACTCGTCCTCGTCCTCGGCGCGAACCTCGATCTCGGTACGGCCGGTCTCCTCGTCGTACTCGCGCGCCTCGGTCTGTTCCTCCTTGCCCTCGTCCTCGTCCTCGTCGTCGTCATCCCCGTCGCCCTTGCTGGACGGGCAAGTGTCGGCCTCAGCGAGAAGGTGACCCATTCCGAGAGCCTGAAGATCCTCCTCGATCGAAGTCTGGGGTCCTTGGTCTCCCAGCATCATGGTCCTACTCCTTCGTTGCGTTCGCGGTGTCTTGCTCGGCCAGGCTCGCGAGGAACTTGGCACCCATCAGAAGGTGGCTCGCCATGCCGGACACGCCCTCGTAGACGCCTGCCAGCTCGGCTTCGTCGTCACGGCTCGCGGCACCGAGCGCCTGAATGGCGTACTTCATGTCTGCCGCAATGTCCCGGGCCGCTTCCACGATCTCCTTCGTGGCGCGCTCCCCGGGGATCTGCTGCACGACCTCCGCCACGGTCCTCGCGGCCGTCGTCAGCGCCTCTCGGAGATCGTCGATACTCCCCGGCAGGTCGTTCGCGCGAGGAGCAGGGATCTCGATCTGCGCGTCCTCGCCGACTCCCTCGCGCACGACCTTGTGCCACCAGGCGTCCCGCTGGATGGAACGCTTGGACACTTCGGTCGCGACCTGCTCGCCGAGATCGCCTTTGTAGTTGAGCGCGTTGGCAATGCCCGCAACAAGCGGGGTCGCAGCGTCGTAGTCGTCCGCCAGGATCAGGTCGACGGCCGCCTTGGCTGTCTCCATGACCTCGGCACCGACATCCCCCACCTTGTCGGGGATGTCGAACACCTCCACCTCGCCCAACTCGATCTTGCCGTCCTCCTCCTCGACCCGGACGCGCATCAGGATGTCGTTCTTCTCGATGAGCGCGTGGTGCGGGTACGTGGCAAGGAGCTGCGCCGGTCCGGCAGCCCAGTCGGGGCTGGCTAACGCCTCGGCGATCCGCTCCCGCCGGACCTCGAGCGACCCATCCCGCAGACGCGAGAGGACGTCGTCGGCCTGCCTCACGTTGCGCAGGAGACTGATGATGGCTGCGTCGTTCACGACAGGCGCTCCCTTCCTAACTTTCTACGGTCTACATCTATCCTGCGCAACTAGGTTTGCGCCTACCGGCCGTGGAATCTTCGGGACATCGAGAGCAGCTCCTTCCGGGAGAACTTCCCCCCAGGCGGTACAGCGATGCCGCCGCCGTTGGTTCGCCGGAGTAGGCCGCGCACGTCCTCGAAGAACGCACGGCGCTCCCGATCGCGCCTGGCGAAGCCCGGATCATCCTTTGTCAGCTGGCCGAGCTTGTCCATGATCTCGGCGTGCCGCCGGTTCGACTCCCTGTACTTCCACTCCTCGAGCCGCCGCTCATAGTCCCACCGCTTCATCTCCTCCGGCGTCGCCTTCTTCGACTTCCCGACCGCAGGAGCCCTGGGCTTCGGCGCAGGCTTGGGCGCAGGCTTCGGCTTGGGAGTCCCCTCTTCCTCCTCGCCCTCCTTCTCCTCGGGCGCGGGTTCCTCGGGCTCTTCCTCCCCGCCAGGTGGCGGAGCCTCCGGCGGACCTCCCTGGGCACCGCCCATCGCATAGCTGGGCAGGTCGCCGGACTGCTCTTCTTCGGAGTCCTTCTTCTGCTGCTTCTCGATCTCCTTGATCTCCTCCTCCGAGAACTTGAGGATCTTCTCCTGAATCCAGCGGGTACTGACCCACGGCTGGATCCGGCTCGCATAGTCGGCCGCCGCATTGAGGGTCTCGTAGGCCGACAGCTCCCAGATCCCCGAAGGAATGGTCATCTCGATCGTGAACTCGGGCTTCCAGGGATCGCGCACGCCTCGCGCGGCCAGGTGCGTGCGGATGATCCGCTCCCAGCCGATCTTCAGCTCGCGCTGGAGGTTCAAGGTCACCCTGGCCGCCCGCACGTCGTCGTTCGAGAGGATCGACTTCGACGGCGGAGCCTCGTCCTTGCCGAGGTAGGCGCGCGGGACCTTCAGCGTCGCATGGAGCATCTGCTTGAAGTACTCCACGTCATCGACAGCCTGGTAGTCGGGACCGGAGAGGACGTCCACCCGGGCCAGCTCGCGGCCCTCGCGAACGGCGATGAAGAAGTCCTCGTCTCTCGCCAGCGGGTTGTAGCGGAGATCCAGGCGACCGGAGCGGGGGTTGACCATCCGCTTCTTCTTGAGGTCCCTCTTCGCCTTCTGGAGGAACGACCCGACCTGATCGGATGGCACGTCCGTCGTGTCGATGTAGTAGGCGTAGCGAGCTGGCGCGCGTGTGAGCTTGTAGATCAGCACGCTGTCCTCGAGCATCACCAGGCGCTTCCAGATCCAACGGGCGCCCTCGGCGACGGAGACGCCGTAGGGAATGCGCCGCCGCGTCGCGCGCAGTCGGAAGTGGGCGACCTGCCAGTCCTCGAACAGGGCGAGGCTCCTGGGGATCTCGACATTGCCTGCGAGCATCCGCCGCAGCTCTTGGCTGTTCGCGGTGAACTGGCCGGTCACGTCCTGTACGAAGCCGATCAGGCCGCCGTCAAGCCGCTCGACGCGCCTCATCGTGGGCACGGGGAGCGTGTTGGTCCCGACGACGCCGTTCTCGGTGATGAGCAGCTCGAGATAGTCGTTGCCCATCATCCCGAGACCGTACGCCTGCGGCCAGATCTCATCCTCGACCCGCAGCGTCCGATGCATCAGGTCGTCGCCCAGGCCCTTGATCGCACTGTCCTCCGACTGGACCCAGATGCATCGGCCGTCCTTGACCGAGGGCTGAGTCGCGTCATTAGCGAAGTAGTGGAAGGCCGAGTTGATGTCTGGGTACTCCTCCATCGCCTCGTAGTCGGCGAACCGATCCATGAGGGACTGGGAGACGGTGAGCAGGCCGCCGATGTCCTCGCGTCCCCAGACCGTGAACATGCTGGGCACGTGATGCCGCATCGCCGCGACCGAGGGCGAGTCGGCTTTGGCGCGCTCCGCTTGAGGAGCGCCGAACACGTTTCGGAGCGCCTTGACCGCCCTATCGCGGAGGGCCATCTAGTCCTCCAGTCTCCTCGCCGACCCCCAAGAAGACCTCGGTCGCCGCAACGCTCGAGCAGTCTTGTGGAAGGACGTCGTATACATCTTCCTCTTCGATCCAGGGTTCGCAACCGGCGACCTTGTGGTTGCCTGGCATGATCTTCCTCTGGAGATCGAGAAGACGATTGAGCTTGCTGCGGTTCCCCGGCCGTGGGGTCCCGTCGATGTAGAGATTCTTGGGGTGGCAGTTGTCAGGATTGCCGTCCTTGTGCTTCACCCGAAGCCCAGGAACGAGAGCGTCGCCAGAGGCCCATTCATACACCATTCGAGCGACGCTCCGCCATCTTTTCCGGTCGCTGGCGCACGCCGATCGCTTCCAATGATCGCCCACCTGCTTGAAGGTCGGATAGCCACCTTGCTTGATACGACCGAGGTAGAGGGGGAGCAGGCTCGTGCCCGGCTTGAGGTCTATCGCCTGAACGGTCTCAACGCCCTTCGGTTCGCTCTTGGTGAATACCAGGAAGCGCTGGTCGGCGCTGACCCGCAAGCTGCGGCCGTTGTCGAGGACGACGCGATACGTCTGAGCGCGGCACGGTGTCGGCGGAATGTAGATCCGGCCGCCCGCGATCTTCGCCCCGTTCCAGGCGAAGACGTGAACAGCCTTGTCGGTGTTGGCGATGCGAGTGACGGTTTGCGGGCCGGTGAGGGTGTGGATAACCGTGTCGCCCGCAATGCTCACTTCGCATCCTTGCCGCAGACGACGATACCCTCGCAAACGAAGTTGCCCGTCGTGGTGGTGATGTCGAACACACGCGCTTTTCCAGCTGGGACAGGGTCGCCCGCGACCGCCACGCGATTGGCCCTGTTGGCGGTGAACATGAACTGGCCGGGAATGCCCGCTCCGGCAGACGGACTAACGAGCTTGTCGCCCGTCCTCAGGTCCCTGGCTTCGATGAGGCCAACCGTCGTGAGCACCTTGTGGTTCGGCGTGCATCGGAGCTTGTGCATGTTGAAGAGGGTCACCTCCACGATCTCGGCCTCGGTACTGGCCATCCGTGGGTACTGCGCCACAACCTTGACGATCCTGTCCTTCTTCTTGTGGTAGGCGAGAACCTCGGGCTGCTCCCCGGTCTTGGCGAGCTTCTCGATCGACGTTGGCATGATGATCGAACCATCGGCCGCGTAGATGAGCGCTCCTTCTGCCAGACCGTACGGGACCACTACTTCCCCTTCGCGTGCCTGTGGGCGCGGGCTTCGTCCTTCGTCGGGAGCTTGAAGGACGGAAGTGCGGCGAGCTTCACGACATCGGCGATGGACATACCGATCCCCTCGCGCCGGTTCAGGGTCTTGCTGTAGTCGAGCTGGCACGTCGTCGCCGTCTTGATGCCAGCCTTCTTCAGCTTCTTGAGCAACAGGTCGACGTAGCCGCCCCTCTTGATCGAGGTTGCGGATGGCGTGGAGACGCGCGTGTGGAAGACCTCGCCACCTGCCTTGCCGGACCAGGTACCCTCGCGCCGGGTCCAGACTAGGCCGCGCTTGTGGAGCTGGGCGAGCGCCTTCTCTACCTTCTTCTTGCCCTCCGCCGCCTTCACGGTGACGCCCTGCTTGCGCATGGTCTTGATGACTGAACCCGCCGCCTTTCCGCCGATAAACCGGCCCGTGCCACTCACGCTGGGCGTCGCCCGCGCAGCCCTGAGCACCTGGCGCTGGAACTCGGAAAGGTCGGGCGGGTCGTCGTAGCCGCCGCCTTCGACGATGCGATCGTAGAAACTCACGACTGTCCTCCAATTGCGGTCTTGAGCCGGTTGCGGAAGATGTTCAGCGAGCGGTAGAACCACGGCCACAGCATCTCAAGCCGTTTCTCGAGATCCTCATCCGATATCTCCGTGTCGGCGCTGACCTTCTTCCTGAGGTCCCTCACGAAGTCATCGGCCACTCGCTGGGCCAGGAGCTTGTCGCCTGAGAGGACCGGCGAGAGATCGAAGTCGATCGCGGCCTCGCGGATCATCTCGTCGACCAGCTCGGCCTCGGGCGTCTCCGGCGGCGGCGGCCCCATCGCCTTGCGGCGAATGTAGACCATCCGCTTCCTGATCTCTGGCCGCCGGGCCATCGTCTCGTCGAGCGGCTCCCCCATCACTTCACCTTCTTGACGGGTGGCACGGTACGGACGATCTTCCAGAGCCTCTTGCTGTAGCCGGTCTTCTTCCAGGCAGCCCGCTCCGCCATTCGCTCGGCGCTCGCCTTCACCTTCACCGGCTTCTTCACGAATCCGTTGGTGAAGACCACGGTCCACTCGCCCGTGCGCGCAGCGCGCTGCACGCGCGAGCGCATCCCCAGCTCAGTGTAGGAGAACTTGTCGCGCTCCCCAGGGAGCATTGGAAAGCGCGGGTTCGGCATCGCCTCCCTGAGCCAGCTGAGTAGCTCCTCCCGGAAGTGGCGTCCGCCCAGGCCCTTCTTCGACTTCACCCGCTTGCGCGGCGGCAGCTCCTTCTTCGACGCCTGCTGGACCTTCTTGGTGAGCGCCTCGACCTTGTCCAAGAGCGCTGGATCGCCGCCCGAATCGATCCACGCCTGCATCGCGTCCTTGAGCTGCTGGGACATCTTCTCCCACGGGAGTGTCTTCAGCGGCCGACGCTTCAGCACCACGGTCGTCGTCACCAGATCATCTCCAAGCAGCGAGGATAGCAGATTGGCCCGATCGCTACGCCTCTCCGGCCTCCTCGGGCCGGGGCTGGTTGCGGTACTCCTCCCAGTTGTCCGGCTTCTTCCCTCCGTACTGGATCGCCAGCTTCTCCTCGATGAGCACCTCGTTGACGGTCTTCAACGGCTCGTCCGATGCGACACGGCCTAGCGCGGAGACCGCATCGTCAGGGAGGTGGACGTCGGCGATCCACCTGCCGAAGTTGCCGGTCTTGTAGGTGCGGATCATGCACTCGCGGCCCTGGACCAACTCGATCACACGGTCCTTGGACTCTGCCGCGACAGCTCGCTCGGCCTCCTTCTGCTCGGGCGTGCCCCGACGCGGCCTCATCTCGGGCGCGTCCACCCTCGCGAGCCGGAGCCGCTCGACCCGGTAGTTACCGAACCCGCAGTCGATGTGCGCTTCGACGGTGTCACCGTCGATCACTCGGGTGACCACCGCCCGATAGTGCCACAGCCGTGAGTCGGACAGACGTAAGTCCAGCATTGTCGTAACCCCCATGGCCTCGTAGGACCCAGACATCCTACGGCTAGAGGGCATTCCTGGCGAGCACAAGTCCATTCGCGCGAGCTGGGTAGAACCTTCAAAGAGAGGTGTGAGAACCAGACGCCTGGTTGTTGAGAGGGGTGGAAGGAGTCACACAGTGGCACTCAGCAAGAAGACGATCAACAAGCACAACCTGAAGCGCGCCGAGGTGTTCGCGAAGCACGGCCTCGGCGACCACGACGTCGCCTTCGCACACCCCGAGTTCATCGGCTACGAGGACGACGGCGACGACTGCATCCTCTGCGAGCACAAGAACATCAAGTGGCTCTTCGCGATCCACTTCGAGGCGCCCGACACGCCGACCGCGCTCGGCAAGGTCGCGACCGGCCTCGTGCGAACCGAGGAGGTCACCCTCTCCCCGGTCGGGTCCAAGTGCATCACCGACTGGCTGGACGCGGTGCCGGAGTCGGCCGAGAAGCTCGAGGCCCTCAAGCGCTGGGACAAGGAGATGTCCAAGTGCAAGGCCGCGATGAAGGTGAAGGTCTGCGAAGACCTCTGCCTGGAGCTGCTGGAGACGCGCGGTCTCTCGGTCGAGGAGGACAAGACGGCGCGCCAGACGGTCTACGCGCTCTTCCACAAGACCGGCTACAAGGCACGGTCGGTCCTCTCCTGGTACGACCGCAAGGCACTCTCGAAGAACGCCTACAAGGTGCTCGACGGCACCTGCGTGCGGAAGACCGCGCAGGAGTGGATCAAGCGGCTCGAGCCGGTGCTCGACAAGCAGGCCGAGCTGGACGCCCAGAAGGCCAGCGAGCCGGAGCCCGAGACGGTCAAGATGGGCGAGCCCACCCAGCCGGTCCCCGACGACGACCTGGCCGAGCTGGCGGCCGACGACGCCGAACTGATCAACCGCTCCCGGAAGGCGTGGGACGCTGGCGCGAGCAAGCTCGACGACTACGAGCGCAACGCGATCAAGGACATCGCCGCGAAGGTCGTCAAGTTCGGCTCGTTCGCGCCGGGCGGCAAGCAGCGCGGCTTCTTCGAGAAGCTCGTCAACAAGCTGGAGAAGGCCGCAAACGGGACCACCGAGGAGCCCGCGACGGTCGGCGCCTCGGCCATCCCCGGCGACCCGGACTACGTGAGCGCGAGCGGAATCTCTGGGGCGCGCTACTAATGGCCGCTCCGCTCCGCAGGGTCGTGCGACAGTCGAACGACAAGCCGAACGGCGAGTCGGTCATGAGCCAGTTCCGCGTCGAGTACCTGGAGTGCGGTCACTACACGCTGGTCGACGCGAGCAAACCGATCGCGAGACGGCGACGCTGCAAGCGGTGCACGGAGAAGAAGTGACCTACCAGCGGCGATACGTTCCGGTCCCGGACGGGCACAACACCCCGCTCACCAAGGAGGAGTTCCTGTCCCACGTCGCGAGTCTCGGCACCGACCTGTCCCTCGCGCGGTATCGCTACGAGCACACCATCTGCGAAGGGCTGGAGCCCAGGAATTGCCTCGACGAAGAGGAGGAAAGGCTCTGGCAGCTGGCACACGAGTCGGCGAAGAAGTTGTGCGACCGCCACGACATGAGCGCGGTCGAGAAGCTGGCCGAGGTTGCGAAGAAGACCGAGGCCGAGGCAAAGGCCGACGCCGAGCGCGAGGTCGTCTTCTCCCTGGCCGTGGACAAGATCATCGAGGGCTACTCCTCACCAGTCGGCAAGTTCGCGCGAGAGCAGCCTGCGCACGAAGTCGTCCGGCTCGCCATGGCGTTGCTGGAGTACGCGGGGTGCGAAGAGCAAGTACTGCCCATCCTGAAGCTGCTGCACAAGGCGCGCGAGGAGAGCCATCACTACGCCTCGCCGCACGACGCGCCCGTCTGGGCGTGCCCCCGATGCGAGGGCGAGGGGCACATGGGCGGCAGGCCCTACGCGAAGGACGTGTGCAAGCTGTGCGGTGGATGGGGCTACGTGCTCGCCAATGCCGACACCGACTACGACAGCTCGCACGACGGCGACGAGATCGACCTGACATACGAGGGCCGCCAGGCGATCAACAGGGGTGAGACCTGGACACCCGAAGACGAGGCCATCGCCTCCGGCTACGACTCAATCGAGGAAGCGAAGGAAGACGGCTGGCGCGAGCCGGACTGGTTCAAGACGCCCGAGGCCGAAGAGAAGGCAGCGTGACCGAAGAGACCACCGAGACCACCAAGGCTGACGAGAAGCCGGAGATCACTCTGGCCACCCGCACGCGCGGCCTGCGCACGTTCCAGTACTATGGCCTGCGCCACAGGTGGGAGTGGAGGCTCTCCAGTAAGACCCGCGACCTCGTCGCCGCGATGCGCGGGGCCTGGGGAAGTGAGGTCGACATCGTGACGATGCTCGGGGCCGAGCCGCGCGCGCCCTACCAGGACTGGCAGCGCTACGACGCCCAGTTCGAGGTCGTGGACCTCGGCCGAAACAAGGTGAAGGCCGAGGAGATTCTCGAGGAGCTGAAGAAGGAGGCGCAAGCTGAGAAGGCGCTTCGCGAGCACGCGGCCCGCGACCTCGTGAAGGAAATCCGGGACTCGGTGGAAGCCTTCGCCCAGCGCTGCAAGGAGCACCAGGAGGGGATCGCGCGCTCGATCACCAAGAACGGGATCGTCTACACAGCGAAGCACAAGGACATCCGACGTGCGGCCATCGTCGACTTCCAACGCGAGTGGGCCGAGGGGCTGGCCGAAAGGGAGGGCGCTCTGATCGGCCACATTCGGACCGCGCGAACCGAGGCCAAGAGGGAACTGCTCAACGGCAAGACCAAGGGAGACACGAGCTGGAACGCGAACGAGGTCGAACACGCCATCGCGCGAGCCAAGGGCGACGCCCTAGTCCAGTGGAAGAACAAGCTCACCGAGTGGATCAAGTCGTGGACGGCCTGGGAGGAGGCCAAGAAGAAGATCGCAGATCGCAAGCTCCATGTGCTGGCCACCAAGATCACCGAGAAGACCGGCAAGATCAGCTGAGGCCGGGGTAGAACGATCGCATGGCGAAGGACAAGAACTGGAGCAAGGCCAACGAGTTCGAGGCGTGCCCCTGCCCGGCGCCAGGCTGTGACGGCAAGCTGGTCGCGCTCTACAACGTCACCATGTCGGCGCCCTACCCCTGGGAGGGCGTCGGCTTCACGAAGTCCTCGATCAAGACCTCCCGCGTGCAGATCGTGGCCGCCTCCTGGGAGCTGGCCCAGCCGTTCTGTCCGAGCTGCGGCTGGCGATCGAAGGACACGCGGGAGAGCGCCAAGAGCGAGGCGATCCTGCGCCTCATGCGAGCGCTCATCCTGAAGGGCGTCAGCGCAGCCGAGATCCAGGCGATCGTCGGCGACTCGACCAGCACGATCGATGTGCTGGCCGCGACGCACCCTGATCCGAGCGAGAGCTAGCTGCCGCCGTAGAGCTTCCAGATCGGGTAGCTCTTGTAGCTGGTCTGCTTCTTCGGCGGCGGCCACTGCTTCAGCGGCGTGTGCTTCTGCGACTGCTTCGTGGCCGGTGTAATCACGATCCGGCTCGGGCCGATCGGTTTGCCCGATGGCTTGCCGACCGGCATCGTCTTCGGCTTGGGCGTCCGCAGCGCCGAGATCGGCAGCGGCTTCTTCGCCTCGCCGGTCGGCTTCCACATCCGCCTGATCACCGGGAAGAGCTTCGTGACGACCTCCTCCATCCGATAGCTGCGCTTGAACGCGTCGCGCAGCGATACCCACTCGGAGCGGGCCATCTCGTGATCGGTGCCAGACCCCGGCGAGCCGCCGGTGTGCTTCATCACGTAGTAGTGGGTCTCATTCTCCCAGGAGAAGAACATCCCCTTGATCTCCTCAGCCTGGGACTCGATGAACTTGGCCTCCTTGGGGTACTGCTCCTTCATCAGCTTCAGGATGAGCGGAAGGTCGTACTTGCCACGGTCACCGAACTTGCTCTTGGTAACGTGCGCCTGGTTGTTCGCGACCTTCGCACGAACACCGCTCTCCTCCTTGACCTCGCGAGCCGCCCCCTTGTGCAGGCTCTCGCCAATGTCGAGACCACCCTTCGGGAACACCCAGTAGGTGCCGTACTTGGGCGCGACCTGGCAGGCCAGCACCGGCAGATCCCAGAGATCGGGACCCTCGAACGTCTTGAAGACGATGCCACCGGCCGCCGTACGCGGGATGTGCGACATCTTCTTCTTGAAGCCGCTCACCAGATCTCGGAGCTTCTGCTGCTCGGGCGTGAGCTTCGGCTTCGGCTTCGGGAGCCGCTTCGATGCCTTCTTGCCGCCGCCCACGCCCCACCAGCCGGTCTGCTGGAGTTTGTCCTCGTCTCCCCAGCTGGCTCCCGCGAACGGGTCGGCCGAGAGCGCCTTCCCCATCGACTTCGAGACCGACTTCGCCTTCTCCTTCTCCTTCGACTTCCGGCCCTTCTTGCGGTAGTGACGAACGCCTAACTTGAGCAGGAGCTTCATCCGCTCCTTGTCCGTACCGACCCATGCGGCCGTGTGCGGGAGATCTCCCTTGCGGCCAGATCGCTGGAGGTGGTGCTCGAGATTCGAGTCGCTGATGTAGACCCGATCGAGCGCCCAGCGGCCGATCTCAACCTCCACATGGCTCGGGACGCGGAGCTTCTTCGGCCTGGGCTTGCCTGTACCGCCACCGAACTTGCCGCCTGCCTGCATCCAGTCCTTCCAGGTGACGCCCTCGGGCTTGACGCCCTTCTTGAGCATCTCCTTGGTGATCTTGATGGGCTTGGCGGACTTCTTCTCGCGCCTGGCCGATGTCTTGTGACGCGGAGCCGTCTTGAGCGGACGGCGGCGGCCGGAGCGGCCCATCCTGCCTCGACGGGCCTCGAGCAGCAGTGCGGTCAGCGTGGTCATGACCGCGATTCTAACGATCAGCGGGCGCGCGTGCGATCGTCTAGCCCCAGCGCTTCTTGAGGTGCTTGTTCATCTCGTGCTCGATTGACGTCTTCAGCAGACGTCCCACGCCGCTCCCTTCCCACTTGGAGCCACGACGGGTGCGAAGGAGACGGCCGTTCAGATCGGCAGCGATCTGGGCGTGAGTCCACCCCTTCTTCTTCCCCTTCAGGATCCACTTCATGACGTCCTGCTCCTCCTTGGCGCGCACGACGCGCTCGCCGTGTCGACGCCAACCGAAGGGCAGGGTTCCGAAGGGCACGACGCCCTCGGGCCAGGGCTTCTCGGCGTGGGCCTGAGTGGGAGGCGAACAGGTCTCCTCGGCCTTGGGCTCCTCGGGTACGCCCTCGCTGCTCGCCACGTGGTGCTCGTCCGACCCAGCAACCACGAAGTTCTCAGGTAGATGGGGGACCATCGGCAGGATCGTGCCAAGGCGCAAGCGGAGATCGTGGCACACGGTGTCGTCCGGCAGGTGGAGCAGGATCAACTCCATCTCGTCTGCGTCGAGCCTCACGAAAGGCATGGGTAACCACCTCCTGATGTGGTTCTACCCAGCGTTTCCGTGCTCCTTGGACTCGATCTGCATCATCGCCCGGAGAACAGGCGAGGAGCGCCGCACGGGGTCCAGGCCATCGCGTAGGATCCTGAGCGCGACGATCCTGGTCTTGGCATCCCCGTGAGCGAAGACCTCGTCCCGGAAGAACTGGGGCGTCTTCTCGTGAAGGTCCGTCAGGGCGATCAGGTAGTCCGGCAGCATGGCTCTCCTGTTCCTACCCTAGACGTCCGACATCTAGTACGCTCGTCGCACGATCGCAAGTTGGGCTACAATGGGAGCTTACGACTTCTCCTCGTCAGATAATCCACGACGCGGCCACGGTCGCCGGAGCGCTTCGAGGATCGAATCCCGGTCAGCCAGGAGACCCTCGTGCTCCGGCTCCGGCCCGGGTTCCGGCCCGAAGGCTGGAGACGGCTCCCTGGGATGCTCCTTGTGGATTGGCCGAGCTGCGGCCTCGTACTCCTCCCACGTGTAGCTTCTCTGGTGGATCACGCGTAAGAACTCGATGTAGATCGACCCCCGCCGCTTCTTCCTGTACTTCTCCCAGATGCGCGTGCACTGCTCGTTGACGGCGTACTCGCCGTAGGCCCGCCGCGCGATGAGTTCCTTCTCCCGATCTGTCATCCCAGGGGGTCGATCCCGACCTCGCCGAAGCGTGTGCCGACGAACCCGTCGCTTCCGCGCGTGAGCGCCTCTCGCTCCTCGCGCCTGAGGAGATCGCCAAGACGATCCACGACGCTCGCATCGGGGTCCGGGATGATGGTGAGGCCAATCTGGAGGTAGATCTCGCCACTCCGCTCGTCAGCCGATCCGCACTGCAAGTAGACCTCGCCCTCCGGCTTGACCTCCGAACCGAACAGCATTCGCACCAGCTCGCGGATGGTGGCGCTCGGCGAGAACGACTTCGGCTTTAGCCTTGGCTCCGGTCGCGTCGGAACTAGGTGCCTGCGCTTCGCCTTCTTCCTACGAGCCATCAAGGAAGATCGCCTTCAGGGCCTTGCCCACGTCTTCCTGGGCAGCGCTGACCTGCTGCTGCGCCGCGAGGACCGACCCCTGCGCCCGCTTCACGAGCCCGAGGATGCGGAAGGTGGGGCGCAGCGCAGGCGCTCGCTCAACGGCTGACCGGAATTCGCGGATGGCCGCTCGATCTCCCTGGCTGAGGTTCTTCCACCTGGTTAGACGATCGACCTCGTCCCAGACAACCATCCAGTCGCCAGGCGGCAGCTCCCTCGCTTCCTCCTGCTGCCGACCTACAGCCGCCATCGCGGAGAACATGGCGCGCTTCTCCCGCTTGCGCTCCTCCTCGCTCCATCCCATCGGCGGCTCGGCATCAAGCTGATATGCGTTTTGGAAGACGAGCAGCAGCCTCTCCCAGGTGATCAGCGGTAGCCCGATCGTGACAGCCTCGGCGGTCACGCGTCGCCTTCCAGCCCAGCCAGCTGGGCCTTGATCGCCTTCATGTACCAGAGATTCTGGATCTCGTCGTCGGTGATCTTTCGGACCTGCTCCGGGTCCTTGATCGGCCCCCAGAACGAGCCGCAGCCGAAGATGAGCTTGCCGAGAGCGGGCACGAAGATCGCCGGGTTGCCGTGCCCAGCGCACACGTGAAGCTGACCCGTCTCGTCGTCATAGCTGATGCCGACGCTGATCGGCAGATCGCCGATGAGGATGCCGAAGTAGGTCTTGCCCTCGTACTCGTCGCCGCATGGCCGGACGCTGACGAACGTGCCCGGCTTGCGCCAGTTGAGCCTGTTCTCTTCGAGCCACTCGAGCAGGCCCGATCCACGGACGTCGGTGATCTCGATCGGGTACTTGAGCTTGGACGGCGGCAGACGGCCGATCTCGATCAGATCCTCGGCCATGCCGTCGAGGCCCTCGCTGTCCGCCAGCCTCTCGCAGAGCGCACGGTGCTCCTCCTCGACTTGTCGTAGTCGGGCGAGGCTAGCCTTCAGCAGCTCGCGCGGCGAGAGCTTCTCCTCGGAGAAGACCTCGTCCTCCGCTTGGCACAGAGGACACCGCTCATCCTTCGTCGGCTCCTCGCATCCCTCGCTCGCACAGGTACGCATCTCGCCCCCAGACATCGGACCTCCTGATCTGACGCTCGCTCATGGTGACGTTCTACCCAGCTCTCCGAGCAGATCTACGGCCGAGTCGATCTCCGTACGGAGCCTGCGTATCTCCGCGCGCAGTTCGTCGCTTTCGACCTTCGCTGTCGGCTTCCAGTGGGTGCCGCAGTCGGCACAGACCTCGTCCTCACTACTGACTCCTCCAGGCCCGGTGACGATCACGTGCTGCTGAATCACGTTCATCGCCCCGATGACCGCGCTGTTGCCAGCGAGTAGAGAGCCGGGCGGAGCTGCGGCCTCCCGACGACGTTGCTCGATCCTCTTCTTCCGCTCCTCCAGCGAGTCGCGCAGCATCATGAGCGCGCGCATGGACACGCGCGAGCCACAGGACGGGCACGGCGGGCCGGGCGTGAGCGGAACAAGAGGATCGTTCAGCGATCGTCTCCCTCCCCGTGCAGGACGCCGCGCTCCTTCCGGGATGCCAGCTTGGCGACGTTGCCCTCGAGCACGTCGTTGACCTTGAAGCCCAGCTCGGTGCAGGTCTCCGAGAAATACCAGGCGATGTCGCCCAGCTCCTTCGCGAACCGCTGGTCACCCTTGATCGAGGCGAGCGTCTTCCCGCCGCGCAGGGTCTTCTTGACCTTCTCGGCCAGCTCGCCCAGCTCGCCCATCATGCCGAACATCGTGTAGACGATCCTGGCCTCCTCCTGCGAGATCGGCTGGACCGTTTCCACGTAGATCGCGGTCGTCCTGGTCTTCTCCTGATAGGCGTTGCCGTCCATACTCAGTCCTCTACTGGTGTCAGCGCACCCAGCGCGTCGATCGCGTCCAGGTGCTCGGTGAGTCCGATCTTGAGAATGCGCTCCAGCTCGTCCGCGAACTCGTCACGGTACCGCCTGGCGAAGAAGCGGAAAGCGTCGAGCGTAGCCTCCATGCACCGCTGTAGGTGCGGGATCGACCGCCTCTGGATCTCCTCCACACTGAGATCCACGTGCGCGTAGCGCGGCCTCGTCGGGTGGTAGCCGCCGCGCACACGATGGGTCTTCGGCTCGGCCGCGAGCCTCATCGTGTGGAGAGCTGTTCGCACCGTGGCCGCGTTCCACTGGACATCGTCGTAGCCCAGCTCCCGGCCGCGCACGCCGAGGTAGCCGCCGATGCCATCGAACACGGCCGCGAGCTTCTTCCAGCTCACGCCGCGTGCGACACACTTGTCGAAGAGTCCCTGTAGGCCGACGATACGGTCTTCCACACCGAGGTTCTACCCAGCTCGCCAGACACCCGAGCCACGTCGAGCATCTCGACGCGGTTGGTGAGTTCTAAACGACTTACGGGCGCGGCGTCTTCAGCTTCCGCCGCTTCGCGGGCGGCGGCAGCGCTTCCCCCGGGTCTTCGACGGGAGCAGTCCCCACGCCCGTGCGCGAGGAGCCCTGGGCAGGCGAGCTGTAGCGGTGAGGGAAGTCCACAGCCTCGGCCGTCAGGAACGCCCCGGCTGCCCACCCGCGCCAGTACTCGGCCGCGTCGCTGTGCCCCTCCTCGTCATCCTTCTCGGCCCAGTCGCGCGCGCGGAGCGCGAGACGATGAGTGCTCTTGCTGCCCGGGTCGTCGCCCTTGCCCTTCTTGGCCGTCAGGAACGAACCGACAGCCCACCCGCGCCAATACTCGGCCGCGTCGTCGTGACCGTCCCTGGCATCGATCCTGGCGCGCCTCCTGGCGAGCAGCGCCAGCGGATGCACCCATTTGCTGCCCCCTCCGGTCTTGCTGCCCTCGGCCTCGCAGAGCGCGCAGCAGACGCCCAGGGTCACCACCTCGCGCCGCTCGAGCACCGACGAGAGGCCATCGCCGAACAGCTCCTCGTCCTCGCGCAGGTCCACGCGCTTGTCGGGCGCCATGAACGTACGGAAGCGGTCCATGATGTCCTTCGTGAGCTTGTAGCGACTCTGGATCTTGTGCCCCTTGCCGATGTAGGCCGCGAAGATCTCGGCGAAGTCCTCGTAGCGCTTCGTCGCCCCGTAGGAGCTGGGGAAGTCGCCGTGCTTCTTCCCCTTCTCGGTTGGCTTCTTCGCGAGCCCGAAGTACCAGGCGTAGGTCTTCCTGCGCGCGCGAGGGATCTCCCGATAGTAGTAGTGGTGTCCCATCTCGTGGACCATCGTGGTCATGATCTTGGCCGGAGTCTGCTTCGCGCCGATCGTGTTCACGAAGATCTCGACGATCTTCGTCTTCATGTCGTAGTTTCCCAGCGCCGTGCCGGTGCGGAGGTGCATCGTCACGTTCGGCAGCATGAAGCCGAAGCCGCGCTTCTTGAGCAGGTCCATCGAGTCCTTGCAGGCCGTCGCGTAGCGGTCCCAGGTCTCCTGGTCCACGCCCAGGTCGTTGAACAGCATGATGCCATTCACCTTCGCCTGCTTGGGGCCAGGCTCGCCGACTGCCCACGGCTTCATCTTGGGCTTCTTCCCGGCCTTCGCGATCTGCACGTGGTGCTCGGGAGGCTTCTTACCCTTGGTCTTCTCCGACTTCATCGAAGCCAGCGCGCCAGCGAGGGTCGCGCCGTCGCCCCGGTAGCGATAGTGCGGCTTCGGTTGTCCCTGGAGCTTGACCGTGAACGAGCCATCCGGGCGAAGCCGGATCTTGAACCGGCCACCGCTCTTGAACGAGTAGTCGAATCCCTTCCCAAGCGTCGTCGAGTGCTTGTCGACCTTGAGCGGCTTGCCAGCGAGCTTGCTGGCGGCTTCCTCCACGTCCTTGAGGAATGCCTTGGACCCCTTGGGCTTCTTCGCCTTCTTCTTCGCCTTCTTCTTGGTCGCCTTGTAGTCCTCGGTCACGGTCGCACCGAGCGGCACCCGATACTTCTCGTGGCCCCACAGCTCCAGGTCGGTCACCTTCCAGCTCCCTTCGGGCCTGTGGCCCTTGTAGGCCGGTTCGCCCGGGTTGATGTAGGCCAGCGTCGCGTGCGCCTTGAACTGTTCGGCGTAGCCCTTCTTCTTGTCTTCGTTTGGTCCATACGTGTGCGCGATCGGAACACCGGCCTGCTCGGCCGCCTTGCGGATAGCCGCGTGCAGATCGTTGAGGCTCGCCTTCTCGGGCCAGGCGTTGCCGATCATGTGCGGGATCGTCTGGCCGTTGTTGTTCGTGAACTCGCCGTAGCCGCCCATCCGCATCAGGAAGGGCTCGTGCTTCCGAGCGACCTTGCCGACCACATCGACCAGCTTCCCGTAGTCAGCTGGCGAGAGATCACCGGCGTAGAGCACCGTGAAGTGCGGGACCGAGTCGTCCTCCTCGCTCTTGTCCGGGAAGTAGCGAGCCAGGTTCGACGGCACCGGCAGGAAGACGCCGCAGGACATCGTGCCGTCCTTGTTGACCTCGCGCCCCTCTCGAAGAGGCGCGTAGACGTCCAGACCAGACAACCGCTCGATCTTGCCGCGCATGGCCAGCCTACTGGCCGCCTTGACGACGGTTCCTCGCGCTCGACCGATCTTCCTGGCCAGCGCGGTCGCGCTGATGGTGTTCCCTCCGGTCAGCGCGTTCACCTCGGCCAGCACCAGATCCGCAGTCGTCTCCTTCCCCTCGACGACCGGCCCAGACCCCTTCCACGAGACGCCGAGCTTGGCGAGCTTGGTCTGGCGAATGTCGGCCTTGCGCGACTGGTAGCCCCACATCCCCGGCTCGCCCAGCCCGCCGCCGTGCACGTACAGCTCCCAGACGCGGTTCGCCGTCGCCTGATCGCCCTTCGCCAGCGCGGCCTTGATCTGCTCGGCCGCCTGGGCCGCGTTCTTGGGCATCTTGACGCTGGCCGCAGCCTTCTTCTTCGCGACCAGCTTCTTCTTGGAGACCTTCCGTCGGCCCTTGGTGAAGTCGGCACCCTCATCGAGGACCCCGACAACACGCTCGAACAGCGTCGCGCCGTTCGGGTCAATTGACTCGCCCCAGTCGGCCATTGTGGCGTCGTCCGGGATCATCGACATCAGCTTGGCGATGTCGGCCTTCGTGACACCCTTCTTCTTGACCTTCTTCTTGGTGACCTTCTTCTTCTTGACCTTCTTCTTGGTGACCTTCTTCTTCTTGGTGACCTTCTTCTTCGCCTTGGGCTTCTTCGCCTCCGGCGCGGGTGGCGGGGGAGGCGCGGGCGAGGGCTTGGGAGGCGGAGGCGGTGACGGCAGCGGAGCGGTCGGCCCCTCGTCCTCGCCCTCCTTCGGCGGCGGCAGGACCCACGTCAGCGCCTTCTTCGCGCGCGTGATCGCCACGTACTTGAGGTTGTCTTCCTGCTGGATCTGGACCGGATCCTCGGACTTCAGCGCCTTCGGTAGCGGCAGGAGGTCGGGCCGCTGGATGTAGACGTTGTCCGCCTCCAGACCCTTCGCCTTGTGCACCGAGGAGAAGTTGATGGCCGGTGTCGGGTCCTGCACGAACAGCTGGTTGACCACCTTGATCAGGTCACCGGCGACCTTCACGTCGCCCTTCGACATGAGAGCCTGGAGGCAGTCGCGCTTGTCGTCGAGACCCTGGAGCAAGTGCTCCTTCTTCTCGGCCGTCAGCCGCTTGGTCTCCTTCGCGTGCCAGCTCTGCACCTTCCCAGCGAACTCGTCGATGGGCATGTCCTTGTGGCCCTTCTTGCCGCCGATCCTCTCGATCAGCCTGCTCAGGGACTTCCCGATGTCACGGCCGACGACGTTCGCCTTCTTGCCCTGAGCGATCAGCCCCAGCGCGGCGGCCACGTTCGGCGCGTTGGTGCGGCAGAGCACGAAGTCCCCCGGCTTGAGGGTCTCGTAGAACTGCGCGTGCTTGATGGTCTGGACGTCGCCGTCAGGTGCGTTCGGGGCCGCCTCGATCGTGGGAACGAGCGTCTGCGCCTCGGTGATGACCTTCTTCGGGCAGCGATAGCAGATCGAGAGCGGCTTCTCCTCCGCGCCGAGCTGCTCCTGCATCTTCGACATCGAGTCGGGATCTGAGCCCTTGAAGGCGTAGATCGACTGGTTCGGGTCGCCCACCAGCATGTGGCGCGGGGCGAGTCGCTTGGCGAACTCGCGCTCGAGCGGGCAGAGGTCTTGGACCTCGTCAACCATCGCCCAGTCGAGGTTGGCCTTCTTCCCAGTCGCCCGGCTGATGATCGGCAGGTTGTGCATCACCGGCCAGAGCACCTGGTCGGCGTACTCCATCGTCACCTTGTCATCGACACTCCGCTGGAACGCCTCCTCCAGCGTGTCCGTGACCTGCTGCGGCGTGAGGTACTCGCCTTGGGTCCCAGACGTCGGAAGGTCGATCTCGAACCTGGCCAAGACCTCCTTCCAGGGCGGGAACTGCATCTCGCCCTTCTCGTCGAGCGTGCCCATCATCTTGCGCTTGGTGATGGCCTCGCCCATGTCGTAGCCGTAGGTCGACTCGTACTTCTCGGCTGTCTTCTTGTCGGGGGCGAGCTTCTTCACCAGCTCGTCGCAGATGAGCCGGTTCTTGTTCTTCACCAGCTCAGGCGGCTTGCCGCCCTTCTTGAACGCCTTGACCACCGACGCGCGCCCGTAGGCGTTGATCGTCGCGGCCTCGACGTTCTTCATGTCCTTGACGCGCTCGGCCAGCGCGTTGGCAATGTCGGTGTTGAAGGCCAGGAACACGACCTTCTGGCCGGGCGGCACGAACTCGAGCGCCTGCTCCATGGTGGTGCTTTTTCCCGCGCCCGCCTTCGCGTCCACGACGAGCGCGGCCTTGTCCTTCTTCGACGCATCGGCGACCCAGTCGAAGATCGCCTGCTGGTAGTGGCTGGGCTTGAACTTCTTCTTCTTCTTCGGAGGTGGCGGGGGCTCGCCACCGGCCTTCGCCGCCTTCTCAAGCTCCTCCAGGCCCTTCTTGTACCACTTCGCCTGACTCTTGCTGGCGAGCCACCCCTTGGCCTTCTTCGGGATGTTGTCGTCCATGAACTTGCGGAGCCAGTCGCCGAGCTTGTGGCCGTGGTCCTTGAACAGCTTCTCGTCCTGCGAGACTGGACCACCGGGCCACTGCTCGGAGAACTTGTCCTTCCACGAGCCCTCGTCCAACCGGCCGTCGACTCGCTCGTCGTCGAGCGCCTCGGCCTGCTCGGCAACCTCGGCGGCGCCCTTGGCGTCGCCGCCCGGCCCGTGCAGATCGAGACCGGCGCGCTCGTTGTAGCGGCTGGCGAAGCCGTGCGCCCACTTGAGGTAGTCCTGGTCGGCCTCGTGATTCACCAGAGCGTGCAGTTGCGCGGGCGTGAGTAGCTCCGTCTCCCGGTGCTTCCGCCGCCGCCCCTCATCCAGAAAGGCCAGGGCCTCATCGAGGGTACGCGCCGGTTGGATGTTCTCGGTCTTGGTCGCCATGCGATTCGCCTTCTCGATCAGCTCCATGACCGGAACGGAGTAGGAGGGATCGGCCATGTAACGCGTCCGGTGCTTGCGGATCTCGGCCGCGAGCTTCGGGAAGTCCTTGCAGCACTCGTCAGCCGCCTCGCCCATATGACCAATCGCCAGCCACCTGTGCTCGGGGTAACCCTGGACCGATTCGCCCATCAGCACCTCGGCCTGGGCAAGATGCTTGCACACGCACTGGATGCAGGAGTCCCTAAGCTCGGTCAGGTTCATGGAGCCTCCGGGGAACCCCTATGATCTCGTCCAAGGGGGCCGGAGGCAAGGAGAGCTTCCGCCTGGGGTTAGAACTCGATGAGCAGCGTCATCAGCTCCACAGCACTCATCTGCTGAAGCTCGTACAGCCGGTCCAAGATCTCGTCTCGTGCCAGCCGTGCGGCTCGGCCCATGCCTCGCGCCTTGAGCGCCGATGGCGTACAGGCATCGACCAGGAAGATGAGGTGCTCTGCATTCGCCTGGTTGTTGGGAGCGGCCCTCCAGGCTTCCCACCGATCCACGTGCCGCTTGATCACTTGCCGCGAGCGATACGAGAACGGCCGCATCTTGAACTTCGGGTGCGTCTGCCGCCTACCCGCCGAAAACCTACCCGTCCAGGTTCCCCGGGCATTGAACACGGGACGCACGAAACTCACGAAGCTACTTTCAGCTGGACGATGTTGCCGAGCCGCTCGACGGCCGAGACCTCGGCATAGTCCTCGATCGTCGCGATCCGCTTGAGGACCGCGCGGCGGATCTGGACCTGGGTGCAGTCCTCGAGCAGAGCGAAGAGCAGCTCGCGGAGGACGAGAAGCGCCGACCTCGACCAGTAGCTCATGTGGACGGTGACACCACCCTTCACGCTGGCCTTCTCCCGATCGAGCTGCTCGGCGACCTTCTTGTAGTGGACGTACTCGTTCCGGTTGGTCACGAGCACCTCGTCGCTCTTCTTCCGAAGGACGATCCGCAGGTCGTTGCAGATGCGGTGAGTAAGGCGGATCGAGGTCGTCTTGCTCATACCGGCATCATACCGGCGGAATCGGCGGCTTGATGGCGGCAGGAGGACCGCCGAAGATCCGGTCCATCAGGTCGCGCTCGTCTTCGCCATCGTCGATCAGGTCGTGGATCCAGGTACAGGTCCACTCCTGTCCCTCGGGAACCCCCAGCTCGCGCTTCCTGGTCGTGATCCGACGCTGCCGGGCCACGATCTCCTCGCGATCGAGCAGGTTGCCCATGAGCGTGATCGGGTCCACACGGTCGACCGGAACCCAGTCATCGTCGTCCCGACGCTTCGCGAGCGCGAGCGCAACCGGCTGCCCTTGGTTGGTGTAGACCCTCGTCTCGTAGACCGGCTCCCCTGTCCTGTCGTCGAACTTGACCAGGTTCTTCGTAGCAATGTAGGGCAGTTCCCAGATGCGGATCTTCCGCCACTCCTCACGGGTACGGTACCGGCCCCGGCCCGTGACCAGCGGTACGAGGCTCTCGCGAACCGCAACGCGAATGCCACTAGACCGTATCGCCGAATCCAAGTTCACAGCGCCCCTCTCCCCTCTACGCTACCGACAGCCACGCTCGTTCCTCCTTCTCGCGGACGAGGTCACCGAGCATTGTGATCACGTCGCGCGGCATCCACGGCTGCCAGTCGTCGTTGAGACCGGCATAGCGGTGGTCCACCATGCGGGCCGCGCGTGGGCACACCGCGCGAGCTGGCGCTCGAGGATTCGGCACCGCCTGCGCGTCTGGGTCCCACGTCCAGTAGATCGCGAGGTCACCGCTGCATCGGACAGCGATCCCAACCTCACTGAGCTTGCACGCCTGCTGGTAGGTCACGATTCCTCCCTACCCAGGATGGCAAGCGCATCGACGGCAGGCAGAACTGAGACCAAGTAGCGCCGGGCGCGGTGCTTCACATCGTCGGTGTTGGCGAGCTTGGCCTCGGCTCGACAGAGCGCCATGAGCGCCGAGGAGAGTCTGTTCGAGTCCATGCCGTGCTCTGCCTGATCACGCGCGTCGATGAACCGTCCGATGGTCTTGGGACCTTCCGCATGATCGATGAGGTCGCGGGCGACCTTGTAGACCGAGCGAGAGCGCTCACGGACCTTGTTGAGCAGCGTTTGCTCTACCCCGTGGAACAACACCTCGTCGGCCAGGTCGGACAGGGGAACATCCGAGAGGCTCATCGGACGACATCCGCCAGGCCACCGAGGCCCTCGATCGCGTTCGCATGTTCGATCTGATCGGGCGTGACCCACGTGCTCCATCCGTGGTGGCTGATCCGCACCCGGTGGGGGTTCACAGACGCATGTTCGATCTGAGTCACCTTGGCGACCGCCCCTCGGTTGACCTGGGCATCGCCTGCCGTAACCACTACCTCCTGCCCCACACGGAACTTCACCGGCGCGTCCCGCTCATCGCCAGCGCGCCCAGGTCGGCGCTGACCGGCTCCCAGTTCTCGAAGGTGTAGGCCCAAGCGACGTCAGTCGGCTCGCGCGTGGCCGTGAGCGCAACCGTCGGACAACACGTGCACGGTGGATCTATGACCGCGCACGGTTCGATCGGATCAGCTGGTGTACGGACCGCCGCGCGCCGATCGCTCCATCCCAGGGCCTCGTCCAGGGTCATGCCCCAGTTCTACCTCGGGGGTCAGACTCCCCAGCTCAGAAATCGCGTCGCGGACGGGCGGAAATGGCTCCCACTCGACGCTGTTCTCGATCAGATCCGGCACGCGATCGGCTGCGTAGTGGTTGTCGTTGATGAGAACCGGCTGACCCTGCGCGATCTTCACGTTCAGGCGGCTGGAGAGGCAGAACGCCTCCTCGATCTCCTCCTCAGTCATCGGGTTTTCTGGACAGCCTGGCTCCTTCACCACGTAGGACGCAACACCGCTCTTGCTCCAGCGGACCGCCTCCCAGAACCTCACGGCTCGATCGCACCGAGCCGCTCGATGCTGCTCATCGACTCGAGCTTCTCGATCCGGCTCTCGATCGCACCACCGACCCCAGGCCCCTGGTGCGGATTCGTGGCAGCAATCTTCAAGAAGCGGATGAACGAGTCCACCTTGGCGGCCGGAATCCGAATAGTCTTCGAGCCAACACCTGTGTAGCTACGAGCCGCCTCTTCCCAGTCCGGTCGAGGCAGCCGGTCCAGCCACCACCGGACCTCGTCATCGTTCTCGTTCTCGTAAAGATGATGCGCCCCAGCCATTCGCAAGGCCAACAGGACCGGCCCCGTGATTCTCATCGGGATTCCGGGCTTCTTCCTGCTCATAGATCATGTTCCTCTAACCCCTGTTCTACCTCGGTCGGCAGCGTATCTCCCAGCAGGGCGAGCTGATCAATCGCATCGAGCTTGCTGATCTCACGCGCTATTGCCGCAAGAGCGCTGAGGTAGGGATTGCCACGGCGGTAGGTTGCTCGCCGCCTCAGCCCGCGAAGATCGACCATCATGCTCAGGCGATCGTGGACGAGGTCGCTCGCTGGCCGCGTGCCGTGGCCGGTGAGCGGGTAGAACCCGAGAGCCGTGATCTCTCGTATGAACTCGTTCTCGGTCACGGCCCGTCAGCGCTGACCCGATGGTCGTCCACATCGAAGTCGCCGCCGAAGAACAACTCGAGTTCCCGCGCAGCCGACTCAGCTGAGTCGGAGCCGTGGACGAGGTTCTCGCGGATCGGATCGCCGGACGCGAAGTCACCCCGGATCGTTCCGAGCGGCGCGCCTACCCCATCGGTCGGTCCCATCAAGGTGCGCACGACGTGAACGGCCTGGTGACCCGCCAGAACCATCGCCACGATCGGCCCGCTCATCGTGAAGAGGGCCAGCTCCGCGTAGAACGGCTTGTCAACGTGCTCGGCATAGTGCTGTGCGACAAGCTCCCCGTCGGCGCGCAGCATCTTCAGACCGAGGAGCTTCAGCTTCTTCCGCTCGAAGCGGGAGATGATCTCTCCGACGAGCCCGCGCGAGACCGCGTCAGGCTTGATCAGTACCAGCGTCCGCTCCACGTTCTTCCTCCCTCACGACCGATGCCAGGGCATCGACCGCGCTGCGGGGCTCCACGTCCTCGATCCGCACTCGAACGGCAAATCCCCTGTAGTCGTCCGGCTGGACCGTAACGAAGCCCGGCAGCGCGCTGAGAGCCTCGTCCCAGGTGATGTAGCCGAGTGCCCCTTCGTGGCCGCCGCCGGTGATCACTACCGGGGTTCCGACTGGAAGCCGACGCTTCACGCGAGCGAGCCCATGATCGTGATCAGGTCGAGCTTCTCCAACTGCGCGATCCGCATGTGGTAGCCCGAGACCAGGTTGTCCATGAAGCCGCCGGGCACCGACACCGCATAGCGCAGCAGGTCCAGCATCGGCTCGACCTGCTCGGGCCGAAGGTGCATCTTCTGGCGCCTCTTCAGAGCGCGCCCCCGCCGACCGCCATAGGCGCGGCGTCGATTCGGCCCCTCGGTCGCTGGCCAGTCGCCGGGCAGCTCCTCGTAGAGCTTCTCCACAGCGCAGACCTTCTCGTACTCCTTCGGCTCGTGATCCGGGTCGGGCCAGGCGCGCTCCCACAGGTAGTGGGAGCCGATCAGTCGCAAGCCGATCCACATATTCGTGGTCATCGCGAGCGGGATGCCCGGAGTCTTCTTACGCGCCATGCTGACGTTCTACCCCGGGCAGACGTCCTGGCAGGCTCCCTGGCGCCACGTCCTTGATCAGGAGACACGATCTCGGCGCACAGGGGCCACGAGCCCTCGGCCTGATGATCGAACCACACGCGGGCTCTGGAAGCGCTGCGTTGATTCTAAAGGACTTACATCGATAGTCGGGGGCAACCTCGTCCCCCAAGCGTTTATGTCGGGCTCTCTGGCGAGCCCCGGGGCGCCCCGGAGCTATCCCAGGGGATAGCCGACGATCCCGCCGCTCACCCCAATCCGGCCCTGGCCGGATCGGAATCCGCTCCAGGCCGGATCGAGGCACAAGGGATCTTCCGAACGCACAAAGAATCTTCTGCCGGAACTCCAGCCGTGAGAACGGGCCGGTGAGCTGTTGGGAGGAGTAGAGGTTGGTCGGGGTTTCCTCGGCACGCCTCATGCGAAAGGAACTGCTGCTCAACCAACCCGGAGGAAGGCAGCCATGCTTTTGCAACTCACCCAGACCGTTCAGCTCCAACTCGTGCTCGGGCTGGAGATTGACGGCGGCACCACTACGACCATCTTTCCGCTCATCGAGAAGACGCTCCACGACCGGAGCAAGCTGAAGGCGGCAGTGGAAACCGTGGCCGGGGGCGACGATCCCGACCACTACCAGTCCTACATCGACTACCTCATCTGCCAGGTCTTCCCGCAGTTCCGGCCGAGCTGTTTCGCCTTCTACGAGGACGAGGGTCCGCAGCTCCGTGAGCAGATCACACCATCGGGCCGCGACAAGCTGGAGAGGATCCTGCTCGCCGCGCTGTGGGCGACCGAGTTGTTCCACGAGCACCGCCACCCGTGCCACTGGGATGACGTGCGCGCCCTGCTGGAGCGGAACCTCGAGCCGATCGTGGTCCGGTGGTGGCCGGAGGGCGCACCGAACGATGACGTCGTTACCTCACTCGGCGCCCTGCTCGACGCGAACGCGGAGGTGTTCTCCCTCTCGGCCGCGTAGGGTAGAACACCGACATGCAGCTCTACACGGCGCTACGACGCAGCGAGGTACCCGCAGCCCGCCGCAAACCGGCGAACAGCGAGGAACCGTACTCGGTTACCTGGACCGAACTAGGCGTCTACGTGATGTACCACGGGATTGGGCCGGAGACGCAGGACGAGCGCTGGGCCAACGCAGAGCTGTTCGCCGACTGGGAGCCGGTCAAACCGAAGGACGCGGTCAGTCAGCTGGGTAGCTTGCCGGAGAGCTAGACCGCCTCGTAGGGGAACGGGGTCGCACCGCCGTTGCGCGCGTAGAGCCGTCCGTCCTGGCCGATCCAGTAGTCGAGCAGCTGTCCCCGGCCGATGGTCAGCGGCCCCTCGTAGGGCTTGATCGTGGAGAGCGTGAGGAAGCCGCCGCCGGTGCTGTAGGAAAGGGTGAGGAACTGGTCGTCGGCCGGATCGTCGGACCAGACCACATCGTCGCCCGCGTGCGTCAGGGAAGCGTCGATCTCCAGATAGAGCAGGTCAGACACGCCAGCGACGGCGCCATCTGTCCAGGTGAACCCGCCGTCCCACTCGAGCGATCCCAGGAGCGTGGCCGATGGCTCGGCCCGGATGCGGATCTCCCAGCGCCCGGCCGCGCATGTCGGCGGATTGACGTTGAAGGCCGCTCCGTCTGGGGTCTTGTCCTTGAGGTCGAGACCCTGGAGCGGGTACTGCGCCTTCAGGTTCACGGTGCCGACGAGCGGAACCCACATCCGATTGGCGCCGTCGACCACGAGCTTCCAGGTGATGCGATTGACCAGGGCGTTGATCGAGACCGCAAGGTTGGTGCCCCAGCCGGTCAAGGTACCGAGGTCGGTGCGGTAGCACTCCTCGCCCGGCGCTGGCTGGAACCAGAAGTCCTGAGCCGTGACCCGGAGGAAGGAGACCTCGAAGCCGTCTGGCAGGCCCACAGCGCACGTGCCCTTGACCGGCCCGGTCGCACCCGTGTTGATGTAGCCCTTGCCGTTGTCGGCGGTTGTGATCGCGAAGTTCTCGGTCTTGGTCTCCCAGGTGGGGAGCTTCGCCTGGACATCCGGGGAGAGCTTCGCCTGCGGGATGGCGTCATCGTCCAGTTGTGCACCGAAGATTCCCATAGCGTCCTCCTACTCGTAGTAGAACTCGACCCGCGCACCGGCAGGCAGCGTGAACGGCACATCGAGCCAGGTGAGCGTGGTTCCCGAGACCGTGAAGAAGTCCGGCGAGGAGTACTGGACGCCCTCGATGAAGAGCGGCCACGAGTCGGGCTCCTCCGGCGCGCGCGTGAGCGTGAAGACCGTCTGACCGATGGTCGCGGCCCACTTGTCCTCGACGCGGCCGATCGCACCGCCCGGCCCGCCCGGGTCGGGGAGGAGCTGGTCACCGATGATCTTGGTGATGTGGACCTTGACCTCCTCGGTCCCAGCTCCAACGTAGCTGAACTCCATCCGGCTGATCTCGGGCAGGCCCGAGAAGACCATCAGCCCGTTCGCGGCGATGCTGAAGGTCAGCGTCGTGTTGTCGTTCAGCCGCACCTGGATGTCGCCATCGGTGCGCAGCATGAAGAACGTCTGCTTCGCCCCGGCCTCGGCTGGCTGGGTCGGCAGGGTCACCGGCTTGAGGACATCGCCGGGCTCGACCGTCACCGTCAGCTGGTTGTGCTGGTCCTGGTCGTCGAGGTAGAAGTCGTAGGCCGCTGCGGCTAGCGCCCCTCCCTCGGTGTTCCCCCCGATCGAAGCCCGGACCGACGTACGAATAGCCATGCGTAGCGCCTCCTCCGCAGGGGGCATTCTACAAGGCCGCCCTGGAGGAGTCGCGTGGGATCGGCTACGGCCGCCCGTAGGCGTGCTTGATTTCCACTGTGATCCTCGACGTGCTCCTGCCAGCAGTCGATAGCTCGCCGCAGCATGACCCGGGCGCGGATGGGGATCTGGCTCACGACCTCGTTCTACCCGGGGTAGAACGAAGGCATGACGATGAAGGTGACCACGGTCTGCTGCTGGTGCGGGAAGCGCAACGAGCGGAAGCACAGGCCGAATACCCAGATCAAGCTCCCTGAGAACTGGGTCGATCGTCCGAGTATGCGCCCTGTGCGCTTCCTCACCGAAGGCATGGACCCGACGCTCATCTTCTGCTCCAAGGAGTGCAGGATGGAGCTGCTGAAGGCTGAGGATGACATCGCCAAGAAGGCCCAGAGAGAGGGACAGCGCATCGCCCGGGAGATCTTCCAGAGCGAAATGCGGGCCGCGATCCTACGCGCGCGCGGAGCTGTGGTTGCGCTGGCCGAGGTGGCCGAGGACAGGCCGTGACCGTCTCGATCGAGGACATCTTCAAGCTGTTGGAGCAGCAAGACGGCAAAACGATCTCGGCCCACGCTCTCGCCAGTCACATGCTCAGGAAGTTCGCCGAGATCCTGTCCAACGCGGGAGACTGGAATCGGCACGTAGGCCGGGAGCCGTTCCAGCTCGCCATGGAATGGCACTCCATCGCCCGGCCGCTCTACACCGACGTGGCCGAGTTTGACCTCAGCACCGAGGTTCCCGACGCCGGATTTGACGCGCTCGCGACCGGCGTGACCTTATCCGAACTGATCAAGCAGCGTTACGACGAGCAGCCCAGTGGAATGCTGGCCGCGAAGATCAACATCCACGCCACCGTCTTGATGCTGTGCTCGGTCAACCGAGAAGGGAAGGCCCCAGACGATCCGGCCGACCTGGACGGCGAGGACGCGAAGCGGGTCCTCCAGTTCCTTCTCGAATCGATCTACACCCTGATCCCGGCCGTGGATCTGCTCGGAGCGCTGGCCGATGGCGAGTGAAGGCGAGCTGTGGGAATGCGCACTGGTGACACTCATCAAGACCGGCCAGGAGGGCGCTGTCATGTCGGCCGACCAAGCTGTCGTGGAGTCGATCGTGCGCGGCCGGTTCCTGTGCGGGTGCCAGCGGTGCCACCAGCCGTGGATCTTCGTGCCCGAAAGCTCCCCATTCGAGGGCAAACTCGTCTGGCCCTGCCAGGTCGAGCTGCGCAACATCGTCGATCAGCTGGGCAAGCTCGCATGATCGACCCCGACTACCACACGCCCGAGATGGCCGAGGAGAGACTGACCACGCTGCTCGAGAACTACCTCCGCCGCGAGCCTTACCGGCCGATCGTCCTGCACGCCCTGCGGGAGACGTTCAAGGAGAGGTTCCCGAACCTGGCCGAGAGTCACGGCGTCCGCGTGAAGTGGTACTGGCGGCCGGGCAATCCAGAACGCCCGCGCGGCAAAGTAACCGTCTACGAGTTGTCGGCCGTGGACCGACTCGCGCGGGTGACTAATCCGCGCGACGAGATCGCCGACGCCGTTGAGGCTTGCCCCTACGCCCCACCAGATCGAGGGGCGATGGCGCCGAGCTGAGAAACAGCGTCACGGAATCTCTGCGCTAGTCTCAGGCATCGTTGGCAGTGCGGGGCCTTCTTGTACTCCTGGTAGTAGCGCAGCACCTCTTCGACATCCGCGTCTCTTGAGCGCTTGCCGCGCGTCGCCGGTGACTGGACCGTGTTGTCGTCCTCGATCACCCGAACCGGCGACCACACAAGAAAGTGAAGACCGCACAGACTCGGCCGGAGACCTTCGCTCCACTGGTCGGTGTCGCCGAGATGAATCCGCCGATTGCCGTTGTTGCTCGTGTAGACGCCGATGGACAGGCTCATACAAGAGACCACCCAACAAGCGCATCGTCGGCGGCGCGCATCACCCGCCCCACCGCTGACTCCCACGACCGCTTGTCGTCGTCGACTCGCACGAAGGTCGGATTCAGCTCGCCCCTACTCGTGTAACCAATCGATCGGCTGCCAGATCCTCTGGTGAGCCAAAGCCGGAACGGTGCCTGCATCCAGCCGTCGGCTCCGGGGCAGCGGATCCACCCGCCGCGCTTTGGCTCGCCGCCGATGTACCAGTGCGGCATCCCACAGTGGCGGCGAACCGCGACTACGGCATCCGGGAACCGCTCGCGCAGCCGATGATCGATGTAAACCTCAACCGGGTAGATCAGCAGGCTCACTCGGTCTCCGCGCCGAGGAGCGCAAGCGCATCCACAGCCAGTCCACCAATCGCCAGGATGTCGCGAGCAACCTCGGCTGGCGCGCGCTTCTCCCAGTTTGCGATCTCGTGGATCGCCCTCCAGTGCTGGCTGATCAGAGGCAGGCTCTCGGGAATGAACTCCTCCTTCAGCCGGATGCACAAGTGCCCCCGCCGCTTCATCTCCGGCTCGGGAGGATAGTACTGGGCGAATCCGCCGTCGAGGCCGCCGCTCCGGCGCCACTTCCTCGAGAGCATGTACTCCGAGAACCACTCCCGCTGCACCAGCTCGATCGCGCGAGCGAGTCGGTCGCGCCCGTAGACGCGACCAATCCAGTCCTCCAGCTCGATCTCGGTATGCGCCTCGCCCCACGGTTGACCGCGCTGCGCGATCAGCAGTAGCTCCCGCAGGATCGGCGCCAGGTAGGGCCGCAGGTCGATCTGGGTCGCGCCGCGCGGAACAGGGACGATGAAGGGGTTGCTCATCGCGTCAGGTCTCCGAGCTGATCAACAGCAGACGGCTCTGGATGAAGCTCCAGGCTGTAGACCGTGACCTGTCCGGCCAGTGAGCACACCCACAACGAGCAGATCGCCTGGTCCTCCGGCATCCTGTCCGCCAGGAGGGCCATCGTTGCCACCACGATCTCGTTGGGGTAGCCGGGCGCGGTCAGCGTTGTGATCGTGCGCTCGGGGACATCGTCCACCAGCCGAATCAGCACACGACCACCGCGCTCGGACGAGTACTTGACCTTCGCGCGGTCGAACTGTCTCCGACAGATGAACTGGGAGACGCGCTTCCACCCCTCGCGCGGGTCGACCACGGCCTGATCAAGCGCGGCCAGCCCGCTCATCCTGCCAGGTCTCCCAGGTCTCCGAGCCGCTCGACGGCTGAGAGCGGCAGCAGCCACGCCGGATCGACCTCCTTGAGCAGGCCCTTGAGACGGCCGTCCCCGTGCCTGAAGATCACATCGTAGCTGACGCGTGTTTTGCTCGTGCGCACCCAGTTGACCTCGCCGCGCTCGCGGATGCCGACCTCAGGCACATAGTGAACGACGTGGTCGCCGACGCTGAACTCCGGCTCAGGCGCCGTCATCGAGCAGATCCCCCAGTCGCGAGACAGCATCAACCGGCTCGATGTCAGCGGGCCAGACGACGATCGGGATCGACCGATACTTCCTGTCGAACGGCTTGTCCCAGTCCACGCAAACGCGGCCGGAGTCCATGATCTCAGCAACGGTCCCCTCGATCGGGCCGACCTGGCGTCGGCTCATTCCGCCGTCGCTGGAGGAGGTCCACTGGACCCGGTCGCCGATCGCGTAGACGTGCTCCTCGCCCTCGACGTCCGCGCTGTGCGGCCCTACGCACGGCTCACCTTCGCCAGCCCCGCACTCAGCGCATGGTGGGTCGATCGGCGGAACACTCGTCATAGCAGCACCCAGTCGCTCGGGAAGCCGTAGTCCTCGGGGCGCGGGCGCGGCTCTTCTTCCGATGGCACCTTTTTTTGCGCATCTGGGCGCCCCTCGGCAGTCGAATCCTTGGGCAGATAGATCCCGTGCCGCTTGTAGAACTCGCGGAACGGCGCGTAGGGATCATCGTCGTCGTCAGCGCTGACCTGCGACTGTCGTTCTTCTTCGAGCATGAGATCACGCTCGCGTCGGATCGACTCCCACCCTTCTTCGATGATCCCTCGGAACAGGCGCTCGAAGAGAGGCTGATCTTCGGCGAGCACGTGGGCCTTGACGACCTTCATCGCTTCGGTCAGCTGGGGAACAAAGCCGGACTTCTTCAGCTCGCGGTAGCGCTTCCTGTCTTCACGGCCGCCAAGGGGATTCTCGCCCGCGATCTCCTCGATGATCCCGAGGCCGCGCAGCTCGTCGATCGCCCCCATCACCCACAGCGCAGTCTGGGGATCGTATGGAGCCGGATCGCGGCCGAAGTCTCCGTAGCCGTCGTTGTAGCCGTGGCCGGGATCGAACTCGCTCACATCCACCTCCGTCGCCGCCGCTGCGTCTGGTGATGCCAGAGGCACGAGCACCGTCCGTGGTGTCCGCAGAGCCATGGGCCGGGCTCGACGGCCCCACGAATGAAGTAGGGACCGCGCAGCCACCCGCGAATCTCGTAGACGTAGAGCTTCTCCCACCCCTCGGCGAAGGCCGAGTCGATCAGGTGGTCCTCGTCCTCGAAACGTCGGAGGGCGGCCACCAACGGTTCACCGATCCCGGCCTTGAAGATCGGCGCATCGACCTTCACCAGCTCGACGTTCGGGCCGAGGATGTTCCGCAGCAGATTCTTGGCACTCAGCATCACAGCTCTCCCACGTCGATCTTGAACTCGAACCGGGCGGGCGTAAGCGAGAGCCTCTTGACGATCTCGAGGTTCTCCCGCATCCGCTCGACGTGCTCGTCCCACTCCCGAACGCGGCGGGCCGCCTCCTTGTCGGTCACAGCTGCCAGGCGGTCGATCGCGGATGCCTCGGGCGGCCGGTAGATGCGCATCGCCTTGCTGAGAATCGACTCGCCGTACTGGTCCATCTCCGCATAGTCGTCGTAGCGGTTCACTCGTCTTCCTCGTCGGCGAGGCCGCCGAGCTGGTCCACGGCCGACGCCGGATGGAGCGCGTGCTTCGGGCAGTGGTAGGAGCCGATCCCGGCCGCCTCGACGTACTCCCAGAATGCCGGGACAGGACCGTAGAGGAACGACGCATCGCACGACGAGGTCGCGCACACCACGATCCCCTCGCCGGAGCAGCCGGGCGGAAACTCGCGCTGGCCGAGATCGAGGTGCTGGGAGATCTCCTCACCGGCCTGGGTGATGTGCGTCTTCATGTTCACGTTGCTCGCTCGTTGTGCTCCTCGACCATGGCCGCCAGGCGGTCGATCGCGCAGCCGAAGACCTGGACCTTCCAGATCGCAAGGAACTTGCGGTAGGAGTCCTTTCGCCGCCGCCGGAGTCGCCACATCGCCACCGGCGAGGAGATGTCGATCGGGAGCGGCGGGCTGGGGACCTCGTGCGCGCCCGCGCTTCCCCAGTCCTCGCCTGATGGCTTCGCCATCTCCTCGTGGATTCGCCGCCGCGCGAGGCCCTCGGTCCAGTAGAGGCCGAGGATGATGAGCTTGTCCCTCGTCTTCCTCAGCTCGCGGCGGCCGACGTTGGCCGTGTAGCCCTCCTCGCGCCACTCGAACACGATGAAGACCGTGTCGTCGGCCGGGCCGAGCTGCTCCGCTGCCTCGAGCCGGTTCACGCCAGTTCTCCCAGACTCTCCACCGCCCCGAGCTTCTGGAGCAGCGAGATCGGCTCGGATTCCGGGTCGACCTCGTCGTCGAACTGGACGACGACCAGCGTGTCGTTGCGGTCGTGGTAGCCGAGAAAGGTGCCGCGTCGGCCGCGAAGCGTCGCCGAGCCGGGAATGCCCTCCACCCGGTCGCCGGGGTCGAAGCGGTACCAGAAGTCGTCCGTCGGCCGCGCTCTCATCGCACCAGACTCGCTAGCGCCATGACAGCTGACCCGCGAATCCCGACGGGCTTCGTGAAGAAGAGCGTCCGATCCGCCCAGGTGCCACCAGTGAGCTTGTGCTCAATACGTACTACGCTGTCGGTGACCCGAAGGCGGAGGATGTAGCCGGTGCTCCTTGTCATCTCCTCCTCCGCGAGCCGCAAACACTCCTCCCGGGCCTCTTCCCTGTTCCACCAGACCGACTCGAACTCGGGGTGGGCGTGATGATCGCCCATGTAGTCGCGCAGGACGACGAAGACGGTAGTCACGTGTCGTGTCTGCCCTCGCGCCAGGCCCGGGTGCTCTCGTTGGCGAACTCGCGGGCGCGCGACTCGTTGCCGTAGGCCGCCTTGAAGGCGTTGAAGATCAGCTCGCGGATCCGGGCCAGCGCCTCCTCGTGCCCGTCCATCTCCTCCTTGGACCACTGCTCTTCCCACTTCTCCTGACGGCCTCGCTCGTAGCCGCGCACACCGAGCGTATCGAAGATCCAGGTCGCGATGGCGTGGTGCACATCCTCGTCGGTCGTGTAGGTGTGCGGCTCGTTGGTTGCGAACTCGCCCGGCCCCCACCGATGCGGGTCGAGCTTCTCCAGGCCCTCGACGCGCGGCCCGGCCCCGAGGAGCGAGAGGGCGATCCTGTCGCGCACCAGGTGGACCTGCTTCTCCATGTCGTGGAGCCACTCAGGATGATCGGCCGCATCGGCGATGTCCCAGACGGCGCGGGCCGCCTCGGCGAGCTTCTTGTCGGCCGCGAGCGCGAGTTGTTCGAGCTTCGCCTGCTTCGCCTCGTCCTGCGCCTTCTTGAGCGCGGCCTCGGCCGCCTTCACCTTCTGGTCGGGAGTCATGCCAGCTCTCCTAGCCGATCGATCGCGGATCGCTTCCACACGTCGTAGTTGTGGTCGCCGAGCCAGAGCCGCCGCTCATCGCCCGCGTCGAACTCGACGTCGTAGTAGCGAGCCGGGGTCGGCAGAGCCGAAGACCCGGTGCAGGTGACCGTGGCCCGGCGGGGCGCGCGCTCGAGCGACCCCCCGATCGCCCGCACCCAGACCCTCTCGCCCTCTCTTAGCCCGGCTCGCACCATACTGACGTTCTACCCGGGTCGGATGATCTCGATCGCCTCCAACGCCCGACGACACGACTCCTCGTCGAACATGGCCATATGGCAGTCCTTCAGCTCGATCCCCATCGCCTCGGCGAGCCGCCGGTACCAGCGGAGGCGCGCGCCTCTCGGCTCGGGGTCCTGCTTCCAGAGCGGATCGAAGTCTCCGTGCACGCGCATCCTGAGCGCTCGCAGCGGGGCGTCAGCAAGCGTCCCAAGCGGGGTCTTGCCGTCGCGCTTGTGGGTACCCACGCGCGCACCGCACGGTCGGCAGAGCCAGATGTTGCCGTAGGACCGGCCGCCGTAGACCTCGGCCGAGTCGGTCAGCTGGGCGGGCTGGCCGCAGTAGGGGCAGATGACCTCGGTCATTCGACCAGCTCTCCCATCAGCTCGATCGCGTTCAGCGGCACGATGCCAGCGTGGTTCTCGACCCACTGGGAGCGCGTGCCCGGAAGATGGTCCCACTCGATCACGTCGTAGCGCAGGCGGCTCTGCGGATTCTCGGTGTTGTGGTTGTGGTCGATGACGGTCCCCACGTAGTCGTGGTGAGGATCGGTCGGCCAGCCGCAGCGCCGGACTCTGGTGCCAACAGGGATCAGGCTCATCGCCGCCGCCGCTTCTGGTCCATGAGCCAGAGCACCAATGCCAAGATGGCGGTGAGCATCAACGTGGGCTCCCCGGTGACGATCAACTCGCCTATACCAGCAATCAGGAACATCACGAAGAGCGCGGCTACCCACAGCTCTGCACTCGCCCACCAGCGCGGCCTGCGCTTCTCTCGCTCCTGGTCCTTGAGCTTCCGCCAGCAGCTCATGTGGTAGTAGGCGGCATCCTCGCCGTACTGGTCCTGCTCTGCTAGGCAGTTCAGCCCGGCGAAGACCTCCTTGCCGCACTTCTTGCACGGCCCGCGAGCGTCAGGATCCTCGTAGACCGGCGGACCGTCCTGCCAGATGTCGTCCACGTCCCTGTGGCAGTAGACGCACCGCTGGTCCTTGCCGAACTTGTGACGACAGCGAGGCTCCTCTCTCGGACCTTTCTCGCCCCGGAAGAAGTTGCGCCACTCCTTGAGCTGGCCGCGCACGCTCGGCGGCGGCTCCTGCATGGGATCGCGCTCGTCGCAGCCCGGGGTCGGGCACGAGCCGTGGTGGAGGAGGCACTGGGCGTGCGTCAGCGCGCCGCATCCCCGGCAGATGACCAGGCCGGTCGGCCCGTCATGACAGAGCGCGCACCGCTCGTCCTCACGACGCTCGCTCGGCCGAAGGCTAAACATCGGCGGCTCGGGCGGCTTCGTGTGGAATGAGCGCATAGGCCGACGCGGCGGCCCTGGCGGAACAGCGCGACCCTGCATTCCCACGCTACTTCTCCTTCGGGCCGCGATAGCGCACTCGATCGCCGTCGATCACGGGTTCCTCATCAGCTGGGCGAGCGCGTCGATGGCCGAGAGCTTGCGGACCCCGTGCAGGTGCGGCAGAAGCTCAATCGCCGTCGGTACCTCGCCCCAGAACGGATCGACATCGATCAGCAGACGCGGCCCGTGAGCGGAGCGCGCTGGCTCGACGATTCGGCGGACCCATCCGTGTCGAACAGACGGGAAGCCAGCGCGGTTGTTCTTCCACGAGAGCCAGCGGACACGATCACCAGGCCGGAACGCAGGGCCTTCATACTCCATCGGCCAGTTCCCCAAGCTGAGAGACGGCGTCTACCGTCTCCAGGTCTTTGGGCCACACGAAGACCGGAGGACACTCGTAGCACGATCCGTCCCAGACCACGTGCAGACGACCACCTCTTACGATATTCGTGACCCTTCCCCGCATACGAGACGCTGCGAGATGCGCAACATGCTCGACACCAACCGCCCACCGCACGCGGTCGCCAACGGCGAAGGCCGTCTCCCTCATCGCACCACCTCCGCCAGTGCATCGACGACCGATCCCCGGACCTCCCTCTCGCGCACGAGCGCGACGACGAAGATAGATCAGGTAGACCTTCACACCAACCGACCCAGCCGTGTGACGGCATCGCTCGCGTGCTCCAGCTCGGCGATCTTCGACCAGACGGCGCCGATGCGAGGGGTCTCCGACACCACCATCGCCCACATCACGAGGCCCTTCACTTCCTCCGCGCGCATCTCAAACTTCCTGATCCGGCCGATGATCTCGACGCCCTTCACACGCACACGGTCACCCGCGCGGAAGCCGCCGCAGAACAGTGTCGCGAAGCTCACGAGAGCCTACCCAGCCTGGTCACAGCGTCGTCCACATGGTCAAGGTACTCGACAGAGATCGTGACGGCGTCAACGCCGACCCGTTCGAGCGAGATGAGAGCCGACATCCTCAGTCCGTGAGTCTCGGGATCGACGCGCAGGCCCGTCTCCATCACCACGTAGATGCCAGGCTGGAGGCCGTAGTGCTCGTTGACTCGCACGCGATCCCCAACGCGGAACTCGGGCGAGACACCGCCGAGCGCGCGCATGTTGTCCAGCTCCTCGCCGGGTAACCATCCCGACCAGTCGCAAAACTGACAGGCGAACAGCTGGCGGAGCTGAAGGACCAGATCAACCTCGGAAGCCCCGGTACGCTTGGCCTCCCCACGGCACATCGGACAGGTCGTCGTGTTGCCCCTCACGCGAGCCTCCCGAGCCGCGACACAGCATCCTCGGCGTGCTCCAGCGCGCTCTCCTCGATCCAGAAGACCTGATTGATCTCTCCCAGACCCTCCCTGAGCCGCTGCACGAGCGCACACGGAACCGCCAGGTCGGCCCCGCGTGCCCGCTTGGGCTCGAGTCCCAGAATCATGAACTTGCCGGGACGCCGACGATCCTCGGCGATCCTCACCCGATCGCGAACGCGGAACTCGCTCACGCGAGCCTCCCGAGGCGCGTCACCAGATCATCGGCGTGCCGCAGCCATTCGATTGGGACCCACGACGGCGGATTCTGCCTGGACGCCCAGGTGCTCGGCCCCGGTGCTACAGCAAGCCTCGCGCACGGCCGCTCGCGACCGCCGATCTCGCGCTGGCCGAAGTAGGAGATCACGTAGATCGGCCGACGAGTCTCCCTCCAGACCTCCTCCTGAGAGGGATCGATCCACACGCGGTCACCGGGTCGGAAGCCGCGATCGTTCACGACAGTCCTTCGTGCGCGGAGTACCAGTCGAACGTCTCGACCATCCACTTGCGCAGAATCCCGAAGGCCGCGTCCCGCGCCGTCGAGTTGAACAACGACGTTAGCCCGCAAAGCCCGCGTCGTCGGGCTCGGGCGACGGCTCGACGCCCTCCGAACAGGCCCATCATCCCGTTGCCGAGCGACCCGGCGACGATGAAGAAGGCTCCCTTCACCTCCGGCGGCGCGGACTCCAGCGCCTCTCCAAGCTCGGTGGCGATCTGCGGAACAACTCGCTCCATCTCCGCCTTGTGGGCCTCGTAGTCCTCGTAGCTCATTCCTTACCCTCCTCCACGAGCCCTGGGTATCTCTCCCGCATCGATGTGCCGACGTACAACTCAACGCCGGGCGGACTGCTCTCCTCACAGCAGTCTGCCAGGCCATCGATTACCCCAGCGTCGTTGTCCAGCCAGCATGATCGAACGTGCTCGACCAGCTCGGCGACGGTCTCGCCAGCGTGCTCCGTGTAGCCGAACGTCGAGCCGTGCGGGAACGAGATCATCGGCGACGGCGAGTCGCTGTTACCGGCGGCGGACAGGTTGACCAGACCTCGCGGCCGGAACGCGATGATCCGGTCCTCGTGGAAGATCACCACACACCCGTGCTTGCGGAGCCACTTGATGGCCTCGGCGTCGGTCACACGCGATTCCTCATCGGAGGAGGCATACCCTCAAAGACGCGTAGCTCGGCAGGCAGCCAGTCCTTCGGCATCGGCTCGACCCGCACCAGCTTCTCAGCCACCGTGCGCGCGTTGACGCGGCGAATGAGCGGGTACTTGTAGCGGAGGAAGGTGACCGGGCCGGGCTCGGTAATCGGTTTGAGGAGAAGACCCTCGATGATCGAGATCGGGATGTAGGGCGCCCGCACCATCGGCCCCGAGCACCCCGGCCGCTTGTTCAGGTACCACGAGCAGTGCTCACACGAACACGCGCGCCCGACCTCGGCTGGCGTAGCCGCGTAGGACAAGACGGACAGAAGAGCCACGGCCGCGATTCCCAGGAGCAAGTAGGTCATGCCCTCGTTCTACCCCGGGTAGAACGGTGGCGGAGGCGAGAACCGTGCAGCTCAAGCTCAAGCCCGATCAGATCGATGAGGCCCTCGCGGAGTGCGATGACGTCTACATCTGGATCGACGACCTGTTCGGCGAGATGGGAGCCTACATTCGCGTGGACAAGGGGCACTTCATGGGCACCCTAAAGGCCGAGTCCAAGAAGGGTTGGAATATCGCCCATGACGTGTTCCTGCGCGGCGACGATCTCTGGATCGGCGGCGGCGGATGAAGCCCGGCGACCGGGTGGAGATCTTCGAGGGCCTCCCCGGCACTCGCGGCCTGCGCGGAACGGTCTTCGGAGTCGGCCCCATGGGCACGTTTGTGAACATCCAGCCGGACCAGTGGGACCGGCCGTTGGTCGGCATCCCGACCGAGCAGGTCCGCGTGATCTCGGCCGTCGAGCAGCTCGGTGACCTCGCGCGCTGGAAGCTCGGAGACCCGGTCGAATGAGCCCGACCGACGCCATCGCGGCCAGCCGCGTCAAGATCGCCGTCGATGAGAGCTACGAGCCGCTCGTCTTCTACTGCTCGCTCGGGTCCATGTCCTACGTGCGCCGCCAGCTCTGCAACGTCGGCCAGGTCGCCCGCGCTCGCGCACTCAAGCATCTCGGCGAGCACGAGCCCGGCAAGATCCGCATCCAGCTCGTCCCCATGCTCGACGCCGAGAAGACCAACAACTGGGAGCCGGTGTCACCCAAGATGGTCATCGACTATCTGGCCGACCTGGCCCGGCCGTGACCAACTACAACGACATCGCGCCGCCCAACAAGTACTACTCCTCCAACCGCATCGACGGCAGCACCATCGAGCCAGAGGAGCCCTCAGCAGTCGAGCGGCTAGGCGACGTAGCGACGGGTCAGCGCCGACCCACCCGCTATCGTCTGCCCTACTTCCCCGTGGGACCCGGCTCGGTGCTGGTCACCGATCCGTACCCGATGACGGACGACGGGATGGGCAAGCTCCGCTGCCAGGGGAACACGGTCGGCGAGATCAACTACAAGACCGGCGTCATCGAGACGCACGATCCGCTGGTGTGCGTACCGCTCAAGGTGAGCTGGCATTACAACCCGAACGACGACGCCTGAATCGCTACTTCCTCGGCAGCTTGGCCTTCTCGATGTGGCGGGCCAGCTTCCGCAGCCCATCGGCCATCGGCTTGAGCTGGATCGGCATGAGCGTGACGGAGTGCTCGCTCATCCCCTGCTTGAAGACCAGGCCGAAGTGGTCGGGCGTGCCGATGTTGTACGGACCGAAGCTCACGTCGATGTCGTCCACCTGGAAGCCGGATGTCCGCTTGTAGAAGCTCTCGGTCAGCTCGCTGGCCTCGTCCTTGTCCTCGACCACGAACTTGCCGCCGCCTCTCACGAGCGGGCTGCTCTTCTTGCTGTCAGCGAACAGGTGCCCGTCGCCCTTCGCCTTGAACGCGGCCACCAGCTCGTAGTCGCCGTTCGGCGGGCGCATCCAGACCTTGGTCTTGAGCTGCCTGAGCGAGCCCTTCTTCTTGGGCTTCCTCTTGGGCTTGGGCTTGGACGGCTTGGACGGTGGAAACTTGGACGGCGAAACCTCCGGCTCGCCGTAGTGGGTGGTCTTGTGGACACCGTACTGGTCGTAGTCGTACGAGTAGGTCTTGCGCGGACCGTAGCCACCGTCGTCCATCTCGCCCAGGTCCACGCGGCGAACGGTCACGCGATCAAACAGGCTCATCGTCCCGCCTTCCTCTTCTTGTTCCACTCGCGCTCGGCCTTCGCGCGCTCCTTCTTCGCGCGCGCGACCTTGAGCTTCATCTCCCGCTCGCGGCGAAAGTGCGCCGTGATCCCAGCAGGTGAGTCCGGGTGCGGTTCAGACTCCTCCACACCGCCAGCCGATCGCACCAGCGCGACCGCGCCCTTCTGCTGCTCCACCGACAGCAGGTTCCATCCGGCTCCCCAGCGAGACTGCGCGGCCTTCTTCGCGGCCTTCGCCTGCGAGTTCGCCCACCCCACGTCCGCCTTGGGAGCCGCAGCTTCATCGAGCAGACGATCGCGCAGGCTCATCCAGATCTCCACACAGCCGACGATTCTACCCAAACACGCGGCGAAGACGCCAAGGGATGCTGTGGGGGTAAGCGGAGGTAGTCGGAGAGGGAGAGCGCGCGCTCTTCTCTCTACCAACCACTTCCCGCGCGATTTTGGGGACCTGGATTATCCCCCGAACGACTCCTCGTCCACCGGATCGCGGCCGGTGAGCTGTCATGGCAGGTTCGGGTGTCGTGTTCGGGCTGGGGAGCTGTGCATCATGGCGTGCCCGTGTCGCAGAAGCCCTCTGGGGGCGCGGGCTGCACCCCTACAGGGTGAGTTTCCAAGAGGGTGGGTCCATAGTCCCACCCGGTTCCGTCGCCCATCCTTCGATGGGGGGCCTCGGTAACGCAGGAACCAAGCAGATGGCCAGGGGGCCGGGGTCCAGTGCGCAGGTGTGGGGCAGGGCCGGGTTCGGCTACTGTTAGGGTCGGTTTCGGAAAGGTGAGCTGGAGACTCCCCTTACGTTCCGCCCGTTCTGGGCGTTGAGACCCTCTACAAAACGCAGGAACCGCTCGGCGAGACCCCACTGCCCGCTAGGGGGAGGGGGTCATCGCCGACTCGAGGGGGCACTGCCCGCTAGGGGGCCTGTGGGTCGCCCGCACCGGGGGCCGTGTCAGTCGGCTGCGGCTCGCCCGTCAGGCAGGTATGAGCGACCAACGACTACGGGAGCTGGAGCGGGCGGCGGCCACGGGTGACATCGAGGCCGGGCTGCGGCTGCTGGTGGAGCGTCGCCGCGCCGGGAGCAAGCCGCGTGAGCTGCACGCTCGGCCGCTGGACCGGTCGCCGCTCGAGGTCAGCGCTGACTGGGCCGGGGTCGGCGGCGGCGGGGAGGGCCGCCGCTGCTTCGAGTGCGGTGCCCGGCTGGGGCTCGGGGAGGTACCAGACTGGTGGGCCGGTGCGCCCTGCTGCCCGCGTCCCGCGATCCCCGGCGCGGAGGGCTGCGTCGATGGTGCCCGCGCTCGCGAAGCGTTCTGGGCCGGGGTCGACGCTGACCTGCTCGTTCCGTAGCAGCTAGTGCAGGTTGGCGAGTGCCGCCACCATCCCCAGGAGGCCGCGCTTCGCCTCCTGGGCCGCGCTCTGGTAGTCCTGGTGGTGCGAGCCAGCCCACTCCAGCCGCTTGGTGTGCTTCTTCGCCAGCGTGCGGAGCATCTGGAGCAGATGGTCCAGCTCCTTCTGCGCCTGGGTCACGTCCTTGTCCTCGGCCAGCTCGTCCTTCGCGGCAGCCAGCGCTTCCTCGGCTTCCTCGGTCGAGAGATCGCCCAGGTCCACGTAGTAGGCCGTCATCGCGCGGCCGAGCAGGCTCGTCTTGTCCTCCTCGACCTCACCAGTCGGCTCTCCGATGGGACCCTTGCCCTGGCCGCGCGCCATGCCCTTGCCCTTGCTGCGGATCTTCATCCCAGGCGTCGCGCATCGCTCGAACAAGCTCATGGTCGTGTGCCTCCTGGCCGCCGATGATACCGCTCGTCGAGCCACCTTGGTAGCGGCCAGCCTTGCAGCTTGCACCAGCAGGAGACGTGGTAGATGCGGTCGCGCTTGGTGTCGATCGCCGCGCGGTGGTGCACGTCGATCGGCCGCTTGCAGATGGGGCACAGGAGGGCGCGGGCCGGGCTCACCCTCCCAGTCTACGGGGGCAGCGCTGACCGCGCGCTCAGTTGTCGGGGGTCTGCGCTACGGTGTGGGCAGAAAGGACGGGGCTCCCTACTATGTCGCTCTCCCACCCCGGTCTCCGCCTCGTGCGGTGCTACTCTCCCGTTCCCCGCCACTGCGACGGCTGCCGCCGCGCCCACATCGGGCTCGGCGACCGCTACTGGTGGCACCACGACTCCGGCCAGCTCGTACACGTGGACTGCATGACCGACGAGCTGCACGCCCATCTGCACGCGCTCTCGAACGCGTGGCTGACCGATCCGCCGCCCGCCCGGCCGATCCTCCAAGACGATCCGCTGCTCCCTGCGGAGCGGCCGGAGCCGGAGTCGGACCTCGCCTGGGAAGAGGACTGGGAGCGCTTCAAGAACGACGAGGACTAGGTCGGCCGCGCGCGCTACGCTGGTGGCGGTCTGGGATGTCCGTTGCCGAGCGAGACTGCTGCCCCCTGGGCGCCGCTGGCGCTGGCTGCTACTACCGCGTGCACGGCCGCTGCTGCCACGGCGGCTTCAGCAACGGCGACGTGGTGTGCCCGCGCGGCGGGCCGGACCTACGGCAGGGGAAACCCGCCGCGTGGAGTATCGGCGTCCGGCGCGACGCGCCCGGCCACGACCTCGTGCAGAAGGGGTAGCTCTGCATCGGTGACCCAGGCGTTGGCGTGGGCCACGCTCACGAGGGCCTTCGCGAGCACGGCCGCGACCGTGGGCTCCTCGATGTAGAGCACGACCCGGAGATGCTCCCCGTAGGTGTGCCGAAGCACCCGAACCAGCTCGCCCCGGCTGGCGGCCTGCCCAAGCACGACCGCCTGCGGCCACCATCGGCCCTCGTTCACCACGAGGGCAACATCCTCCCAGCTCGCGGCTGGCCACGCGGCGTGCTCATCGACCAGGGCGTCGAGCAGCCGGTCGCGGGCCTCGGCCCTCTCCTCGATCACGAGCACGTTCATCCGGCCCAGTCTACGGCGCGGCCCGGCACCGAGAAATAAGGACTTGCCCGCTAGGGGGTATCTGGTGGCCCGCCGGGCCGGGCTCGGCTACGATGCTGGGCGTTACCTCCTGGCTCTTGGTCAGGCTTCTTCTGCGCCCGGCCCCGCTCGCCCCATCCCCACGAGCGGGGTCGCGGCCTGTACGGACCGCGAGCCCGACCAGCATGGGGCCGGGCTCGAGACTGGACTGGGTTCCCCAGTTCACCTGGGGTAGCCGTAGGCTACCCCAGAGTCATGCCCGGCGTCAAGGGCCGCCGCCGGGCGGCTCCTGGCCGCCCGTGTAGCCGAACTCGGGCGTGTAGTCGGGGACCTGCTCATCGACTGCCCGGCGCTTGCCGGTGTCGCCCCGCCGATTCGGGCCGTAGGCCCGGTCCTCCTCGGTACCCGGCCGCGCGCGGCCGGGCGGCGGGCCGCCATCGCCCGCAAAGCCCGCATCGTCGGGCTCGGGCGACGGCTCGACGCCCCCATGGGGGTCGTCCTCATCGAACTCGGCCACGATGCCCCGGTCGGGGAAGACCAGGTAGCCCGAGTCGAGCTGCCGGAACCCGTCCTCCGCCTCCCCGAGGTCGGCCTCCTCGAGGTCGACTTCTTCAACGGGTCGCTGCACAACAGCTGGGCTGGAACCCGCACGGTTGAGGGCAGCGCTGACCTCGCCCTTGAGTTTCACCCCGTGGTGCTCGGCCAGAATAGCAACGGCCTCGGCGGGCATGGCCTTGATCACAACCATCAGTGAGGACACGGCTTTAGCTACGCGCTTCCGGCCGCTCGCCCAGTGGCCGATCTGGGACGGATCGACGCCAACGATGGCCGCGAACTCACGCTGCGTAAGCCCCGTCGCAGCACGGGCTTCCGACACAAGGGTCATCGCGCTTGCACCTCCGATGGTCTACTGGACAACGCCGACAGCATAGAAAATGGACCACTGGACATCAAGTGGCGCCCCGGGATGGGCCGTTGGACACCGCTGGCCCGTTCTTCTCCAACTCGTCGAGAACAAACTGCGGGTGCAACTCGATCAGCCTCAACAAGTTGCGCGCCATCGACGATGGTACTGTTCCGGCCTCCCAGCGCTCGAAGCTCGAGTGGCTGACCCCAAGCCGCCTGGCCAGCTCGCGCTGGCTAAGTCCTGTGGCTATACGGGCTCTCTGCGCCAGGTTCACCGGACCCCCGAGTACCCTCGTTCTACCCCGCGCCCCCGTCATGGGGGCACCGGCCGCGTTTCTGCCGCCTCGAAGACGAATCGCCACAAACATCGAGCTGGCAGCCGGTTCTGAGCAACTATTCCATCGTTGACCGGCGCAATCGATCACGACCCCCAATCGAAAGGGGTATCACCCTCGGCCTCGAGTGCCCCCGCCACGGGGGCACCGGCGGCCGGGCCTCGACCAAGAGTCGAGGGCCACCCCCGGGTCAGTTCGCTTGGGGGGCGGGCTGCCCGCTAGGGGATCTCCACAAGTTCTTCAGGCTCGGTGTCAGGTGCCCCCATGGCGGGGGCACCGGCCGCGACCGTGTCCTACTTGTCGGTAGCTGTTAGTAGGGGACGGACACGGTACCCCCTTCCTCAATCCCGCGCACCCAGTTGACCTCGCCGTGAATACTCACTCGCCACGATGCTGCTGTAATGCCCGGCCTGGAGCCCAGTAGCCAGGCGGCCTTCGGCCGGTCGCCTTCATCGTGATCGCGCCTTACTCGTTAGCACCACCGTGAACGCCACTCGCTGTCCGGTGCCCCCACGATGGGGGCACCGGCCGTGCGCTCGAGCACAGCTCGGAAACGCGCGCGGCCGAAGCCGAGCTACGTGCCCCCACGATGGGGGCACCAGGCAGAGATGTGACACCCGGCGTGACCGACCGCCTGGAGCCCAGGCGGCTGGCGGCCTGGCGGCTGGCGGCCTGGCGGCGGCCCGCGCCCGAGGTGTGTGACAGACCAGTGTGACCAGGCGCCCTCCTGGGATCGGGCCTCATCGGCGGCCGGAAGCCGCTCTTCACCACGGGCCTCTACGGGCCTCTGAGGGGCAACTCTCGATGGCAGGTAGCTAGGGTCGAGTTTTGAAAATGGGCTCGCCAGAGTGCCCGCTAGGACCGAGGAGAGCCAATTTTAGACGGGTCACAGGCGGGGACCCCGCCGTAACCCATAATCCGACCGTGGGTCTGCCCCCATCATGGGGGCACCAGCTGGGCTTACACAAGCGTCCGGTGCCCCCATCCTGGGGGCAACCCTAAGTCCTTTATTGAGGATGGAGCGACGTATGTCCTTTGGCGTCGTTATGTGTGTCGGACGGGGCCTCGGTTGGGGGGCTTAGAGGCACTGCATCGACCAGGGTGCAGCCCAAGCTGTCCGTCGTCGATCGGGCGTCGTCGATCGGGCCTGCGGCAGCCAGGGTCGTCGAGGTCGTCAGGTTCTTCCTCATATGGGGGCTCAGGTTGCCATCTCGGCCGCGCCCCTTTTTCAAGCACTTACGTCGGGGGGCGATGTCCGGCGGTCATCGCGTGTGAGAACGCGCCGCTCGGTTGTTGAGAGGGGCAGAGAAGGGAGCCGCCATGAGGAAGACGAAGACCGAGCTGCTGACTGCGATCGTTCCCCTGCTGCCCGACCACGGCGACGAGGTCGCCGCCGACAGCCAGTGGGCCGTCGCCCACATCCGCGCCCGGCTCGGGCTCGTTGGCCGGACCACCTACGGGCTCGACTGGAACCCCACCACCAAGCGGCTGGAGCGGGTCCCCTTCACCCAGACGCTCGCGAGCGTCATCGGCTCGATGGCCGCCGAGCGCCGCGTCAAGAAGGCTCGGCTGGTCTCGCTGCTGGCCGATCTCGAAGCGCTGGCCGCCGCGAGCTAGCTCCCCGGCAGCGTCAGCCTGAAGAACTCCTCCAGCTCCCGCACACGATCATCGTAGACCCGCACTCGCTCTCGAGCCGCCGCATCCGTAACCGCCGCCAGCCGCTCGATCGCCGACGGAGACTGGTACCGCTGCCTGACCAGGTGCTCGGTCACGGACTGCGCGGCCCGATTCTCCTCACAGGAGGGAGGTCGGCGCTGACTCGGCTCTCGTGGGGCGAGGGCGGCCAGCAGATCGATGGCCGACGCGGGCTCCAGCTCGGACGCGTAGAACCAGCGCTCGGTCTGCGCCGATGGTGCGTCGAGGAACCAGCCGACCCCCACGTCGCCGCCGCCGATGAGAGCCGCGATGCGAACCAGCCGACCCCCGTAGGCAAGTGACACAGTCGCCTTGATTCGGTAAACGCGGTCGGTCTCTAGCTTCATGGGCCGTCGGGGTCCGGGGCCAGCCGCGCGAGCTGATCCACGGCGGGCTCGGGCTCGAGCTGGGGCGCGTCGGCATCGACTGGGAAGGAGGAGATGCCGTCGTCCAGCCGGATGATCCAGAAGGGAGGTCCATCACCGCCGCGCGAGCCGTCTGCTTCGATCCGGCCCGGCCTGCGGATGCGGTCGCCGTACAGCTCTCGGTAGACGATCCGGTCGCCGACCTTCATGGACCGCTCTCGGGCCGCGCGATCTCGCCGAGCCGCGTCACCGCATCCTTCGGGTCCAGCGGCAGCCAGTCCTCGAACTTCAGCGCCTCGCGCCAATCGACGAACTCATCGCCGCCGACCGTGACGGTGGCGTAGCGTGGCGTCCGACAGCCAAACATCCACCGCTGCGACAGCTTCCGCACTCGGTAGGGCTCCCGCCCGTTGGCTGGCGCGCGCTCTGCCCGGCCGGACCTGGAACACTCGATCGCCTGGTGGAGGGTCATGCCTTCGTTCTACCCGGCCGGACGATCTCGGCCAGCGCATCGATCGCCGACACCTCCCGCAGCTCGTTCTCGTAGAACCACTGGGCCTCGCCGCTGTTCAGCCGCCGCGCCCAGGCCCACTTCTCGCCCTCAGGCTCGTGGCCCAGCTTCTCGACGCGCACCAGGCAGCCGACGAAGCCGCTGACGCACAACGCGCCGCCACGCATGACTCGGTAGACCTTGCCGACTTCGAGCTTCATGGGGGCCTCGCCAGGGCCGCGAGCCGATCCACCGCCGACAGGCCCCAGATCTCCCGCCGCCGTACCTTCCACGGCTCATCGTCCCGGCCGCTCCTCTGGATCACCCAGCCGCCGCAGTAGGGGATCTCGCGGAGGGTGAAGCGGACGCCGTTCAGCATCGGATTCTGCTGGTAGGCCGCGAGGTTATCCTCGGCCAGCCGCCTGGCCGCCGTGTGGGCCAGCTCGGGGGTTGACCACAGCTCCACGGTCTGTCCCACCTGGTTCTGGACCGTCCAGATAATCAGTCCACCGTTCAGTCCACCGTTCGCGCCTCTCACCGGCCAGGCTCCATCTTCCGGCCGACCCGAGCCAGCTGATCGACCGCATTCTGCTGCTGCCGGTACTCGTCGCATCGGCGCTGCTCGCACAGCGCATCGCCGCGCTGCCGTCCGTAGATCCGGTCCCGTTGGTTGACGAGCGCGTGCTCGCCGCGCTTGAACGGCTTGCAGTCCAGGCAGATGCTCGCGAGGGGAGGCTGGCGGCGGATCGCGTCGCCGCGCTTGTAGGGCTCGAACGCCATCAGCCGACAGCAGCAGGAGCACCGTGGCCGCCTCGGCCGGGGCTTGCGCCGCGCGGCTTCCAGTCTCACGACAGCTCTCCCAGGTCGGTCACCACGTCGCGCATGTCGGCCAGCTCGTCGATGATCCGGCGGGCGTGCTCCTTGGTGATCTCCTCGGCGGTCAGCTCCATGAGGCGCATCTGCGCGAGGGCGTACGCCTCGGGGTGTCGGGCCGCGACCCAGCTGAGGATCTCGGCCAGCGCGTCTCGGCTCAGGCTGGCGCGATCTCTGGCCTCGTCCGCTAGCTCCTTCGGGATCTTGCTCTTCTCACTGAATCGCGCGATCGTCGCTGTGTCGGAGGCCATGCGCACGGCGAATGACAGGCGCACTAGCACATCGGCCAGCCGATCTCGGTCCTCTTCTGTCGGCCGCCTGATCATCGATCTCTCACGATCTCGGCAAGCTGATCGATCGCTGACGCCTCCTCCAGCTCGCTGGCGAAGTAGTAGTGCCGGTCTCGGTCATCGACCAGCCCCCGGATGGTGACGCTGCCGTCCTGAGGAACATCGACGACCCTGGCCAGGGGACAGTCGCCCCAGCCGATGGGCGCGAGCCTCACGATCTCGACGATCATACCGACGCGAACATCGCCGCGATTCACCAGATCTCGTCCGATCCTCGCTCCCGCTCCCTGTCGTTGAGCGTGCGCTCGTAGTAGCCGCGAATGACGGTCGCCGCGTTCTCGGCCGCGTTGACCGCACTGTTCAGCCGCGTGATGGTACGGTCCCACTCGACCTTGGCCACGAGCAATTGGTGGCGCAGCTTGTCGTTCTCGGCGCGGGCCTCGACGAGCGCCTGGTAGAGCGCCAGCGTGCAGCCCTCGTGGTGGCTTCCGGTCTCACGGAAGGCTGGCCAGGGCTCGCCGTGCCGGTCGCAGTTCAGCAGGCCGTCGTCATCGTCGAGGTAGTAGGTGTACTTGCCGTCGCCGACTTCCATCGGGTCCTGCATGGAACGTCCTCCTGTCCTTCGTTCTACCCAGGCCGACGGGACAACTCTCCAAGCGCATCGACCGCCGACTTCGGTCGATCGGGCTCCCAGTCATCGTGATCGCTGGCCAGATGGTGGGAGATGCGCTCGCCCAGCCGGTTCCAGCACTGTCGCCGCCATCGGAGGTACCAGGCGAGCGTGTCCTTGTCCTCGTGCAGCTCGACCCGGCTCGGCTCCCACTGGTTATTGGGCCGCCGGACGGCGGACCTGTTACGGCTCAGGCGCAATGCACTGTTGATGTTCATCTGCCCCCCTCGACCAGCTCGGCGAGCCGCTCTACTGCCGATAGCAGCCGGAACTCGGACGCGGTCAGGTAGCAGCCCTCGCCTTCCCGCGTGACGTGGTACAGCCGCTCGCCGCGCCCACCGCCCGGCGTGCGGTAGGGCGTGTCCCCGACGAAGATGCCGCGCGCCCACTCCTCGGGCTCGTGCTTCGGCACCATGATCAGGACCGGATCGCCGCGCCTCACCCGCACTCCTCGCAGTACTCGGAGTCGCCGATCCATTCGTGGCCGCACTTCTCGCAGACGTGGATACCTCGCGTGGCCTCAGCTCGAGGAACGACCGTCAGCTGGTCAGCGCTGACCTGGCGTAGCCACGCGCCGCACTTCGCGCAGTAGAGCGTGAGCGTGGGCTCCGAGAGCATGGGCAGGTGGTTGCAGCCGCTCATGGGGACAGCTCCGCCAGGAGGTCGATCGCCGAGATGGGGAGCGTGTCCTCGGGGTGTACGTGCTGTCGCGGCCGGGCCTTCCCATCAGGCGCGTGCAGCTCGACGTCCCACAGCTCGCAGTCGGCGCCGGTCGTCACCGTTCCCTGGTAGGTCGCGCGCCACCAGGTGTAGCCCATGAGGTCGAGCGAATCCCTCCCCATCTCCCACTCGGGAAGACGGACCCAGAGCTGCTCTCCTGGCGATGGTGTCATCGCCCGCACATCGGTTGGTCGCTCATACCAACGTTCTACCCGGGCTTCGCCAGTAGTCCGAGCAGTTCGACGGCCGATACCAACTCCACATCCTGTGGCGGCAGCGTGTAGCCGGGCATCCCCTTGTGCGGGCCGGTGATGTGGACGAAGTTGATCTCGTCGTCGCGGATGTGCGTGATCCGGCAGAGGTCGTCTCGCTCTCGGCACCACCGGAAGACGTCGCCCACCTCGTAGTCAGCCATCCAGTTCATCGCACGAGGTCCCCCAGGCGTTCCACCGCGCTCGGACAGCCGCGCCTGGCGCAGTTGGTCTCGTTCTCTCTCGGGTAGGGCTCGGTCCAGCCGACGGGCTTGCAGCCCATGCAGACCGAGGCGTTGGGGCCAGGCCGCCTGCGAACAGGCTCCTCCTCAGTCGGCTCGTGGCTCATCCACTGGCGGCAGCAGACACACCGCATCCGGCCGCGCGGGCCGAGGCCAAGCTCATCCCATGACTTCACGGCCTCACCAGGTTCCCCAGCCGCTCCACCGCGTCGGGGCACCGACGCCGGGCGCAGAGCGGAACCGACAGCGACATGAAGTCCGGCCGAACCGGCGCGCCATCAGCTGGTCGGCAGTCTGTACAGACATTCGCGCTCGGCGGGAGTCGTCGTTGGGCTGGCGTCTTCTCGGTCGGCTTGTAGCGCATCCACCGGAGGCAGCAGCGGCACTTCATCCGAGGGTCGATCTTCTGGACACGCGCCGCGAGAAGCTCGCTGGGCGCAGCCATCAGGTCAGAACGCCGCCGAGACCAGCCTGCCAACCGGCCCAGGCGAAGTACTTCCGCACCCAGAACTCCTCTGGATCAGCGTAGTCCTCTGGCCGCCCGTAGTAGGCTCGCCACCACAACTCGAACTGGTCATTGGCCTGGAACGGCTCGCCAGCATTCACTCGATCACCTCGGTCGGAACAGCCGCCAGCCGATCCACCACAGAGATCGCGCGCACGACCGCGAGGAACCGCTCCCGATGCACCTCGGAAGGGAAGTGCTCGACCACGCCCTGGGGCACGTTCTGGCAGCAGCCCTTCTCGCCTTCCATCTCGGTACAGACCTGGCCTGCGTAGGCGCCGCAGGTCGGGCAGTCCGCAGACAGGACATCGACCAGGTTCTCGTTGGCCATGCTACTGTCCGAGCTGACCGCGCAGGCGGCGGGACCGGCCGAGCTGGAGCTGCGGCGGAGGTTCTGCGGCCTCGTCCTGACGGGTCACATCCTCGATCGCCCGCTCCAGTAGGGCTCGCGCGTAGTCCGCGCCGCGCGCGCGGATCGCCCGGTGGAGGCAGCCGACCGCCCACCCGCCGTCCTTGTCGCGGTCCAGCCGCTCCTTCCACTCCTCGTTGGCGCGGGCCTTCTCCCGCACGGCCCCGGTGGAGAAGCCTTGCCGGTAGCAGGCCAGGGGGCTCGGGCTGAACAGCACGTCCTCGACATCCTCCTTGCTCGGCCGGTGCATCTGGTCGAGTCGCTCGGCCTCGGCCGCCACCTCGGGGTGGACCGGCCGTCTCCACTCGCGGCGTCCCAGGGATGTCCGATCGTCGGGCCAGCTGACTGGCCGGGCTTCGGGCTCCCGGGCCGTCAGCTCGTATGGCATACGCGCACCGAGGTGGCTGTCGGCCAACGCGGAGTCGTACCACTCGTCGAAGGCCGCATCCACGAAGCGGTAGAAATCGTCCTCGTCGATCCGCCAGTCGTTGTCCGGGTCGCCGACCGGATAGAAAGGCACGAACCCTGCGGTCGTCATCGCTGCTCCTCCACGGTTCCCATCAGCCAGTCGATCATCTCCTGCTCCTCGGGAGACGGCGACGGGATGTCCTTCTTGGTCTTGCCGTCCTTGACGCACGCCTCGCAGATGAAGTCCGCCAGAGTCGGCAGGCCGCTCGGGTAGTCGCGGGACACCGGAGTCTTCCCGCAGACCGGACACAGCAGCTTGACGCGGTTGACGCCGCTCACCAGCCGAAGTCTCCGTTCGTGTGCGCGAGGTTGCCATCAGCCTGGTGGCCGAACGGTTTGGTGCAGGGGCGCCCGCCAGGTCCCTTCGAGGGGCAGGGCATACAGTCCAGACGCTTCTCCAGCATCTCGACGCGGGCCGCGAGCGGTCGTTCGTCCGGCGACTCCTTCTCGTCGACACCATCTACCTCGCACTTGAGGCACAGCTTCCCCCTCCTGCACGACGGAACAGCGACACCGCAGCTGGGGCAGTGGAGGAAACTGGCCACCTTGGACGGGGCGCGGAACGGCTCAGTCTGGTTGATCTCGGGGAAGCGGATCATGATCCCGCAGCCGCCGCAGAGCGCGACCCTCCCGGCGTTGCTGGCCGGTGAGTCAAAGGCCAGCCCGCACCGCTCGCACTGGACGCGCTGGATGAGCACGTGGGCGGTGACCGGCTCGTTCAGTCCGATCATCGGCGCCGGTGCCTGCGGCGGGCTCTTGATCTTCTCGATCCGATCTCGGAGATGCGCCACCGCGACTGCCTCCTCCTTCTCCTTCTCAAGCCGCGCGATCTCATCCTCGCCGACGAACATCTCATAGACCTTGGTCGCCGCCTTGAGCGCGGCGATCGGATGTCCGAACGGCGCCTCCATCTGGACCGCACCGATTGGGGAGAACCACGGACACCAGCCGCCTTTGGCCTCGGAGTTCGGGTTCTTGATGACCTTCAGATGCTCGGGCCGGTCGGCGAACACGAACTCCTCGTCAGCGCTGACCCACGTCCATCCGTACGCGGATGCCCACCTCAGCGCCTCAAGCATCCAGTCCTCTCGCTCGTAGTCGGCCATCATCGCCCCCAGATCGCTCGGATGTCGGCGCGAGCCTGCTTCTCGAACTGCTCACGTCTCGGATCTTCCTCGAACGTCAGCTGGCCCACGGTGAGCACCTGACCATCGACCGTCTCGATCTCCCAGCCGTCTTCGGCGCGGCGGATCGTCGCCTCCTTGACCCACCTGGGATCGGCGTGAGCGCAACACCGGCCAGCCTTGCACCGCCGCAGTGGGAGTCCGAGGTCCCCGTCCATCAGCTGGGCCTCAAATCGAGCGGCTTGCCGCACCTCGCGCAGTGCACGCCGCGAGACACGTACCCCACGATCGCGTTCAGGTGAGTGATCGGCATGAGGTTGGAGTCGAACGACCGGCAGCCGCAGTGCAGGCAGGCGATGATGATCTCGGGCTCGGGCGGCGGCGGCAGCCCATCCAGCGTCCCGGCGATCTCGCGCAGCAGCCGGGCCGCCTCCTGTCCCCCAACTCGATCGGTCAGCTCCTCGACGGCTTTCGGCAGACTCACAGGTTCACCTCCACGAACCCGGGCGTACCGCGCAGCTTGTTGAGCAACTGTTCGGCCTCGGCCGCGCGCTCCTCGTCGCTCATCGCCGCGACCCGCCGCTCCTCCCGCTGCTCCTCCCGGTAGATCTCGGTCTTGCGTTCGGTGATGTACCGAACGATCTCGTCGGGAACGGGAGTGAGAGGCGCGCCGCCGTAGTAGCAGTGCCCGGTGGGTATGGCCGCCTCGACGGATGCGAAGACCCGGCGCACTTCGTCGGCAATGCGCTCCTCAACCGTCATCGCGCGGCGGGCCGCCGCTCTGGCCCGCGCCGTGCCGTCCAGCAGATCCTTGAACGAGAACGCGCCGCCTTCGATACGAACACCCCACGAGAGGCTCCACCGGAGGTCGGCGGGGGCCGCGTTGCGATGCTTGCTCCTGCCCTTGCGTAGCTTGGCAACAGCCTCCTTCACCGCCTCGGGGAAACCTGTTCGCGCTCGCTCGTAGCTGATCTTGATCTTCATGCTGTCGTTCTACCCTCGTCTTCCTCGACCAGCCGGAGTAGTTCGTTCTGGGCCTCGATGTTCTTCGGGTAGACGTCAATCCAGAAGGGCGCGGGCCAGCCGGTTGGGATCGACGTGGTGTAGTCGTCATCCCCATGCAGCAGCTCGACGATCTCCGTCATGGCTTTCCTGCCGTGGAACCGCAGAGCGCCACAAGCCAGCCGCTCCCACCTCAGAGCCACGAGTCCATCATGTGGCCGCAGTGGCGGCAGTAGGTCGCATAGTGGTCGTGGGTACCAGGTATCGCCTCGTGCTTGCACCACGAGGATCTCCTCGTCGATCTTGTCGCGCTGCTTCTTCAGCTCTCGAAGGCGCGCCTGCTGATCGCGCGGCAGGTCCACCAGCGGATCCATCACGCCTCCTTTCTCAGCTCGTCGAGGGCCTCGCGCAGACCGTGCAGCATGGTCGGCTCCTTCCAGAGCGCGGCCAGCTCATCGACGGCCGAGTCCGGGTGACCGAGCACCCGCCGCAGGGCCGCCTCCTCCTTGTGGTAGGGCCGCATGTCCCGCGCGTTTCGGATGATCGACGTGGCGAGAGCCTCAACCATCTGCGCGCGCGTCCGCCGGTCGAACTCACCCTCCTGGGCAGGCTCGTCGAGCGGACCGTCCTCCAGGCCGCGCTCCCGATCGGCCTCGAGCACGAGCCGTTGCGCAACGGTCAGCTGGCTAGCCACCGGCCCTCCGCGCGGCCCGTGTCCGATGCTTCGGCTGTTCGGCACCGCCGCCCGTCTTCGGATCGTAGTAGTGCCACACGTTCCGACCGGCCCGTGCGCACCACCGCTTCGTTCGCGCGGCCTGTCCCTTCTTGAACAGGTCGCCGAGGATCCGGTGCGCCACCCTGTCCGAGACCTGGGCGCGTTGCCGCAGCATCTCCACGGTTACCCCGCCGGTGAGCCGCTCCCCTTCCAGCATGATCAGGGCCAGCTCCCTTGTGTTCTTGCTGGCCATCTACCTGATCTTCTCCCTCCACAGCGCGTACCACTCCGACCGCGTGCACTCGGCCATCTGCGAGCGCCGCTCGTGCACCTTGCCGCAGACCCGGCACCAGACCAGGCCCCGCACGCGGACCATGAGCGGCTGCTTCTCACGGCGCTTCTTCTTGGCCTCCTTCCTCTTCCGCTCCGCCGCCGCCTCCCGCTGCAACTCGCCCCTCGATCGGCTGGGCCAGTTGTCCATCAGGCTTCCGTAGCGCTTTCCGTATCGATCTCTCACGCTCGTCCTCCTTGATTTCGTCTTCGGTTGCGCAGGACCGGCAGTAGTAGCCCGGCTCGCCATCGGCGCCTGCGCCGGGGACGGCGATGCCGTCCTCGGGCAGGGTCGGTCGCCCGCACTCGTCGCAGGTAGGGTCCTCAAGATCCTCCATCAGGCTTCCGTTCCGTCTTGGACCCAATTCCACGGCGGTCCTTCGCGCCACGGCGCCGGGTCGTCCGGCGAACCGCCCAGCCGTCTCCACTCCATGTCGAGTACCTGCATCACGAACCCAGATGCGAGCGAGCTGTAGGCAGCGAGGTCCAGCGCTTCGTGAAGTCCGCGACGAACGCGCGCCACCTCGTCTTCGTCGGGATCGGCCACGCGGCCGAGCTGCTCGACGGCCGACGGAAGCAGCTTGCGGAGCATGTCCACGAGCGTCTCGCCCATCTGACTGTCTGGCGCTTCACAGAGCATGGAGAGCAGTTCGTAGTTCGGCTGCTCGCTCATGCCAGCCACGTGCCGCACGCGCGGCACTGCGGCGTGCCTTGTGGATCGCGCGGCAGCTTCCACCACCCGGGAACGATCTTGGCCTTCTGCGTCGGCTCGTGGTCCCAGTTGTCGAGGCGATGCTGGGCATCGCTGATGATCTTCGCGTAGATCTCGCAGTGCTCGTCGTGCGCCATGAAGCGCAGCTTGCTCAGGCGATCGTGCAGCTCCCGCGCCTGCTCCTTCTTGTGCGTGTCCAGCTGCTCCAGCAGCCAGACGCACAGGTCGGCGTGGTCCGGCCAGGTGTCGGTTGCGCCGGTCGCCTCCTGCCAGCGCTTGATCGCGCGCATGTCCGCGTCCCATCGGAGGTCAGCGCTGGCCTGGAACTCCTCGATCTCCTGGCGGAGTCGCTTGATCTCCTTCCGCTGGTCCTCGCACAGGTCACGGAGAAGGTCGGACGCGTCGCTCGGCCTGTCGGTCACACGGGCTCCTGGTTCAGGTAGATGATCTCGCGCGCGAACGCGCGAATCTGCGTGCCGCTCTTCGTGGTCAGGATCAGCATCTCGTCGCTGTGCTCGATCTCGAAGTCGCCCGGCTCGTCGAAGGCGTCTTCGAGGCCGTGTAGGAACTCACACTGACCGTAGCCCTCCAGGCAGAGGTCGGTGTAGATCGGCTTCAGCGCCTTCTCCCGGACCGACCGCTTACTGCCCATCACTCGCTCCTCCCCAGTCGTCGGCGGTGATCTCGGCCGCCGTGGGCGGCGTCGGCTTGGGCTTCGGCACCGCGAGCCAGGTGTGCTCGTGATCGGGAACGTAGGTCACCGAATTCACCGAACCACCGTTGCCGCTGACGACGAGCCAGCCGTGGGGAGTAGGAGTCCGGCGAACCGGATGCATCTGCATCGTGTCTACCGGCACCGACTCCCAGAGCGCATTGATCTTCTCGGCGGGCGTGCCCTTGGCGGGTCCGCTCGTGGGCGGACAGCCTTGCAGCACGAGCCCGAAGAAGGCGCCGATCACGAGCCCTGACAACCAGAAACCAGGCTTCTCACCCCAGATTCTCATTGTTGCCTCCTGCGGTAGTTCTACCCCGGGTCGGCGACACTCCCGGGTAGAACGTAGGCATGACACACACCGTGATCGTCTTTGTCGTCGTCTTTTCGTCGCTCGTACTCCTGGCCGCGCCGGACACCCGGACCTACCCGAACATCTACTACCCGGTGCCCGAGGACAACTGCACCCAGGAGCGCGACTGCACCTGCGGCGGCTGCCCTCCCTACCAGCCCGAGACCGGGGGATGTGATAAGCGCGGCGGCTGACTGCACTTACAGAATACCTGTGAGAACCGACGCTTGAGTTGTTGAGAGGGGTGAAAGGAGAACCCCATGAGCAAGCTGAGGTCGAACGCGAGTCTGAAGGCCGTCGCCGAGCACGCCGCGCTGAAGGCGCGCCGCGCGCACCGTCGCCTCCGAATGGAGTGGCAGCGGATCGCCGATGCCAAGGTCTACGGCCACTACAACACCACCAACGACGACTCCACCCGTCTCTACCGCGAGTGGAAGACCTTGGAGGAGATCGCTCTCCACGTCGCCCGCCACGCTGGCGTCGAGGTCAAGACCGAGAACACCAGTCCCCTGCCGCACCCCGCAGGGGTGTAGCGTAAACCGCTCGGTCAGCGCTACTTACAATAACTCTGTGAGAACCGAGAACGAGATTGTTGAGAGGAGCAGAAGGAGCAACGCACAGATGAACGAGACCACGAAGCACGACAAGACGAGCGGCGCCTACAAGGCAGTCATGAAGGCCGCGCGCCACCTGAGCGCGCACCGGACCGCCTGGGCCGCGAACTCGATCACGTCGGGCATCGACTGGCGCGGCTGCGCCAAGGGCTACATCGTCCTGTCGCTGCTCAACGGCCGCCACAACCGCTTCACCAAGACGGGTGAGCCGGTCGAGCGACTGACCTACGCGTTCGAGACCTTCCCCAACTCCAAGGGCGAGATCGCCCTGACCGAGCAGAGCCGCGAGCGCGCCGAGCGCGAGCTGGCCGCGAAGCGCGCGAAGCTGGCCGACCTGGAGAAGAAGAACGACGCCTACAAGGCCAAGCACAACCGGACCAACTACGCCTTCGAGAACCGGATCCCCGGCGTCCGTCGCCGCGTCCACCGGCTCGAAGACGCCTTGGCCAAGCTGGACAACGGCGCCTGATCATGGGCACACGCATGACCTACGAAGACGCGATCATCCTGGCCGTCAAGGCGCACCACGGGCAGACACGGTGGGGCGGCGAGCCCTACGTGCTGCACCCGCTCCGAGTTGCGAACCGACTGGGCGTGCTGTACGCCGACGAGACGCTCAAGAAGGCCGCCGTCCTTCACGACGTACTGGAGGACACCGAGACGACCTACCGGGAGCTGCTGGAGTGGTTCGGTATCGAGGTCGCCGACACGGTCCAGCTCGTCTCGCGGCCGGACGACCGCACGTACATGGAGTTCATCGGAGACATCGTCGCGAGCGACAGCTGGCGAGCGATCCGGCTGAAGCTGGCCGACATCGAGGACAACCTCTCGGACCTTCCCGAGGACCACGGGCTGCGGAAGCGCTACGAGCGCGCGAGGTCGGCGCTGACCGCCGCGCTGGAGGGAATGGGGTGATCCGCGCTGGAGGAAACGGACTGCTCCCAATCGGCTCTCGCGTCGTCCTGGCCCCGGAAGGAGTGCGCGGTACCGTCGTCGATCACCTCGACTATGGCGTCGACTACTGTCGCTACAACCTGATCAAGTTCGACGGCCGCAACGAGCCCGTACGGTGGGTAGAGAACAACCCGTCGATCGTCCAGTTGTCGGCGATCGACGCGCTGGCCGAGTTGGGTGAACGCTCTGCGCGCCCGAGGAGATGAGCTGATGTGCGTCCGACACGTGAAGATCACCGAGCACTTCTTGCAGAAGGCGCAGGAGCGACTCGAAGAAGCCGACATCGCCCGCCTCTGGCGCGTGATGTCTGACGGTCGTCTCTTCAAGCTGGCCGAGAGGCTGCGGCCAGGAGAGAAGGGCGCTGTTGGGATCGGCTCCGGCTACGTCGTCTTCTGCGAGGATAAGGACGACGACGGGCTTCTTGCATTGCTCACGCTTCTTGGGCGTGGCTCCAGTGAGAGCATCCGGCGGCGGCAGGACACGCGGTTGCTGCGTCTGCCGACAGCCGAAACCGAAATGCCGAAGCGCGGCCACGGTCACGAGCTGATGGACGGCCTGGCCGTCTACGAGTGGGGCAACGGCGTGGTCATCGAGGCAGGAGAGACGGCCGATTGGCGACTCGAGCTGACGGCCGAGGAGGCGAGGAATCTGGCCGATGACCTGCGGAGCCTGACCGGCGACCCGTGAGGTACCACGAGGGCGACGTCGTGATCATCGCGAGCACCGGCTTCAACTCGGTGCTCAACGGTCACCTGGCTGAGATCGCGGGCTCCATCGTCAACGAACAGGGCCATCGCTTCTGCTCGATCTACCTGCTCGCGCTGGGGAACCGCTCGAAGCCCTACCTGATGGCCGAGAGCGAGCTGCGGCCAGCGTCGGCGATCGACCGGCTAGCTCAGTTGGATCCTGGGTAGAACGTCAGCATGAGCGAGTTGTTCCCCGGAATGCAGGTCCACATGGCGGACGGCGTAGTACACGTGCGCGACACGTTCCTGTGGGTCGACGAAGGCTGGTACGTCGAGGTCGACTGGGCCGCGATCCCGATCCTGCTGAAGGTCGTCAACGACCCGGCCTGGGACGTTGCCCAGCGCTACATGCTGTCGCAGCCGTGGGTTGATCGAGACAAGGAGGAGATGCTCTCCATCACCGAGGCGCTCCGGGGCACGCCCGAGGGCTACGGCGTCCGGTTCCTTACTGGATCGGGAGGGCTGATCCTCCTCGCCGGTACGCTGTCGAGCGCGGCCGAGGAGCACGGTGTTGACAGAAAGACCGGCGACGGGCTCATCGAGTGGTTCGAGTGCCTGGCCGATGGAGATCGCCTGGCGTTTGGTTCCTGGTCGATGTTCTGGAACCGAGTCACCATGTCAGCAGGAGCCGCAATGGAAGCCAGCGCCTCCAGGGAGCACCACAGCCGGATCACGCGGGCCGCGTCCACCTACCGCCGACCCGGGGAGAAGCTCAGGCGCAACGATCCGTGCCCATGCCGGAGCGGGAAGAAGTACAAGCGGTGCTGCGGCCGGAGAATCGCATGACCCCCGAGGAGATGCAGCTCCACGAATCGATGCGGCGCGAGCTGGAAAAGCTGAGGGCCGAGAGCGACCGGCTCGCCCACGGCTCCTGGTGGTATCGGCTCATTCACAGCTGGGCATACTGGCGTCGCCGGGAGAGATTCGACCGCAGGCTCAACGCGATGTTCGCCGCAACCGTCCGAGGACTAGAGCATGTGGCCGGGGACACCGACGGAGAGTACGACCGGCACACTAGAGACCAGGCTGCCGCCATGCTCGCCGAAGCCGATCGGCTCACCGCCAGGAAGAAGGCTCTGGAAGAGGTCCGGCTGGGCCTACGGAGCATCGAGGATCTGTGAGGTACGGCGCGCCAGACAACAGGCAGGCGCGCAAGCGGGCTCAGGCACGACGAGCAATCGACGCGGTGACCGGCGGCAAGTGCGAGCGGATGTTCGCGTGCGCGCGACGTGTGCTCGACGAGGCCGAGAGCAAGAACAGTCCGGCCTGCGAGCTGTCGTTCTTCGTGCTTCAGCTGGCCGAGGAGGACGAGTGCCCAAGTACTTCCTGACCGCGCGATCGGAAGAGATCACCGTCGAGCCGCTCGTCATGCCCAAGATCGGCTTCGAGAAGGGCGAGTTGGTGGAGGTCGTCTCGCTCGATCTGCGGCGCGGGCGTGTGGTCGCCGTCGATCGAGGCACCAAGCTACACCCGCCGGTCTACCGCATCTTCTTGGAGAACCACCAACCGGAGGATGGTCAGTGGTTCATGGAGCACGAGCTACGACCTGGCGGCGCGATCGAGCGTCTCGCCGAGCTGGGTAGAACGACACCATGACAACGCGATCGAGGAGGAAGCGGAAGCGGAAGAAGATCAAGACGGCCGCCGAGCGAGAGAAAGAGATCGAGGATCTCTACTCGAAGCGCGCCGTTCGTAAAGGCGACCTCTACTGCGCGCCGTGGTGCGGTACGAAGTGCACCTGGAAGGCTTACCAGGTGGCGAGGCGCCGTGCGCACGCACTGGCCAAGCACATGGGCAAGGGCTGGACCGCCGAGGTGCACGAGAACATGGGCTGGCACTACACGGTCTGGTCGCCGTGCCGCAGGATCAAGCTCAAGGAGCACTGGCGACACGGCACGTACAACTGTCGGACCGGCGAAACCACGCTGAAGGGATCGGCGATCGATCAGCTGGCCGCGATCCTGCCCGATCACTACACCGCGTTCCTGGGAAGCCCGGACTCGTCTGGCGGCAGATGGGCCGAGCACGGAGACACGCCCGAAGAAGCGATCCGCGCCGTGGTTGCGGTCGCCGAGACCAAGCTGGCGGAGATCGGCGCGCTCATCACCGGACTGGAGGAGTGGTCGTGACCCACCGAGAGCTGGGGGCCGCCAACGAGTGAGGCCATCGTGCTGACTCACATGGTCGCGAAGAACGAGATCAAGCCGGGCGATGTCCTGCGCGTGTCTGCCAGCTCGGACGTTCCCGATGCGTGGGCCGGGGTCCTGGCCAAGGTGGTCGAGCAGACGACGACGGAGGTCGAGAACGACACGCTGATCCTCGAGTCGGCCTGTGGTGCCCGGTTCCCGTTTGCACCCGAGGAAACCGCCCGGCTGGAGGTCGTGGATCACCTCGCCTGGATCGGCTGGAAGCAGACCATCGCAGACCTGCGGGCCGAGGCCGAAGCGTTCAGACAGGCGCGCGACCGCGAGAACGAGTGGATCCAGGCAGGCGAGATCGTCCGTATCGCCGACGAGGGCTTCGTAGAAGGCGTGGACCGCTGCTTCCAGCTCACGCAGCGACTCAGCGAGCCGATCACGCCACGCGAGGCGGCAGATCAATCGCTCGCCGCATGGAGAAAACGCGTGCGGTGGGCGAAGGCCCGCGTCCTGGTACCGCCGAAGCAGGAGCGTCACAAGTTCGTCGTCTTCGTGCTGGAGGACGACAACCCGGAGGTCGACGAGGACGCCGCGTGGACTCACACTCGGTGCGAGGTCGACTGGTACGAGGTTGTCCGCATTCGGGAGACCGAGGGAGAGCCGTGAGCCACACGTTCCGAACTGAGGTGGAGCATGACGGCCTGGCGAAGACCAAGTACGTGTTCAGCTGCGATTCCGGCATCGAGGGCGGCGAGGTTGAGATCGTCCAGCTGATGCAAGGCGAGCCCGAGGACCGCAACGGTCTCAAGACCGTCACCTGGTCGGCGGAAGCCAAGTTCGTGCTCCCGAAGTCGGAGCTGGTCGCGTTCGTCTCCCACCTCGTGCGAAGCGAGAAGATCGAGCGTAACGAAACCGCGTCCGTGCTGGAGGTATTGGGCCTGTGAACAACAACGAGTTCGCTGACATCATCGGTAGCCCGCACCCCGCGCCGGGCGAGGGCTACATCGTCTCCTGCACGTACGGCGATGGCATCTCGCAGATGTGGATCGATCGGATCTGCATCGAACGCGGAATGCAGGAGACTCGTTACACGCCCGACCGGAGACGAGCTAGACACTTCGAGAAGGTGTGGGCCGAGAGGCTCCGCGATGGGCTGTTCCAACCAGACGCACGAATCGAGCGCGCATCATGATCGATCCCGAGTTCGGCGTGATCACCGACTTCCAAGCGTGGCTGAACCGCGTGCTGGAGCAGAAACCCGTACCCGAGATCCGACTGGCGCTCGACGGTAAGGAGTTCATCCTCAAGAACGTCACGGCCGACATCGAGCCGGGCGACTCCGAGGGCGTCGACATCGTGTCGCTGTCGTTCGACGTTCCGCGCAACACTCCGCGCGATCCCCTGGAGAACTTCAAGATCGTGGACCCGAACCACCTGAGCCACGACCCGACCAAGACCCCCGGTACCAAGTTCATCGACTACACGGGCGAAATGGACGACGGATACTAGCGTGAGCCGACCGAAGAAACCGAAGAAGACCCACTGGACCTGCATGGCGCACGTGCGCGGCACGGCGAAGCCCGGCTGCCACAAGAAGGCGAAGGGCGGTCCATTCGAGCTGCCGAAGGGATGGAAGGTCGCGAGCGGCGCAGGCGCGCGGCGGCTGCTCGCCAAGTGCCCGGTCTGCGGGTGAGATTCACCGAGCCCATCTACCCGTTCCTGTTCAAGATCGGCGAGGTCGTCTGGTGGCGCGGAGACACTATCACACCCGCCTGGCGCGTGCGCATCACCCGGCAGTTCATAGACCAGGAGTTCGGCGACCCGATGTACGAGTTCACGGTGCTCGATGGCCCCGAGCCGGACACCACCGCCGACACGTGGCAGATGTTCCTCCGGCCGCTCGATGTGGTCGATCGCCTGGCGAACATTGCCGATCAGCTGGACATCCGCACGGAACCAAGACAGGGTGTGGTTCGGGGAAGGTGGTAGAGAGCCATGAGGGATGAGAGCCCTGATCTCCTCCGCCGCGTTCGTTCTGTGCGTCGGCTTGTTCGCTGCCGGATGTAGCGATTCCGATGGAGACAAGACGACAACAACCAGCTCCACGCCTACTCGAGCCGTCGAGTTCGCGACGATCTCCCCGCCAGATGGGACGGTCGGTCAGGCTTACAGCTACCGCCTGACTGCGCAGTACGGCGTTCAGCCGTACACGTTCTCGGACGACGGAGGGCTTTCGGCCACCGGCCTGGCGACATCACCGGACGGCGTGGTGAGCGGAACACCGACACTGGCGGGCAACTTCCGAGTCCAGTTCGAGGTCCGCTCGGCAGATGGAAGCTCGACGGCCGGTCACGTGACGGCCATTACCGTCAGTCCATAGCCGAGTCAGCGCTGACCCGGGGTAGAGCGCTGACCCGGGGTAGAACGTCACCATGATCCGCCCCGGGCTACGAGTGATCGATCGCGACCACGGCTGGGAGGGCGAGGTCGTCAAGTGGGTGTGCGACAGCATCCACGGCGAGTGCCCCGAGGGTCACGATCCTGATGGGATCGGCGAGTGCCTCTTGTGGGTCGTCGATTTCCAACTCGGCCCGCGATTCGGCAACTCGAGGGCCACCTACCACCGCTGGACTCACGAGCTGATCCAGGCCGACGCCATCTCGCGGCTGGCGGCGCTGACGTGAAGGTCCGCCGCGCGATCGAGATGAGCGAGAGCGGCCTGGCGAAGCGACCGGCCGCGATCAACAACGAGCCAGCGTACGCCGAAAGAATGACCGGCTTCGAGGAAGACATCTACGTCTGCGACGTGGCCTATGAGTGGATGCAGATGTCGCGAGCGGACGAATACGACGACTGGGAGCCCTACACCGACAACGCGATCACCCGTCTATCCGTCCTGGGCGATCGGCTGCTGCGCGAGGAGGGCAAAGGCGAGTGAGCACCAAGATCTACGAAGGCAAGCGCTTTCCGAAGGCCAAGTTGGCGGCGTTCATTCGAGACGTCCGTCACGCTCAGTGGCAGATCATCCGGGACCGGGCGCGCCTGATCGCATCTCAGCTCAAGGCCGAGAGGGTCGAGGTCGATACCTGGAGCCACCGCGTGATGGCGACGATGGATATGTTCCGCGAGATCGCCAAGGAGTCGTTCCGGCGACCGTGGTTCGACCTGGAGTGCGGCTGGAAGATCTGGATCCCCGAGAAGGGTCGCTTCACCTTCGCTTCCCCCTGGGGCGAGCACGAGCTGCGCGGCAACCTGGTAATGCCGGACTACGTCGAGGACTACCCGTACTGGGACAACACCGACCCGCCCGAGGGGATGCGCGACGGCGCGGGTTACCGGCGATGGCGCAGGCGCGCGAAGGACTGGAAGTGCGCCACCGAGCCGAGCCGAGACCAGGACTACGTGCTCCTGGTCGTTTTCGAGGCCAAAGGAATCAAGATCGCCTCCCTGCACGTGGAGCTGGACGAGTTGGGACCCCTGAGCGCGATCGATCAGCTGGCCGCCGTCGTCCGGTGAACTTCCTCACGGTCGGCTCCCGGGTGATCTTCTCGCCACCGTTCCCACGCTGCCGATACACGTGGGGGACGGTCGTAGACCTGAACTTGGGAATCCACACCCAACACCAGCGGGACCAGGGCGTCTGGCACACCAAGGTCTACATGATTGCGCCGCCGGACTGCTACCTGGTGAAGCTGCCAAGCGGCCTAGTCATCTCGGTCCGGCGCGACCGCTGCAAGATCCCTGATGCTGTGACACAACTCGGCTGGATGGGCGCCAGTCCCGGGTAGAACATCGGTATGGAGAAGCCCGCGCCCGAGATGATCGCCGAGATCCAGGCCGACGTGGCGCGCGCCACCAAGCACGCGGCCCGTAAAGGATTCCCGTGCCTGGGATCGTCGTGGGAGATCGAGACCCCGAAGGGCGCGGGCCTGATCTTCAAGTGGCTCATCTCCACGTGTCCCGAGGCCGTCGAGGAGGGTATCCGGCTCTCCCGGAAGCGGAACGGCGTCCACCCGGACGACGAGGACATCGCCAAGCTGCTCCTGCGCGTGTTCGGCGCGGCCGATCACATCGAGGGATCGGTCATCAACGCCAGCGTCACCGAGGTGCTCACGCTCATCGAGATCGCCGTCTGGGCGGTCTACCAGATGGACGTGAACGAAGAGTCGGAGGAGACCCCCGAGGGCCTGACCGACCTGACCGAGCTGCTCAACGATCGGTTCTCGCCGCTGCCCGGGGGCGTGTGGTCGTGGTTCGCGGACAACTGGCTGGAGCGGCTGCTCACCACCGGCTTGGGCATCAAGGAGGCCATGACGTCCGATGGCCACCTGCACCGCTACTTCAAGCACGCCGGAACCTACCGCCGACCGAGGAAGAAGACAGGCCGCAACGCACCGTGCGGTTGTGGCTCCGGGAAGAAGTGGAAGCGCTGCTGCGGGAGACGAGATGGCTGACTGGGAGAGCGCGCTCGAGATCGCCGATGAGATCCTCGACATGATCGACAACGAGCTGCCCGAGAAGGCCGAGGAGTTCGCCGGGTCGGTCGAGGAGAAAGTGCGGGACATCCGCGCCTGGATCGAGGACCGGCGGCACGTGACCGAAGCCCAGTACGAGGCGCTGGAGAACATGAAACGCGGGTGCGAGAAGTGGCTGGACTGATGCCCGTACCAGTGACCAGAGAACAGCCGTGCGACGAAGTCGTCGAGGTCTGCGTGATCTGCGGCAAGCACACCTGCTACTGGTGGGGTAACAGCTGTAGCCCTCTCTGCAAGACGTGCGCGGGATCGGTCACCCACGAGCGAATGGTATCCGTTTCCAAGAAGCTGCGACTGGGACCGATCCCAGAGGAGTAAGAAGTGGCCGGTTCGGACCTGACGCAAGAGCAAAAGCTGATGCTCCTGCGCTACTACTACCACTGGTTCAGCGTCGGCGTGACCGATACCCAAGAGGGCCGCGAGCTGGTCATCTCCCTGTCGCGTCTCGGTCTCATCTCGGCCGGTCACTGCACCGAGAGGGGCCGAAAGGAGATCGCCAGTTGGGGAGATGACAGGGAGATCTTCTCCGCCTACGCGGACTACGCGAATCGGATCTACGCCGAGGAGCAGGCGAAGAGATCGACCGCTCCAAGTGGGATGGACTGATGGACGAGGTTATCGCCTGGTTCGATGAGAAGAGCACGGTCTGGTGCAAGGACCACGAGCCGAAGCAGGCTGAGGTGGAGGGGGAACTCACCACCGTCCTACGCACCGATCACTGGGCCGGTGACGTCGGCTGCTGCTGTGTCTGCGGGATGTGGATCGGCGACCTGCACTACAAGGCGAACGCGTGAGCGAGCTGAAGCCTTACCGACACGATCGCTCCTGCCCCAAGTGCGGCCAGCGCGACATCCACGTGGTGTGGGTCAAGGCACAGCCGTTCTTGAAGAAGAGGCTGAAGAGCGGGCTGTCAGTACCGGCGACGATCGGCAATCGCCTGATGGAAGGCAGGCTCTCCGCCGAGGAGCACATGCACCGCTCCTGTCGGACCTGCCAGTACGAGTGGGCCGAGGCCCCGCTCGACTCGTGCTCGGCGATCGATCGGCTGGCGAGTGTCGGAGAGAGCACGTGAGCGGCATCGATGTCACCTTCACGTGCGAACTGTGCGGAACGAAGATGAAGGCCGAGGCTGCGATCCACAAGCAGGCGCGGGACGCCAAGGACTACTTCCGGGGCGACCTGCCGCCCGGCTGGGTAGCACACAACGCCTCCCACGTCTCGACGGTGCTGGAGATGGGCGGCATGTTCCGAAAGGGACCGAAGAAGCGCGTGCTCATCTTCTGCTCGATCCAGCACAGGAGCACGTGGGAGAGCCTCGACAACACTGCTCGCGCGTACGCGGGAGAGGTCTACCGAGACAAGATGCGGGAGCAGATCCTCGACCACAAGGGCGCCGTCGTCGGACTGGCCGAGGTCGCGAACGACATTGAACCAGGGATCGATCCGAGTGAGTTCCCCTTCTGAGGCCGAGTTCCCCTTCCAAGTGAGTTCCCCTTCTGAGGCCGAGATCTACACACGGCCCGCGCCGAACGAGCCGGACGTCATCGGCTGGCTCCACATCAAGGACTCGATCTACGACTTCAGGGGCAGACCGGCGGGTACAGCGTCGCGCGGCTGCATCCACTTCCGCAACGTGGACGAGATCAAGCGGGCCATCCGCGCGCTAGAGAACCTGATCCCGGCCGTCGATCGACTGGGAGACATCTCGTGCTGACACACATTAGGCTCGAGATTCGATTCTGGAGCGAGCTGCTCCTACTCTCCATCGTCCTCGGACTCTGCATGAAAGCCGCACCGGACATCCCAATCATCTTCTGGGGAATCACCGCAATGGTCGGCGTCGTGCTCGTCTGCGTTTGTCGAGAGAGTTCGGCATGAGGGACATCGACCGACAGGTACGACGGGCCGCCGCACGACTGTGCTTCCATCTCGATCGATCCGAGAACGTGTGGGATGTCGAGATCGACCCGTCAGCGTCGGCGATGCTCCAGGCGCTCCTGCGCAACGCCGAGGACGAGACAAGACAGGCTGTACGAGAGAAGCTCCACCAGTTCACCGAATTCGACATCGACGAGTCTGACGTGTGGGAGCATCTGGACGCGCTCTGCAACGTGCACGACACGGTAGCCAGCAGACCAATGAGCACTACCCACTTCGCCGTAGTGGCCCACGCTGTTCAGGCGGCGTTCGGTACGGGAGCCGAATGCGAACGGCGTGTGAACGCTATCGCACCCAACGAGGACCACAAGTGGTCCTTCACTGAGTGGTGGACTAGGGTATGCGCGACGGCCGCCGCCCTGAATCAGGGCGACGTGACCGATGGGCACTTCGACATAGTCAGGAAGTCAGCTGGAACCTACCGGAACTTCTACTCCAAGCAGGGCCGCAACGAGCGCTGCGCCTGTGGTTCTGGGAAGAAGCACAAACGATGCTGCGGAAGGCCGAAGTGACGCTGGACGAGGCGCTAGCCGAGAGCAGGATCGGCCTGGTCATCCGACGCACCAAGGCTTACGGGACGTGGAACTACTACTTCGTTCGCGGCTCGTGGGAGACCGCGCGCCATGCCGTGCGCTGGTGCCGGACTCGTTCGGCGGTCGGGCATGACGCGCTGTTCTCCACGACTCGCGAGGAGGCCGAGTTCGGCAACTGGAAGAACTGGGAGCCGGTCGAGCCGAAGAACGTGATCGACAAGCTGGGGGAGCTGGCATGATCAAGGTCATCTACCTCGACACGCCGCCGGACCAACGCACGAGCGGGCCGGGCTCCCGGTCGGCACACAGGATCGCCGAGTGCGATCGGTTCGACCCGATGAAGCTCGGCCAGCGGGCACAGAAGAAGCGAGGGAAGAAGATCAAGCGCAACCGGAAGTGGTCGGCGCTGGCCGCCTGTTCGCGAACATCCAGCAGGCAGCGTTACGAGGCCACCGCCTACTGGACGCAGCTCGCAGTCGCGGTCGCCGACCCACACGGAACCACGGTCGTCTGGCACAGCTGGACCTACTTGAACAACAAGCCCACCAGCGCGGGTATCGCCCGGATCGTACTCCCCCACGTCGCGATCAACGTGAAGCGCCGGTCCGAGGAGCCGAGATTCGATGTCGGCGCCGACCTGTGGGATGGCAGGATCAGGCGACCCAAGCGACGGGAGGCCGCCTGGGAAGCGCTCCGAGCCGCCTTCGCGGCGTCACTTAGCGCCGTCGATCGGCTCGGCGCGCTCGTCTGGGAAGAAGTGGGGGATGTGTCGGTAGATTGAGGTAGAAACGCGGTCGGAGGTAACCATGCCCGACCGCGACCCTCGTGTGACCCCGCAGCTCCTCGATGTCGTGCGGGTGGGCAAGAACGAGCGCTGCGTCGAGTACGTGACGGCCCTGGGAACGGTCGTCTACTCGGTTCAAAACGGTCGGCACGAGCGCAAGTGCTCCCTGGCAACGTGGCGACGATGGGCCAAGGGCGGCAAGGTCGAGCGCGTCGGCAAGCCGCTCGATCACTCGACAAAGTGCCTCGTGAAACTCGACGAAGGGAATCGCCGCGAGATCAACGCGCTCCGCAACCAACTGGGCACTATCGGCGGACGAATGGCCGACGAGGACGAGATCGCCACCGGCCTCGTATCCTTGTGCCTGGCGCTTCTTGAGTATCACGCGACCGTCGACCCGCCAAAGATCGGGCTACCAGAGCTGAGAGAGACCATCGCCACTAACCGGAAGTGAGCGATGGGCACCCCCACACCACCGCGTACTACAACCCTCACTCAGCGCCACTGTGTGATCCTGCTCCACCTCGACCGCGAGACGTACCAGATCGCTAAGGACTGGAACCCGAAGATCGTTGGCAAGAACCACGAGCTGAATGTCGTGAACCCCGTATGGGCCGTGCACCGCGCGCTCGCGTTCGGCGCCAAGAACATGAACGGGTGGGCAGTGAAGCTCTCGCCCGACCACGTGAACATGGTCAGCTTCGACCTGCCGCGCTTCAAGCGGCTGCGCGAGCTGTGCAAGCGAGCGGAGAGCTGGGCGCGACGCCGAGGAGACAAGCGGCTGGCGAATCAGTTTCGTCACCGCGTCGATGCCCTGTCCGAGTCAGCTGGCGTGACCGCGATCGACCGACTCGCCAACGTAGCCAGGAGGATGGAGGTGAAGGACAGGTAGAACAAGGGCATGGCCTACGAAGAGCCAAGCGACGATGTCAAAGCGCTGATCCGTAACGCGGCTCGCCACGGCTTCCACTGCGACACGAAGAGCTTCTATGTCGAGATCGACCGGCTCGCGGCCGAGGTTCTGGAGACCATACTAGAGCTGCACCCGACCGCGATCGAGTCGGCCGTGCGTGAGATCGACGACGTCTGCGGTGACCCGGACCGGCACCGCCGCATAGAGGGTCACTTCACGCAGCCCGTCAAGCGGACTCCGCCATCGCTCGACAGCACGCGCGCGCTCGCCGCCGCGCTCGTGGTGGTCAAGGATGGCGAGCAGCCGAACACGATGGTGGAGACCGACGCACCGGCGATGATCGCGCTCGACCTGGCCCTCGCGCGCGCGCTTCACGCTCACGAGGACAAGAACGTCGTCGAGACCATCAACGAGCTGTCACCGACCGAGGGCCACTCCGAGTCGTTCCGGTCGTTCCACGCTCGGCTCTCGCTCACCTCGCTCGGCTGGCAGCAGGCGATGGCATCGGAGGGGCACGCCGAGAGGTTCTTCCGCACGGTTCGCACCTTCCGGCGCGGCTTCAACAAGATCGGCCGCAACGACCCCTGCTGGTGCGGCAGCGGCAAGAAGCACAAGCGCTGCTGCGGTAGGCGCTAAGAAGAAAATTCCGGCCGAGCCGTAAGACTTCCTCACGCCGATTCGTTACTGGGTATGAGGCAAGAGATCCGGGCGGACGAGGCAGACAGGGCGAGGGAGCCTCTAAGGCTTTCTCGCCCCGCTTCGTTACTGGATAGAGCCGAAAGATCCGGCCGACTTCTTCCGTAACCCAACATGAGAAACCACGAGCACTGGACCGAGCAGGTCCGGTGGGCCGCCGAGATCGCGCGCGCCGCGCTCGGTCTCTACAAGCTCGGCCACATCGGGCTCGACATCCAGTTCTTCGACCCTGACCCGGACGCGTGGGATGTGATGGGAAGCGCACAGCTGGACGTGCGCGTGATCCCGTGCGTCCACTGGATCGGCCGGATCAAGCTCTACCGCTACTGGTGGAACCAGCTGAGTCTCGACGAGCGCTACCACCTGGTCGTTCACGAGGTCGCGCACCTGATCGCCGACGCTCACGCGAAGATGAACGGTCGTGGGCCGGTCCAACACGGGCCGACGTGGCGAGCAGTCATGCGCCAGCTCGGCGAAAACCCCGACCGCGAGCTGGTCGGCAAGCTCGTACGAGAGCGAGGTCACGCGTGAGGCGGGGTCCCTACAGGAACCGAGACCCACCACGCTCGGCTTCCCCCCAACCAGCCCCGATGAGGGCCGGACCCTACCGGAATCGAGACCCACCAACCCCTGGCCTCACGGCCACTTAGGAAAAGGTCGTGAGAACAGGAGTCGGTGTTGTTGAGAGAGACGGAAGGAGACAACCATGACCCGCAACGAACTGATCAACCTGCTCAAGACAATGCCCGCCGACGCCACGATCCACTTCGGACACGACGCGCGGGACTACTGCCACACCACGATCGCGCCCGAGGTGCGCAGCGTGTCGGTGGAGCAGGTCGGCCGGTCCGACTACTTCGGCTGCGATGTCGTGGTCGAGGAAGAGGTCAGGGAGGACGACTTCGAGAGCACGCGCAGCGTTGTGGTGCTGCGCTAGGAAGGGAACCCATGAGCCAGTTCGATCTGAACCAAATCGTCAACGACAAGATCACCGATGACGGAATCCAGCCGATCACGGTCGGCGCGGTGATCTGCGCCCAGGCCCGCGAGCAGTTCCGCTCGCTGCTGAGGGCCGCCGCGCCCGAGCGATACGAGGAGTACCGCTCGGTCAAGTACCCGTCCGGCTCCAAGGAGTCGGCCACGCCGGAGACGCGGCTCGCCGCGACCCGGTTTCTCTTCGACGCCGCGCGCGACCTGCTCGCTCCCCACTACGTCTCGACGGCGGAGTAGCGTGACCGACTACACCCTGACCGCCGACTGGTGGGCCGAAGATGGAGACCCGGCCCTCGACCCGCCCTATTGGTCTGCGGGCCTGGTGCTGCGCGGCACGGGCGAAGTGGGCGACGGTCTTATCGAGGTCCGAGACCCCGACTGCCCGAGCGCGACCGGGTGGCTCCCGGGCCTCATTCTGAGAGAGAACACCGCCATCGACCTGATGGCAGACCTGGCGAGGAGGCAGAAGTGAACATCCTGGGAATCAACGACTTGCGCGAGCTGGACCTGCGAGACGCCTTGTCCCGCAACGACCTGGCCCTGATCGGTCGGCCCTTCCGGCTCGATAGGAGCCCGCCCCCGGACCCCCGGAGGTTCGACAAGCTCCTCTCGGCCCCGGAGACGGCCGGTTTGATCGAGCGAGGTCTCGTTACCCATCCGGCCGACGATCGTTCGCCTGAGACGCTCTCCGGCGGCCTGACGGCCCTTCCCGTGGTCGACCCGGGCCTCCTGGCAGCCTGGAGGGAGGTCGAGGAGGAGTTCCGCGAGGATCGGCGCACCGAGTACGACCGGCTCGAGGAGGGCTTCGAGCTGCTCACCCTTTCTCTCTACGAGATGGACAGATAGCCAGGCGGGGTAGAACGATAGTGATGAAGAACCGCGAGCTGGACATTCGACTCACCATGCTCCTGGTCGCGCCCGAGGTCTGGGCCATGCCGACCGAGCCGGGAGTCGATCAGCTCACGTGGGGGCTCTTCTGGGACTCGGTCCAAATCACTCCCGCGTGCATCGGCCACCACGTGGCCGCGCACAAGCAGCAGGCCGCGAACATCGTCGGCCGCGCGTCCGACCCCGGCGAGTTCTCGCAGGCCCAGGCGCGCTGCAACGAGATACGCCGCGTGGCCAAGCAGTGGATGGAGAGCGGCCAGACCGAATTCGAGTGGCTGACCAACAGTTTGATCCGGCTGATCGCGAGCCAGCGATGAAGCTCGCGCTCGCGACAGGCGTCCGTGTTCGCACGACCCGGGGTCTCGCGCGCGCAGGAACGATCAAGTGCATCCGCTCGTGGGACAAGGACAAGCGGCCCCGCTCCCTCGACATTGCCTGGGACGACGACCTGATGGAGGTCTGCACGTTCGTGGACGTGCGCGCGGTCGAGGCGCTCGACGCGGTCGATCAGCTGGGTAGTCTGGTGGCCGCGTGATCGAGCCGGAACCAGGACTGCTGCTCGTGGGAACCGGCCGCAGACTCGTCCAACTGACGCGCCCGGCTACGGTCGAGGAGTGCTTCGGCCAGTACCACGGCGGGAGAGATCCAGACGCGATATGCGACGAGACCTTGTGGTGGATCGCGCGGGACTTGCGGCTGAAGATCCAGACGTTCGTCAGTTTGGACGACTACTGGGTCGAGGCCGACGCGGTCACGCGGCTCGGGGCACTGCTGTGAGGATCGGCGACCGGGTGATCTACCACATTGAGGACGGGCCGAGGCGAGGGACCATCGAGGCCATCGACCCTCACCGATGGAGCGACGGGAGCAGCCCGGCCTACTACATCCGTTCCGACGTCGTTCTCGACGGCGAGGCGGTCCGGTTCTGGGTCACGCAGTTCGAGATCGAGCCGCTCTCGGCCGTGGAACTGCTCGGAGAGATCGTCGCCGATCCCGGGTAGAACGGGAGCATGAAGAACGGGAGCATGAAGCAACCCCGCCGCATCAAGCTCTCCGCCGACTCTTCCGAGGTCGCGCTGATCAAGGAGAGCCGGGGCCTCAGCATCGGGTCCCTGGTCGAGTTCGAGACGCTGGGCGGAAGCCGACTGCGCGGTCGGATCTTCGAGTTCTTCCTGGTAGGGGAGGAGCCATGGTACTTCTGCCGCGTGCGCGTCGGCAGGCAGAAGATCGACAAGGGCATCTGCAACGTCGAGCTGGCCGGTGCGATCGAGCAGCTAGCAGGACTGGTGACCCATGAGAGGGCGAGTGCGCGTCGAGATGGACGGCGTTGCCGTCGTCGGCGACGTCGTTGACTACAACTCGACCGACAAGATGTACCTCGTCAGGTTCTCCGAGGACGAGGGCGACATCGGCTGGTTCTGGGCTGACGACGTGACGCTGCTGGAAGACGACGATGCCTGATCCGAACAAGCTCCAAGCTCTGCGAGACGCCAAGTTCCGCGTGCTGCCGACCTGTCGGACCTGCATCAGCTTCATCCCCGGCTCGTGCTCCAACTGGGGGAAGTGCCGCCGCCTGACCTACGAGCACGGCAAGCACACAGGCGATGCCAGGCACCCGTCCGTTCCGCCGAACGGCTGGTGCATGGGCTTCGCGACCACGACCAACCACCTCAGCTGGCTGGGCGCGCACAACGAGTTCTTCGATGCGGAGGGGATCTGTGTATAGGCACAGCTCCAGCGACGACCCGGACGCCGTGCTGAAGCGGATGAAGCGCGAGGTTGAGAAAGCTCGCGACGACGAGGCAGCTCGGCGCGCGCTCATCTACGGCGACAATCCACCGTTCAAGAAGGGCCAGACCTTCCGCGTCGCGATGGGCGACGGCGACGGCGGTGAGGCGGGCCGGTTCACGGCCCGCGTCGAGTCGTGCTCCAAGTACGGCGGCTGCTGGTCGGTCCACGTTCGCTGGACGACCGGCCCACAGCGCGGGAAGACCACGATGCTCGGCCCGCAGTTCCTCATGAAGATGGACACGATCACGCTCCTGGGCGACATCGCGCGCGTGCTCGAGGACGCGGAAGAGGACGAGAGCGATGGCTGAACACGACACGATCAAGAGCGGCGAGGACTACTGGCGCGCCAGGGCGAAGAACACGAAGAGCAGCGCGATCGACACGCTGGCGAACCTCGGGAAGTTCGAGGAGAGTCTCGCGCGCTTCCGGGAGTGCAAGCACGAGGGCGAAACGGATCGCGTCGGCAGCTTCTTCATCATCTGCTACGGCTGCAAATGGCTCGTGGACTACCGGACCCAAGAGTGGGAGCCGCTGATGGGATGGGAGACCGACCGATGATCATCGGCTACTGCACGATCGGAGGCGTCCCCCACGTCAACATGAAGCCCGCGCGCTGGGACGACGAGATGAGCGACGTGCTGCTTCTCGACGGCGCGCTCTCCCGGTGGCGCTGCCCCGAGTGCAACGCCCAACTCTCGCTGCCGGAGGACAGCGACACGCACATCTGTCTCAATCTGTGTGGGCTCTCGGCGGCCTCGGCGGCGCGCTTCACGCGGATGATCAGCGAGATACAGGCGAAGCTGCGCTATCGCGACAAACTCATCGAAGACGGCAAAGCCATCGACGCGCTCGGCTCGCTCGCAGAGGATCTCCTGTGAACGATCCACAGGAAGACTACAAGAAGGAGATCGAAGACCTGCCCGAGTTCAAGCCGCGCGGCTGCTTCCTGTTCTGGCCGACCCAGGCTATCGACCAGGTGCACTGGCACCTTCAGGCGAAGCACCCGGCCGCCTACAACGCGGGGTACGCGCGCGGGCGAACGAAAGCGTTCCTGTGGGGCGTCGTGGCAGGCGTCGTGCTGGCCGCAATCCTGATGGAGTTCCTCAGTGGATAGGTGGAGGCCGGAGGTCGGCGAGCGCGTGATCATCAACACGGTCGCGATGCGGCACCGTCACCAACACGGGGTCGTCCAACGCTACGAGCGCAAGGACCCTCAACGCGTCTTCGTCCGGTGGATCTACCCGAACCAGCCGCGCCGCCACGGTCGATCGCGCTCCTACCACGTGACGTCCCTTCGTCCCTGCGACGACGCGATCACGCGGCTCGGGGAGCTGACGTATGGGTAAGCGGAAGAAGTGGCGGCACGCGCAAGCGCGGAAGAAGAACAAGGGCGTCTTCTACCGGCCGGGCGACAGCATCGAGGTCCGGTTGTGGGACCGAGCGAAGCGAGACTTCAGCGACACGTGGCACAAGGCCATCATCCTCCGAATCAACGGCAGCAAGTTCGACTTCCGCATCGTCGAGACGGGAGAGAAGCACCACAAGGTCGGCTACGCACCAGGCAACTTCAACTACATCCGGCCCGCGCCCGCTGTCGATCAACTGGGGGATCTGGTTCGTGAGTAGCAGTCACCAGGTCCAGCCAATGATCGAGTGCCGTAAGTGCTTGGCGCGGCTCGGCCTATCGGAGTTCTACGACTACCCGGAGGAAGAAGGCGCGTTCCATGATGCGGTAGCCCGACTGCTCGACGCCGCGCGGCGGCGAGGATGGATCCTGCGCAATTCTTGGTGCTGCGACCGTTGCGCGCCAAGCGCCGTGGACATGCTCGCGGAACTGGCCGATGAGTGAAGCCTGGTTCGTCTATGTCTTGGTCAGCGCCGACTCATCGCGGACGTACGTCGGCTCGTGCGTGAACGTCGACCGGAGACTGGAAGAGCACAATGGTTCCCGGCCGGGGGGCGCGAAGGCGACACGAGTAGGTCGGCCCTGGAAGCTCGCGCGCGTGCACGGACCCCTGGGCTCGCGCAGCGAGGCGCAGCGAGTGGAGGCGAAGCTCAAGAAGAAGCGCGGCCGGGAGCGGCTCGATGGCTGACGAGTTCGTCCTGTTCCTCTGCGAAGACTGTCCGGGAGAGATCTGCTACCTGGGCCGACAACGGCTCATCCACAACGGTCGCGACACGTGCACGTGCCTGCCTGGCCACGAGGCGCCGAAGAGCCGCTTCAAGATCGGCGACTACGCGGAGCACAAGGGAGCGAACAAGGTGCTCGTCACCAAGATCGACGACGTCTGGTTTGCCTTCACCGATCGGTTCCGGTTCTGGTACGGAACTGAGATCAACGGCGTGCGAATCCAGGTAGCCGAGTGCGATCTGCGTGAGGTCGAGATCATCAGCACCCTGGGAAGATTGTCCGAGCGTGCCGGACGCGAATGAGCTGCGCAGGCTCAGGCACGAGCGCGCGAAGCAGCACCGCTGCCCGCGCTGCATGGCCGAGCCCGGTCAACCCTGCCAGAAGATCATCCCGTGGAACCAGGTGTGGGACTCGCGTACCGGACGGGTCAAGGCCACGGAACACGGACCAGGCCACGACCACATCGGCGGACTGCACAAGGCGAGATGGAAGCTCTACGAGGAGAGGAGCGCGGTAGAACGTCTGGGGGAGATAGCCGAGCGTGATCTGTAACTGCAACCGCTGCAATCCCGAGAAGCACGCCGGGATGACGTTCAGCCCGCCCACGTTCGAGGTCCCCGAGCCAGAGTTCGCGGAGGGCGATCCAGTCTGGCTGCACCCGCGCAAGGACGATCCGTCCCTGCGCTACCTCTGCCGGGTCACACACGTCGCGCGCTATGGGGCCTACGGCCAGACCATCTTCTACTACCTGGATTACGTGCTGGAGGAGGGCGAGGACCGGCCGCCGCACGATCCGCAGATGCTCTCGGCCCACTGGATCCGACCGAGGTCGGCCGTGGTTCGGCTGGGGGAGCTATACGATGCCGCTCGACCCAGCTGACATGACCGAAGAGCAGGCGCGCGAGCTGCTGGCGCCGCACATGCTGGCGCTTACCGATGCCCAGCGGAGTGTGATCCTCCGGGAGGAGCACTACTACACGCCACCCGAGGTCGTCGTGCCCGGTGTCGAGAGGCTACTCGAAGACCTGCGCGGCGGTCACGCGATCAACATGAGCCGGGTCTGGGTCTTCTCGCCCAAAGAGCTGATCGAGATCGCCGCGTTCTTCCGGTGGTTGCACCGCTGGTCGCCGGGCTGGGACTTCAACCTGCTCGCAGAGGCGGTCCACGACTACAACAACACGAGCGCGGTCGAGCGACTGGGCGAGCTGGCCGGGTAGAACGTAAGCATGGGATTCTGGACCCGAATCGCGCTCATCATCGACCTGAGCATGTTGATCATCTTCGCCCTATCGACCCTCGAGAAGTGGCTACTCGGCCACTGGTGGAGCAACTGGGAGTTCTGGGCGATGGGCTTTGCTGCGGCCGTGTTCGGCGTCTGGCCGACGTGGAAGTGGCTCCGCTACGTGCGCCGCCGCCGCGAGTCGGCCCACGGCTGGTCGGCCGGAGACCGGGTGCTCCTCGACTGCGAGCGGGGAACGCTCGTCTCACACCCGCTGCTCAGGCGCGGTTCGGACGAGCCCAACCTCGAGAAATGGCTGGTCGAGATGGACGACGGCCGACAGCTCGAAGATGTGCACATCGACCGGCTGAAGAAGCTGTCAGCGATCGACAGGCTGGGCGACCTGGTAAGGTACCTGGTCGTAGCCCGATGACCATCTGTACGTATGTGGTGATCGGCTGCACGGGCGTGATGATGCTCATCGTCTTCCTGTGGAACCGCCGTTGGATGCGGCACCTGGAGCAGGCCGAGCGGAATGCGATGCTCCGGGAGCCGGTGCGGCAACTCACCACGATCGAGTGGAAGCCGGGCATGGTCCTGTGGGTCCAGTTCGACCCGGACCGCTACGAGCCGGACACTGTCAACGCGATCGGCGAGGAGCTGATGCAGTTCTTCATGGCGATGGGCGTCAAGAATCCGCCGATCCTCACGACAGCCAGCGATGTGGATGTGCAGGCGATCAACATCGTGGACCTGCTCGCACTGGTGGGGAAGACGGCCAGTGAGTGACTGGATCAACATCCATCTGACGAACGCCGGTCCCGAGATGCCCTACCCTCCCGAGGAGATCTTCTCGGCCGTCGAGACGACCCTCCGCGCGTTCATGTTCGAGAACATCAGCCACGAGTTGATCGACAAGGTGCACGAGGCGGTCGAGCAGGCGATCGAGATGATGCTGCCGAAAATCCGCAGGCGCTACGAGGTCCACTGCACGGTCCTACCGGACCGGAACAGGATCAGCCTCAGCTTCGCGGAACGGTCGGCTGTGGATCAGCTGGCGGACCTGGCCGATGGCTAAGTGGTCGATCCGACTGACCGAGCGGCAGACGTGGGTCGTCTGGCACCGTGCGAAGGAGCTGGGGAAGACAGAGCTGGCCGCTCTCGTGTACGCCAGCCTCTACATCCCCATGACCATCAACCTGCGGAAACTCTCGGCCGAACAGGTAGAAGACCTGAAAGAGGTGCTCGAGGCGGTCGGGAAGCCGGGGGTGTTTGGCCGCAAGCGGCGAGACATCACCAAGCGTTCACTGCGAAGGAAGCTCAAGGTCGTGACCGAGTTCTCCGAGCTATCGGTCGTCGACCGGCTCGCCGAGGTCGGCCGCAAGAGATTCCGCCGCCGCTGCCAGTGCTTCCCGCTCTGCCACCCGCCGTGCGGAGCACCACGTGAGTAGCCCCTGGACGCTCGAAGAGATCCGCCAGAACTGCTTGCAGATCGCGCGGGGCATCGCGGTCGATAACTACATCGCCAGACACGGCAGCCGCGAGGAGCGTGAGCAGATCGAGGCGGCCGTCGATCGCTACTGCCGCGACCACGCGCAACTGGACCCAGCGGCCTACAAGTGGACGGTCGACTGGGACAATCGCACCTTGCCCGCCTACGATGTGACCGTTCGGGAAAGATCGGCCGTCGATCGGCTCGCCGACATCGCCAGAAGCACCGGGACGCGAGTCGGTTCAACCGGGTAAAACGGAAACATGATCTGCGAGTTTCCGGGCTGCGAGGAGACGACCCGGGAGAACAAGCCGTACTGCCCGGAGCACGTGGAGCATCACTCCTACGTCGCGGGAATCGTTGCCGAGCTGGCCGCCCGCGAGAACGAGATCAAGCGGGTCAAGAAGGTCGGCGCAAAGGGCGTGCGCCTGGATGGGACTGTCGTCGATGATCTGTTGAGCTACCTGGACGAGGTCGGCCCGCGCACCGTCCAGCGGATCAACCGGGAGCGGATGTTCAACACCACCATCGCCGTCACCACGGTGTACGTCGAGGTCATGGCAGAGGCCGGGCTGGTGAAGCTGGGTAAAACCAAGCGTGGCTCGATCGTAGTCCAACCGGCCACCAGCAAGCTGGCTCGATGAAGCTCAAGTGGATGAAACCTCACGCGCGGTGCGAGGCGAAGACCGAGGACAAGCGTGGCGCCCCTTGGAGAGTTGCCACGATCACACACGTGATCCGGCGGACCAGAGACGTCGAGAGTCCGTGCTCGCGCGGCGGTCGGATCCGAGACGACACAGGCAAGAAAGGCGACGTCCTTGCCGTGATCGTCCAGTACGATGGCGACCTGGAGCTGATCTCGAAGAAGCCTCACCTGATTCGGAAGCCGGGGGTGATCGATCAGCTGGCTGCCATCGTGAGGCCGCCGCCCGGTCGGCGGTACGGGGGGACCAGTGCCAGTGGCGCGCGCTGACCTTGACTGCCGTCGATGTGGGGCCTGCTGCATCTCGAACTGGGACGAGCCGAGCTACGTCGCCATGCACCCGAACGAGGTCGATCGGCTCTCCGAGTGGAAGCAGGCACACTGGGTCCACTACGAGCGCGGCGACTACGGGATGTCGTTCCCCGCGCTACGCACGAAGGAGAACAAGCAGGGCCACATCGTGTGCATCGCGTTTCGCGGCTCCGTCGGCAAACAGTGCTCGTGCTCGATATACGAAGACCGGCCGCGAGCGTGTCGACAGTTCAAGGCCGGAGGCATGAGCTGCCGCGAAGCGCGCGAGGCAGCTGGGCTGGAGGAGTGATGGGCCTGGGAGATCCCATACCGCATCTGCCGCCGCGCGAGCCGCCGCCGCTCGAGATCAGCGACATCCGGCGAATGGTCCTGCGGCCGGGGGACCTAGTGCTCATCCGTTACCGGGTGCCGGAGTCGCTCGACCGCATCGCCGTGAACAAGTACCTCGAAATAGTGAAGCGAACCTTTCGAGAAGCGCTCGATCGGATGGGACTCGAAGAAGTGCAAGTGATCGTCCACACCGATGACGTGGACATCTCCGTGATCTCCGGCGTCGAGCTGCTCGGCGCGCTCTCGTCGGGGGTCAGCGCTGACGAGGGAGAGTAGGCATGGGCTCTGCGGGACACTGCCCACGGTGCAGCGGACACCTGGGATTCTGCTCCGACCACTCGGTCTGTCATCCATGCAACTGCCCACCGCCGCCAAAGCGTGGGTGGGAGTGCCCGGTCTGTGGCCGAGGCGTCGCGCCAGACGTGAAGGAGTGCAGCCACGGCCAAGACCCCCACGGCACCAGCACGGTCTATGTGGAGTACCCGTGACCGCCTCAACCGCCGCACTCACGCTCGCCGTCATCCTCCAGGGCTGGCTGATCTACCGGCTCATCCGCCGCGTGGACCGGCTGGAGTCGCTCACGATCATCGACACGCGGAAGGAGAAGGACCCGCGATGAGGTACCGCGTCGGCGACCGGGTAGTGATCGTCCGCGACAAGCACGAGGAGGACTCGCCGCCGCCGCGCGATCGTCTGGGCGTCATCGTCGGATTCGCCATCCAGTTCCCTGGCAGTGAGGACACGTGGATCGTCGAGGCCGACGAGATCGAGCCGTCCGCGATCGACGCCCTGGGCAACATCGCCAACACGGATGAGCCGACCCCACCGGAAGACCCGTTCCGAAGGCTGCTCGACCCGTGAGGCTCGAGCACGAGTCGCTGCCGTTCGAGATCGGCGACCGGGTCCTTTACAAGCGAAGGCGCAGGTGGAACCCGTCCGCTTCCCAGCTGATGCGCGCAGTGTACGGAGACAGTCTCCCGCCCGGCCCCGGAATCACCGCGACCGGCACGGTAGTCGGCCTCGACCTGACGTCGAAGCAGCCGGTGAAGGTCGATTTCGACGAGCGGCAGAGCGACGCGTCGATCGCGATCGGCACGAACAAAACAGCCTGGGTCCCGCTCGACGCGATCGAGCCGATGCCAGCGGTCGACCAGCTGGCCGAGGTGATCGAGAAGAAGGACGACTAGACCTCGACGATCAGCGCCGTCTGGTGCCACTTCTTCGGGACCATGAAGTACGCCTTCTTCACGCCCGTCGCGGCCTCGATCTTCTGCTTGATCGCTTCCCAGTCGGCCATCGTCGGCCATCGCTGGAGCTTGTCCTTTTTGTCGCCGAACAGCTGGGTCTTGACCCCAGAGAGCTGGGTGAACTTCTGGAGGATCCGGTCGCGCCAGCCGCCGGTACGCTGCGTCCGCTTCGCACCACCGATGTTCTTGCCCTCGGGACCTTCGGCCTTGACGACGTCCACGGCCCGGTCCTTGAGCGGTGAGCCCTTCACGAGCGTCGTGGAGAAGCGGTAGTAACCGACCTGACCGGGCGGCGGCTTGGGCATGAGCTTCTGTACGGCCGGACCGTGGAGGTCGGCGATCTTGACCTTCTTCGTGGCCACCTTGAAGCTCTTGGTCGGGTCGCTGAACCACGCCAACTCGACGACATTGCCGCCGTGCTTGAAGCCGGTCACCCGGTACTTCTTGCCCTTGTAGATCCCGACGACCGGCTCATCGTCATCCTGCTTGAGCTTGGGCTGCGGCGCGGTGAGCTGCTTGAGCGCGTGCGCCTTCTTCGGTTCCTTCATCGACCAGAGCGCGGTGAATGCCTTCGGTCCATCGCCCTGGAGAAGCGTCTGGCCCTTGCTCTTGAGCGTGACCGTCCAGTGGGAGCCCTTGCTGCGAACCGACAGCGAGTACGGGCGGCCGTCCTTCCCCTTCAGGAAGAGCGTCGCCAGCGTACGGTCCTTCGACAGCGCAACCTTGTTCGGGTCGATCGGCCGGATCTCAATGCCGTAGTGCTTCTTCAGCGAACCCGGGACGCGCGAGCGGAAGATGTCGACCGCATTCTCCGGCATCGCATCTTCGGTCAGCAGGACCACCCGCTCGTAGAGGCTCACGCGACGCTCCTAGATCGTCTGGTGGCTCGTGCCCTTGCCGTGCGCGGCCTGCGCCTTGGTACGGTAAGGACGCTCGGCGCCCTTCTTCCGTCGCTCGTAGCGCTTGAGCGCGCGCCGGAGCTTCTTGTGCGCCTTCTCGGCCTTTGCGGCAGCTTTCGCGGCCTTCCCGGCCTTGCCCTTCTTCGCCGCCTTCGCGGCCTTCTTCAGCTGGGCTTCCTTCTCTGCCGCCGCCTTCGCCTGCTTCTTGAGGTCGTGGTGCTGCGCCTTCGAGTAGCCCTTCGTCTTCTTGAACGCCATCCGCTTCGGGTGACTGCGCTGACGCTTCAGCCCGGACGACTTCTTCTCGTGGCCGAGGGCTGTCCAGTCCACGTCCCACTTCGGCTTCTTCCGCGAGTGGTAGAAGGGCCAGTTCGACTTCGCGCCGTGCTCACTCGGCCCCTCGCGGCCGGACACGGGCGCACCGCCAGCTCCGTGGTTCCGTCTCCCCGGACAACCGGACAGGACAGTCGGGCACACCTCCGGGAACGCCTTGCGGACCGCGCTCGCGACCTTCTTGACCCCGGCCCCACGCTGCATCGCCTGGGAGAGCGAGCCGAGGGCCGCCGCCTTGCCGCGCTTCTTGGAGACCGGGTAGCGCTTGTTGCGGCCGACGAACTTGCCGCCCTTCATCTTGTTCCGCACACCCTGCCGGGAGCGGTCGGTGATCTGGAGCGCGCCGCCCGGCGCTGGCCGGAACCGACCCTGAGCACCGCCGCCTCCCCCGCCGTGCTCGGGCTGTTCCATCAGCCGGTCGTACAGACTCACGCGACGCCTCCTGGCGTAACCTCAGACGAGTCTACCAAGTAGAGCCTAGCCAGGCAGCACCGTCCTTGGCGCCCCAGAGCGTCGGGGCGGCCTGTGACGCGACGATCGCCCCTCTCCTCGACCTCTGAGCCGTCCGAGCGGCCGAGGCCCGTAGCGCGGCCGTGTGTGCGCCTGGGCGTGCCGCCGCCGGAGATGCGCATCCACGAGGGAAAAGGCCGTCATAACGACAGCCGACCGAGTGGGTTGCACGATTCCATCAAGAACCCCTGTGAGAACGCGAACCGTGGTTGTGGGGAGAGACGGAAAGGAGAACGCAATGAGCTACGCGATCGAAAGCACCAAGGGAGTCGAGGCTTTCCTGAAGACCCTGGACCTGCGGACCGTGACCCAGGTCTACAACGGCCGGGTCGGGTGCTGCTGCGGGTGCCTCGGAACGCACACCAAGCTCGACACGTCCACCGAGTCCGGCCTGAGCAAGGCCCGCCGCAAGGTCAAGCACATGCTCAAGCTGCTGTCGCTGATCGCGCAGGATCCCGAGGGAGAGTGGAGCGACTGGAGCGTGGGCGTCAGCCCCGGCGACCACGTGTTCGTCGAGCGGAACAACCGGACCAACATCGTCTACTTCAAGCCGCGCGAGGGCGCGGTGTTCGTCGGAAGCTAGAAAGCGAGCGCAGAGTGAGCACAGTGACCCAGAGTCGAACGGCCGACGAGATCCGAGCACTGACCGAGACCGAGCGCAAGTGGTGGGGCCTGCGCGTCTGGGCGGCCAACACCAAGACGGCCCGCGACCAGGGGGTCACCCGGCCCGACGGTCAGAACTACCTGGGCGGCGTGAGCAAGCGCCGCGACGTCTCCAGCCGCGCCTACGAGGCGACCGCCTGGGACTGCGAGCGGAAGACCGAGCTGGGCGTGTTCCCCAGCCGGGGAAAGGCCATCAACGCCCTGATCGACGAGCGGGTCCGCGCGAACGCCGAGTTCGCGGCCGAGATGCAGAGGCGCGAGGAGGACCGGCGCCAGCGCTGGAGCGACATGCACGCCCGGCTGTGCGCCCTAACCAGTGAGTGCAACGACGAGATGCACGAGCCCGACTGCCAGGGCGTGCGCGTGGTCAAGGTGCGCGGCACCAAGCTCGACAACGCCCACGGCGAGGGTCCCGACTCCGGGGAGAGGTGCTTCCTGCTCCGCAACGACAACACCGGCGAGGAGGAGTGGTTCAACCTCTCCTCGATCATCGCCCTGGCAAGGAAGGCGAAGCTGCCCTGATGGACGACGGCCGCTCCTACATCGTGCGCCTGGACAAGACCGAGATCGATCGGCGCGGGAAGAAGCGTCACGAGGTGCTCGACGTCGTCCAGTTCCGCTACGGAATGCACAGGCGCCAGTTCGGCTTCCATCTGCGCAAGGGCATGTGGACGGTCGCCACCAGGCCCATGTTCAAGCACACCTTCCGGTCGGAGAAGAAGGCGCGGGCCGCGCTCAAAGCCAAGGTGCCAGCTGAGTTCATCCGGCGAGGCTGGCGCGCGTCGATCCTGGTACAGCAGGTCATCCCGGGGAAGCCGGTCGCCAGGACCCGGTGGATCGAGATCTGGCCGAACCCGAACCCCGTCGATGCTCTCGGCGCCCTGTGTCCGGTCGTCGAGGTAGAACAGGACTAGGAGACGTCATGGACATCCCCATCATCGGACCATCTTGGCAACCCGGCGATCGAGTCGACTTCGTCCCCCAGCCCGGTTGCTCCTACGGACCCGGCGGCACACACGGCTCGCACGACCTGCCGAAGGACCACCTGCTCTCGTCGTTCGACAAGGCGATCCAAGAGGGCCAGGGCGTTCGCAAGAAGGCGACGGTCGATCGAGTCATCACGAACCCCGACGGGACCACGACGCTCCGGCTTATCCTCGATGACGGGTTGGAGTTCGCATGGGCGCCGCCGCAAGCCGTCGAGCCGCTCGACTCGGTCTCCCGGCTGGGCGACGTGCTCGGCCGCCGCGACCTGAAGGACGTGCTGAACGAGATGGAAGACGAGAGGCCGGTCTGCGCCGACTGCGAGCAACCGATCGAGGGGCTGGTGCACTGGTGTGGTAACGAGGCCCGGTGCGACAGCTGCCGGAACAAGAAGCTGGGACTCCCGTGATCCGGCAGGCGGTCTACAAGGTAAATGAAGCACGAGGAGGCCGCGTGAACCTGCCCGTCGGAACCCGCATCCGCCTGGTCAAGATGGGCGAGGACCCGTGCCCGATGGAGCCCGGCGCCGAGGGCACCGTACTCCAGTGCATCAAGTGGCCGCACGACGACACGCACCACGTCACCGTCAGCTGGGATGGGCCGCGCGCGCTCAACCTCGTGATCCCGCCGGACGAGATCGAGGTCATCGGCTCTCCGTGATCAAGCGCGGCGACCGCGTCCTCGTCACCCGCGAGTCCCTAGAAGCGGTCATGCACACCGCCTGGGCGCTCGGCATCTCCGAGACAGAAGCCCTAGAGCGCGTCGTGTGGATCCGAGGCGAAGTCGTCACCGATAAAGACGACGAATGGGGATACGGCGTCAAGCTGGCCACGGGCCGCCTCGTCTACCGCACTCCCCGCGCGGTGAAGCCCTACTCGGCCGTCGATGCGCTCGCCGACCTGCACCGCTGCGAAGGCTGCATGGACCACGGCCCCGATCGCTGCCAGCGGCACCACACGAACTGCCCGAACGGCCTGATCACGTGGACGATGGTGGAGAGCGCGAGCACTGCCAGCACGGTAGTGCTAGACCTGGAGGTAGAAGGCAGCGGAGGCGATGCTCTACATCGAAAACCCAGAGGCGATGCCGAGTGGCGTGATTACCTACCACGAGGCAGAGGATCTCGAGTGGACCGCCGCCAGCGGTACGATCCTCACAAGCAGCACAAGCAGCGCAAGCACGTGCATCGAGCCCGTCGATCCCGAGCCGGACGACGCGGTCACAAGGCTCGGTGACATCTTCAGGAACATGCCGCAGCGTCAGCCGCTCTCGCCACGCGAGAAGCATCGACGCCGACGACGCAACTGGCTAGCGAAACTCTCCCGACGCCGGAACCGGCGATGATCTCACGAACCGCTTGGGTAGAATCTCGACATGAACCTCCGACGCAGGCCGCTCAAGACACTCGCCGAGGCCACGATGGCCGGTGGGCTCCATACCCTGGGCATGGGCGTCTATGACGTGATCGGCGACTCGTCAAATGTCTCGCCCCAAGTGGTCGATCCGGTTCGAGACTACGAGCGGTTCCGCCGCCGGTGCCCGAACTACCACGAGCCCTGGCACGCCGCGTACTGCCCGCGCTGCGATTCGTTCCCGGCGCCAGTCGGCGGTGTTACCTACAAGCACAACGACCCGCGCGACGATATGGCGGATGAAATCAGCCCAGCCTGGCCGAAGACGTAGAGTCAGCTCGAAGATCTACATCGAGTCGAAGGTGATGATGTGGATCCGCCGCACCATCGGCAAGCCGCATTCGCGTCGCACCGAACCCGAGCAGCAGATCTGGCATCGCATCGCCGAGAGCTTCGAGGGCGACGACGAGGGCGCTTTCTTGAACCTTCACTCGGCCGACAAGGACTGCCTTGAGTGGCTCGCTCACGTACTCCGCATCCGTGGTTACGGAAAGACCTACGGCAGAGCGTTTAGGAAGCTCGCGACCGAGATCCTCGAATTCCTCAACGCACACGCCGTCGACCGACTCGCGGCCGTCGTAGACCCGCCCAAGCCCAAGGAGGTAAAGATCACAGGCAAGACGGCGCGCGACCGGGCGGCAGAGAAGATCAAGAGGAAGTACCTATGAGCAGCATTCGAGAGCGGATCATCAAGCGGCTGCGCGGTCTCGGCTACGACAAGATGTCCGAGGTCGATGATTTCCTTCGTCGCGTGAAGCGCGACCTCAAGAAGAAGCAGGTCTGCGCACCGCCGCCGCGACGGACGCCAAGCCCGCTCCGCGAACCGACCGTCCACGATCGGCTCGGCGCACTGGCCGACCCGGAGCTGAAGGCGTGGGTCGATGCGTGGGACGAGATGGAGGCAGCAACCAAAGAGGCGCGGCGCCAGGGCGAGGTCGCGGGCGCGGCCATGAAGAAACTCTGCGACATGCCGGTCGCCGAGAACCCGGAATGGGCGAAGTGGAAGAAGGAGCAGGAGCAGAGGCGGGGCGGAGGCAAACTCGATCTGCGGTTCAACCCGCTCGCCTGCGACGAGGACTTCTTCATCCCGGCGCGAGGTGTGGCGTGAAGCTGAAGCGACGTGCGCTGAAGACGCTCAAGAAGAAGCCGGAGAGCAGCCCGCCGCCGCCATCGACAGGCCAGCTGGATGTCGGAGCGCCGAAGGTGGACACGTTCTCGCGAGAGATCCCCAACGTCGCACTGACGCTCAGACCACGCTAGCCGTCATCTCGGAGCACCGCATCCTCGAACCCCAGCGAGTCACCGAGCGCATCGATCACACAGCGATCTTGGAGAGCGCGATCGAGCTGCTGCTCCAGTCGGTCATCATCCACGAACCGCGCGGCGATCGACCGCCTGGGCAAACTGCCCTGCTCTGGCAGCGGCTTCTCGGCGATCCACGAGAGCATCTGGAGCAGTCGTAAGTCTGGGGACCGCTTCCAGATGAGATACACTTTCCGCAGCATCCTCGGAATCCGCTCGGGATCTCTCACGAAAGATGTTCTACCTCTTGTGTCGGCCATCTGAGGTAGAAGGAGAAGAAGGAAGTAGGAGCCATGCCCAACATGAAGCACGAGAGCAAGCGCAAGGTGGTGACGGTCGAGGAGCACTTGATCACCTTCAACCGCGATGAGCTGGCCGATCTTCTCAAGGACGTGCTGCCCGAGGAGACCGAGATCGACCCGCGCGACATCAAGCTCTGCGCCGTCGTAGGCAACGCAGAGAGCGTCATCGGGCCGACCGACCTGAAGAAGATCGCTCGAGAGAAGGTCGAGGACATCCCCGACGACGCGGAGATCGTGTTCTCGGTTCGCTGGCGTAAGGAGGTCGAGGGACCGCCCGCAGCTCCAATGGTCTCTCCGGCCATGTACCAGGCGCAGCAGGCGGGCATGGTACCCCCTCCGGCCGCACCGGCCGCGCCCCTCCCAGCTGACAGTGAGATGGTCGCGAGCGGCGCGCCGTGCGGAACCTGCGGCAGCGTGCCCGACCTGCACGGCCCGACACCGGACTGCGAGGACGAGGAGGGCTGCGGCCGAGTGCGGCACCTCAAAGGCGAGCTGCCGATCGCCACAGCCAAGCCGAGGGGGAGCGAGGCCAGTGTTCCAGGCACCGGCGTGCCTGGTGTCCAGGGCGGCCCTGGCACACGCTACCTGGTCAATCGGGAAACCGGAGAGAGGGTGTTCGCTGGCGAAGACGGATCGCCGTACGGGCACCACGACGACTACACGAGGCAGTAGATGTCGGTCGAGTGCGATCTGATCGAGGCCGCCAGCACTGACCTGCGACGCGAGATCGACAAGCAGATCCTCGCCGAACTCGCGCCCGACTGGCCGTACTTCACCGCGATCAGACGCGGGCCGGGCTGGGGAGCACCGAGGTACCGAGAAGAGTGCTAGGAGGTGAGGTGAGCGTCGTGGTCTGGGATCTGCCGAGCGTCAAGGAGGAGCACGTGATGCTCCTCGCCTGGATCTGGCACGAGCTGGTCCCGGCGACGCACGAGCCGGTGACGCCCGAGATCGCGGCCGAGACCTGGGCCATGTACCGGGCGTGCCCGGCGACGCAACACCCGGCCGTGCTCAAGATGCGCCGCTGGACAAACGAGTTGTGGCTGCTCTACGTGCAGTCGAACTGACAGGGGAGACACCCTCGAAGGTCTAAGGAGTACCACCCCCACCAAAGAGGACCCCATGCCCCCCGTCAATTCCAAGCGCCCCGGCCAGACGTTGTTTGCTGATCTGCTGACCGAGGCCACGGCGGCCCGAACCGCGCCCGACTTCGCCCTGGAGTCGGGCGTCGATGTGTACGGACTCTGTCGCTATGCCGCCGGTGCCGTATCAAGCCACGAACGGCGCGTGATCGAGGGCCAGCTGGCCCGGCATCCCTGGGCGATGGACAGGGTCGTCGCGCTCGTGAAGGCGACGCGAGGTCCGAGCCCCGATCCGAGGGCCGTTCGGATCCTAGAAGCAGCCCGATCGGGAAACTGGTCGGGCTTGCTTGCATCTCGGGGAGATACCGGCGCCGCCGAGGAGGCCGATTCCGAAGCGGCTCTGGCGGGGCTGCTCGCTGAAATAGGCGACCCCGAGCAGCCCCGACAACCCTAGCCGTCGCCACCTTGGGGTAGAACGGCCACATGACCGTCTACTCCACGAATCTCAAGACCACCCGCGTTCCGCACCAGGCCAAGTGGGTCTCTCTCCTAGAGGACCGACGCTGCATGGCCGACAAGACGTACGTCTTCACCGATGGCAGCTCGAAGGGCGGCTTCGGGGCCGTGGTTGTCACCCGCGCCTACGCGAGGAAGTACGCGGGCTTCAACAAGCCTACGAGCACGAGGAACGTTGGTGCAGAGCTGGATGCCTTGTGCCTCGGACTCGCTCGCGCACCGGAGAACACCGAGGTCACCATCGTCTCCGACTACCTCGGGATCGCGGCCTGGATGACAGGCAACTGGAAGATCAAAGATCAGCTGGTGCGCGGCAAGATAGAACACGCGATGGCCATCGCCGAGGATCGCGGGCTCTTCCTGTCATTCATCCACCACGCGGGACATCAGCGCGACAACTCGGATTTCACGCGCTGGAACAACTGCGCAGATCGCCTGTGCGACGGTCGCGAGGAGCCGGGGGAGATCGATCTCCTGAGCGCCATCGAGCATCTCGGAGAACTGGCCGACCCCGGGTAGAACCTTGGGTGTGAGACCGCCCACCAGAGACCGGCGCCGGAAGTCCTTTAGCGACACCCGTCTACGAAATCGTGTGAGAACGGAGAGCATGGTTGTTGAGAGAGGTGGAGGCAAGACAACCGTGGCTCAGACCCAAGCGATTCAACTCCCGACGATCACCGAGGCAGGCTATTCCCGCGCTACCGCCGAGGGCGGCGTGCGCGTCGTGTTCGACGGCAAGGTCCAGCACTACAAGCGGTCCAGCAACTACTACGTGTCCGGGCCGCGTCTGCGCGCGATGGTCCTGCACCGGCAGGCCGATCGCCGCGCCACGTTCCTGGTCTCGGCCTTCCCGCGCAAGGGCTGCGAGAACGAGATGCCGGGGCGGGGCCGCGCCCGGTTCACCGGCTGGGAGTACGTCGTGGCCGTCACCCGCGATGGCACGCGCTGCAAGGTGGACGGGTCGGGCTACTGGATCGACATCGACAAGCTCTGCTTCAACGTGGACCTGCTGGACTAGGAGAGGAGGGGACCGTGAGCATCAAGGGCAAGCCGCAACACGGACACACCCGCCGACGGATCCGGCGCTACTCGGGCCGGGTCTGGGCCGGTGTCCGTAAGCAGTCGGCCAACAACGTCTGGCAGGGCGAGGCGCGCTGCCGCCGCCCGCACAACCAGGTGGACCGCGACGGTCGGCCGCTGTGGACCGGGGAGGACGACAAGTGAAGATCACCGACATCAGTCCCTACGACACCTGGCCCGAGCCGGTCTACCACCGCTACCTCGAGTACCTCGGACCCAATGCCTCGAACAAGAGCGGGAAAAGCGACAAGTACTGGGAGGTCGCGATCTTCAGGCACGACGGCCAGTGGAAGGTCGTCCGGCGCTGGGGCAAGTACGGCACGAGGGGCCAGATCAAGGTCGAGATCCGCCACAGCAGGTTCTCGGCGAAGAAGCACGCGCGGGAGCTGAAGGGCAAGAAGCGCGACAAGGGATACACGAAGGAGATCGACGTCATCACCCGGATGGGCTCGCTGCTCGACGAAGAGGAGGCGGCGTGACGACGACCGTTAGCCTGCCGACCCGTGCCGAGCGCATGATCAAGCTCGCCGCCAGCCACGGGTGGACCGTCCACACGAAGGGCGTCGAGGAGCGCAGCAACTCTCGCTGGCACACGCAATGGTTCGAGGCGTTCCTTCGCTACCCAATCAAGGCCGACCCGGAGTGGGAGGTCGAGTGCAAGATCTCGTTCAAGCGCGAGCGCAGCGCGACTGACGAGAGCGATCGGTGGGGCCGGTGGTCGTCCCGCTACCCGGAGATGCACGGCCGCCGCACAGTGACCGGGGAAGACGGCTCCGAGACCGTGTCCGGTACGAGCTGGCGGTTCTGGCGCAGGCTCGGTGACATCGAGTTCTGGCTGACGCGGCCGGAATCGGCCGCAGACTGGCGTTGGCTGCGCGGTGTTCCCTACTGGATCTCAGCTCTCACGATCGAATTGGACAGCGAGGGCTGGGCCAAGCTGATCGAGTTGCCGTTCTCCTACAGGAACCGGGGCCGCCAGGTGTGGCTCGGCAGAAAACACAGCGGCATCAACGTGCGGCTCGGCCGAATCACCAGGGTCCAGGGCCGGTGGATCGCCAGGCTCTACGGCGAAGACGGCTACGAGGGCGAGGCACTGCCCGAGAGTTTTCGCTCAAAGCGGGCCGCCTCGAAGGCGCTCAAGGAAGCGAGCCTCGAGCGTGGACGGCTCAGGATCATCCACGATCTGTGCTCGGATGCGATCACGAGACTCGGCAACGTGATCAGACACGAGGAGGAGACCGAGTGAGCGACCCCGATCCCCACTTCACCCACGACTGCGACGAGTGCGTCTTCCTGGGGAAGATCACGCGCTCCGAGATGATCCTCGTCACCGACAAGGTCGTGTCAGCGCTGACCCGCCACATCGAGAGCCCCTCGATCGCCGACCTGCACCGCGAGATGGGCGTCAAGCCGTCCGAGTTCTTCGACCTGTACTTCTGCAACAAGCAGGACAACCGGCTACCGACCGTCATCGCGCGCTACGGCGACAAGCCCGAGGACTACAAGAGCGGCCTGCGCTTCGGCGACGGCCGGGTCCAGCCGGTCGACGAGGAGCTGGCGCTCGCCGTCAAGCTGGCCCGCAAGCTCGACCTGCTTCCGATCTGCGGCGTCACCGACAAGGACGACGAGGAGTGGGACGGATGAACCTCTACGAATGGGACGGATTCGCCTGCCTGGCCGAGAACGAAGATCAGGCGCGCGAGCTGCTCCGAGAACAGGTCAAGGCGGGCACCTTCATCGAGGGCTACGACCCCTCGAACGACCCGGTCGAACGCGTCTACACCGAGCCGTCGTTCGTCCTCTACACGTGCTAGGGAGGGCAACATGAGCCGCAAGAAGAGGAAGAAGAAGAAGGTCCAGCGCGTACCGTCCAAGACCTTCGACGACGACCAGCGCCACCCAGCTGGCATCACCGGCGCCGACGAGATTCCCGACACGCACGATCACGCTGACGTCGTGCTCACCATCCGTGGCCCAGCGCACGGAGAGACGCACTACATCCCCGGCGACGGCTTCCTCGTCTCGCACGGTGGCTTCTCCAAGGAGAGCAGAGGCCGCGTCTACGATCGCAAGAAGGAGGAGATCCTCTCCAAGCGGCCGAAGCCGCACCTCAAGCGGATGGCCGATCAGGGGTCCTTCATCAGCGAGGAGGAGATCCTCGACTACGCGGCGGCCATCCACGCGCACCGAAAGATGACTGGCGCGAAAGGCGAGAAGGAGCGCATCTTCGAGGAGGCGCGCGCCAAGACGCACCCCGGCACCGACGCCATCGACTCGGCCAAGGACGGCCTTCACAAGCAGTCGGACGACTTCGACATCGACAAGAGCCGGTCCACGATCTACATCGGCATCGCGTCGGCCGGGCCACCCGGTCAAGCGCTCAACGGGTCGAAGGTCTACCACTCGTCCGTGGTGCACATCACCATCACGAACCCGGACGGCCGCCGCATCTGCGAGGTCACGATGAGCCCCGAGCAGTTCGCAATGGCGCTGGTCGGCAACTCGCACACCCCGTGCACGCTTTCGTCCTACTGGAGTGTGACCGACGACGCGGTCCTCCTGCGCGAGCGCGTTCGCCCGCCCGAGCCCATCCGCGCGCGCATGGAGAAGCGCCTCAAGCACCGCCTGGGCGAGCAGGCCGACGCGCTACGCGAGATCGCCGAGGAGCTGGAGGCGCAGGCCGAGAGCGGCAAGCCCGCGCGCAAGACCCAGCTCCGCGAGTTCGCCGAGCGCGTGGCACGGGCCGTCGAACACTCGGCCGCGAACGCCGCGTTCACCGTGGACCAGGCGCGCGAGGAGATCACTGGCATCATGGAGTCGGCCGCGATCCAGTTCATCGGCCAGCAGAGCCTCGACCAGAAGACGCTCTGGGAGGCGGCCGGGCCGATCCTGGCCCCGCCCGCCGAGACCAAGATGCTCGAGATGAACGACCAAGACGACGGGTAGAACTAGGGTATGGAACCGGGCGACGAGATCCACATCATCGAGGGCCGCTACGCTGGCCGCACCGGCAAGGTCTACTGCTACTGGCCGCTCACGGAGGAGGTCGTGTTCTGGCTTCACGACGCGGCCATTGGCGAGCCCAAGATGATGAAGTGCTGGGCTGGCAGGGTTCGACTGGTCTCGGCCATCGACCAGCTCGCTCGGCTAGAGAGAAAGAGGAAGCCGAATGAAGGAAGCCGAGTTCTTCACCGGACCGCCACCGCCTGACGACAACCTGCCGCCCAAGAAGAAGCCGAAGGGACCGACCCCGAAGATCGAGGTCGCGAGCACGATGCCGCCGTCCGCGCCAGCTGACCCCGACGATCCGGGGGCGCTGCTTCAGAACATGCTGGGCGCGCTCGAGGGCATCGAAGTCGAGGAGGGCGGCGTCGATCTCTTCATTCACAACACGACGCTTGAGGCCCAGCGCCTTGAGCGGATGGAGGCCCGCCGGGAGCGGCAGGCGAAGCGAGGCAAGAAGGGCAAGCGGCGACAGTGATCTCTGGGCCGGGGCGCGAGTTTGTCGAGGAGTTCGAGAAGCTCGTCGAGCGAATCGAGCGGCTGGAGCAGGTCGTCCGCCTCTTCCTAGCGCCCATCCTTCCCCACGAACTCATGCTCCTCAGGACGGAACCGTTCGAGCAGTACCTAGCCGATCGTTGCAGGGATGACGAGGCCACGTGGCAGCGCGGTACCTACACCGGCTACTACACGCACATCAAGACGAACATGGAGGTGAACATCAGCGGACCCCCCTGGGAGTCGCAGGAGAAACTCCTCGACGCACTTCTCACGATTGCCGCCGCCGAGGGCAGGATGCCCGCCCGTGTGCTGGCCGACATCCAGCCGGACGTGTTCCCATCGGCCGTCGATCACCTCGCCGCCATCGCTGACGAGAGCTTCGAGTGAGGATCTGGGATCTGCCGGTTCGCGTTCTCTGCCGCAAGCACCTGCTCGGTGAGCACCGCGAGCTGCACGCGATCTGGACGATCCTGACCGAGGACAGGCAAGGCTACCGCCATCATCCAGAGGTCAAGCGCTGGGAGGGGCGTCTCCAACACCTGGCGGTTCGCCACCAGCAGCAGGCCGAGGAGATGGTCCGGCGCGGGTGGAATCACAAATCACCGCTCGCGTGCTTGCCGTACTGGGACGAGCAGGTACCACCGCCGTCGCGCATCACCACACTCGCGGATCAGCGTCGCATCCTCGTGGCGAAGGGCTGCGAGTGCCAGGTGAAGGCGTGACGCTGCACGAGGCCATCCGGCTCTCGCGCGTCGGGTCTGCGCTGTCCTACAGGGATGAGAAGCGGCACCCCCTCGACTACGAGGCGCAGGCAAAAGAGCACCTGCCGACGCACGCGGGCGCCTCCAGGTGGTTCTCGCTCTGCACCCCAGACAGTCCGCAGTACCATCTGGCTGGAGACGAACAAGCCCGATCTGCTCGAATGGTTCATGACGCGCAACTGGGAGCCGGTCGCACCCTGCGCAATCACGGCTCTCGGGAGTCTTGCCGATGAGCGCTAGCGACTGGAGCGACGATCGGTGGGACGAGTTCCCGAAGACCGAAGACCGCCGGATGTCGATCGGGAAGGGCGACCACGCGACGACGAACTACTCGATCGCGATACGCGGCCCGATCGTCCCGGGCTCCGTGTTCATCCGCGTCATGCCGCCAGACGCCGTGAGCCAGCTGGGCGCGCTGGCCGGGCACGTGAAACCGGAGATGGCCTGCTGCGACGTCAGCGAGGATGGTGCTCTGCACGGCGACTGCTCCGGCTCGGTCAGCTACGTGACCGGCTGTGTGCAGATCACCTGGAAGCACGCTCCGGCCCAAGACTCCGACATCGTGCTCACCTACAAGCGCCGTCTCCACAAGCTCCACGAGGCGAAGGTGCGCATCAAGCTGGACGGCAAGAAGCGCTGGGCGACCCTGCGCGAGCTGTGGTGCGCGCTCAACAACCTCTAGCCATCGCCCCCGTAGTGCGTCTTGTCGATGTCCTCGGGGATGCTCAACTCCTCGTCGAGCCGCTTGAAGGCGCCAGTCGCCTTCGCCTGCCACCACGCGCGGGCTGATTTCTCCTTCGCGATCTTGGCCTGGAGCTTCCGAATCTCCGCTTCCAGATCGTCCTCCCTGGACTCAGCCTTGTCGCGGATCTCCTCCCGCTTGATCGAGTTCTGCTCGCGGAGCGTACTCAGCTCGTCCCGCGCCTCCTTCAGCGCGTCGTCCTTCGTCTTCAGCAGCCCCTCGAACTTGGGGATCCGGTACTTCTCCGTGTAGATGGCGTAGACCAGGAGCAGCACCAGGCAGCCAAGTGGGCCGAGAACGTACTTGCCCCAGCTCGGGATCGTGGGGTCAGCGGCGGTCTTCGTCGCCGTGTCGGCGAGCAGGATCATGAGGTCGGTCATCGAGGCGGCCTTGGTCCTCTCATGCGTTGAGCCCTTGTACCTGCTCCTCTCATGAACGCTCTCGGACTCACGTTCCCAGGTAACGGCTTGTCCATCGGCTGTTCAGGCTCTTCGGCTGGCGCCTCGGGCGGCGGTTTCTCCCCCTTGGATAGTACCGGCGTGTCGCGAGCTTGTCCGCGAGGCCGGTTCGGGTAGCTCTCGATGATCCGGTCGTAGAGGCTCTCGGCGACGTGCACGACGTGGTCCTGGCGGCCGAGATCCTTGATCTGCTTGCGGAACTGCTCGACGTGCTCGCCCCGGTCGTCCCACATATGCACCGAGGTCACGTTCGGAAACCGGCGCATGAGGCCGCGCAGCATCTTCTTCTTCCACTCGGCCGTGCGGCGCACCTTCGGGTCCTTGAGGAAGAGGTCGCGGCCGTGCTTGTGGCCCGGGTAGCCCGCCTGATCGAGCGCGTTCTTCACGGCCTTCCGCAGCTCGGGCGTGTTGATCCGGCCGGTCATCACGATGACCTTGCCCAGGTGATCCCGCTTCGCTCGCTGGTAGGCCACGCGCACCTGAGGCTTGGCCTTGATCGGCTTGCCGACGATGCTGCTCGCCTTCGTGATGTCACGGATGTGCTCGACCGGCGGCGAGTAGACCAGCGTGTCGTCGAAGTCATAAATATATAGTGTTCTTACCTTTAGGTCACTCCCCCTGTCCTCCGACAGGAGCACCTTCAACCCCCGCCGTCTCACGCTACTATCCTTGCAGAAGGCGACAGCCCGGAGTTAGGGCTCCGGGCTGCGCAGACCGCCGAGCCTGTGAAGGAGGCACGATGGCCACCAACCATCATACCCCGCGCTTCTCGCACCACACCCCAATCGAGACACGACTCTGGAGCAGAGTTCGTCGCACGAAGAGCGGATGCTGGCTCTGGACAGGGGCGGTGAACCACGACGGGTACGGGCACATCCGATGGGGAAAAGAACAACGTGCCCATCGGATAGCCTACCTGCTGGAAAAAGGGAGCATCCCCCCGGGAATGAATGTCTGCCACTCCTGCGACACACCGGCCTGCGTGAATCCTGACCACCTGTTCCTCGGCACCCAGAAGAGGAACATGGAAGACTGCTCGCGAAAGGGTCGGTTTGACGACAGGAGAGGGTCGAAGAACAGGAAGGCGCAACTCGTCGAGGCCGACATCCCGGGCATCCGACAACGCCTCAAGACCGGAGAATCGCTGCAAGCCATCGCCACATCGCTCGGCGTCAGCAAGAGCGCCATCGCCCACATCAAGCAGGGGCGCACCTGGACGCACGTTCCCTGACGCGTAGAGCGTGCGAACAGCCCCCCGGTCCTCCTCCGCGAGCACCCGATCGTAGAGGCTCACGCCGTGCCCCTGATGAAGTCGTGAAACCGTTTGATCGTAGCCTTCAGCGTCGGCGTCACGTTGTAGGCCCGGTGCGTGTTCGTCACGTACCAGGTCTTGCCGTCCACTTCGGACTTCCAGACGGCTGGCGTCGGCAGGTGCTCGATCTCGCCAGTCTTCTCGTTCCGCTTGAGCCGGTTGTGCCAGACGGCCTTCCGATCGAAGCAGAGCTGCCGTTCCTCGGGGTCGAGCGGCTTGCGGCCCTTCCTCAGCACCTTGAACGACGGCTGCTCGTCCTCGAACGTGGGCGTCGGTTCGCCTGCTCGCCATACGACGTAGACGTCCTTGACGTGCCTACCGTCCGGGCCTTTCTCCGTCGTGTCGATCAGTTTCCCGTCGATAAGGGCCATCGCGTGTCGACGAACACCGATCACGTAGCGCCCCTTCGGATGCGAATTCACGAAGTCGCGCAGTTTTGTCTTCTTGTCCCACGGTAGTCGAACCGGCTGATACTTCCACCCCGCCTGGCGCAAGCCGCTGAGAATATGCCCGGTGTTCATGGCGTCGTTGGCGCAGACACCGAATGCCCGCATGACCGTGTTCGTGCACCGACTGGGATCGTACCTGCCCTCTGTCTTCACCCGCTTGCCGTAGATCCACCGCAGTGAGTCGGCGATCTTCTTCGCCCGCTTCCGATCGCCGCCCTTGCCGATTACGACATCGGCCTTGCCCGCGTGCTTCGTGCCAGCTGGGTAGCGCAGCACAACCCAGCCTGAGATCGGGGCAGGCTGCTGCTCGGTGTACAGGTTCGGGTCGAGCCGCTCTCCCTTCTTCCGCCTCCTGTTGAGCGGAAGCGGGAAGTTCCCGATCACCTTGCGGGACTGCTTCGAGACCCCGACCGGGTTGGTCTGATCCCAGGATCCGGCCGCGCCGATTTCCTCGCCCAACACGCGATCGAAGAGGCTCACCGCCTGCGTCCCTTCCTGTCGAGCCGGGTCCAGCACCGCTTGCACATCACCACCTTCTCCGGGCTTTCCTTCACCGTGAGGGGAACGTGGCCCAGGATCGAGCAGATGAGCTTTCGTACCCAGCTCGGCAGCCTCATACGGAATCCCATTCTATCTGTCGGACCGTTTCGGTAGAACGCCATCCTGGGAGGGCTTATGAACGAGCGAATCATCGAACTGCTACAGCTCTACGAGAACACCCTGTCGGTTCAGGGGATCCACCGGCGAGAGGAGCCACATTCGGCTCAAACCAGCGATCTCCGCCTGGCGCACGCCCGGTGGATGATCGACTTCATGCAGCAGAACGCCGCCAAGGACAAGTGGTCGGAGCGGAAGGCGCTTCACCAGCTCGGCGTCATCCAGGGAATCCTGTGGGCCGAGAACGTCTTCTCGATGCCAGCGATCAACGACCAGAACAGGGATCTCGAGCAGGAGCCAGCGAAGACCGCGAAGACCTCGTAGACCCCGAATGGTTTCGTTTTGTCCGGGTCTACAACCATTTCTAATCTGGACTCCTCGTCGTCCCGCCCTGAGAATCCGGGGATGGGCCGCTCGAGAAGGAAAGGTACGCCAAGACCTTACGACCAGGGGGATTGGGACGCCTGCATCGCTTGGAGGCGTATGTACGTCGCCTGCCAGAACGCTGGATGGGGCGTACGGGTACCGATAGCCAACTTCCTCCAAGAGACCCGCAAGGCGATCAACGAGACCGCGTGCACCCCGAACGTGAGAACCAGGGCACTGAGCCGGTTACGGAAAGCCTGGGCCGCGTTAGCGTCGAGGGACGACTGGGAAGCGTGCGTTCACGGCATCGCCTCGCGAACGATCATCGTCGAGGACGAAAGCCCGGACATGCACGAGCTTCAGGCGATCGTCCTGTGCGCCGCGATCAGGGAGGCTTTTCCGTTAGCCCCGCCGGGCTTCGAGAAGATCGGACGCTCGGCGACGAAGGCGGAACCAGGTAGCATCATCGCCGCCGACAGCTCGGCGACGGACAGCGAGGAAGACGACGATGAGTGAAACCCAGACCCAAACGCACTGCCCAAAGTGCGGCCTGCATCGGGATGCGGTCCTGAGCGTGGTGGAGGACCCGACGGGCGCGTGGACGTGCGCGAGCTGCGACCGGAACCCGCCGCGCGAGCCGACCGAGGCGATGGTCGTTCTGCCCTGTCCACGGTGCGGGCCGCCGCCGAACAACGGTTGCTTCGCGTGCGGGGGCCTCGGGAGCGTGCGCGTGGCTATGAGCGCGCTGCGCGTCTACGACCCGAGCACGCAGGAGGCCGGTCCCCAGATGCTCACCGAGGGACCACCTGCCGGAGAGCTGACGGAGGACACCGCCGGGTAGAACGGTGGTATGAATCTGAACGAGAAGCGCGACAAGAAGATCGCGCTCTACACCTTCGTTGGCGGCATCCGCGACGATGGCTCCGTCTACTCGATGTCACGCGGCATCTACGACTACGAGCTGGACGCGGACGGCTGGGTCTACCCACCCAAGCACCGGCGAATCTGGAGACACCCGCTCGAGCGCTGGTACGTCTGCATCGAGAAGCACGGTTACAACACCGCCTGGATCGTCCGTCGCGACAAGCTCACCGACATCCGCGCGATCGAGGCCCTTCGCTGGCGCATCCTGCGCGTCCTGCACGAGAAGGCTATTCCGACGTTCGGAGAGGTTCGCGAGCGCTCGAAGAAGATCGGCCGCATCTTCCATCGTAAGTGGTCAGGCACAGGACAAGAGCAGTTCACGAAGTGGGACGAGCACGGCAACCAGGAGAGCTACGACATCGACGAGTGGTTCGAGCACACGGAACGAGACCCGGAGAACGCGATCGATCGTCTCGCGTGCCTTCCGCGACCAGACGAAATCGAACTCGGCGTGGAGTACGATGCGGCGCGAGACCGAGTCGATCGCCTACGACGGCGCCTCGAGATAGTGGACGAGGTACTCAACACGGCGCTAGCCGCCACCGGCCGCTGCCCACCGCTGGGCTACCGCAACGCTCGGAGATGCGCCCCGGGGGAGATCGTCTACCACGTCCAGATCAACGGGCGTTCCTACCTCCTGCTCGCAGCCTCGCTCGGCGGCAACCTTCAGCGCGTCTGGCCGTCGCCCTCCGACACCTTCGTGGACTTCGACGAGCTGCCCAGACCGGCGTCACGGCATCGATCGAGGACATCTTCATCGTCGCGGGCTACCGCCGCCAGCTGATCCACCGCCCCGGCCTGCTCCTCGACACGGATCGTCGCCTGTAGCTCGCCGTCTGGTCCCATGTCCATGCTCTCGATCTGCATCTTGGGGTCGACGAACCGCTTGTTGCCGAGCGTGATCGGCTTGCCCTTCAGCCAGGGCTCCTGGGTGCCACCGATGTCGACCTTGAGCTTCCCCTCTCGCGCAGCCTTCTCCATCGCCTCCTTGAACAGCTCGGGCGGGTAGACCCGGCCGTTCGCGTTCAGCAGACCGTCCATCGGGTAGCTCACGCTGATCTGGAGAGGCTCGTCAGGCACCGGCGCCCGCCTTCGTCTTCGCAACGCGCCGCAGCCGGTACAGCCAGATCCGCGACGCGCCCGGCTTCTTCATCTTGTCGACCACGATGCCAGGCAGGTCGCGCAGCTCTCGGAGCCGCCGGAGCCCCTCGCTCGCCGGGCGCCCGTTCTCCCCAGCCGCCGTGCGGATCTCGTCAGCCTCGTACCAGAGCCCGTCGCCCATCATGTCGGCGACTCGCTTCGCCCCTGCGGACAGCTCGACCAGGTCTCGCTGCGTGAGAATACCGGCCCCGCCGAGCGCCTTGGCCGACTTCTGCTTCACCGCCTTGGGATTCACCTTCGGCTGGCGACGCTTGGCCGCGACCCGGGAGAGGATCGACCGAAGCGTGGCCGATCCGATCTGGCGGTCGCAGTCCTTCGCCGGACAGTAGATCGGGTGATCGAGCCGCACCGCCTCCTCCATCTTCTGGAGCAGGTCCCTCGTCATCGGGATATCGTTACCGCACTGGGCACACGTGATGAGCATCACTCTCCTCCTTCGACCTCTATCCGGGCTTCCATGAGCCTCCTCATCCGCCCGCACTCCGGCTTCCAGCAATCGCGCCAGTTGTCGATGTGCGTGCTGTGTACGTGGTGCGCCGCGTGGCAGCGCTGCGCCAACTCCTCGACCGCCTTCTCGAGCGAGTCCTGGCGCAGGATGAGAGGCTTGAGCTTCGCGACCATGTCGTCGTAGGCGATCTTCGCGAGCTTGTCCACGGCCGACTGGCCTTGCCGCGCGTCGGAGAGAGTCGCCTGTACCATCATCGCCATCCCATCAACGTGATCCGAGAACGGCACACCGGACGGACACTGCGTATCTAGCGAGAATGTGCCCCCGAAGGTAGCCAGGTAGCCGCAGTCCACACAGTAGAACTCGGTCGAGACCAGCTCCGTGCCTGTCCGCTTCCAGCCGACCCGCGCTCGCTGATCGCACTCTGGGCACCGGACACGCTCCAGCACGTTGACGGCGACGAGGGACTCCTCCATGTGGTCCTTGAGGTTCCACGGTCCCAGCTCGGTGATCAGCATTCATCGCATCCCGAGCACGTCCTGGGCTCGGCGGCAGATCCCGCGCGGACACTCGTCCCAGGTGCAGTCGCAGAGGTCCGGCGGATGGGCGCCATGGTACGCCTGGTGTGTCATCTGGGCGATCTTCCTGATCTCCGTCTCCAGCTCCTCGATCCGCTCGTCCTTCCGGCGCATTGTCGCAAGGAGGTCCACCGCGTCCTCGGGCAGCGCGTTCTTGTCGAGGAACGCCTGGAGCTGCTCCACGGCGTCCGGCGGCGTGATCATGCTCCAGGCGATGGGGTCAGGCGGCGAGAACGTGCCGAGGAACCCGCAATCCACGCAAGCCAGCTGAATCGACAGATTCGGGTCGTTCGTGCCCGTCGCGTTCGGACGGATGTTTCCTAGCTTGCCGCACCTCGGACATCTCAGCGCATCCCGAATCGACTGATTAGCTGGTCTCGACACGCTCGTCCTCCACAGGGAACGTCGGTCCCGGCACGAACACCGGACTCGATGGAGATGAGATGAGCCCGGCGACCGCCGACGACACCGTCGCTGGCGGATCGCCGCGCCGGATTAGACCGGCACGGACCAGACCAGCGAGTAGACCGCCGATGGCCTGGCCGTCATCGGCCTGGGGTACCGCATTGGTGATCGCGTCGGCCGAGGTCCAGCCGAACCGGAGCAACTGGCGGTAGATCGCAAGCACAACGCGGCCGTAGACCAGCATGTCAGCTCTATCGATTAGGCTCTGCCTGGTGATCCTAGCCCGGCACTCTGTGCATCTCAGCGCCTTCTCCTCGGCAAGAGCCGTCCAGAGCGAGATCACCGGAATGCTCCGGCCGCAGTCGCACGTCAGTTTCTCTTTCATCACTGGGGGTTATACCCGGGTCGGCCGACGAGGCCCGGGTAGAACTTCTTGTGGAGGCACAATCCGATGAAGCACAAGCTCACGATCGCCCTGGTGGGCAACGTCCACGTAATCTCAGACGGCGGGCGGATCGCCCGCCTCTTCCAGCTCCCGGGCGGTGTCGCCTGGGAAATGGCCGTCGAGGCGCCGAGCCAGCTCGCCGAGCGCGTGCGCCAGATGGAGGGTCTGCTCGAGGAGGCCGAGAAGCGCGCGGCCCAGGGCTTGATCCCAATCCCAGGCGCGGGATCCGGTTACGTCAGCGGCAGCGGAGGCGGCAGTTCCATGCTCACCTCGTTCACGGCCAGCGGGGGGACCGGAAAACTGACGATCGATCCCCCGGGGACCGCGCCCATCGAATCTCTCCCTATCAGGAGGAGGTACACGTGGCGGCTGAAGAAGGCCGGGATCACGACGATCGGTCAGCTCGCTGGCATGACCGAGAAGCAACTCAGTGAGATGCCTGGTATCGGCGAGGCCGTCGTCAAGCAGGCGAAGCGCGGCATGGCGAAGCTCGGTATCCGACTCGCGAAGAAGGTCAGCGCAGACCAGAAGAAAGGAAAGCGCCGGTGAGCCTTGGGTAGAACCAGGGGCGTAAAGGACAGAGACCAGACATGAGCGACGAGGCACCAGCAATCCCCAAGACGGTCTTCCGCGACGCCGACGCTGTTCGTCAGACCCTCCTCGGCCTGCGCACGGACGTCGTCGCGCACAGGTTCATCACCGTCAAGGTCAAGTCGCTCCTCCACGCCTGTGGCCAGACCAACGGAGGCGACCGTGGCGAGGCGACCACGCGTCTCGTGGCCGCGCTCTCACTCCTCAACGACATGGACGAGTTCCAGTCGTCCGCCACCTGGAAGGGCGAGCGGATCGAGAGCGTCTTCGTACGGGCCGTGGACAGCAACGTCGAACTCAAAGACGTCATGCGGATCATGTACGCGCCGGACGTGCAGGCCGTCTGCGCGATGGTCCAAGAGGGGCATCGCGGCGTCGCCCGAGCGAGCGGCCTCGACTCGGAGGACGTGCTCGGGTGGCTGCGCAACGGATGCAAGATCCCGAACGCGGTCGCGAAGCTGATCGAGATCATCGACTACCACCAGCGCTGCAACGCGGTGCTAACCGACGACCCCCTGTCGCTCTCGGACTTCGTCGATGAGTATGAGCAGAAGAAGGCCGAGCGCATCACACAGCTCGACGCGCTTCAGATCATCGTGCAGGAGGAAGAGGAGAACGAGCGCCAGCGCCGGGCGGAGGAAGAGGCCGCTCGGATCAAACGAGAACAGGAGGAGCGCGAGGCCGAGCTGGAGAGGCTGCGCCTCGAAAACATGCTCTGCCCTGTCTGCTGCCTCAGGTCCAAGATGGAAGGTCGGCGGCTCTGTCGAACCTGCGAAGACGCAGCGATCTCGTCGGCCCTCAGCGACACAGGTGAGGTCCAACTCACCCCCGAGTTCGAGGAGGATCGCGACTGGGAGACGCCGCTCGAGAAGCACGCGGCGCGGGCCGCTTACGACGCGGGCGTCGAAGATCCGGTCAGCTATCACGCAATCGGTGCTGCAATCATGGAGGTCGAGGGGCTCCTGGCCGAACATGAGCTGTCACTCGCCGATCTCGGCTTCTTCGTGAACGGCTACAACAACGACGAGAGCGGTGAGGGGCCTCGGCTGGCCCAGGCAGTCGACAAGCGTCGCGGCGACGGCCGCGTGGTCGTGGACGGGATGGAGTTCTACCCCCACCGCGTCCGCGAGCGCCTGAAGGCAGCGCTCGGGAGCCTCAAGGTGGTCAGTGGCATCGCCGAGACCCTGGTCGAGGAGATCGAGTCCGGCGGTGAGCTGCGTGAAGCACTCGGCTACGAGGGGTCCCAGCAGGTCTCCGAGCTGGACGCCCGCGTGGACGAGGTTACCCGGGATCTCAAGTACCTTCGGACAGAGCTGGTCCCCAAAACGGTGGACGAGCGCTCCGAAAGCAGGAGAGCGAGGTAGAACGTCATCATGGCTACTCCGAGATTCAAGCTGAAGAAGTTCCAGGCCCACAAGACCAAGATCGCGAAGGCGATCAAGAAGGTCGGCGGGGCCGAATGGGACCTGGCCAAGGGCTACCAGGGCCTCTGGGGCGACTGCACGTCGCCGGACGAGTTCCGGGAGTTCCTGGCCGATCCGGCCGATGGTCTCGGTCTGGACAGCAACAAGATCAAGACGGCCCGCCGCATGATCTCGGCGCTCAAGAGCGCGCCCGAGAAGGCGATCTGGGAACGGCTCGGCTGGAGCGGCGGCGTCTCTCAGCTCGAGCGCATCCCCAAGGCGCGCGAGCGAAAGGCGGTTCACGACGAGGTGCTGAAGCGCATCGGGAAGGGCGGGCGCGGCAAACTGTCGAAGGCCACCTTCAAGCAGCTCCTCCGCGACCTGGCCCCGTCACTGGAGGTCAAGGACAGCGTCCAGCGCGAAAACGAATGGGCCGCGCGGATCAAGAAGCTGGAGCACGAGAACTTGGTGCTCAAGCGGGAGTTCAAGGGACTGCTGCGTCGACTCCCGCCGGAGACAGAGGACGCGGTTAGCGACGAGGCGTTCGAGATTCTCGGAGCGAGGCGGCGAAGAAAGCGGCGCGCCTAGTCCCCGTTCTCGCGCAGCATCCCGCCGACCTTGTGCTGCTGGCTCTTCGTGAGGTCGTCCCAGAACGGGACGATGTCGTGCACGGGCGAATTGCCGTTCATTGGTGAGACTTCGCCAGCTGCCTCCAGCACCACCTGACGGACAACGTCCTCTCGCTTCGCACTCTTGAGTAGCTTGACCGCTGTCTGGATGAGGCGCGCTTCAGCCGCCCGAAGCCGCCCTTGCAGCTCCCTCTCGCGACCCGCCTCTTCCGCAGATGGCTCTCGACTGAGCGGCTGAACGGTCATGCTTGAACCTCTTCCCCGTTGTCTTCGCCCGAAGGTTGCTGTTCCGACTTCTTGTGGAACCTGCCTGTGGTATCAACCGGCCCGGTTCCCGACCCAGTCCCGGTGCCAGAGATTCCCTCCTCGATCCGTCGAGAGAATGACTCGGTGACGCCGATGACACGTTCGTACAGAGTATCTCGGTCGGCCACTCGAAGCTCGTGCAACTCGTCGATACGCCTCCTAAGTGCTTCGTTCTCGTCTCGCATCTTCTGAATGAAGTCGATCTGACCCTCGTTGCACGTCCGATGAACGTCCCTCATGCTCGCGAGCATCGTCGTCAGCGCATCCAGCTTCTCGTCCATCTCCAGCGAGAGCGCCTGTTGTCTGTCGGTGTTCCACCAGACCTTCACGCCGGGTTGCGCCGGGTCATCGACCGCGTGCCACTTGTGCAGGTCCGCGCTCTCCGTCCGCATCGCTGAGACCAGCTCGAGGAGGTTGTTCAGCTTGTCGTCAGCGCTGACAGGCTTCCCGTCCTTCTTGTCCTTGTCGGCCTGCTGTTGTGCCTTCTTCTCGGCGTCGCGTTCCTTGAGTCGGCCGATGGCGTACTTGAAGCCCTCGACCAACGCCAGGGCCATTGCGATAAAGGCGGCCATGAGCGCTTCGTTCATACGTCGATACTAACAGCCAGTGGGCTTAGGAGCAGCCTGTGGTCTCTCCGCACGAGACGCAAACGCTGCACGTTCCGCTCGTCTGCGTAAGGCCCCCACAGCGCGGACAGATCTGGGCCTCACGGGAGGCACCGTTCGTCGGCGGCACCGGCTCTACGCTGCCGTCACCTTTGCTCTTGAGCGGGTGCACGTGGGCGAGGTCGTGTCGGCCGAGGTACTCGACCGCAAGCACCTTGAAGATGTAGTCGATGATCGAGGTCGCCGTCTTGACGTGGTCGTGGCCGACAACCGGCCCGGCCGGAAGGAAGCGCGTCCACGTAAAGGCGTCCACGTACTCCTCGAGCGGCACGCCGTGTTGGAGTCCCAACGAGATGGAAATCGCCACCGTGTTGAGGAGCGAGCGGAGCGTCGCGCCCTCCTTGTGCATGTCGATGAAGATCTCGCCCAGGGAACCGTCCTCGTAATCGCCGGTCCGCAGGTAGACCTTGTGCCCGCCGATCGTTGCCTCCTGGGTGAAGCCAGTCCGGCGCTTCGGTAGCCGGTGGCGACGACGGCGCGCGCGGACCTGCTCGTCCTGAGCGCGCTCGGCCGCAGGCTCATCCGGCTGGCGCTTCTTCCGGCCCGACGTGAGCACCTGGCAGCCCTTGCTGCCCGCACGGAACACGGCCACGGCCTTGAGCCCCATCTCCCAGGCGTCGCGGTAGAGCTGCTCGATCTGCTCGACGGTCGCATTCTTCGGCAGGTTGCACGTCTTGGAGATCCCACCGCAGAGGAACGGCTGCGCGGCGGCCATCATGCCCAGGTGGCCCTTCGGGGTGATCGCGCCCTCGCCGGTCGCACACGAGAAGACCGGGTAGTGCTCCGGCCGGACGTGCGGCGCGCCCTCGATCTTCCCGTTGTCGTCGATGTACTCGGCCACCTCGCGCTGCGCGTCCGGCTCGTAGCCGAGCGCATGGAGAGCCTCGATCACAGCGCCACTGGTGATCTTCATCGTCCCACCACCGGCGAGCTTCTTGTGCGCGATCAGCGCGTAGGTCGGCTCGATCCCCGTCGTGTCGCAGTCCATCAGGAACGAGACGGTCCCGGTCGGGGCGAGCAAGGACAACTGCGCATTGCGGAAGCCGTGCTGCCCACCGAGGTCAAGCGCGCGCTCCCAGGCGAGTGTCGCTTCGTCACGGATCGGACTCTGCGGGATGCCGTCGAGCGCGTCCTTGTGCATCTGGCCGACGCGGAGCATGGAGTCCCTGTTGAACGCGAAGCCGGTGAACGGCCCGACGCGCATCGCGATCTCGGCCGACATCTCCCAGGCGGTTCCGCTCATCAGCGCGGTGATGGCCGAGCAGACGGCACGGCCCTCGTCGCTGTCGTAAGGGAGCCCCATCCGCATGAGCAGACCGCCGAGGTTCGCGTAGCCCAGGCCGAGGGGCCGGAGCCGGTGGCTGTTCTCGGCGATCTTCTTCGTCGGGTAGCTCGCGTAGTCGACGATGATCTCCTGGGCGAGGATGAAAACCCTGCACGCCTGGCGGAAGCTCTCGATGTCGAACGTGCCGTCGGAATGGAGGAACTTGACCAGGTTCAGGCTGGCCAGATTGCAGGCCGACTCATCGACGAACATGAACTCGCCGCACGGGTTCGAGGCCCTGATCTTCCCAGCGTTCGGCGTCGGATTCCACTTGTTGATCGTGTCGTGGAACTGGATGCCAGGGTCGCCGCACTCCCAGACGGCCGACGCGATCTTGCGGAGCAGCTTCTTCGCGTCGAGCTTCGTGGCAACCTCGCCCGACGTGCGGAACCGTGTTGACCACTCATCGCCCTTCTCGGTCGCGCGCATGAAGCCATCGGTTACCCGCACCGTGTTGTTCGCGTTCTGCCCAGAGACGGTCCTGTATGCCTCGCCGTCGATGCCGCCGGAGAACCCGGCAGCAATGAGCGCCTTCGCCTTCCTCTCCTCTTGCACCTTCCAGTCGATGAACCGCTCGACGTCCGGGTGGTCGGCGTCGAGGATTACCATCTTCGCAGCCCGGCGCGTTGCGCCGCCCGATTTGACCGATCCGGCCGCCGTATCGTACGCGCGCAAGAAGCTCATCACGCCCGACGAAGATCCGCCGCTGGAGAGCGGTTCCCCGATCGCGCGCAGGCGGGAGAAATTGGTTCCAGTGCCGCTTCCGTATTTGAAGAGGCGCATCTCGGTCTTGATGCCCTCGGCGATTGACATGAGGTCGTCCTCGACTGAGCGGATGAAGCAGGCCGAAGCCTGAGCGCGCGAGTAACCGTCGGTCGTCTGGACCGCCTCGCCCAGCGATTCGACCCAGGCCCAGTTGCCAGCTGACTCGCCGGTGATGTTGTAGCTCTCGGCCAGTCCGACGTTGAACAGGACCGGCGAGTTGAAGCAGCCGACCTGGTTCACGAGGAGGTGCGCCAGCTCGCGGTAGAAGATGCGGCCGGTCTCCGGTGTGAAGTAGCCCTGGTGCTGCCCGGCCGATGAGAGTGCATCGGCGATCCGGTGCACCACCTGGCGAACCGATGTCTCGGTCTTCGTCTTGGGCACGCCTCCCTTGCGGAAGTACTTCGAGACGACAATGTCGGTCGCGCGCTGGCTCCAGCTCGCGGGAACCTCCACGTCCTCCATCTCGAACACGACGGTCCCGTCCGCGTTCTGGATCACAGCTCGGCGACGATCCCACTCGATCCCCTCGAAGGGATCATCGGTCTTGGTGAAGTAGGGCTTGAGCTGTACGGCAGAAGTCTTATCACCAACAGCACTTACGGGTGACGACATACGGTCTCCATAGTTGGTAGAGGGACCGCCGGATGACCGGCAGGGCGTATTCTACCGAGGTCTTCCGAACATCGCTGCCCGCTCTACGGGGGCACCGGCCGTCCAAATCAGCGCTGATTCGCTAACTCAAACGATCTCGATCAGGTCGTAGCTGACCGGCTCGACGGTATGCTCGTCCTGGTAGCCGCACCCCGGGCACGGCATCATCGGCTGCGCGGCGGTGATCCTCGCCGTCTGCTCCAGTTCGATCGGCTCGGCCCGTCGCCCGCCCCTCGGGCACCGGATGATCCAGCCCTCCGGGGCCTTCTTCCGGCCGCCCGTCTTGGAGCGGAGCACGGCCAGGTCGGCGACCTGCTGGACCATCGCCCGTAAGTCCTCCAGAGTTCCATCGTTACGGACGATCACGTCGAACAGGGAGTCCGGGGCGTCGGCGATCTTGTCCTCGGAGGGGTGGCCACGGACGACGGGGACGCTCTGACGGACCACACGAACTGCCAGGACAAGCCCGTGGAAGCCCAGCGCGGCCCGTACACCAACGATCTCCTCGTTTGGGTGTCGTCCGTCACTGACGATCGTGCAGCGCTCCTGGGCGGCCCGTGTGCGTTCTACGAGCCGATCCATCCAGACGGTCGGGCCGATCCGCTCCCGGGCCTCCTGACCCTCGTCCTGCATGAGTTTACGCGGGGTCTGCCCGTAACGTCCGAACTTGGGGTCCTCCTTCACCGACTGCGGCCCATTGAGCACGTCCATCGGGATCCCCGTCTTCAGGTGGACGCACACCTTCAGCGGAGCTGCGTAGGCATCCCGCCGCGCGTCCGGGAGCAGCTCGGCTAGCGCATCCGCCGTCACGTCCTTGCCATGTCCTTTGTTCCCCGCGACGACCACTAGAACCCGTGGACCCACGTTGCCCTCTCTCCCGGTGCGCTCGGCACCGCTTCGCCGAGCCCTCCTGCCAGCACTCGATGCTGAGGGGCTCACCTGTGTCGAACTCGTACGTGTTACAGGCGCGCCCGCATCCACACAGGCACGCGATCGTGTTTCCGTTGCCATCGGTCAGCGCTGACCAGCCGCTCTTCCAGGGGGGCACTACGTGCAGCCCCTCACGAGGAAACCGAGCGCGAACCCCAAGACCAGCGCGATGGCGCCAGCGGTTAGCGCGCACCCCGCAACGTACTCGCTGGTGTGCCGGTGAGAGCGCCGTGGAACAGTCTCCCTCGGTATTGGCCTCCCGGCGCAGCGCGGGCACTCTTCGCCCTCAGCCATGATCTCGTGACAGACCGGGCACCACGTAGGCTCGACCATGACCCACGTTCTACCCAGGACGAGCGACGAATCGAGCTACGAACTGAGAGTCTTCAGTGGTCGGCGCTTGCCTTCGATCGCCAGCTGACGCATCCGCTCTCGCGTCTCGGCCCGCTGTTCCAACTCGCGCTGCCGCTTCGCCAGCAGCTCGGGCGTCATGTCCTTGCGGGTGACGATCGTGTTGGCAGGCGGGATCGTGTTCGACGGAGGCACGCGGTAGGGATGACGACCACCGGCGATCCGGCCGCCGATGCCGCCGTACTCCTCGAGCGACTCTGAGAGCTTCTCGCGGGCCGCCACCGTGACGTAGCGGTTCCGGGCGGCCTTCGACAGCTTCTTGTAGAACCTCTTGGCCGCCTTGAGATCCCGGCGTTCTAGCGCGTCAGCGAGGAGGGCAAGGCGCGCGCGCTCCATCCCCTTGAGCTTCGCAAGCTCCCGACGGAGCAATTGCGCCGCGCCTTCCTTCCAGTCTCCGCCCACGTGGTAGGGAACATCCAGCGGCGCCGCCCCGCCGGTGAACATGCCCCAGGCGGCCTCGCCGAGCGACTCCTTCTTGCCCTTGGGCCACAGCTCACCCTTCTTGACCCAGCCCTTGAACTTGCCGTTGCCGTAGAACACCGGCTCGCCGCGCTTCTTCTTGAGGCCGTCGATCAGCTTGCTGATGGTCACGTCGTCCATCGCCGCGATCTCGTCGGCAGTCGGGCTTCTGAGCTTCTGCTGCTTGGCGAGGTGCTGGGCGTAGCTGATCTGCGAGCTGGACGCGGCCTTGCCCTCGTCGATCCGCTTGCCTTGCTGACGGCGCTTCTTGCTGGCCGCCTTCTTGCCGTGTCGGCGCGGATGCCCCCACGTCCCACTGAGCTTCTTGGACGCTGCCGCGCCCCCCTGCTTCGACTCGCTCAGATCCTTCCGCTTGAGCCGCTTGATGAAGCGTGGGACCTTGTCGCCCGGCGAGAGCCCTAGCACCGCCTTCACACGCGGACAGTCGTACCAGGCGTTCTGGCCACGCTTCTCCCAGGATGGCTTGTTCCGCCACGCGTCCCACGCACGAGCGAGCGCCCGCTTCTCATCGGAGGAGAGAGCGGCGAAACCAGCTGCCGCCGTCGCGGCGGCCTCGCCTAGCACCCGCTCGTAGAGGCTCACTGCACCACCGAGTATCCGGTCTTGAGGTTGTAGTCGAGCCGACCCTGCGCCTGGAGCTTCTTGAGCGCCTTGGCTGCCGCCCTCACATCGCTGCCGATTGCCTTGGCGACCTCGCGCAGCTTCGCGCCCTTCTTCTTGCGGAGCAGGTCGATGATCGCGCTCGTCTCGGGAGCGGTCGCCTCCTCGATCGGCTCTTCCTGTTCCTCGATCGACACCCGAGCTGCCCGCGCGATGTCCTCGAGTCGGGAGACGGCCGCCTGAGCGATCCGGTCGTCACCCTGATCGAGGTCCACGCTGACGGCCCGCGCGCCGATGACGAGCGCCTCGCCCAGCGTGGCGGGCGTATCGTCGCTCTCCATCCGACTGAGCACGTAGTCCAGTACGGCCGTTGCGGCCTCGTCGACCTGCTCCTCGGTGAGTACAGGCGGACCCGGCCCCGGGTCGGGGTCGGCCTCCACGAGGAAGCCAGCGAGATCCTCGGCCACATCCTTCAGGCCCACGGTAGCCTCCCGCGAGCTACGGCCGCTTGTCGCGCTTGATCAGATCGTCCGGGTACTCCATGCCCTCGGCGAAGAGGTCGAGGTCGCGCGCGCTCTTGGGCTCGCGCCGCTCGGTGCGGACGTCCACCTCCTCGCGGCCATCAGGCGTGTAGCCCGGACCCGACACGCCAGCGGTACTGCGCGTGGCCGCCGCCTTCGCCTCGGGATCAGCGGGAGTCGACGCAGGCCCGTGCACGCCCTTGCCCGGCCCCTTGTAGGGCTGGCGGAACCTGCTCTTGGACTTCCCGCCCTTCACGGGGATGTTGGCCTCGAGCTGGGCCAGCCGACGATCCATCCCGGTCAAGGTCGGATCGTCGGTCAGCATGGCCTCGGCGAACTGCACGTCGCTCGCGTCGCCGAACGACCCGAAGTCGTCGAGGGCCATGCCCTTCTCGCGCAGCTCGTTGAACGACTCGCCGTACTCGGGGGTGGCACCGCGCGCGTGGGATTCCGCCTGCGGCTCGGGCTTCGGCTCGGGCTTCGGCGCGGGCTCCTCGTCCTCGCCCCGGAAGCGCCGGATCGCATCACTCAGGTTCATGACATCCTCCGTGTCTTCGTACTTCTTCTTGCGCCTGCCCCGCTTTGCGCGCGGCGGGCGCTTCGTCTGCCAATTCGGGGACGGCATTCCGAACTGACGGGCCTTCGGGTCATCGGCATCCGGCGGCCCGGTGGTCTCATCAAGCGACTCGTCCACCTCGCCGGGCGTGTCGTCCTTCGGCTGGTCTTCCTTGTTGCGCTCGACCTTGGGCACCGGGTTCAGGTCGGTCTGGGACTGGCCAGAGACCGTGATTCCGCCCGTGCGCAGCGCGCGTAGACATCCGGCGAGTCGACGGGCGCGCGTAGGCTTGGCGCCCTTGATGACCTTCTTTCGGATCTCCTTCATGGCGCCGTCGATGTCACCGGCCTCCATCTCGGCCAGGTTCGCCCGGTCCTCCGCGCTCTCCTCCTTGTGCTTGGAGACCGCTTTGCGGAGGCGATCGTACATGGCCTTCTGCTTCTGGATGCCAAGCGGGCTGTGCTTGATGACCTGGAGAAGCTGACCGGCCTCGAACGCGATGGCCGCGTGATGCTCCTGTTTGGCCGTCCGCCGAATGAACTGGATCGCGGGCATGTTCCAGTTGCCCTGGTGCTTCCAGGTCTTGTCGATCTCAGCCAGCGCGTCCTTGTAGGAGACCTGATCCTTCTTGCCCAGGTAGGTGACCTTGGTGACCGCCTCGGCCAGCTCGGCCAGCTCGTCCTCGCGCAACGGCTTGATGTGCCCGCTCTTGGTGAACTGCTGCCACTGCTTGAGCGAGATGCCGAACTGATTGCTCGGCACGTAGATCGAGAGCGCCTTGCCCTTCTTCTTGCCCTTGGAACCGAGGCGCGTCATCAGGATGTTCTGCTTGGGCGAGGAGCTGTCCATCCAGACCTCCCACGGCCCGCTGATCACACCGTCGATGCCCTTGACAGTGTACCGCTCGCCCTTCCTGGGACCGGCGGCCTCGACCAGCTCCTCGTCCTCCTCGAGCTTGAACGGGACGCCCTCGTACTCCGGCTCGCGGGGGTCGCCCGGCCCAGCTGAGAACGAGACCGACTGGATCATCTCGCAGTCGAGCGCCTCCTCGACGATCGGGTGATCGTCCGAGCGGTGCTCGGCTAACGTCATCGGCTGGGGGAAGTAGTGGGAGGTCTCGCCCTCCATCAGCGGCCGGGGGCCGGTCGGGGCGTCGTCACCGAACCAGGGGCCGGAGCTGGCGCCGCGATCGAGCCCCAGGAGCATCCGCTCCTCGGGAGTCAGGTGGTCGTCCACGCCCTCGGTCTTGGGCGCGCGCTTGAGGCCCTTGAGCATCACGGCCATGTCGCCCCAACCGGCGTTGACGTCCCCGTCCTTGAAGGTGTAGAGGGAGATGCGATGGAGCCGGGCACCCTTCTTCGGCTTCCCCTCCATCGGTAGGAGCGTCACGGACGTCATCCCCGACCGCTTGCTGTGCGACCGGCGACCGACCTTCCACGGATGGAACTTGCCGTCCATCTTGGGGTGCCGCCCCATGATGCTGGTCATGGCAACGAGGAGCGTCTCCTTGGGCTTCAGCGAGGCGAAGATCCGATTCCACTCCGCCTGGCTGTCCTCGGTCAGCGGCTCGTTCAGCGAGCAGTCGGCGAACGGACCCGCCATCGCCATGTGGAGCAGCTTGTCGATCGAATCGCTCATAGGTGGCCTCGGCTCAACATCTTACCCGCTCTCCAGCTGCGGGTCGATCAACTTGGCGATGGACTCGTCACCGAGCTGCGCCGCAGGATCGCGACTCCGCCGACCGGCGCGGGCACCTCCCACTCCTTGTCACGGCACTTGGGGTCGTAGCCCTTGCACTTGCTCCGTCGCTGGCGCTTCATGCGCCGCTTGCGCTCGCGCTCGATGACTGCCAGCCCGCGACGGCCGTAGAACGGGAGGCCGCCGGTCGTACGTGCGCCGATGTTGGCCGTGGTCGTGGCCTCATCCATCTCGCGGAACCGCCGGACCGCCTCGGTCAGCGTCACTTGTTGAGCTTCCTGAGCGTCTGCGCCAGTCGTGCCTGCTGACCAGTGCGGCCGGGCTTCTTCGCGGCCTTCTTCAGCTCATCCGCCGGGATCGTCCCCTTCTTGGTGCGCTTCTCGATCTTCTTCTTCAGCGCACCAGGACGCTTGATCGCGCCCGCGATCCACTTCTCCTCGCCTTCCTTCTGGATGCCCTTGCCCTTGTGGTAGGGCTTCTCGCTGTCGTCGGAGTCGCCGACGTGCGCCTTGAAGGCCGGGCTGTTGATGTTGCCCTTCATCTTCGGGTGCGTCTTGGGGTTCGGCCGCGCCTCGCGAAGCACGGCAGCGCTGACCGGCGCCTCCTCGGCCTTCTTGGCCGCGTTCTCGGCGTACTTCTTGAACGACGCCATGAACGCCTTGGGGTCGAGCGTTCCGGCCTCGAGCTGCTTGCGGATCATCGCCTCGTTCTTCTTCACGAACGCGGCGGCGACCGAACTGAGCCAGATGACCTTGCTCGAGGGGAGCTTCCCCTTCATCGGGCCGGTCATGATGTGCATCGCCAGGCCCTTCGCGAACTTGGTCGGATTGAACCCCTCGACCAGCTCCTCGTCTTCCTTCACGTCCGGGTGGAACGGGGCGTCACCCTTCGTGGCCGCCTTCTCCTTCGGCGACATCTTGGCGAACCTGGCCTTGTTCTCGGCCGATCGCTGCTTGCGCGTCTTCTCCTCGTCCAGCCCCTCGTGCTTCTTGGCCTTCTTGGCCTTCTTGGCTTGGGCCTCCCTGCCCTTCTTCATCCACTTGGAGAGGAAGTCACCGGCTCGAGCGGCTCGCTCGGGCGTGAAGATCTCGCCGAGGGACGGCGCCTGGCCGTATGAGTCACGCGACTCGTCGAGATCGTCGTCCTCCTTCACGTCAGGATGGAACGGCTTGTCGCCCTTGGTCGCGGCCTTCTGCTCCGGGGAGAGCTTGGCGAAGCGCTTCTTGTTCTCGATCGAGCGCTGCTTGCGGGTCTTCTCCTCCATCATCCGGCCGCCCCAACGAACCTCGCCGACTCTGGCGTTTCCCCAGAACGTCTCAGCCTGGTTGAACTCCTTGCGAGCATCAGCCCCTTTGCCGTGCATTCCCGTGTTGGGATCGCTGATCGAGGCGATGTAGTCGCGATACGCCTTCATCCCCTTCGCGGCGGCGTTCATGGCCTTCCAGTACCCTGGGAACTTCTTCTTGAGGACTGCCTTCTGCTTCTCGCTGAGTGACTTCAGCATCTTGGGCGCGTTCTTGACCGCCAACTGGTCGTCCTTGGGATGGAATGCGGTCTTTCCGCCCCATGCCCAATCCACGCCCGGATCACCCCACTTCGACTTCTTCGGCGCCTTCGGCTTGTAGAACTTGGCGTACTCCATCTCGTCGATCGGCTCACCGGCCTGCTGCACATCCGACTTGATCACGCCTTGGCGGATGGCTTCCTTCTTGTAGGTCTCCTGCTGCTCCTTGTTGAGCTTCTTGAAGTTCGACGGCTTCATCCAGTGCCGCAGAAAGCTCTTCTGCTTCGCCGGTGGATCGTGGTGGAAGCCGAACGGAAGCTGCCCGCGCTCGGCCTTCTCCAGATCGTCGAGGTTGTACTCGTCGATCCGCATCATGTCGCGGACGCTGAACGGCTCGAACGCTGAAACCAGCGGTCCGGTCGTGACGGATGAGAGATCGTCGGTGTCAGTCTCCGCCCACTGGTTGTAGGGGATCATGGAGCGCGGACGCTGCATGAACGCCGAGCCGAGCTGCATGTGCGCGCCCATCGCTGCGCCGCCCATCGTGGCCTCGTCGAGATCGCTCACGTCTTCCTCTCCCTCTTGGACGGCTACCCGCTCGAACGTCATCTTCTGGCCGTAGTCAGCCCGAATGATGGCGTTGAGGAACGCCTTCAACATGCCATCGTCGTAGCTGTGCACGATCACCGAGGATCGCTGCTTGTCCTTGATCTTGATCTTCCCACCGAACGGCTTCCGCTTGGAGGTACCGACGATCATCTTGATGTCAGATGGGCTCGTGGACGAGATGCGGATGTTGGAGAACGAGCCCTTCTTCGCGCCCTTCTCGACGGGCAACAAGCTGATGTTCCTGGGCCAGCCCTTGTACCAGTCCTCCTGCTGCTGCTGTCGAATCGTCACGTCAGTCCTCCATCGCGCGGAACTCGGCAACGGCCGCCGAGATGCCGGTCTCCTCGGTCTTCGGCGCCTTGTACTTGGGCTTGCCGGGCTCCGGCTTGTAGTGCGGCTTCGCGCCCTTCTTGTGCATGTACCAGGCGAGCGCCCACGGGTTGTCGATGTCCTTCTTGTCGCCGCTCTCGGGCTCGTCGGCGTACTTCTTGAGCTTCTTGCCGCCCTCGCCCTTCATCGCCTTGACGGTGCCGGACCAGCCGGGAGGAGAGACCTCGTCCAGCCCGACGCTCTCCGCCATCGCCTTGAGCTTCTTGGGATCCACGCCGGGGAACTGGCTCTTCCGGTAGCGGTGCTTGAGGAACTGCTCGGGCGGCCCCCAGTTCACGAACTTGGCGCTTGGCCCGCGCAGGTACCAGACCTTCCCGTCGTAGAGCCACAGCGACCCGAGCGCGTTGAGCTTGTCCTTGCTGATCTCCTTGCCGTGCTGGCCGATCTTGTCTTGCAGGCTCTCGGAGAGGGCGTCCTCGACCAGACTGCCAGCCTCCATCGCAGGACCAGCCGCGTTGCGGTGCACCCGGTCCTCGGACAGCTCGCCGGAGAGCGAGTCGGCCAGCGCGTGGGCGGCGCTGGGCGCGCGGAGCGCGGTTGCCTGGCAGATGTCCTCGATCTCGGACCAGTCCTCGTCCTCCTGCTTGATCCGGCCGCCCTTCTCGTCGTAGCCGCGCCTCTTGAGCCAGCGGATCGCGCCTCCCCGGCTCTTGAAGGTCTTGCTGGCCGAGTGGGTCAGGGCAGTGAACCCCGAGCCGTCGCTGTTCGGGTGGAGGCCGAGCTGGCGCTCGTGGGTTGACTCCTCCAGATGGTCCTCGGCCAGGTCAGCTGGGATCGCACCAGCCGAGCCGTAGGCACAGCCGGGCGCCCGTCGCCGCTGGACGTCCTCGACCGCGATGTTGAGGATGTCGCCCGCGACGAAGTGGCGGACGGCCTTCGCATCCTCGCCCGCGAAGCCGTACTGGCGCAGGTCGGGCACGCGGCCCATCCGCATTGCGACCTCGGCCACGGCGAACACGAGCGCAGGGTCGTAGCCCCGGTCCTCGGCAAACGCCTCGATCTCGGTCATGCGGCTCTTGAGCACCAGCTCGCGGGTGCCAGGCGCCATCAGCTTGGCGTCGCGAGAGAAGCCAGACGACATCGACTGGCCGTGCTTCGTCGAACCCTCGGCTAACGACCCCTGGTAGCCGGAGAACGCGCCGCGCGACAGGTCAACCAGGTTGTCGAAGAGCGCGTCGTCGGCCTCGGCCACGGCCGTCGCCTTCTTGCCGTGCATCTTCTTGACGGTACCGTCCGGGGAGACGGTCGCCAGCACCTTGAACCGCTTGGGATCGCTGGGCGGCCCCTCGGCGAACATCGGGCGGCCCATCGCCGGGCTCCAGTAGACGTACAGCTTCTTGCCGCTGATCTTCGCCCACTTCTTCGCGTTCTTGAGCATCTGCGGCGGGAGCGTGGTCATGGACGGCTCGCTCATGGGATTCCTCGTCTCGCTCGATCGGGCGGGTTCTGGAACACGATCCGGCGGATCGAGATCGACGGATCGACGGAGGTGAGGGCGTTGCTCCCCTGGGTGCGCTCGCCCTCGGAGCGAAAACGGAACTTCACGCGGTTCTCGTCGGGGCGAACGATGGAACGCTGCCATACCTCCACATCGGGGAGAGCCTCGCGGATGGCTAACGAGAGCTGATCGACCGGGCCGGGCGCGAAGAACGGGTCGTTGCGAGAGTACTCGACCACCATCGCATACGGGTAAAGCTCCGGGCAGTCCGCAACGGACCGACCCGGAGCCAGGTTGTCAGACAGATAGCCCACTAGCGCGACCTCCAGACGCGGTTGGGAGGAGCGGCGCTACTCCTTCCGCACGGGGATCGGCTGGCGCGGCGACGGGGTCTTCCCGGTGCGGAGCTGGCGCGCCTTGACGGGGAACGCGGGCGCAGTCCCGATCGGCGACTTCGGCATCGGCCGATAGGCGCTGTTGGGAGTGCCCAGCTTGGTGGGCGGCGCCTTGTCACCGTAGTCGGTCGTCGCGGCGGTCGTGACCTTCTTGCCGCCACCGGCCTCGTCGAGGGTCTTGAGCGGGCGACGCGTGAGGGTCACGCCCTCATCGATGCCAGCCAGCTTATCGAAGTTGCTCATCGCTTCCTCCATCATGTATGGGAGGCCCTAGTGACTAGATGCCCGAGTCCACTTGCTTCAGGTACGTCGAGAACTCGCCCGGCGACGAGATGTGCACGAAGACGCTCCCCTGGGTGAGGGAGATCTTCGTGACCTGATCGATTGGCGTAGTGCCACCGCCGGGAAGGTCGAACTTGGTGAGGCCACCGGCGGGCAGGGTCAGCGCTGACACGCCTACGGCCGGAATGGTTGCTGTCTCCACGGCCTCCCGATCGGCCGCCGACCGGATCTCGACCGTGGATTCCTCGTGCGCGCCGATGTAGAGCACCGCGTTGATGGCCATCTGGTTGCGGTGCACGATCATCAGCTCGTCGTTGATCGAGATCAGCGGCCAATCGCTGGTCCTGACGCTGAAGTGGTGCTGGTGAGCCATGCTCTATCTCCTCGCTCAGTCGCCGGTGACCACGGCCTCGAACTCGGTCTCGCTCCCGCCAGTCGTGACGTAGAGCGCGGTGATCCCGGTGTAGCTGGTGAGGTAGCCATCGCCAGGACCGAACGGGAAGCCGATGTCCCCGAGGTTGTTGATCTTGAGCGTGACCTCCTGGTTCGACCGGAGGAAGACGCGCTTGCCGTTGGTGACCCCGGAGAACTGGACCGGATGATCGACCGTGGTGGCCGGGATCTTCTCCGGGAAGACTCCTGTGCCCTCCTCGATGGTGACCTCGTCCCGGGTGACCCGGTTGATGGCCTGGGTGCCGTCAGCGTCGATCACCTGGAACTGGGCTTGGATCTTGACGGTCTTCGACACAGGCGCGACCTCCGCTACTGACCGTGGATTCTAACTACTTGAGCCTAATCGCGGTATGCGCTACCCGTTCTCGTCCTTCGGCTTGTCGGCGGGCGGCGGAGGCGGCGGCGCGGCCTCCTTCTTGATCCGGCTCGACGTCTTCTTCTTGGTGACCTTCTTCTTGGCGACCTTCGGCTCGACCTTCGGCTCGGGCTTCGGCTCGGGCTTCGGCTCGGGCCTGGGCGGAGTCGGCTTCGGCGCAGGCGGCTTCGCTGGCGGAGGCGGAGGCTTGGGCGCGGCCTTGGGAGCCGGAGCAGGCGGAGGCACAGGCTTCGGCTTTGGGGTCAGCTTCTTCGCGGTCAGCTTCGCCGACCCGCCGATCCGGTAGAGCACCCGGCCCTGAGCGCGACCGTCCGTCTGCATCCCGGACTCGGTGCCCAGCTGATCCAGCAGCTCGGCCCACGTGCCCTCGGTCGGCCGGAACGCGTTGAGCGGCGGCTCGGTCTTGGTGTGCTCGCCGTGGGCGACCTCGACACACAGGATCCCGTCTGGCCGGAGGCACTTGAGCAGCTTCTCGAGGGAACCGGCGGGGTCCTGGCACTCCTCGAGCCCCTCGGGCCAGAGGATCACATCGAACGGGCCGACGCTGGACTTCGGGCTCGGCCAGCCGAGGTAGGTCTTGACATCGACCCGGTCGTGGGTCTCCCGCAGAAGGGTGCACACCCGATCGATCGCCTGGTGGAAGCGGACACGCGGCTCGATCGCGACAGCCTGCTCGGCTCCGGCCAGGAGCACCTCGGCTACCAGACCACCGTTGCCGGGGCAAACGACCGCAACGCTGTCGTCCTCGCCCACGATGAGCCCGAGCTTGTTCTTGATGACCTGGAGGTACTTCTTGGGGTCGGCTGGACCCGGCAGCTCCGCCACGTGTCGGAGGAACGTCACGGAGAACGTGCTGGCGTCCCCGTGCCGGAACGCGGACGAACTGGCGAGGGTCGCCACGGCGTCGGTCAGTTGCTTCTCGTCCATCAGAAGAGACTCCTTCCTGTCTGCTCGTAGTGCTCCTTCGCGATCTGGTACTTGGCGCGCTCCAGCGCCTCCTCTAGCGAAGCAGCCTTGATCGATGTGGGCTCCGAGAACATCTCATCCCGGCCGGATGCCTGGTTGATGTCTCGCAGGAAACCCTCGGGAACGAACGTGTAGCGGGTCTCCCAGAAGTGCGCATCCGCCTCGGAACCACCAAAACTGTCGACAGCCAGCCCGCTCTGGTCGGACTTGACGGCCACAGCACCGGCGGGCGTCCACCCGTCCTCGGTCAGCACGCTCCATCGGACGTAGTCGAACGCCGAGAGCTGGGAGGGCTCGGGCGGCGCGGGCCTGGCCGCCAGGTCAGCGAAGACCTCCTTGGCCGCTTCCAAGACCTCATCCTCGACATCATCGTAAACGTCGTGCTCCCTGTCCCACAGCTCGATGTCCTCGGGCGATTCGAGCTTCCGCAACCGCCAGGTGGTCACAGGCCAGTCGATGGCCTCGGTCACGAGCGCTCCGCCGTTGGTCGACATCACCTCGAATGCGCTGAAGCCGTATGACCGGCACGGCTCGCCGGACCCGGCGGTTGGGCTCGCGAGCACCACGACATCGCGCCTTTTGACGAGGATATCGAACACGTTGCCGAGCAACTCATCCTCCCGCCCGATCTCCGGGTACGCGCGGATCAGGGAGAACTTGCCCGTGTGCAGCAGCTCGGGAAGATCGGCCAGCTTCATGCGGTCGCCCAGTCCTTCGCGTCAGCGCTCTTGTCGAGAAGCTTGTTCACCATGCTCTTGGTGATGCTCTTCTTGATGACCTGCTTGCACGGCCTCTTCGGCATCCCGATCTTCTTGATCCCAGCCTCGGCCAGCGCGGCGCACAGCTTCCCCGGCTCATCGTCCTTGTAGAACATCGCGTACTCGAAGACGTCCAGTCCACCCTCGACCATCAGCTCCGCCGTCGAACTGTGCGCACCGAGGATCTCCACCAGCGTCGCCTCAGCGAGCGTCTTGTGACGGTAGCCACTCTTCTTCGAGCCGAACGTGTCGCCAGCGGCCGAGAAGTTGTTGGTTCGGAGCAGGATGGCCGGGTGAACCACCATGCGGACCGGGTGCTGCGTCTTGACGTTCCCCTTCTGGTGGAGCCGGTCCGTCTCCCGGTTGTAGAGGAAGGCGGCCATGCCTCCACCGGAGGCCAGGTCTCCGCTCTCTGACGCGCCGAGCTGCTTCTCGATCCCGCTCAGGTGCCTGTCGCGCGTGGACAGGAACATGCCCTGAAGGATCTTGGACTTCCGCGCCGCGCCGGAGTGCTGAGTGAATACCTGACGGCCCGCCTTCATCATGTGGACCATCTCTTCGTCGGTGAAGTCCGGTCGGCGATGCGAGACCTGACCACCAGAGTGGGCCGCGATCGGCTGGTAGTAGGGGTTCGGCACCGGACCACCGTCCGGCCCCTCTTTCATGATGACCTTACCGTGAGAGCCTGGCACGGTCTTGGGGCGCCCGTAATCGTCCAGCTCCGGGGCATGGCGAGGATCGTAACCGAGGTGGCTCTTGAGCTTCTTCAGCCAGAAGTCGGTCCGCTCCTTCCTGGTACCACCGGACGGTTCGACCACGTGCCACCGGGCGTCGTCGGTTGCGGCGGTTCCCGAGGCCCCCTCGACCCCGAGCAGCCACGCCATCTTGCGCACGTAGTTCAGCTCATGGTCCTCGGCCGACGCCGGTCGCGCGTCGATACCCAAGACCTCGAACGCCTTCTTGAGCATCGCCTTGTTCTGCTCGGTTGTTGATCCCTTTGGGAATTGGACGAACGTCGTGCCGTCGAGCCCGGTGTGCTTGCCCGACTTCCCAGAAGACTGGGTACCGGGGGAGTAGACGATCTTGAACCGGCTGTCCTTCTCGCCGGTGGCCACGGCACCCAGCTGAGACACGACGTCGGTCAGGTCGATCTCCCACGACGCCTGGTGGTTGCCGGGCGCGCCGTACCACTTAGTCCACGATCCATCCCAGTCCGCGCCCATCGAAGCGGTCTTGTTGTCCGCCGCGTGGTGCTTCGCGTTCCCGGGTTGCATCACACCGGCCATCTTCTTCGCGATAGTAAGTGTTGATGTCGGACCCTGCTCCTCCTCGAATTTCTTCATGGCCGTCTGCCAGTTGGCGAGGGCCTTCTCGTGATCCGCCTTGATCTTCTCGACCTGCTTGTCGTGCGCCACCTTGGCATCCGCGACGGCCTTCTTGTGGGCCGCTTCGACGTTGGCCTTCGCAGCCTCCTGGGCGGCCTTCTGCTCCTCGGTCGGCTCGAACGGCTTGATGAGCCGCTCCTCCTCAGGAACAGTGGCGGGGTCGGCGAACGTGAACCCGTCCGGTCCCCCCTCGGCTCCGAACTTGAGCAGCTCCTTCTCGTAGTGGGCACCGGCCGCCGCGACGATCGGATCGGCATCGGTCTTCATCTTCCGGCTGGCTTCGAGACCGCGCACCCAGTACTTCGAGCCCTTCGGCGGAGACAGCTTTCCATCGCGCCACTTGTTGACGTACTTCTCGATCTTCGTCAGGCGATCCCCGGCCAGACCCTTGAGCGCAATGCCGGTGAAATTGTGCGGGTCGTCGCCGGTCAGAGCGGTAGTCGCCAGGGATTCCGGCGACTGACTGAACGACGGGACCGGCGGCTCCTTGAACGTCGGAATCGCGGGGTCGGCGGGCTTGGGCGGGGGCTGAGGGCCGGTTCCGCCGAAACCCGGGAGACGCGCCTCGAGCGTCGCGCGCGCCGGACCATCCAGCATGAACTGGGCGATCGGTACCTCCCCCAGCTGACGGAATGTCACCGCGCCGCCCTTGATCGCGTCGCCGCCGACGCTCATGTCGTAGCCCTTGACGCCCCACTTGGCGATCGTCTCCGACGTCGGCATATGCGACGACTCGGGCAGCTTCGACTCGTCCCAGCCGGGGGCCTCGGCACCGGCCGCGATCTCCTCGGCAGACGGCGACATCTTGTCGGCCTGCTTGTCGGTGATCGCGCCGCCACCGGCTGCGAACCTGTCCAGACCGAGCTGCTCGCGGACCTCCGCCTCGATCTCTGGCAGCGGGCGCGTGTCCCCGTGCGCGGCAAGCGCCTGAGCACGTTTCTTCGCCAGCATCGAGAACAGGTCGGCGACCTGCTTGCGGATCGTCTTGCGCCGCTGCTGCATCCCATCGATGAAGCCCTCGACGGTCCGGTCCTTCGGGTTGTGCGAGTATCGCGCGAGCCGCTGCTCGCCGTCGCGCGACTTCGCCGCGTCCGCGCCCTCCGCATACGGCCGCCACATCTTGTCGTAGACGTCGTCCGGGATACCCTCGGCGCGCTGGATCATCTTCTCGAACGCCGGATCCGTCAGCGCCAGGAGAGGAATCTCGGTCTTGTCGGGACCCAGGTCAGCGCCAGCCGCCCAGTCCATCAGCATCCGCTTCGGCCAGCCCTTGTTGGACTCGAGCGTAGCCTTGCTGTCCTTGTTGGCGATCTTGCCGGTAGACCAGTCCCAGTGGGAGAGCAGGGTCCCGCCAGAGTCGAAGAACTTGCAGCTCTGCCCGTGGTCGATCCCGGTGACCTGGTCGTTCTCGTCGAACGTGTAGTTGCCACCGTGGTCGTCCTTATCGTCGACCAGCCAGTTGCTCACGAGCGCGAGCTGGAGACCTTGCGCCAGTCGCTTTCGCTCGTCCTCGGGAGAACCGGCCATGCCCGATCCCGGAAGACCCAGCCAGGGCTTGCTGTGATGGCCGTACCGGCGGCGGAGGTTCTTGGTGACGCGGAAGAACTGCATGAAGCCGGTCTTGCCGCCGCGCGACATGACGTAGCCGTCCGTGCCGACACCGCCCAAGCCGAGAAGAGCCTGAGTCCGGTTGGCTGCCGCCTCGCCGAGCGCCCTGTAGCCGTCGTGCTTGAAGAGGAACTGGGCCGGAGCCTTGCCAGCTCCGGTGTGCTGCTTGCCGTCGAGAGTCGCCGACAAGAACTTCTTGGTGCTCCCCTCGGAACCGCCGCTGTCGTCAAGATCCGAGCTGGAGCTGGTCCACCCCTTGCCGATGGCAGGCGCCATCGTCGTACCGGCCACGGGACCAAGACCGGCGTACTCGTCCAGGTCCGGCTTGCTCATGCCGAACAGCTCGACCACGGACAGCGAGCTTCCGTGGACCTCGCCACCTGGTCCGGCCACCGCTTCCAGTTCGACCGGAGCCGACGCGACCGCTTCGCATTTGGAGATCAGCTCGTTGAAGTACTGCTTCTGCTTCTTGTTCTCGAACGGCCCGCCGTAGTAGCCGCCGCCCTTCTTCTTCTGGTGGGTCTCCTGAAGGAAGCACTCGCTGATCATCGACTGGAGCGCGTTGAGCTGGGACGTGGTCAGCGCTTGCGCGATAGCTTCATCCGGGAGCGCCTTGTAGGTCTGGTAGGACATCCAGTCGGAGTGCTTGATCCCGGTAAGACCCTTCTTGAGTGTCTCCAGCACGAGCGGCTTGCCGATCGCGAGCTTGGTCCCGACCGCGAGGTGCGCATCCTTGAACTGCTTGGCGATGGTCCCGGCCACCCCGCCCAGCTGACTCTTGAGCTTCCCGGTTTTCGAGAACGGCGCGCCGCTCCCGATAGCCGATGCGACCAGCGTGGCAAGCAGCTTCTTCTGCTCTCCGGTCAGGTGATGCGCCTTGGAGATCTTCGTGACCTTCGTCTTGCCCGAGACGGTCGGCAGAGCTGGTGTCGTTGGGAGCGGCTTCGGCTCGGTATCGCCAGTCTCGGTCGCGTTGATCGAGATGCTGGCTGCGCCAAGCTCCTCCTCCGAGGAGGTATCGATCGTCGCCTTCGCGCTCTTCGCGAGGAGCGCATCGACGATCGCGTTCGTGTCCCCATCGAGATGATCGGCGGCCCACGCCTTGACCTTCGCGTGGAGCGCGGTACCGCTGGGGATGACGCCCGGCGACAGGAACTGCGGGTCGGCCATCACCTCATCAGTGAAGGCGTCGATCTCCTCCTTCGATGCCAGATTCTTGTGCTCCTGGTCCCACTTCTCGCTCCAAGGGGGCCAGGGAACATCACCGACCCATACCGTGAAGTGCTTGTCGGTGAGCGCCTTGATCGCCTCGGGCCAGCCCCCCGCCTTGGTAACCCCCGGACTGGGGAGCGGGCTGAAGAGACTCGAGATCGAGGAGATCGCAACCTCCTTGCTCGGCTTCGCCTTATGCTCGCCGTACATCCAGTCCCAGTTGTCCTGAACGATCTTGGCGATCTTCTCGGGGCTCCACCTGCTCGAGACGACACCGATCGCCTTTGTCTTGATGAGACCTTCGAGCGGCGTGCTTTTGACCTTCGGAATGTGGTACTCGCTCATCAGCGCGATGAACGGCTTCTCGCCGAACTGATCAATGTGCGAGATGACGGCCTCGGGCTGGAAGGGGACGATGTCGTGGCCGGGGATGTCCTTCAGGTGCTTCTCGATCGCCTTCAGGAAGCCCGGCTCGTCGGCCTTGGCCGCAACCTTGTCGGCAACCTCCTTCATGCTGGCCGAATCGAGGTGCGCGATCTCGGCCTGCTGGAGCGCGCCCACGACGCTCTGCCCCTTGTCGGACGCCTTCTGCGCCACGGCCAGGATCGCCTGCTGCTTGTCTGCCGGAAGCGCGCCAAACGCCTTGTTCGTGTTCGCGTCGATGGTGGCAGCCGACAGTGTCATCGCAGCCGCAGAGGAGATCCCCAGGCCGTCAGCCGAGAGCTGCTGCTTGATGAGAGTAGCGACATCCGGCACCTGCGGCACACCGGCAACGACGAACGCCTTCTTGATCGCCAGTGACTTCGCCTTGGCCTTGATCTTGGCCTGGTCTTCCGGTGTATAGGCGTTGTAGGGCTTCGGAACCGAGTACCACTTCTCGACCGCCTGGTCGACGAAGGTCTTCGCCACCTTCAGATTGAGCCGCTTGTCGCCGAGCGCGGCAACGCTAGCCGCTCGTAGCGCCTTGATGGTCGCGATCTTCTTGAACGTCCCGCCCGCAGCAACGTCCGCCTTCATCTGATCTGAGACAGCCTTGAACGCCGCCGAGACCAGCTTGGTCGCCTCCTCGATGTCGAGATCATCGAGCGATTTGACCGTGGCCTCATCCCTGACAGCGTAGTACAGCGCGCTCGCGTGCTGCTCGGCCACGGACACGCTCAGGGTTCCGGCCGGGGGCGGGATGACTCCCGCCTTCTCGAACACCTCCCCAGGCGTCCACTGGAAGTTTCCCTTGCTGGTGGCGGTGAGGAAAGCGGTCTTGAGATCGGCCTTGAGCTTGGCTGTTTCAGAGGCCGACAGGTCATCGACCGACTTCGGTCCAGCCACGACCGGCTCGGTCGCGGGCTCGAGCGATGGCTCAGGCGCGAGGGCCGTCATCACCGCATCGGTCTTTGCTTTCTCCTTCTCAGTCTCGAAACACGAGATAGGGTCGAACTCGTTGCCGTCCGGCCCGAGCAGTTTGCTCTTGCCGTAGTTGTAGGAGATGCCGAGCATCGGCCCAGGCTTGAAGTCCTCGTTCCCGTGGTTGGCCAGGTGATCCTGGCCGTGGCTCGACGCACTACCGCCGAAATGCAGCCACGCCTCGATCTTCGCGATGGTCTCGTCCACGTGGTCCGTGGGCTTGCCCTTGGCGATGAGGTTGGCCCGCGTCTCCTTCTCCTTCGCCAGGTTCTCCTTCGCCATCACCTCCAGGTTCTTCCACCTGTTGAGGGAGAACTCCAGGTCGGCCTCTCGCGCCTTCACGCGGAGCGCTTCGCAGGCCGCCGAGACCTCGGCCTTGTGCTTCGCCTTGTCCGTCTTCGCTTTGCCTACCTTCGCCTTGGCCTTAGCGAGCTTCGCGGCCTGAGCATCGACCCGCTGACGACCGCGCTCGATCGCGGCCGTGACCCGACCCAGGATGATCGGCGACGCCTGCACCTCGGGCTTGGGCGTCGGATCCTTGATCTTGATGTCCTTGTCGCATTCGACCTCGATCAGGGTTGCCCAGTTCATGCTGCCCCTACACGTGCGACTTGCGGTACTTCGGCGTGCCCCCCGTTCGGAGCGACCGGCGGACAGGCTTACCCTCAGTAAGGGTGAGCATTCTACGAAACGCATCCTCATGGATCTCGTAGGTAAAGAACCGGCCCTTGCACTCGTCGCACCGGCGCTCGCGCTTCTTCAGGGTGCCGAACTCGAACATGCCCTCATCGATCGGGCGCGTCGTCTTCGTCACCTTCGAGCCGTGGTGCTTGCAACGAGGGCATCTCATCGACGGCGGAGCCTGCCCGCGCCGACGCGCTTCTCGGGCGCGACCCGCTTCTTGCCGGAGGTGTCAGCTGGGTGGAGCCGACGCTTGTCCTGCGACTGAGGGATCCGCTTGTGGTAGTTCTCCCGCTCCTTGCGGTTGTAGCCAGCTCGGTTGAACCGCCTGGAGGCAAACTTGTCCACGAGCCGTCGAACTCGGTTGGTCAGACGGTCGGCCTTGTGGGGCTCGCGGCCCGTCGCGACCTCGCTCAGGGTCTTGAGCGGCCTACGAGTCAGCCGAGAATGATCCACGACGAGAACCCTCCACCATCACCGCCGGGGCCATCGGACGTAGGCGGAGGCGCATAATCGTACTCATCGTCGTCGCCCCAGTCGATATTCCCGCCGGAACTCCACTGCGGACCGCTTGGTCTCGCGCTCCCGGATACCCCCAGCGATGGCGCGAGGACAACCCCGGCCCGCATGTTCTCCGAGATGTAGTAGACCACGCCGCATAGCGCATCCGCCAGATCCTTCGACCCCTTCGCGGGAACGATCACCTTCTTGCCGGACGGGTGCAACTCGAGCGACTTCAGCTCGTTCGACAGATTCTCGGACACAGGGGACATCACGCGCCCCTCGTAGAGAGCCTGCCTGGTCGTGATGTAAGGCTTGAGCTTGAAGCGCCGCTCGCCGATCTCCTCAGTCCTGAGTCCCTTGCGCTTGAACATCTGGAGGTTGGAGGGAGCTAGGTACTGGTCCATCGAGACCGACCGGATCGGGACCCCGCCCTTCATCAGCTTGTAGACCAGGCCGCGAACCTCGCCGTGATCCACATCGCCGCCGTCCGGCGCCACGATCCGCAGGATGCAGTCGATGTGGATAACGACGGCATCCTCCCGCCGCTGCTCGTTCGTCTCCGGGTCGCGCCGGGTCACCTCGACAGAACCCGCCACGTGCCCCATACAGAAGCCAGTCGCGCACTGGTTCGTGCTCAGGTCGATGTGAACGTGTCGAACTGCGCCAGGGCAGCAGGCAGGGCAAGGTTCCTTGTCCGCACTCTCGCCCATGAAGAGCTTCCAGTTGAACCGCAGCATCCGGTCGGTCCTCCACTCAGAGGTACCGAACCACTGCGGCCGACCGTGATCGAACATCTCGTCGATCGCCTGGCGCCGGGTGATCCACAACTTGCCCGCGAAGTCGGTCGCGATACCGCCGAAGTCTCGGACCGCGCCGTCCGTGTCGTTGACGAACTCCTCGTGGTAGTCGTCGGGATACTCGAAGACGATCGTGTTCTCGTCTTCCTCAACGTCCTCATCTTCCTCGAGCAACCGGCTCTTGCCGCTCTTCGGCGACACCATGACCTTGTGCCACTTCTGGTCCTTGAAGGGCTCAGGATGCACATGCCAGGTGGCGTAGTCGCGGGCGAAGACCGTGGGATCGTCGTCCTTCATCGCCTGCTTCAGATGACGCTCGGTGAAATCTTCAGTAGACCTCTTGGACGAGATGAGGAAGACCAGGCCGGAGACGCCGTGGCGCTCGTATCGCGACTTCACGCGCCGGGCGAGCGCGTTGTAGATCATTGTTGCTTTATCATACGCCTCACCACTGGCGCTTCCTGTAGCAACTTTGCCTTCCCCCATGAAGTTCGATTCATCAACCAACGCACAAATTACGTTCAACCCGAGTGCGCTTGCATCCTGTGACGCGCCGCCGACGATGTAGACGCCCTTGTCTCGGAACCGGACCTCCTCCATCGTCTCGACGAACTTGCCCCGGAACCAGTCGGCGAGGTTGAGCTTCTTGCAGAGGCCGCCGAAAACCACTCTCTTGGCTTGGGCAACTGTTCGCGAGATCGGGACAATGTGAATCGGCTCGCCCGCGCCCAGCCCTAACGTGTGCTGCGGATTCTTCAGGCAGAGCACCTCGTAGAGCACCCGCATCGTGGCCGTGGTTGCGAAGTAATCCTTACCCCACCCAATAGCTCCCGTGAGTACGGCCTCCGCGTAGCCGCCCTTCTTGAGCGCGCCCGCGTGGAACAGCTCGCACATATCCTCGCGGAGGATCGGGTAGAGATCCTTGCCGGTCTCGCCGATGTGGTACTCACTCTGGAGCCACTCATCGATCGGAAGCGGCGTCTCCTCCCACTCGAACTCGGCCGCCTCGTCGGCGGTCTCGCTATGGCCGGTGCCCTCGAACTCACCGAGGACGAGCCCTAACGCGGCGCGCTCCTCGTCAGTCAGCTGACGGACGGCCTCGAGTGCCGCGTTCAGCTTCTCGGTGTTAGTGCGAGATGACCGCCAGCGACCGTGCTCGTAGCTGATCACTACGCCGCATCGTCAGCGTCAACGACCTGGCCCTCCACGGGCTTGGCCGCCGCCTGTTCGAGGAGCGCCTTGACCGGAACACCGGACCGCGCGCTCTCCTTGAGGATGGCCTCGGTCGCCTCAAGCACCCGACGCCGCTTCTTGTCGTCATCGAACACAGCCTGTGGCGCATCCTTGCCGAACCGCTGGGTGAAGGTGACCTTGACTTCTTCCTTCCACTCGTGGTCCTGGCCGACCTTCGGCAGGTAGCCCGCATCGGCGAGGATCTTGTGGCGGTTGACGAGCGCGTTGTTCATCACCATCAGGAACTTGGCCTTGAGATGGCCGTTCGTAGCGCCCATGTACTCGACGTAAGCGTCCTCGGCGACCTTCTCGAGCTTGGCCGCCGTCATGCCGACGTCGATCGCTGCGTTCTTCGGATCCTTCAGCTCGTCGGTACGATAGCCGAGCCGGTCCTTCCACCACTTGATGTCACGCTCGATGGTCCGCTCGGTGACTCCGTGGTCCTGGGCCATCTGGTAGTTCGGGACGCCCGCGCAGTGGGACTCCCAGACCGCGAGCCGCCGCTTCTCGACCAGCGAGCGATAGCGCCTCTTGTTCTTGCTGATCGCGGCCTGCTGCTTCGGAGTCAACAGAGATCGCTGCGGGTTGTTGCCCGAGTTGTTGCCCGAGTTGTTGCCCGAGTTGCTCACTCCTCGGCGAGAACCTCCTGCAACCAGGATAGCACCAGCTCGCAAGCCGCGCCCTCATCTAAGTTTCCACCGTCCTCTGTCAGCGCCGACGCAAACTCGACGATCTCGGACTCGACGCACGAACCGGCGACGCCCTGGCAAGCGTACTTGACGTTCTTGCGGACCCGGCCTGTGACGCCCTGGTGCGACGGGAGCAGGTCGCAGAGCTGGCGATCGGTGCAGAGCGCCTTCAGGAACTTCTTCTTCACCCGCGAGGACCACGCCTCGATCGCGCGCTTCGTTCCCTTACGGCCTGCGGCCTTGGCCGCGCCCTCAGCGTCGCCTTTGCTGGGCATCTTGAACTCGTCGTCGCCGCCGAACAGCGACATGATGAACGCCTTCTCGGCCTTGGTGAAGTGGCCGGTCATCGCGCGCGCGACGGCCCCTCGCACGACCTCGCGCTTGGTAGTGGACATCTTCTTCCGGGTGAGGCCGGAGGCGACCCCCCTCCCACCAGGCGCCACGTCCACAGAGATGCCGGTCATCCCCCGCCTGCCCTTGCTCTTCCGCAAGTTGATCGTCGCATTGATCACGGTCCGGTGCAGCCAGGGGACGATGCCGCCGGGGTCCTTCTCGAACTTCGCCAGCTGACCCGGCTCGAGGAGCTTGGTCAGCGCATCCTGCACGACATCTTCGACATCTTCGTTCGAGAGCGAGCCCCGGCCGCGCGCGCGAGCCGTCGCCTTGAGGTTCTTGTCGAGCTTCGTCACAAGATCGCCAAGCGCGCTCATGTCCCCGGCGATGGCCCTCTTGGCCAGCTTCTCGATCACACCGGAGCCCTCCACGAGGGGATAACGAGAGAAGAAGAGATGCGCATCGATCGCGTTCTCGGCGAGAGTGTTCACTTGTCCTCCCACTCCTTCAGCTCCCGCGTTATGGCTGTCACGAGGAACTCGTCAATGTGCGCCGAGTTGCCCTTACAGGCGGCCACCATCCGCTTGACGAGCGGCGCGAGATACTGACTCGTGTCCACAACCACATGACACCTCTCGTCCCTCCCATCGGCGAGGACGAGGTAGCCATTCTCCACTGTGTCAGCGCTCTGCACGAGCACCTCTTCCCAGGCGGCTTTGAACGCCCGACCGAGGCTCTCGCGAGCGCGATAGGCATCGGCCTTGTCCTGGTCGCTGTCCTTCGCCGGACCGGATGGCGGCTGCGGCGTCTGCGGCGTCTGCGACCCCTGATCATCGGACGGGGAAGCTTGGTCAGCGCTGCCCCGCTTCCTGTTGGCCGCAGATCGCCTCCGCTCGTCCCGGTCGCCCTTGCCCTTCTCCAGGTTCCGCAGCGTCTCCTCGCGCAGTAGGGCGCGCTGGCGCACGATCTCTGCGCGCGTCTGGGTCTTGGTGGAGATGTCGGCCTCGAGCTTCCGCCACTTCTGCTCGTTGACCTTCCCCCGGAGATTGTTCCGCTTCACCGACCAGAGCTTGACCTCGTGCTCCTCCTTCTCGGTGAGGTGCACCTTCAGCACGGCGGGCACGTGCGTCATCTCCAGAGCGATGGCGGCTCGGGCTCGGTGCTCGCCGGACGGCACGAGGTACTTACCAGCCTCGGCGGGAATCGGGATGACGCCGAGCGGCTCGTCGAACCCGCTCTCATCGACCTCGGCCACCAGCTCGCTGAACTCGGTATCCGACATCTCGTTCACGTTCCAGTCCGTGAACTCGAGGGCGTCGATGGGGATCACCCGCGCGTCGCACCAGACCGGGAACTTGTTGAAATCGTCGATGGCCTGTTGCTGGACCTCGCTCAGGGCGGCCTCGGACATCGCGCCTCCAGGGTTGTCCCTAAAGGCTACCAGATCACCCGGCCAGGTCCGCAAGTAGGTCTATCGCACTGGGTTCGGCCAGATCGCACCGATCGGCTGTGAACGCCCAGCGCCGATCGAACGATCCGCGCTCGTTGGGCACCTCGACCGGGCGTAGAAGCCGGATGTGAACCGAGTCCCAGGGGCCGGGGCCTTCGGGGCGCGACACCCTGGCCAGGCGGTTGCCGTAGTCCACGGACCACCAGGTCACCAGATCGCCGCGCTTCCACGGGCAGGGCCAGTAGTGGTGGAAGAACGGCGGCTGACCAGCTGAGTCGAGGATGATGACCTTCGGCTTCTCGTCGGGCGGCGGCTTGAAGAACGGCTTGGCAGCGACGAACGAGTTGCTCACTGCTCGGGATCGGGGATCTCCCGGGCGGGGATGTCGAGATAGGTCTTGGGCGGCGAAGGCAGTCTGCCCCAGAGCTTCTGCCCCGCATCCTCCCCGATCACGCCGATGATCGCCTTGCGGGACACCTGGCGGTCGTTCTTCGTCTTCCACTTGATCGGCTGCCGATCTTCCATCTCGATCCGGTCGACCTCGGCCGACTTCATCGCCTCGGACAGCTCGGCCTTGAGCATCTTGGCCTTCGCGGCGGCTTCGCGCGACTCATCGGCCGCCTGCGCCGCACGCGAAGCGAGCGCCAGCACGCCCTGGGGAACGCCCGCGTTCCGCTCGACGAGCTTGCCCAGATCCTCGATTGCGTCGCCGCTCGATACGAGCGTGGGCTCGACGGGACCAGTGCCCGTCTTCTGCTGCCGCGCGCCGCCGAGCGCGTCCAGTGCGGCCTGTATGTTGTCGCTCACGAAAGCACCTCCTGCTGGTACGGCGCGAGCGCAGCCTGGAGCGTCTCCCTGATCGCGTTGGCGCGCTTGCGCAGGTCACCAACAGTCATACCCAGCTCCTGCGCCAGCCGGGTCGTCGATACGTCGGACATGAAGAGCCCCTCGGCGATCCGTCTGTCGACCTCGTCCAGCCCGGATAGCGCCGTTGTAACGTCCGACCGCACAGAGAGCTGACGGCTGCCCTCCCGCCGCTCCGTCGAGGAGCGGGGGACCGCGCCCGCCCCGGTCGAGTAGCTCTGGGCGTGGGGCACGAACACACCTTCATCCGCGACCGTGGGTGGAACGAGGACATCGAGCGATACCGCGCCGCCGTGGAACCGACCGTCCGATCCCTTCCGAGCGGCAATCCTGTGGTCCTTCCGGCCGCGAAGCTGTAGCGACCGCTTGACCCGGTGACCGCAGTGGGTAACCAGCGCGGCGTGCGAAGGATGCAGCGGGTCCCACGTCCTCACACCATCGTAGATCCCATTCAGGAGCCGCGCCTCGGCCTCCTCGGTGTCGAGCAGCCCCGCCGCGATCATCTTCCTCGCGAACTTCCACATGCGGACGCGCACGCGATCGAGGATCGATGCCATCGCCTCCTCGGAGTGCTCGCCCCACTCCCGGACGAGGGCAACGTCGATCACGTCTCGGGCGAGGCGAGCGAGAGGACTCTTGGGCAGGTTGGCGACGAGCTTGGGGATCGCATTCAGCATCGCGATCTGTTCGCCTCCGAAGTGACCGAGGCGCGACGGCTTGATCTTCCGGTTCGCGCCCTCTTTGACCACCTTGATCGGAAGCACCCCCGCGTAGCAGACGCGAAGCGCGGCCTCGGGCTCTCTGGGGAGCACGGGCGCACCCTTCTTGTCCACGACAACCAGACCGGCGCGCGCGGCGGGCTCGAGCAGCAGCTCCCGGACCTCGCGCGGCACCCGGCCGCGAATCTCGACGGTGTGGAAGAGCGAGTCGTGCTTGACGACCGCCGAGCTGTGCGGCTTGAGCTTCCTTCGCAGCTCGGTCACCGCACGGCGCCGCCCCCGGCGCAGGTTGTCGCACTGGATGCAACGAGGCTGCACGCAGAGTACACGGTCGTTCGGCGCAGCAGCCTGGAGCACGGCTGCGCGCTTCTTCTTGGTGAGCCCCCGCGCGATACCGTAGGGATCGTCGGCGTAGCGGAGGCGATAGTGGGTTGATCGGGGTAACACGCGCCCACACTCGGAGCACGGCTTGTGAGTAGATGGGACTCGGCCCGTAGGCTGAGGAGCCCGGTATGCGACAGCTAGCACGGTTCGGCGTTCCTCCTCGGGGTGGTTAGAGCTACCCCTTAGAATACCGAAACGGCTCCGGCCTGTCACACCTATTTAGGGTTTTTCTCCTGAGTGGCCTAACTATCGGTCACATCAGGAGTTGGGGGCGGCAAATCGGGGAACAATTCAAGCTGGTCCAGGTCATCTGGTGCCGCCTCGTCGCAGTCCCGCAGCTCGGCCGCAAGGCGATCCCCCTCGAACCGGAGCAGGCCAGCGAGCGCGTAGCATAGCATGTCCAGCTTCGTTTCCACGCCCGCGCCTTCGGGTCCCGCCGCATCGAGCAGCAGGTCGTTGAGCTTCGCCAGCTCCTCCGCGTGTGCGCGCTTCTCGGCTGGCGTCATGCCTCTGGCTCCGGGATCGGCTTCGGTGCACCGAACAAGCGGAACCGCTGCTGGTGCTGGACAAAACCAACGGGTCGGACCTCGTAGAGATCCTCCACCGGCGCCCCGCCGCCGCCTTGCTTGGAGGCGACGTACTCGAAGGCGCTTTCGATAGCGACCATGCACCGCTCCTCCTCGTAGGGGTTCTTGTTCCGCAGGATGTAGGCCGGGTGCCAGATTGGGTAGAAGCGGACCTCGCCGTAGAGATCGCGCCGCCGACAGACGCGGCCGACCCACGGCCGAAACGGGTCGGCCATCTCGACCGACCCGTCGAGCAGAACGTGGTGAAGCGCGCGCTTTCCCGCGAGGATCACCGCCCACGGGTTGACCAGCTCCAGCTGGCGCACGAGCCACGGCATACAGCAATCGGTTGGCCCGCCGCGCTCGTAATCGGGAAAGCGGTTGTTCGGCGGTCTGCATTTCAAGCAATTGGTGATGAACAGGTGCTTGTGACGATCGAGGCCGACACGATCCAACCACGCGTCGAGCCGCTTTCCCGCCTTCCCGATGAACGGAGCACCGTCTCTGTCCTCGTAGTAGCCCGGCGCCTCTCCGACTAGCATGATCGGCGCGGATCTGCTCCCGTCCCCAGGCACGCGCTGCTTGCTCGTGTGCCGCAGATGGCAGCCCGTGCAGGCTTTGATCTCGAGCCGCAGCTCGAAGAGCGGATCCGCGTCAGCGCCGGTCACTAGCCCTCGGTGATCTGGACCGTGCGAATGGTCTCTTCCTTGATCTCGGCCCGGAACATGAACGGATCGGGATAAGACACGACGGTGAGCTGGCGCCCGTTGTAGAGCTTGACCCTCTCGCCGTCCTCGGCCGCCTCGAGCACGGCCCGCACGGCTCGCTTGTACTGATCCCGCCTCTTCGGGTCCTTCACGCCATCCGGTACCGGCAGCACATCGAAGTGCGTCGGCTCCCCGCCCTCGCCCAGCGAGACGGACACCAGCCGGTAGTGCAGCGGCGTGACGCTCCTTGTCTTCTTCGTCGCAGCTTCGCTCATTCGTCATCCTCCAGTTCTTCGGTCGGTTCCCCGAACAGATCGGGGTGCTTCTCCATGTACTGCGCGAGCGCCTCGGCGGCCTTGTCATTCGGAATCCAGATGATCTTGCCGCCATAGACCCTCTCCAGGGTAGAGAGCATGTAGCGACACCTGGTGACCGGCTCTTCCTCCTTGGACATTCGGCTGGCGAGGAACTCAGTCGCGATGTTGGCAAGCGCCTCGTTCGGCGCCATCTCGTTCGGTTTACCGCGCGAGACCTCATCGAGCGCGGCCTGGACAACCTTCTGCTGCGACGGGTAGAGCTTGAAGCCCAGAGCAGTGCGCCCATCGGCCGCTGTCAGCGGCGTCGTGTCGTCAGCCGACTCGTCGTCCGTCGCCTTCGGCATATCGTCGGTAACGTCCTTGGGAGGCTCCTTCCACTTGGCGATCTTTCGGCGCAGCGCGCGCCAGCTGAGATCCTTCGCCGACTTGATCCGCCTCTTGACGTTGCTAGAGTCGGTCGCGCCGCGCAGCTCGTTAGCGCACGTGTAGCCGAGACCACTCAGCTCGGACGGCTTCAGCCCGCACTCCTTGATGAAGTGCGTCCAGATCAGCCGGACGCGCTCGGCCCGCTTCCGCGAGATCTTCATCTCGTTCTCAGCGAAGTCGTCGAACGTGTCGTGGCCCCACTGGACGAAGAGCCGCCGATGGTAGACCAGGTAGAGGTCCCGGCCCATCTGGATGTACGTCTCGTCGATCGCCCTCTTGCTGGCCCTGAGCCGCCTCCTGATCTCCTCTGGTTCGTCCTTGCTACGTCCCTGTGCCATCGTCGCCGCCTTCCTCCTCCGCTAGCCGTCGGAAGATCTCGTAGACCCGCTTGAGCTGGGCCTTCGTGACCCCCAGCTCTTGAGCCTGAGCGTTGAGAGGCGACAGACCACGCTGGTGTACGAACCTGGAGAACGACCCGTAACCAAGCCACCCGACAGCAGCGCAGACGGGATCGCGAACGCTGTCAGAATCGACTCGCAGACCCTTCTCTCCGAGGGTAGCCCGGACAAGAGCCTCAGAGACTCTGTGTTCGGCCGCAAGGTCTCGACAGCTTCGTCCATCAACGAGGTACTCCCTCAGCAGTGACATGACAGTTTCCGTGCAGGGTTATACCCGCCTAGTCCGACTCTCCCACCTCGTCGATTGCCCATCCCATGATGCCCAGCGCATCCGCCTCGTCGTCGCCATCCTTCTCGCTGTACTTCTTCGGCCTGCTGTAGTGGTCCCACCGCTCCTCGGCCGCCTCAACCATCATGTGCTTGTTCGCGTTCCCCTTGCCCGTCGCGTGCTTCTTGACCTGTACCGGCGTTGGCGCAGCGTGGAGCAGCTCGCGCTCCTCCAGCTCGGGCAGGAGTGTGCCCACCAGGAGCTTCCCGACCTCGTTGCCCGATCGATGCTGGTTCTTCCCCCGGCCCGCGATAATCGGGCGCTCGTAGACCACGAACGCCTGCTCCGGGCCATCGGCCAAGAGGTGGTCGTCGAGCATCTCGCGGATCCACTTGCGGAACCGGAGCTGGCGCATCCCATGGCTCTCCCACCTGGTCAGCTCGAACGACTGCCTGCCGCTTGTGACGGTCCCGTTGCAGTCACGGAGCGACCACCCTGTGTATGTTCCCAGGTCCAGGGTGAGGATCGGGGTCATGGCGCCCTCCGAGAGAAGCAGTCATCTCTCGCCGGACAGATCCGCGCGAAGCTGCTCGTTGGAGAGGGACAGATCCTACACAGATCCTCCGGCGGAGCGCCATCCTTTGCTCGCCAGTAATCGAGGATGCGCCGCTCGATGTCTGCCCACAGCCCGTCATCGAACAGCACGTGGAAGACCTTCACGCGCGGAATGCCCACTGGCACAATCCGCCCGCCCATCACCTTCCACAATGTCTGCTTGCCCTTGTCCACGTACGTGATGAGCGCCTCTCTCACGCCGAGCGGGCGCATGTACGCGTGCACCTGAATCCTGTGCTCGCCGTCAGGCTTCTTGAGCGTCTCGAACCCCTCCGGCTTCTTCGTCTTCAGCTCGAAGAGGAGCCGAGGCGGACCGGGCGCATCGACCAGGAGCCCGTCCGGGTGAGCGGTGTACTTGAGCCGCTCGTCCTTCAGGGACAGCTCCTCGTAGGTGAGCACCTTCTTGTAGCCCTGGTTGCAGCCTGGACACCGCTTTGGCATGAGGCCCTGGGTCACTACTTTGTCGCAACGCGCACAGAACCAGTTGCCCCACAGCCGACCCATCGGCCCGAGGTATCGGTTCTGCCACCACCAGTGGAGCGCGTGGCCGACATCGAAGTTCATCCGCCTGCCGGGAGAGAACGCCTCCACCACGCGCATTGCTGGCCGCTCCATGAGGAACGACTCTCGCCTGGCGCAGACCTTGTAGAGACCCGATGCGCGGAGGTAGCTCGGGTCATCCGCCTCGCGTCTCCGTTCGTCGGTCTCCATCCACTCGTAGAGATCCTCCAAGAACACGCTGGCCGTGTCCGTCGCGGGCGTCCGCACGAGCGAGGATGTCGGAGTGATGGCGTGCTCATCGAGCAGGGCCAGAACGTCAGCTATGTCGACCATCCAGCGCGCTCCCGTAGGTCGTCGTAGTCGGCCGCAGGAATGAAGACCCAATCGCGGGGCACAGGCGTCTCGGCCTTTGCGAGCCGAACCTCGAGGACCGGCCGCCTCCCCATGTTGAGAGCCTCGTCGATGAGCTTCCTGAGCCAGCTCGCCTTGATCGTGATCCCGGCCCCCTGCGACAGCTTGCCATCGCGGAGGCAGTCGGCCCCCATCGTATCGCCGGGGCGGCCCGGTTGGTTGCCGGACCCGCGCACTTGATGCTCGCCGGTGCGCTCGGCGATGTCCTTCTCGTGCTGCTTCCAGTCGCCGGTCTTCGGCTTGTTCGCCTTGCCGAAGTAGTCGGGACCCTCGGCACGGTGAACCTCATCGAAGTAGCGAGGCCCGCTCACGACAGCTCCGACAGCACCGACACGAGCGTGGACCACGCTTTCTCAACCGCGTCCGGGTCGTTGACGAACTGGTTCTTGAGCGCGTTCTGTGTGCTGGCCTCGATACCGAGGATACTGTAGTTCCGCCCGACCTTCTCCATGAGGTACTTCCGCGAGTACTCCCACAGACGACCCATGTTGTCGGGGTCGCCGATCCGGCGCCCGTGCGTCGGCCGCAGCCAGTACTGGAACGAACCGTAGCGCCCGTTCGGGCAGACGCCGGACTTCGTCACGCGGTAGTTGATCTCCACGTAGTCCGGCGCCGCGTCAGGGTCAGGCTTCCACCCCTGGCCGCTCTTCGAGAACTTGGGGACCTTGTCCTCCCAGCCCTTCCCGTCCTTGGTGGGGACCACGTAGTGGTACTTCCCAGCCGACAGGCGCAGGTCCAGACTGGTCGCGTAGTCGAGCCCCTTGCCGCCGGTCTGAACCTCCGGCTTGAACTGGTCGGGCGACTGTCGCAGCTGGTTGACGAGGAGAATCGTCGGCTTCTTCTCACTGGAGATGCCCAGCGCGCAGACCGCCGCCGTCCACTTGCGCACGGCCCGGTTGATGAGCTGCGCGTTGACGGCCATCGTCCGGCCCTTCATGGTCGCCTTATCGATCTCCTCCTTCGACGTGATGTGCGCGACCGAGTCGACGACCACGAGACCGATGTTCGCGCCCTTCTCCCGGATCGCCGAGTCGACGAAGTCGACGACGTGTTGTCCGGTCGGCGGTTGCTGCACGAGAATCCGGTCCAGGTCAATACCGTGATCGGCCACGCGCTTCCACATATCGGCGAGCCTGTGCTCGGCGTCGATGTAGAGAGCTGGCGCCTTCGGCCGGTCGACGCCGGACTCCTCCCCGTGCTCGCACGGACCCCGCTTGTAGCAGAGCGCACAGTGCTTCTGCCAGGCGAGGACCGAGTTGAGCATCGTGCCGGTCTTCCCCGCCTTCTCGAGCCCGTAGATCCGGTGAATGCGCCCACGCCGCCAGCCGCCGAACGTCGCGATGTCGAGGCCGATGTTGCCCGTCGAGAAGCAGGGAATCTCCTGCACGCCCTCGGACGCGACGATGATCGTGTCCGGCCACGCCTTCTTGGCTTGGGCCGTGAACGCAGCGAAGCCGTCTTCCTCGGCCTTCTTCTTCTTGGCCGCCTTCTTGGGAGCCGCCTTCTTAGCGGCGGCCTTCTTCGCAGTCTTCTTCTTCTTGGCGGCCTTCTTCTTGGCAGCCGCCATCAGGACTTGGCCAGCTGATCCAGCGCCGCGAGCATCTTCGGCAGCTCGACCTGCATCCGCTCCTTGACCAGATCGTAGGCGACCTCGGCTCCCTGGGGAAGCTCCTCCATGTAGCAGGGACGGTCGACGCCGAGCGTGACCTCACCGGCAACCCAGTCGCCGCGCACGGTCTGCTTGCTCTTCCGCACGGACAGCCCGGCCTTGGCGATGGCGGGCTGCACGGCGAACTTGTGGACCTCGAGGGTCTCGGTCAGCTCGGACTCGCCGTCCGAGTCGTCGGTCCCCACCTTGACAGTGCGCAGGACCGTGATCGTGGTCGCTGCAACAATCGAGGGGGCAACAGGTTCAGTCGTCGTCTCGGCCATCTTGTTCCTCCTTCAGGACGGGCATACCCTCGGCGAGCGCCTTTCCCCACTCCCGTTCTACCCGGGCCTTCAGACTCCAGTGCGGTTCCCTCTTCTGGGATTGGCCGATCAAGAGCGGCGCGAGCCAGTTTACGAACTCCTTCGGGTACCAGCGCCGCCCGCGCTCGTCGATGATCCGGTTGATGGGGATAATCCCCTTGTCCTCGTAGCGCCGCAGGGTCGCCTTGCTGACGCCCGTCTCGTCGGAAAACTGGCCCAGCCCAACGAGGAGGATCACCCGACCCTGGTAGGGGTACGGGCGCGGCTTGTTTCGCCCCCGGCCGCTCCGCTTCTTCCGGCCCTTCGGCTTGTAGCGCGCCCGCGACGCAGCCTGCTTCGCCTTGCGATAAGCATCGTCGGTCCGGTAACGCCTGCGCTTTCGCGCGAGCGCCCGTTGTCGCTCCTCAGCCGAGTCGTAGCTGATGAACTGCGCCCAGTCGCCGCCGGTACCGCCGGTCACTTGCGCCCCTTGCCCCGGGGAGGAACCCGGGTAACTTCCTGAACCTTGAACCCTCGCCTCCTGAACCAGTCTCGCCGCTTGCACCACTTGTCGCGCCCATACGGCGTGTCCTCGTAGACCTCGACAATCATCAGCGGCTTGCGGTCGTGCCCTTCGGCCTTCTCGCGCAACCGACCAGCTGGCTGCTCGGGATCGCCCGGCGGCGTCCCGAAGAACTCGGTATCGAGCTTGGGCGCGTCGAAGGCGTCTCGCGCCATCGCGAAGGTCGCGAAGATGATGTCCGCCTTGAGCACCCACGCGCGCTGGTTCACCTTCAGCCCCCTCTTCAGGTGGCCGGTCACTGGCATGTTCGGCGGCGGTGCGCGAAGCCGCGCCAGGCGCTCGATCGCTGTTAGAGGATCGAGGAGCCGGGAGAGCTTCTCTCGCATCTCCACCAGGTGGTCGACACGGGAGGAGAACACCAGAATCGACCGCTGCTTGACGGCCGCGTTCTTGATCTCCTCGACGAGCATGTCGGTACGGTCCTCGTCGCCAGCGAGCACGTTGTCGTACTTGGACGGGTGCCCCTCATCGCCCATCTCCCACTGGCCGGACGAGTCCTTCTCCCACTTGCAGTAGGAGCCCCACGGGTAGGTCTTCTTCCAGAAGATCGCCGTTACCGTTGGGGCCTGGACAGCCCCCGTACGGATGCGCTTGGCGGTGTAGCCGACCTCGCCGAACGTCCAGTTGATGATCTGGTCGAGCCCGTCCTTTCTGGTCGGATTGGCGGTAAGCCCGAGTCGGTATCGGGCCGGGAACAGCCCCACCGTGTCCTTCCACTCCGGGGCGCCGAAGTGCGGCGTCTCGTCGCCGATCAGGAACCCGATCTGCTCGTACAGCTCGTCCGGGTACCTGCGAGCGAGGAGGCTCTGGATCATCATGATCGTGACCGGCCTGCCCAGATCGCATCGGTCGCTCTGCACGATCCCGATGTCATCCTCGGAGAGACCGAGCACCTTCATCGCGTCCTCGGTCCAGTGATCGACCATGTGTCCGTTGTAGACCGGAATACCGATGAAGCTCTCGAACTGGGCGCCGATGACCAGCCCCGACACCGTCTTCCCGGTACCCGTGCCCGAGCAGAGCACGCCTGCGCCGTGGCGCTTGAGGTACTCGATCATTGCTGGTACGGCCTTGACCTGGCCGCGCTCGGGATCGAGCGTCGCCTTGACCCGGAACTGGTAGCGGCGGCCGGTGGTCCACGCCCACTCCTCGACCAGCTGCCACATCGACATCGGCTCGAAGTGGCGTGGGATCCAGAGGTAGCCGTCCTCCTCCCGGTAGCAGCGGACCGTCCTGGGCGGGTTGTCCCCCCAAGGCCGCGAGACCAGGGTGAGTTGCTGCTCGAGGAACTCCCGCTGGTCATCATCCAGCTCGTCGAGACGAATACCTAGTTCACCCCGAATGATGGCGGCAGGCAGTGTCTCCTCAAGAGATGCGGAACTCATACCCCCGTTCTACCCTCTTGGATCGACAGAGGGTGTCACCGATTCTTCAAGACTTACGTCACCCGGGTCGAAGTCGTTCCACCACGTCGTGTGGTCGCACTGGGAGCACACGAGAGGCTTGTCCTGGGCTCGGGCCGACTCCCAGATCGAATCCGGGATTTCACGCCCGCAGACGCAGCGAGAGGGGCTCTGGAGGGCCAGGAGCATCACCTCTGCGACCTGATCTTGGATCCCAGGCGCCTTGCTCTCGCGCTGGCCAGCGACGTTCAGGTCCCGGGGCCGGACCTGGGCCAGCCAGGCGCGGATCGCCTTCGCGACCTGGGCGTTGGACTCCTTCGGGCGGTCCGGCTCTAGCCAGACGTGCATCGCCGGGCGGTGATACTGCTTCGCGAGCTTCAGGGTCAGCGCCGACCCCCCGCTCGCGTGCTCCTCCCGCGTGAACACGATCGTCGCGTCAGAGCACTCGACGTTCATGCGCGTCCGGTCCGGGTAGAGGCCCGACCCGCACGGCGTCATCGGGTAGCAGTCGGGGATCTTGCCGTCCTCGGCTTTCCGGTCGTCGGTACAGTAGCCACCGTGGAGGTAGCCGAGGATCGCGGCAGCGATCAGGCCACCACGATCGGCCCCCGTCTGACCCCCGCTCACGATCGATTGCGGGTAATGAGCTTGCATGTCTCCTCGTTCAGTGGCAGGTACCGCACGCGCGAGCCGCAAGAGCACTCCCACGACGACCCGTTGAGGCGCATGAGCGCAGCGCACCCTGGACACCGCTCGCTCGCTTCCCACACCCCCTCCAGGTGCTTCTTGCCGGAGGCGTTCTGCGCATTCACCAGCGGTCGGAACGGTAGCCAGGTTGCCGAAGCGTACTCGCACACGATCACCTGGCCCCGGCGAGACCGACACCAGCGCGCGAGCCGCCTGTAGTCCATCGACGAGGCGTCACAACCGCGCGCGTATCCCATGCCCGCCGGGTTCGCCGCGCGAGACGCGGAGTCAGCTGGCACCTGGTAGGGCGGATCGATGAACCATGTCGCCTCATCGTTCGGCGCCCGCGTGTAGTCACCCTCGATGACCTCGACCCGGCCGCGTACAGCTCGCAGGATCCTCGCCACCCGCCGCCGCATCCTGCGGAACTCAGTCGCGGCACGCTCGGTCACCTTGAACGTCTTGCACTTCGCCAGAGCGTTGCTCGCGGCCGAGCACATGATGAAGTAGTCCGTGGTCCGATCACCGACGTCCGGTAGCGGGTAGCTCTCGACCTCCTCGGGGGACATCCCCAGCAGCCGCCGCCACAGCTCGGCGACGCGCGGGTCCTTCTCGACCAGCACCGCGCGCAGGCCACCATCCTGCTCCAGGTGACGCATGGCGTATCCGGCAGAGCCCGCGAACGGCTCCACGATCAGCGAGTGCTGCGGAGCCGGATAGCGCTTGGCGTAGCGGTTCTTCGCCCCGTAGTAGTAGAACACCGGCCGACCTCTCTCGGACGCTATCGTTCTACCCTAGAGGTTCGTGCTCTCGACCGTCCCGTAGTAAGAACGGAACCGATCACACCTCGCTACCCGCGCAGCGATCTCGGGATCCTCCAGTGCGGCCAGCCGCTCGACGGCGGAGGGCTCTCTCAACAACACGCGGAGCGGCTCCATCGCCTCGTTGTAGTGCTTAGAGATCGGCCCGTTCGGCCTGTCGACCTGGTGGAACTCGCCGGTCACCTCAAGCCGCGACGACATACTGCGCGCGGCGCGACGTGATGCCTGAACTCACGGTCGTGTCGATCGAGAGCAGACCCGTGATGAAGTCCACTTCGCCTGCGAGCGTCCCATCGGGCGCGATCAGCTCTCCGGTGGGCTGGGACCACAGGTAGCCGTCCACGAAGACGGAACCCGGCTCGACCGGCGCGTCGGGGAGCTGGTAGCGCTGCGTGCCGCCTACCACAACGTCGTCGTCGAGCGGGTAGATCACGACGGTCTTGTCCCGCGTCGTGACGGTCGGGTTCTTGGACCAGAAGTAGCCTGGCGGCGGCCACAGCACGTGAGCCGGATTCGTCATACTCCTACTCTACCAGGCCGCCTTTGGAGGGCTGCGTGGCTGGCATGACCCGTGGGCCGGTCACCGGTGTTTCCGCCAGCAGGTGGTTCGCCTCTCGACAGAACGACGGCGAACCATCGATGCCGATGAACCTCCGGCCGGTCCGCTTGGCCGCGACGCAGGTCGTCCCCCAGCCAGCGAACGGATCGAGGACGATGTCGCCGGGGTGCCCGTCCGTCTGCGCGAAGGTGTACATGCTGATCAGCCGGTTGGGCAGTGCCTCGGGGAACGGCGCCGGGTGCCCTGTTTTCCTGGCCACGTTGGCCGGGTAGATCCACCAGATCTGCTTGGTCAACTCCATCCACTCCTCGGACGTGAGCTTCGACGCTTCCTTGATCGCCGAGTCGTACTTGGGAGGCTTGCCGGGCTTGACGAACACGAGGATGAACTCGACGTAGTTCCGTTCGTAGAGGTTCGGCGGGAAGGGATAGCTGCCGAACATCTTCTCAGTGGTCTGCTTCTCCCACGCGTAGAGACTGTAGTAGAGCAGGTCCGTGTCGGTCAGGATGTCAGTCTTCAGATCGCCGGGCAGGTCGAGCAGCAGCCGCGTGTGCGTCTTTGGCCATCGCAGAACATCCCACATACGTGCATCGGGTGCCAGGAGGGGATCAGGCTCCGGTCAATCCGGCGACCTGACCCCTCGCACGTCACGCCCTTCGCGTTCTTGTGCAACTCCATCGTCGCCCGTACCCTCTCGTCCACGAAGACCGGCCTCCTACAGAATTGACACGTCGCTCTGATCACGCGAGCTGTTTCTCTCCCCGCCCGCGCTTCGCCTTCTCGCGCTTGACGATCCTAGAGATCGTTCGCGCGGTCAGGTTGAACCGACGAGCAATCTGCTCGTAGTTCAGCCCCTCGTCGTGGAGCCTCATGATCCTCCCGATCTCGCGTTCGCTCGCGCGAACACCGTACGCACCACCCGCCATTGCCTCACCTCCTTGCTTTTCGCCTGGGCTTTGGACGTGTGAATCATCAGGCCAACCTCGCCTTGATGAGGTTGACGTTCTTCTTGAGCTTCTCCACCAGGATGAAGCGCCGCTTGAGCCTCCTCGCAACTGCGCCGCATGTCCCAGACCCGGCCATGAAGTCACAGACCAGGTCGCCGGGATTGGAGCTGGCCTCCATGAGCTTCTGGTAGAGGGCCTCGGGCTTCTGCGTCCGGTGGTCGGTGCGCTCCTTGCCTGCGACAACCGGCGTCATGATGAGGTTTGGCGCATCGCCGGGCAGGTTCCAGGTGTGCTTCTTCCCAGGCTTCACGCCGTAGATCATGGCCTCGACAGCGGAGGACCAGTTGCCCCGGCCGCTCGGTGTAGGATTCGTCTTCCCCCAGTAGACGGTGTTGCGCGGCTTGAGCCCGAGCCGAATGGACTGCTCCCAGGCGAGCGTCACCAGGAGGCGGTCGAGGAAGAGGTAGTAGGAGCCGCCCGCCCGGAGGAGCTTGTCGATCAGCGCTAGGCTGTCGGCCATCATCGCGATGCCGTCCTCCAGACCCCACTCGACGAGGGCCTCGGAGACCGAGACCATCGCCCCGGCCTGCTTGATGCCCTTAGCCTCGTGCGCGATCCCGTAGGGCGGGTCGACAATGACCAGGTCCACGGTGCCAGGGTTCTCGACCTCCATCTCGAACGCATCGGCATGGACGACCTTGCCGCCCAGTTCCTCGGGCTTGATCTTGGCCGCCTTCTTCGCCGCCTCCTCAGCCTTCTCTGCCTTGCGGATCTCGTTGTAGACCTGGTTGATGGTGGCCTTCTTCTCTCGGACCCGCGCCTGCTGCTCGGACGTACCGACGTCCTTGATCTTGGCGATCTTCTCGAGCTGGCGGCCGGACCGAAGGCCCCCGGCCTTGGCGAGGAGATCGCGCGAACGCGGGCCGCGATCCTTCTCCCTACGAGTGCTTGGGGGACGAGTGTCCCCCGAGTCCTCCTTGCTCTTCCTCGGCTTCGGCTTGCCCCTGCCAGCCGCGCCGCCCCTGCGCCGTCCAGCTGTCCTCGCCTTCTCGGCCTGGGCCTGGACCCGCTCGACGATCTCCTTGCGCGAGAGGATCAGCTCGCCGCGCTGGAAGTCATCGAGCTGGCGCCGCTCCAAGTTGACCGAGATCGCGAAGAGATGCAGATCGGCCTCGGTCGGAGGCTTGGCCACGACCTCGTACTTGATCTTCTTGGCGCCGTCGTTCTTCAGCAGCTCGTAGCGCGTATAGCCGTCCACCAGGGTCCAGTCTGGGAGAACCGAGACAGGCTTCTTCTGCCCCTCGGCCCTGAGCCCCGCCTTGAGCGAGGCCCGGTCCTCCTTCGATGGCCTGGGCACGAGCGCCTTGATCTTCTTGTCGAGCTTCAGCTTGGTGAGAGCTACAGTCGGATACTCGGTCGGCTTGGGCATAACCTACTGCACCATAAAGACTTCAGTGAATGTCATCCCACGTCCTCCCCGCCTTACAGTCCGCCGTCAGTGGCACGTTCAGCGTGGCCGCGCCGCACATCTTGTCGTTGATCAGCTCGATCGTTTCGTCCTTGAGCGCCGCAGCTCCCTGAAGCATGACCTCGTCGTGCACCTGGATGATGTAGCGGAGCTTCTTCCAGAGCTTCCGCTCGGCAGGCCGGGACCAGAAGATCTTCCGCTCGCGCTCCTCGGCAATGTCCACCATCGCGCGCTTGAGGATGTCCTGTGCCGAGCCGCTGACGCGGAACTGGATCCCTTGGGTGACCGCGCGGTACTCGTTCTTCCAGCGCTCCCGGTCGAGGCGGCGACGGCGCCCGGTCAATGTGCAGGCGTACCAGCCGTTCTGCCGCAGCCAGCGCTCGGTGCGGTCGTGGAACGGTTGGATCGCCGGGTAGGCGTTGAACCACCCATCGATCAGCGCCTGCGCGTAGTCGATCCTCGGCTCACCGTTCTTGTCGTAGAGGTTCGCGTACTGGCAGAACCGAGGCGCGGCCATCCGGTACAGCAATCCGAAATTCGCATTCTTCGCGAGCGGGTTGCGGGGGACACCGACGTCCTCGGCCGTGCGCTGGTGCAGGTCCACGTGACGGCACCGCTTCTGGTGGCCGATCTCCGGCCCGCCGCACTTGGGGCATGTGAGAGGAGCGCCGGGCTTCTTCGGATCCCACTGCTTCGGGATCCACGTGTGACCGCAGTAGGAGCCATCCTCGTGCTTGTTCTCGCACTCCCACCATTTGTAGCGCTCGCAGGCGCCCCCGCGAGGCCCGCGCGTGCACGGCTTGCCGGTCTGGTAGACCTCCGTCATGCCCTTGTCGCCAGAGAGGTGCGCGGCCACGCGCAGCTCGACCTGCCCGTAGTCGGCGCCGAACAGGAGCATGTCCGGCTCCAGTTCGTCCTCGAAGTAGGCGCAGAACGCCTTGCGGATCAGGTTGCGGTCGCGGGGCTGATTCTGGAGGTTGACGGGATCCGAGCTGTTGTGGTTCAGGAACCCGTGCGCGACGTAGCTGGCATCTTCCTCGACGGTGATGTCCCAGACGGTCTCTACGCCTGCCGGAACAACGGAAGCAATCGCGGCCAGCTGGTGATCAGGTCCGACCAGAGAGTCGGTCGCTTGAATGTCCTTGAGCGGGAGCCACGCACGATCAGTGAGAAAGATATGATCCTCGGTACAGCGAATCGTTCGACCATCGTCGGTCTCCACGTCGAACATGAAGCCCGGACCTTTGTTGATCCGGTGCGTGATCCGGCGCTCCCGCCCCTTGTGCGTCTCGATCCATACCGGCCCATCGGCGGGCTGCATGTCTGAAATTCTGATTGAACGCTTGGAATCGTCGTTTCCTACGCGAATAGAGAGCTTCGTAGAACCGGAGACGCAACTGAGCCTATGGATCACCGTGCCGGTCTGATTGAAGTGAGAGTAGACCCGGCAGTCGGGCTCCTCCTGAGCGATCCGAGCGAGCTTCTCGGAGAAGTTCGCGCGCACGGTGTCGGCCGATCGCCAGTCGAGGATGTCGGCCACGACCGGATCAGCCTGGCGGAGGTGCCCGATCTCCTTCGACCCGGTCGAGATCGCGCCGCTCTTGCCGCGCTTGATCCCCTTGGAGGAGAGGCCCAGGCCGCCGTGCTCCTTCGCGGTAAAGAGCAGCGAGCTGACCTGCGGCTGGCTGTTCGGGTTGAGCGTCCAGCCGACGCGCTCCTCGATCCGGCGGATGATCTTCTCTTTCTTCTCCTCCAGATCCTTGGTGACCTGCCGGAGCCACTTCCAGTCGATGAGGATGCCGGTGCTCTCCATCTCTTCGAGGATCTGGCAGATCCTCATGTCGATTCCCCAGAAGAGCCGCTCGAGGTTGCCCATCGCCCGGGTCTTGTCGAACGGACTGAGCTTTAGCCCCTCCTCATAGAGCCAGGCGAGCGCGTCCACCGCGTCCTCGGGAATCGGCGTGCCGGGCGTCTGGCTGTCCAGCTCCCTCATCCGGTCCTCGAACAGCATCCAGGTCCAGTAGCAGTCCTCCATCGCGTAGTAGCCGAGCGTCTGGACGTCATCGGCCATGAACGACAGCACGCCCTGCTTGCGGGTGCGAGCCACGTCCATGTAGGTCGTCATCTCGTGGCCGAGCACGTCCTTCACCCGGTGCTTCAGGCCGTACTGGTAGAGATTCTCGTCGCAGAGGAAGTCGGCCAGCATCGAGTCGGCGAGGAGCAGGCCGTTGCACCACCACACGGCCGGGTCGTCGTCCTCGCCGCGCACCAGGTCGCCCAGCTGATCGACGGCCGAGCGCTCCATCCAGAAGCCTCGAGCGCACCCGCTCGCATACTTGAGGAACGCCACGTCGAACTTGGCGTTGTGGGCGACCGCGATCGTCCCCGGGCTGTCCTCGAACAGCGGCCGGAGCGCGTTCATCGTCTCGGCCTGCGGCATCGCGGGCCGGAGGTTCCTGACGATCGGCTTACTGCCGTCGTCCGGCTGAACCCAGGTGCGGAATGAGTCAGGGATGAAGGGGTACCAGGCTCGAAGTTCGGGCTGCGGTTCGCGAACGACGTCCCCGAGCCTGGTGACCGGATCTGGCGGAACGTAGAAGGCGATACCTTCGATACGATCCCGCCTGGGCACCAATCCGGTAGTTTCCAAATCGAATACGAACGCGCCGCGATCTCGCGCGGCCTCGATGAGGCGCTCCGGCTCTACGTCGCCGGTGTCGATGTCTTTGATGAGCTGTGGCATGAGAACTCTCTCAGTGGCGGCCCGGCACGCCACGCTGAAGTGAGCCTCTCGTTTCCGGGTCTCTGTCGCCCGAAGACACATCGGGCCGATACGAGGGGCCGTGAAGACGTTCGGTTGGCTACCCCTCCTTGCTCCACCGCGTCCGCGCCACGCGCAGCTCCCGGTGGTCTCTGTCGGTTCCGTAGACGTTCAGCCCCAGTCGCTTCGCGACCACGGCGGTGGTTCCTGAGCCGAGGAACGGATCGAAGACCGTCCCGCCGGGCTGCACGCCGCTCACCTTCAGCGCGCGCTCGGCGAGCGCCTCGGGGAACTCGTGCTTGTGCAGCTTCTTCTTCTCCTTGCCGGTCGTCTTGTGCGGGATGAACCACACGTCGCCCGCGCAATGGAGATCGCCGTGACGGCCGCGCGTCCCGCGCGTCCGGTTGCTCTTGTGCGTGAACGGGACGCCGACTGCGAGCCTGTCGAAGTCGGGCTCGGGGGGCTTCCACAGCGTGAAGACCGGCTCCCAGCAGTAGTTCAAGACCTTGCGGGTGCCAGTGATCGGTTGGTAGTGGCCGCGCTGGGTCATCCGGCCCGGCTCGCGGAGGATCTTCCTGATCACGCTCTGGGCGGCCAGGCCGTGGCGCGGGAGCGTCTTGAGATACTCGAGGATCAGCTCGCGCCAGCTCGGGAAGGCGGCGCTCTTCACCCAGGCGATCGTCTGGCCGTACTCGAGTCCACCGTGCCCGGTCTCGTCGGCGTTCCACCAGCTTCCGGCTACCAGCTGACCGAGCGCGCAGTAGGGTCGACCGAGAGACTCGCGCAAGAAGCCGAAGTTGAGGAAGACACGGCCGCCGGACTTCATCACCCTGATGAGCACCTGACCGAGATCGAACATCAGATCGTCGCTGTAGCCGTCCGCCTTCTTGTAGGGCGGCGAGAAGATCGCGACGTCACAGCTCTCGTCGGGGATGTCTGGGCAGCCGTCTTGGACATCAACGCGGAACGACTGTAGCCAGGGGCTTTTCATGCAAGCTCCGGCCGGGACCAGGTGTGGTGACCTGGTCCCGGCACTAGCGTGTGTAGGCTAGCTCAGAAGCTGATTGCCCCTGAATCTCCGTCCGGGGAGTCGTCGCCGCCGCCGTCGACCGTGCCCTTGATCGCAGCGGCGATCTGCTTGGCGTCCTCATAGGACGGGAGAGCCAGCACGGTGTCGTAGTCGAACGGCTCGATGAAGTTCTCGACGGGGATGCCGTAGTTGGCCGCCGCCTCCTCGAATTCGGCCTTCATCTCGTCGTCGGTGAGCACCGGCCGCTCCGTCTTGGGGTACCAGGACGTGCCGATCTTCGCGCTCTTCGAGTCATCGGCACGCGAGACGTCGAACCGTCGACCGTGCCAGCCGTCCTCCGCCTTGTTCTCGATGCCCTTCATGTCGTCGAACTGCTTCGACGTGACCAGGATCAGCCGCCGGAAGTTGGTGTAGACGTTGCCGACGTTCTTCCCCTCCTTGGGGATGAACCGACTCTGGTCGATGCACGTGAGCGCCCAGTACCAGCGCCCCTCCTTGCCGAGGGCCTCGCAGAGCGGGCAGCCCTCCTTGGGGTTCGCACGCGCGATGCAGCGCACCATCGAGCCCTTCCGGCCGTCCGGGCCGACGAACTCGTGGACCGTGAGGGTGTAGCGATCACCCTTCCGGTCGAGCATGACACAGGGCTTGTCGTTCGCCCCGGGCGGCATGTACCAGGTCTTGACCCTCTTCATGAAGGTCTTGCCGTCCTTGGTGACCTGCTCGCTGAAGCCGTACTGCGGCTCGTTCCTTCGGAAGCCTCCTCCTTGCCCCGGGGGCGGGGGAGGTCCACCGTCTCCTGCGTATCCCATAGAACTCCTCTTTCTCGACCCTTTTGTCTCTCACACGACTGGGCCGTGGCATCGTTATACCCGGGGCGCCCGTCAGAATCGGAGATTCTGAGATCGCCGGAGCACCCTACGCAGCAGCTCGTAACTCGCTTCCGTCAGATCACTTATGTTGCCGATCACCGTTGAGTCCCGGCAGAAACGGCGTACGGAGTCGGTACCGATCCCGATCATCAGCACGACGACGCCAGCGGCGGTGATCCGCTCGACGGACCGCTTGAGGTGGTCAGCGAGAACGTGCGCCTCCTCGGGCGAACTGGCGGGCTCGCCGTCGCTGTAGACGATCAGGATGGGCACAACGCCGGGTCTCGCGCGCGCGAGGAGCCTGCGAGCCGCCCAGAGCAGGGACTCGCCGTCGATGTTCTCGTCGCAGCCCATGAACTCCGCCATCGACACGAAGGCCGCGCGCGCCTGGCGGAAACTCTGGCGGACGTCCTTGACCACCAGGTGACGGAGCGCGCGTACTCGCTGGTAGACGCCGCGATCGAAGGACACGCGCACACCGGGCGGAACGAAGCTGTCGCGCGTCGTGAACGCCAGGCACTCGTTCGAGACGCCGATCAGGTCCAGCACCATGCTGGTTGCGCCAGCCGCCTGGGCAGCCAGCTGAATGCGCGTGCCGCCGGACGGCGCCTTGAGCGTCATCGACCCGGAGATGTCCACCAGTAGGGTCACATCGGCATCGACCACGGGAACAGGAACCTCGCGCCTGAAGACCCGGTCGTCGCCGAGCGCAACACGGTGAAGGGCGCTGCGGTCGAGCTGACCGCTCCTGCGGTCGTACTCGTAGCGCCGACCGACCGACCGGAACTCCATCAGCAGCCGCCTACGGAGCGGCGGCACCACGTGCCGGACCGAGCGAATGAACTCGCTCACCCCGGTCCTATGATCGGCCGTAACCTGCACCGTCTCGATAACGTCGCGGTTGGTGTAAGCGCGATAGGAACCGGGCGCGGCCCCGATCGTGCGAATGACCTTCTTCCTGGCCTTGGCGAGCGTGGGCATCGCTTCGAGCTGCACGGCTACCTTGTCCTCTCGGGCGCGCGTCTTCTCATCGGCACACAGCGGCTTGTTCCTCGGCTCGGAGCGGTTGCCCCAGCGCCAGATGTCGCAGACCTTCTCGGCCACAACTCGCCCGGCCGAACTACTGCGCACCTGGCGAAGCTCTGGGAGGAGTCCGCCGATCTCCCCGATCAGCGGGCGAATGTCATCGCCGAGCCGATCGCACACGTCCTTGGTGTCCTCGCCCATGACGAGAAACTGGAGAGCGCTGACAGCGCGCGCCCGCGTGCACGACCGAGCCCCGGTCGCCCTCTCTCGCAGGTCTGCGCTGACCAGCGCGTTTGAGCGGCGTAGATTCTCAGCCACACCGAACCACATCGACGAGCCCCACAGCTCGACAAAGCCGTCCTCGATCGCGTTGTGGACCAGCTTGAGCATCGGCCGCTCGATCTTGTCGAGCACCTTCGGATCGGACTGAGCGAGATGGCACATCTCGTGGTCGCAGTCGGCCCGCAGATGGAGGAGCGCCGTCTCGTCAACCTCCTCCGGCAACGGGCGCACGTGCATCACGCGCGCGTGAAGGTCCGCATAGGGAGTCTCGGCGTCGAAGACGACCGTCACCCCCTCTCGCAGCAGCCCAGTAACGACAGACTGCTGCGCGTCCATCAGCGCACGGCGAGCTACCACTTCGTTCCGTAGATCCTGTTCAGCGTCTCGGGCATCCTGGCCGCGTCCTCGGGAGTCGCCCGATTGAGCACCGCGAACTCCCAGGCGCGCCTGGGCGTGTGACCGCGCGCGAGGTTCGCGGCCACAGCGAGCGTCCGCCGCAACGAGCATGTGAACATGATCTCGTCGCCGTTCGCGAGCGCGGCCCGGAAGGCGTTGGCCGCCGCCACGATCCGCTTCGCCTGGACCTCGCCAATCCCGGTCCGACCGCAGAGGATGACCGCCTCGTCGTCGGGCGTGGGATAGCTCACCCGAATCGTGTTCTCCCACCTGTCGAGGAACGCCTCGTCTTGGTGCGACCGGCCGTGGTAGAGCCCACGATCGTCGCCGCGCCCCTCGGTGTTCTGCGTCCCGACGATCCGCAGCTCGGGATGCCGCTGGACGAGCGCGTCCTGCCCCTTGCGAACGATGTGCATCTCCTCGCCGTCGAGGAGCCGGTAGACCGAGTACATAGCCTCGGCCGGGGCCGCGTCCACCTCATCGAACAGAAGCCCATCGCCATGCTGGCTGGCCAGAGCGGGACCGGCGGGGGAGAACTTGGTGACCTGCTTGCCGTTCTCGACGAGCAGATCGAAGTCGCCCTCCAGGTCGTTCGCGTTCAGCCTCGGCGTACACGAGACGACGCGGAGGAACTGCTGCCGCTCCTTGAAGACCTCCTTCACGCCCCGGCTTTTGCCGGAGCCAGCTGGGCCGATCAGGAGCACCGACACGCCTGCGTCCACGAACGCCTTCAGGTCGTCGTACCACGACGGCCTGAGGTAGAAGTCCTTATCGGCCTTGCCGTTCTTCTTCGGCGGCGGCGCCTTCTGGGTTGCCTTCGGCGCGACCTTCGGCGATGGCATCTTGATGGCCACCGGAGGGGGCGGACATGGCGGAGGCGGTGTCAGGGGCGTGAGCCCACCACGCCCCTTCAGCGCCCTGATCACATCCGAGGCTTTGGCTCGACTGGCTCGACCGGCCATCCTATTCCTCCTACCACCTGATCTCGCCCAGGATGACCTCCGCGTTCTCGAAGGCGTAGACGATCTCCTCGTCGGTCATACTCCCCGGATCGGAGTACTCCTTGTGCTCCTCGCCGGTCTCGTCATCCTCCCACACGCGTACCGGACAGCGCATCAGCTTGAGCATGAGCGCGTCGTCGAGCAGGTAGTGAATCTTCTCGGCCATCCGGCGCCCGGCCGAATCCCCGTCAGCGAAGATATAGACGACCGGCGGCCAGGCCCCGCGCACGATGCGCCGATGGTCCGACGAGAATCCCTCGCCCATCGTCGCGGCCACGTTGACCCCTCGATCGCGCAAGGCCATCCAGGTACGCACCGCGTCCAGTGGTCCCTCGACCAGAACGATCGGCAGCTTCTTGTCGGTCCACGTGTGCACGCCGTAGAGGTAGCGCGTCTTGTTGAGGCCGGAGTAGTTGTGGTACTTGGTGACCTCGACCCCACGGTTCGCGGCACGGCATTGCGCTTCCGGCGTAATCCGGCCGGTCATGCCCACCAGAGCACCGTCGCCCCTGCGCACCGGGAAGACGAGCCGACCCTGGCCCTCGTCGTAGCCAAGGTCCCAGGCCGCAGCCGCTTCCTTGTCGACACCGCGATCGACCGCGTACTTCGGGATCTTCCGAGAGAACGGCGCGAACACCGCCTCCTCTAGCACGTCCCGCTCAACCTCGCGCGGCGGCAGCGGCTTCGGGTTGCTCTCCTCGCCCTGCTGAATCTCGAGCTGCTCCCTCATGCGCCTGGCACGCGACTCCGGGTTGTCCTGCTCGGTCTCGGCGATCCGCTCGAGCATCTCCAGCAGATGCTCGGGCGGCGTCGGCATCCCGAGGATCGCCTTCTGAAGCAGCCCAAAGAAGGTGCCGTTGTAGCCGCAGTTCCAGCTGAAGCACTTGGCGTAGCTCAGACCGTCCGGGTCGACGGAGACCGAGCAGCTCTTGTTGCGGTCATCGGGATCGCCGTGTGTGATCGCGGCAAGCGGGCAGGCCATCGAGATGTTCGGCCCGCGCTTGGTGTCGCGGACCCGGCCGTGGCGCAGGCCCAGCGCGTTGCACACACCGACGATCCCGTCCGCGTCCACTAGAAGACGATCCCTTCTTCGTCGGACGGCGTCGGCTGACCACCGTCAGGGTCGGCTGGCTGATCGGTATCCGCGTCCTCGTCGTCCGCCGCCTCCGTCTCCGGCGCGACAGGCGAGACCATCGCCTCGGGCACCGTCCCGTCCGGCAGGCCACTGAGGATCGGCGTCGGGTCGGCGTCGGGATCGGCATCTTCCACAGGCTGCGCCCCTTCGCCTTCACCCTTCTTGTCCTCGTCCATGAGCTTGAGCTGCTTGAAGTCCATCGACTTCAGGTTGAACGAGATCTGGATGTCCACGCCCCGGAACTCGCGCGACTCCATAGCGCGGAACACGCGCTTGCCCGCCCGCTCGTACTCCTCGTCCATGAAGATCCCGCGCATCGCGTCGGCCCAGTCTCCGATCGCCTTCGCGTAGGCGGCGTCGTCGGCGTCGGCCTCGAGCGCGTGCTTGCTCTTGGTCCCACGGAATTGGGTAGTCGCCAGGACCGGCATGTTCATCTCGGTGCAGAGGTCGAGCTTGATCTCGGCGCAATTCTGGATCGTGCGCTCCCACATGCCCATGCGGCGGTCGCGGCCGAGGATGTACATACCGTCGATCGCGACCCCCTTGGGGTTCAGCTCGGCCACCTTGTCGCAGATGTCGGCCACGTCACGCACGACGTCAGCACAGGCGATGTGGATGTCCTTCCGGGTCGGGTCCGGCGTCATCATCGCCTTGACGTGGTCGGTGAGACGGCGCTCCTCCTCGCTGGTAAGGCGACCGGAGCGGAAGCCCTGGTAGTTCAGCAGCAGATCGATCGCGGCGAGCCGCCGGTAGATCTGCTTCTTGGGCATCTCCATCGAGACGACTAGCAGACATTCTCCGGGCCTCAGGTCTTTCTTCGACCGGAGGATGTGCATGAACCACTTGAGCATCAGCCAGGTTTTGCCGACCTTGCGCTTGGCGAGGAGCACCGTCAGCTCACCGGGCTGGAGACCAAGGCTGTGCGCGTCCACATCCTCCCACGGCGACGACAGGCCCAGCAGCTCGCCCGCGTTATCTCGCGCCCGCTCGTAGTCGCCGAGCGTCTCCTGGGCTAGCGCCGGGTCGGCGTACGACGTGAGCTTACCGAGGCTCCAGGCTGTCTCACGAACCAGCTGAGACATCCGCTTTCGCGCCTCGAACGGGTCCGTCACGATCAGCGTCGCGATCTCACCGAACGGGTCCTTCATCGCGTTCTGAAGCGCACGCCTCTGGATCTGCCCAGCGAAGACGTCCACATCGAACGGTTCAACTGCGACGTCCGGGACGATTAGGGAGACGCCAGTCTGCGCCTTGATCTCGGTCGTGGTCGGAAGGCGGCCGGTACGGATGAACTTCCCCATGAACTCGAAGACCTTCTGGTCCTCGTCCAGCACGTGTTCCGGCTCGACGCCGTGCTCGCGCGCTCGGAAGTATGCGGCGGGGTCGTTCTTCTGGAGGATGCCGTAGAGCATCGCGCGGTCGAGCGTGATCTCGTCCATCAGACCACCTGCGCAGGCGCGCGCCACTTGGGCTCGGAGACCTCGATCGTGGCGTAGCAGTCGCCAGCGATCTTGCCGAGCCTCGGCACTCGCTCATAGAGAGTTGCTAGAGAGAGGTTCGCGGTGATCAGCGTGGGCAGCGCGTTGTTGTACCGAGAGGAGAGGATCTCCCGGATCGTGCGGTCATCCCAGAAGGACGACTCCTCGCTCTCGCTCCCGAGATCGTCGATCACCAAGAACTGGGCGCTGCCACGGAGCTGGTCCCAGACCGACTCATCGTACGCTGTGTCGGGCCGCCGGATCGCGAGCTTTGGGATCTCGGCCGCCTCCACGAAGTAGCCGCGCACCGCGCCGCGCGCCATCGCCTCCTTCATGACCTGCACGGCAATGGTGGTCTTCCCCGTACCTTGCTCGCCGTAGAGGATCAGCCCGAACCCCGCCTTTTCCAGTTCGTGCATCTTCGCGATGTAGTCGAAGATTCGGGTCTTGTAGGGAACCGTGTCCGGGATCAGGCGCAGGTCGGCGTCCCACGCGCGAACTGGGATACAAGCGTGAGCGCGAGCCCGGCCCCACACGATGTCCGGGTTCGGCAGAGGATCTAGCACCTCGCGGGGTCTCACTCAAACCTCGGACTCAGCATGTAGCGGTTGGAGAACTTGTCGGTGACCTCGCGGAACAGGACCGGCTCCTCTGGCCCGGCCACGCCGAAGACGACGTGGGTCGCCTTCATGGCCTTGAGCACCGGGATCATCAGGTTCGGGTCCAGCGACAGCGCCGTGTCCTCCCACGACCAGGGGACCTCCAGCGCAGCAGTGATCTTCCCGTCCACGCCGGACGCGGCGACCATCTCCAGCCGGTCTGTGGTCAGGGTGAACTTGTAGCGCGTGAGCCCTACCACCTTGAGGAGCTTGCTCTGTTCGAGCATCTCGAGGAGCGGCTTGCGCTCGATGTCCATGCTCTTGGGGAGCTTCTCGGGTACGTGGTCCTCGTAGTCGGGAAACTGCCCGGCCATCAGCCGGAATGACAACTCGCCGCGCGGCCCTCGCAGTCTCAGCTGGTTCACGACCAACTGGAACTCGACGACATCGTCCGGCTCGGGCGCGATCCACGCGACGATCTTCGGCGGCACCGGCGGCAAGATCGCGCTCCGCTCGAGCCCGTCCGGGTTGCCGACCTTGTGCCGAACGACCGCGATCCCCATCCCGTTCGTCGCGGCCAACTCTATCTCGTCCTTGCGAATCTTCACGCTCACGCCCGCCAACGCGCGCGCGACGAAGTCCGACTGGACCGAGAACACCGCCCGGGACAGGATCGCGGTCAGCGCTGGCCCGGGGATCGTGACGGCCGACCCCTTCTCAGAGAAGCGCGGGATGTTGGGCAGATCCTCTGGCGGCTCGACCGGCAGGTTCACCAGGGTGTTGTCGAATCGGCAGGCCGCCTTCTGCGTCTTGCCGTTCCACTTGATGTCCAGCTCGCTCTTGCCCGCCTCCTTGATCGTGCGCTGGAGGTTCACGGACGGCAGAAAGACCGATCCGTCCTCGGTCTCGCACTCGTCGGAGAAGACCAGCCGGATCGTCTCGTTGAGGTTGGTCGCCGACAGGGTAACCACGCCGCGATCGACGTCGATCCGCGTGCATTCGAGTTGGGGACGCTTGTTGTTCTTGGGAACGATGCTGGCCGTCGCATCCACAAACGGCTTGAGGAGGACTGCCTGCGTCTTGAATCTCACGAAGCTCGTTCTACCCAGCGCCCAGCTGAGACCAAGTCGAGAGCGTCCGGTGCCCCCACCATGGGGGCATTAGAACCTGGTGGCCAGTCCTCGGGCGGCCCGCGCCTGCTCGGCCAGGCTGAGGCCGTTCTCGTCGGTGAAGTCCTTCTGGGGAGGGTCGATCCACTTCGCCTTGTAGGCGGAGCACGGCCACTTGCCGGTCACGTAGCCGGTCTTGGTCTTGCCCGCCAATTGCTCCGCGAGCTTGTAGATCACCGCAGGAGTCGGGGTCTCTTTGTCCTTCGTGTACCACGCCTCCAGCGAGCCACGGATCGCGGGCCAGTCCCAGATCGCCACGCGCATGATCGCGACCAGGAGATCATGATCTGGGAACGCCTTCAGCAGGTTCAGCCCGGCCCCGGTCTTCTGGTTGGCGTAGCCCGGGTCCACCCCAGCGAACCCGGAATCCCGCTCCTGCATCTCCTGGTTCCAGCGGAGGCAGACATCGCGGCCGTCACGCGGCGGCCAGACCATCTCCCGGCCCCGGCGTTTCGGCTCGGCGGGCTCGGGCGCGGCCTTCTTGATGTCGGGCCGACCCTCGACCTCGCCAGGTGAGAGCCCGGCCTGGCGCTTCCGCTCGCGTGCCCGCGCCTTGGCCCGCTCGACGGGGTCCTCGGGCGCCGTGGACATAACTTCTTTCGTTTCCGTATCCGACGTAACTTCTTGATTTACGCCCCCTTCCCCTCCGCTGGTCTCTTCTCCGGCCAACGGCGGCTCCGCCGACGCAAGGGCTCCCGAAGGGAGCGCCCCCTTCTCTGAAGGGGTTGGTCCTTTCTTCTGTTCCTTCTGGGGTGCCACATCTGGCACCCCAGGGGGGGCCAAATCTGGCACCCCCTCCCCCGTGACAACTCTGTCATGGGGGGCCACTTCCGGCACCCCCCGCTTGGTTCTGCGGAGCTGGAGAACGTACCTCGGGTAGGCGAACCTCCCATCAGGTGACTCGACCGAGCGGTCGATCCACCCGGCCTTCACCAGCCGGTTCAACCTCCTCTTCAGCGTCCGCTTGCTGACCTTCAGCTCCTCGGCGAGCCGGGCGCGGTTCATCCAGACCCGGCCGTCCTTGCCGCCCCACAACTGGAGCTTCCAGAAGATCCGCGCCTCGGAGTCGTTGACGTCGTCGTCGAACGCTATGGCGTTAGGAAGCCACGAGTTGGGCCACTTCTTGAGCCTCGCCTGGTGGGCGGCGGCGTCCGAGAGTTTGCTCATGGCCCCGCCTCCTCGCGCTCGTGGAGGATGAGAAGCGAGTAGCCGTTCTCCTCGTCTCCCTCGCGGATCAGCCAGCCCGCGCCCTCGAGCGCGGCGATCCGCCTCTGGAACGTGCGCTTGCTCATGCCCCACATCTTGGCCAGCTCGCCCCGCGTCCTCGGCGGGTCGCCGACGATCGACTGGAGCAGGCAGTAAGCCACTACATCGTTGTTGCTTAGCTTCTCCGAGATCGCGTCAGCCAGGAGCCCGGCTGGCACGTGCGACCAGTCCCACTCAGGGAGCCGAATCTCGTACTCGGCGCTCTCTTCGTCCTCCACGGGAAACCTCTCACCGGAGGTTCTACCGTCAACGGTTCGTGAAGGCCGGGTAGAACTGCGGCAGAGACCTACAGCATCAGCACTTGGCGCAGGATGCTCATCATGGTACTCTGATTGGGGCATGGGACCTCCGGGTCTTGTGCCTCTCGGGGCGCGGCGGCCTGGCCTCCACTCCTCGGGTTGGTAGAGCGACATGCTGGGAGCCCGGTCGGCGGTCGGCCGGGCTTCGGCGCATCTATGGTAGCCCGTGGTCGGGCTGCACATCGAGAACGAAACCATAGTGCGACCTGGTGCCCCCACGATGGGGGCACCGGCACTATAGGCGTCAGGTCTTGCAGCCTAGTGAGTCTTCCCTGATTGGGGCGCGCTACTCGTCCTGGTACTGGAGCTGTTCCTGGGTCTCTAGGTAGCGGTCGAACGCGGCCTCGGCCTTCTCCCGGATCTCGTCGTCGTCGCCCGGCCACTGCGTCTGGATCTGCTGCTGCGCCTGCTTGACGACCTTCTCGCGCCGAGCGCGGAACGAGGCGAGTACCCCTCCCTTCGACATCCCGGCGCCGCCGTTCGCCCGCAGCTCGTCGAAGTGCGACTCGGCGGCCTGGGCAATGGTCATCTGGATCAGCACGAGCTTGAGCGCATCATCCAGCCTGGTGACAAGCACCCGCAGGGCGGTCAGCTCGGCGGCCCGCGCCTGGTCCATCTCCTGAATCCTCTGGTCAGCCCCCTTGAAGAGCCCGTCGAGTTGGGTCACCAGCCCGCCCAGCTGATCCAGCTCGGCGACCGCCTCCTCGACCTCCTGGTTCGTCGCCTGGACCTGGCGGATGCCCTCCTCGGCCCGGTCGGTGAAGTAGTAGGTCGCGAGTGGGGTGGCGATGAGCAGTGCGATCGGAATGAGCCCGCGCATGATGATCCGGTCGACCAGCGGAGTGTGGGCCTTGTCCGCCTTCGTCTCGGAATCTCGCTCTTTTGCCTCGGCCTCCTTCAGCCGTGCCTGGGCAAGGACTAGCTCGGCCTGCGCGCGCAAGACCTCGGGATCGGTCGAAGCGGGGTGAGCGCCGTCGTCGCCTGGGGTAATGTTGACCGGCTCGTTTCCGTTTACATCGTCACTCACGGCCTCACCTCGCCTTCCTCGCTTTTGGGCCTAACGGTTTTGGTGGGTTCCGGTATAACAGAGGCATGAGCCGACTACGACCATAACCCCGTCACTCACTACATCGTCGCGCGTGACGATCTTCCGGCTCCTGTTCAGGTCGTACAGGCCGTTCACGCGGCTGGCGAGTCGGCCGACCCGCTTCCTCAACCTGGCACCCACGCTGTAGTCCTCGCCGTTCCTGGCGAAGAGGCGCTGCTGCGCATCGCGGACAGGCTGGAGCGCGCCGGGATTCCCTTCCATCTGGTCCAAGAGCCCGACCCTCCCTGGCACGGCCAGGCGATGGCGATTGGGCTCCCTCCCACCCGCGACCGGCGCCGCATCCAGCGCGTGCTCGGCCGCCTTTCCCTTCTGGAGTGACCGTGATCAGGAAGCTGTTGCGATTTGCCTTAGGCATCCCGAGGCCCCGGCCGCCGGTGGCCGAGCCCGTGGTGCTGCACCCCGACTACGACTACGACTACGACAATGAGGAGATCGACATGACGAAGCTGGACGTGAAGAAGATCAAGCACGAGATCAACCTGCTGGCACCTGCGCTGCGGCAGTACAAGCTGGACCACAAGCAGGCGCAGCGAGAGCGGCGCTGGGTCTCGTGGCCACAGGTCCCCGAGACGCTGGTCGCGAAGGACCCGAAGTTCTGGAAGAGCTACGCGCGCAAGATCGGCGATCGGACCCGCTGGTCGTTCTGGCAGATGGAGCTGGACTACACCCTCCTGTGCGCGCTGCGGGCGCACATGCGCGGGAAGCTCCACTTCTGCCCGCGCACGAAGCGGACGACGGCTGAGGATCTTGGCATCGGGTTCCCGATCACCCTGGAAACCCAGGCCGACTGGGTCGAGGGTGTAGCCGAGGGCTACGAGCTGTCGGACGAGCCGGGTAGAACTGTCGCTTAGGAGCAGTTGCAGTTGCCATGTTCTGTTCCTCCCCCCGGGCGGTCCGGGGGGTCATGCACCCGTAGCTCAGAAGGTAGAGCGGTGCGACGGTAGATCGTGCTGGTCGGGGGTTCGAGTCCCTCCGGGTGTGTATGGTCAAGCGTGTGCCCAAGCGGCCGTTCGACATCTCCGAGATGTCCTGGGACCGGCTAGCGCCGATCATCCGTCGCCGCCTGCGCGACGGCGAGCGTGGCCTGAAGGCGGCCCGGGAGAACGGGGACATCGAGGTCGTCGCTGACGGTGTTCGCGCACTCCAGTCCACCGACGAGATAGGACTGCCAGCTGAGACCAGGCGGGTCATGGAGGCACACGACGAGATGATGACCTACCTGCGAGAGAGCGGATACTGGTGACAATCCTTCCGAGCCCATGGCCACAGCTCAACGCGCTCTCCCTCGGCTTCCGGGCGGGCGAGCTGATTCTCGTAACCGGCAAGGCGAAGCGTGGTCGAACGTGGGTCCTGCTCACGATGGCGAACGAGGCGGCGCGATCCCTTCCTCCAAACAGGAGGGTGCTGGTCTTTCCGACCACCACCACCGCACGCGAGGTCCAGATGCGCCTCTACGCGATCCGCGCGAAGCAGTCCTACAACACCGTCAGGCGGTGCGCTGTCGATCAGCTGGCCGAGATCGGGGAGAGGGACGAGCGCATCGCGGTGTTTGACCCGTCCATGCTCTCCCCCACGTTCGACGCGCTGGTCGAACGCGCGGTCTCTCCTACTGTCGGTCTGTTCGTAGACGACATGATGTTCTCAGGCGGCCGGTCCAGAGACCCCCGGCGCGGGGAGACGCACTACGCGTCCAGGCTAAAGCAGCTCGCGATCAGCCACAGCATTCCGATCATCGCGACGGCACACTCCGACCGAAGCGGCTACGGTCTGCCCAGGGGACTGGCCGACTATGCCGACATTGTGCTGCGCCTCGACCCGTCCAACGCGGTAGCCGCGAACCCGCGCCCGAAGAAGCTCTTCGTGGACGCGGCGCGCGAGTTCCACACCGACGACGCGATCCCGATCAAGTTCAATCCCGCCGCAGGTGAGTATGGCGGGCCGTAGCGCGCTCATCCCGTAGAATCGTGGCATGGAGTCAGCGCGACGCAGAGCCATAGAGGAGTCCTGTCGGACGAAGCCGTCAGTGCCTCTCGAAGACAAGATGCACCTCACCATGTCCCACGCGCTGCGGTGCCGCTGCAAGAAGTGCGGTCGAATCATCCAGTGGGACGACGCCGATCCGATGGGGATCATCACCGGCGAGTGCTGCAAGTACGTCTACCGGCTGTACCCGTTCACAGTCATGGTGAGGATCGAGGACAGCCGACCAGAGGCGCTGCTCCCACCTCCCCGAGGGGATAGCCTCTTCGCGGCCATCGACGCCGACATCATGAAGAACGCAGAGCGTCCTTTAGAAGCGGCACCGCACCTGGCGCCGAAGGATCGGGCACCGGGTCGAACGGCGCGAGGTGGAGTGTGTTCCGCCGATCCCAAGCGTCCACCCGCTTCTTAATCTCGGGGTCCTCGATCGCCGCGAGCCTCTCGACCGCCGATGGCTCAAGCGGTCCGCTCGACTCGACCGCGATGCCGATCGCCGGTGACTTCCCATCCTGATGTCCGGTCACGGTCCCGTCGATGCGGACGAAGAGCATCTGGCCCGCGTCGATACAGCCGTTGGCCGGTACGTCGACCTCGCCACCGTCAAGCATCTGGATCTTCATCGTCCCGCACCAGGTCGCCCATCTGCTCGACCGCGCTCCGTGGAAGACGCCGAGGGTGCACGAAGATGACTCCGCCACCGTTGCCGCCCGCGCCTCCCCCGCCACCCCCGGCGGTGATGCTAGGCGTCAGCCTGCCGTTGCTTCCATCAGCTCCGGCGACGCCGCCCATCGTGATCGTGCCGACGCCGTAGACGATGGTGCAAGCGCCGCCTCCGCCGCCAGAGCCCTGGGTGTTCACTTAGTCTTCCCGGGCCGGATGCCGGATACGTCGCCGCGTATCGTTTCCCCCTGGACGAACGGTCCGGCGAACACGCTCGGCGCTCGCTTCTCATTGTCATCCCGAACCAAGTCGCCGAGTCGTGTGACCGCGTCATCTGGCAGCATCATGTAGTCGGCCGTGACGTAGCCCCCCTTCGGCGGCGGCTTGTCGAAGACCATGAGCAGCTCGCCGGTCTTGTAGTTGACCTCGCCGTAGCACTTGAGCCTGGTAGAAGCTACCCCCACAGCGCTCTCAGATCAGCCAGCATCTCATCGAAACGAGCCCTCGCCTTGTCGTAGTCCTCCAGCTTCTTCTGCACCTCAGGATCCACCACCGCCCCGAGCTTCTCGACGGCAGAGGGCTCGGCTGGTAGACCGGCGATTCGCAGCTTCCTCGGCTTGGCGATGACCTCCTCGGAGCGGATGTTCAGCTCGATCTCGGGCAGATCGTCCCAGTCCTCGGGCAGTTCGTCTGGATCGTTCACAGGCCATCCTCGGCCGCCCGATCGGCCAGCTTCCTCACGCTCTCCCATCGATCCGCTGTCGTCATGAAGGACTCGGCGCCGAGCCGCTCGATGTGGGTTTTGGTGCTTTCGGTCACGAAGCGGAAGGTGTCGAGTATCGTCCGCTGCTGCTCGTTCCCTTCGTCGTAGGTCTTGGAGATCTTCTCGACATCGTCCTTCCGCTCTCCGGTGCCGCGCGAGCTGATGCCGACGCCAACTGACGTGTGGAGCCAGTGCTTGAAGCTGCGCTTCCGGCGGCGAAGCACCTGCTCCTCGGGCGGGCAGGACAGATCGCCCAGCTCGGCAATGAGATCGCGGTCTTCGTCCTTGCCCCAGTCGTCGGCCGCGCTCACGACGACATCTCCCTTCGCTCGTCCTTGGATCCCAGCATCAGAATCGCCCTCGCGTGCCTGCGGAAGAACTCCTCCTGCCGCCGTTCCTGCTCGTCGTACTCCGCGATCCTCTTCGCCATCTCGCTATCGGGTTCGGCCAGCGCGGCTAGCCGATCGACGGCCGAGGGCTCCCAGCTGCCGTACCGGGGTCGGTAGAAGGTGATGCCGCCAACCGGCTGGGTCATCGGCTGGACCGACACGATCGGCGGGCGCAGCGGATCGTGGAGCCGGGACTGGTTGATCAGCGCCATGCCAGCTTTCACCCACGGCGGAACATCCCCGCCCCCTTGGGCTCGGATCTCCTTCTGTAGTCGTCGCTCGAACCGTTCGAGGATCTCGCGCTTCGCCCTCTCTACGGTGCTCATCGGACGACATCCCCGAGGAGATCGATGGCGCACGGGTTGTCCGGGTAGTCGCCGACGCTCAGGTCTACGGTGATGATCTCCAGGTCGCGGACCAGGCGACCGCGACTCGTTCCGTAGGCTCGAAGTGTGCCGTGCACCGGGTAGGAGGTGCCAATCTCAGCGAAACTCTCGGCCATCCTCCCCTGCTCGTTGTCCACGAACTCGAAGTCGGCCTCTAGCGACCCGTCCTCCTTCACGCGCAGGCCGACGACGACGTGCGAGGCGCTGGTGAGTCGGATCCGGCCGGTCATCTCCGGGCTCCACAGCTCGCCGATCATGCGCCGGGCCGCGATCTTCTCCTGCACGCGCGCGACCGCAGCCGTTAGCTCGCTGGCCGTGGTGTTGATCGGAGCTACGGGTAGTGTGCGGACGGTCATCCTGCTACCAGACGTTCTACCCCAGCCCCGGTGTCTGCTACTCGATCGGAGGCGGTTCCCAGGTTCCGGCCTTCACCTCGTTCACCCACTCGAGCGCATCCTCGTAGGAGATCATGCGGCCGAGCAGACCCTTGTAGCCCTTCAGGATAAGAGCGATCTCCTCGGATCGACGCCACGGCATTCCCTTGATCTCGTAGTACCAGCCGCACCTCTCTTGGAACCACATGAATGCCGGATCGGTGCTGTAGCGAGCGATCCAGAGCAGCACGCCCATCGCGAACTGGCGCTTCGAGTGCTCCTGTTCGTGGCGCAGTTTGGCGCGATAGGAGCTGCTGCCGGGCGGATTCTTCGTCAGCCACTTATCGATCGACTCGACATACAGATGGTTGCCGACTGTGGTGATCTGGTTCTCGCCGCCGAGCATATCTGGCCGCTCGGCCATCACGACGAGGGGAGCCCACTCCTCCTCGAGATCGTAGGTCTCGTAGCCCATGGCGTCCGCCGCCTTGTCCACCATGACGCATCCGCTGGGTAGAACTAGGGCCAGCGCCAGAACCGCGAGCCTGGAAAATCGGGTCATCATCGTCCCTCCATTCGTGTATTCTGCCGCCCACCAGGAGGAAACACCAGATGGCAGAGCTTGAGTTGCCCCCCGGAGCAAAGGTCGAAGAGACGAAGGAAGAGGCCGAGAAGCCGCAGGAGCCTGATTGGACGACGACTCAGTTCCCAATCGACCTGTTCGGCAACAACATCGTGATCAAGCGTGACGACGTCGAGGAGATGACCGAGGGCGGGATCATCCTCCCCGAGACCGCGCGACAGGGCCAGTTTCGCACGATGGTCGGTACCGTGATCGCGGTCGGCCCCGGTACCATGAAGGGCGACGGGTCGTGCATCCCGATGCGCGTGAAGGTCGGCGACCGGGTCGTCTTCAAGAAGTTCCAGGCGATGGTCGAGCTGACCGTCAACGGCTTCGACTACCACCTCCTCGACGAGAACGGCCTGCTGGGGAGGGTGGCCGAGGGCAGCAGCTCGAAGGTTCGCTGATGCCCGCGTCCAATACGGTCGAGTGCTTCGAGCACTTCATCGGCCGCAGGGTCGAGGGCGTTCTGGTCGAGCCTGAGAACAAGATCCTCGTGTTCGACAACGGCGAGGGGCTCAACTTCCACACGCCGCATGGTACGTGGTGGATCGTGTCGAAGCGGGACGTCGAGCGCAAGATCGACAAGCACCGCGACCAGCTGGAGCGTACGCAGAAGCGTCTGATCGGTGTGCTCAAGCTAGCAGGCGTGGAGCCGTGATTGAGCCGGTCGTCTTCCTCGACCACGACGGCGTCTTCGTGGATTTCGTGGGCGCGGCCCTCCGTGTCCACGGGTCAGCGCTGACCCCCGAGGACATCACCTACTACGACATGGCGACGATCATGGGGATCACCGGCCCCGAGTTCTGGAAGCCGATCGACGCGGCCGGGGTCGAGTTCTGGCGCGACCTGCCGGAGTACCCGTGGGCTGAGGCGCTGTACACAGCCTTGTGCTCCATCCCAGCTGAGGTCGTCTTCCTCACCCGGCCGAGTTGGAGTTGGACGACGATCGCCGGAAAGAAGATGTGGTTCGATCGGAAGTTCGGCAAGGGCTTCCGCAACTTCATCCCGACCTACCGAAAGGAGCTGCTCGCGCATCACCCGCGATGCGTCCTGGTGGACGACTCGCCGGACAACGTCGAGGGCTTCATCAAGGCGGGCGGCAAGGCCGTCCTGTTCCCACAGCCGTGGAACGGGACGTCGGTGCCGGAAGGCGCGAACGTCGTGGACTACATCGTCGCTCGGGTGAAGATCGCGCTCGCCCCCTGGTAGCCTCCCAGGCGCCACAGGAGCCTCCCAGAGCGACGATCTCGCCGCACAGGTAGTAGGAGTCCTAACCAACGCAGAAGGCCCCCAGCCGAAGCCGGGGGCCTGTGGCGTGTCGGCGCCTGTGGCGTGTCGGCGCCTGGCCGACCTTGGGCAGGTCTGTTGTCGGCGCAGCCAGCGTCGTATCCGACGACGCGCACGATCTTCTAGCCTCCGAGCAGCTTCAGGATGTCGTCGATGTGCTTCTCGGAACCGGGGGACGGCTTCGTGCGTCCTGTGGGGCGCGGCTTCGGCTTCCGCCGGACGGTCTTGAGGGGCCGTCGCGGGAGCCGCGTCTTCTCCACCTTGCCCGACTGAAAATGGAACTCGACCGGGATCTGCTTGATCCCGAGCTGCCTGGCAATCGCCAGCCTGTGGTTCCCCTCGCCGACCTTGGCACCGCCCTTCCGGCCGATCGAGAAGTGCAGCGGCTCCCGCTTCTGCCAGCCGCGCTTCATGGAGGCCGCCAGGTCGTCCCACTCTTCCGGCGAGCGACGAGCCGACCCGCGCTTCCACGTGTACTCCCTGTGAGGCCACAGGTCGGACAACGGGACCATGACCGGCATCGACCGATCGTACATCTTCTCGCCGTCTTCCTGCCATCGGCGGATGACGTCGCGAAGCGCCATGCCGGTGGTCCAGTCGTAGTAGCTCATAGGCTCGATTCTACCCTTGCCGCTTAGGCGGCCTTCGCCTCGGCGACGTGCTGGACGACCGGGAGGGGGGCGCCGAGGCAGAGGAGGAGGGCCAGCTCGAGCTTCAGCTCCAGATCGTCGCCCTTGCCGAGGGGCGCGAGAACCTCGCCCGCGACCGCCTGCGCGTTGGTGTAGGGGCGGCCCTTGCCCTGCTTGCCGGTGTTGGCCGCGATCCAGCAGGAATCGAGGCTGACCGTGGTGCTCTTCCCCTCGAAGGCGTCGAGGTAGCTGGCGACCTGCGGGTTGGTCGGCCCGAGGCCCAGGCAGTGGACGTGTTCGGGCTTGAGCGTCTCGACGAAGGTCTTCAGCTCGCCAGCCGAGGTCGCGGCCTTCTTGCAGGGGAGGGCGCTGACGACGTTTGAGCGACCATTCAGGCCAGCGGCCTTCAGGGCGGCCTTGAAGAACTTGGCCTGCGAGAGCTTGCCCTTCTGTGCGACAACCATCACGATCGCGCCGGTATCGGCGATCGTCTGGAGGCGATTGCTGTAGCGAGCCAGCCGCTCCAGGGTCACCTCCTGCGATCCGACCTGGTCCGGCGCGACCACCCAGAGCTGCTCGCCGAGCGCGTTGCCCAGCCGCTCGTAGAGGTCGAGGATCTCCTGCCACTTGGCGTCCGTGATCGGCTTCACGACGCGGGGACCGCTCGCGTTCTCGTCCTTGTGCTTGCCGCAGAACTTGCAGTGCTTCGAGCCCTTCGGGTACTTGTGCGAGCCCTTCTTCCACTTGGGCGTCTGGTTCTGCGAGCCCTTGCCCTTGCAGAGCGTCTCGAAGACCACCTCGCTGAAAGCGCCGCTGTCGCAGAAGACGCAGACGTCTGTGCCCTTGAGCGCCTTGAGGGCGGCCTCGTTGCTGTGCGAGCAGGCGACGACCTTCTTCTTGCCCTTGAGCTTCTTGCAGTCAGCGCAGACCCGGCTGATATGCGGAGCGGCGACACCCACGTCCATCCGAACGGCGGCCATCCCCCGGATCGTCTTGGCGGTGTTGGTGCCGGAAGCGAAGACGGCGACCGGCGTTACGCCGGTCGTCGAGAGCTTCTCCCACTCGGGTACGATCGCGAACTCGGGGTCCAGTTCGATCGCCTGCTTGCGCAGCTCGTCGATCCCGATCGTGCGGACCGGCTGGCTGCCGATCCTGAACTCGAAACCGAGCTGGCGGAGCTGGGCGACCGTGTGGGCCACGCCGCCGAAGAACTGGCCCTTGTAGCCGTGGACCTTGGTGCAGCGCGCGGCCACCGCCAGGATCGCCTTGCTGGGGTAGGGCCGGTGAGTCTTGTTGCCGCGCAGCCAGAACTTCTGGCTGCGGCCGAAGCCGTAGTGGCGCAGGAACGCGGTCTCGCCCATCTCGTCGCACTCCGCCATAGCAGCGAGCACGTCCGAGCGGGTGACCGTGTTTCCCTTGACCTTGATCGACTTCTGCATGTTCCGTTGACTCCTTCTGCCTCTCCCAACAACACCGCCTCTCGTTCTCACAGGGATGTGCATCACTCGGTCGCAACTAGCCCGGTTGCGGCTGGTTACGGCCCGAGAAAAACCGGGGTAGAACGTGGGTATGGAGCAGCCGGAGTGGGTTCTGGTCAGGGTCGAGGGCGAACGCCGCGTCGGGCGGCTCGTGAAGGACGACAGCGGCCTCCGGGTTCCCCGGCCGGTCGTCGAGGTCTGCTGGCACGGGCACCCGAACCGCTACGTCTCCCCAGACGGCTACGATCTGCGGCCCGCCTCGGTGGTCGACCGCCTGGCCGACATCGCGGTGTGGGGGAAGCCCCGTGCCTGAGCTGCCCCACATCCGCGTCGAGTTCTACGAGGAGGTCGTCGTACCGGAGTGCCAGTCGATCGTCCGGTGCATCCCGAACCACATCTCGACGGACCTGCTCATGCTCGCGGCCGAGGGCGGCGATGTTGTCGCGAGAATTGGCGGCCAGGGCGGCGTGGGACCGACCCTCCTCCGAGATGGCGAGACGCTCACTCTGAACGGTATCGCTGGCAACGGCTCGATCGAGTTTGGCGCACAGACGGAAGCTCGGGTCCGCGTCTGGGCGTCAGCGCTGACCGAGCCCTCGGCGATCGATCAGCTGGCAGACCTGGCGCGATGATCGACGACAAGACGATTCGACGACTCGAGCGGATGAACGCGACCGTCTGCTTCCGCGAGGACGGCGACTACGTGGTGACTGTCTCGACCGGGGACGGCCACCGCAAACTACGCCACTGGGGACCGGAGTCGATACGCGACAAACCCGTACCTCCCGCAGGCGCGCGTATCGATCACATCGGCTACTTCGCGCAGGCGACCGGCCCCGACCTCCCCGAACTGGTGAGCGTGGTTTTCGCCGCGTGGGTGCAAGAGCGGTCGGCCATCGTGTCGCTGGGGGAGCTGGACGATGAAGATCCAGCCTAAGATCGGCGGTACCTACATCCTCCGACACCACCGGGAGCGCCACCGGGTGCGCATCACCGGCTCGGTTCCGTTCTTCAACGAGCACGTGATCGTGATGCGGTACCAGTGGAAGACGGTTGACAATCACGCTGGGTCGTGCTGGGCATCGGATCTCGAGGAGCCCGACGACGTCGTGACCCTCCTGGCGAACGCGATCAGTGAAGACATCGAGTGGCCGGTGGTTGCCCAGTCTTCTGCGCACAGGACGTCGAACGAGTCCTGGGTAAAACGTGAAGAGGAGACCAGGACATGATCCACGGTGGCATCACCATCCACGACGAGCCGATCGCGACCGAGTACGAGATCGCCAAGCTCGACGAGCTTCGCCGCGTGACGGTGAATCGCATGGGTCAGATCGACGGCAGCATCAAGTGGAAGGTGATCTGCGGATCACGCTGCCTGAACTGCGTCGGTAAGTGGGAGTACGAGCCCATGCCGTCGAGCCGCGACGACGCCTTCCTGGAGCGCTGTCGGTTCGACACGCTCGATGAGGCGGTCCGCTTGGCGAGGCTTGCACTCACCGACGCTGTGTCAGAGATGGGGAGACTCGCGAAATCCTAGATTCGGCTGACAGGCGATGCGGGAGAGCCGCGTCCTAGTCACCGGAACAAACCACCCTTGAACCACGCGGAGGGGTCACGTGGCGAACAAGGCCGTCTTCCAGAGTGCGTCCGCAGGGCGCTCGGTTCCCGCAACCGACACCACGAACAAGGCCGGAGGCACGGCCTACCAGTTTGGGCCGAAGCACGCGCTCGCGCAGCTGGCGTGCACCGGCACGTTCAACCCGACCTACTACACCTCCCCCGTCGACCAGCTCGAGGGCATTCGCCAGGCGGCCGACCAGGTCGAGCCCGTCTTCCTCGCCAAGTGCGCGGTCTACGCGCGCCAGAAGGGCGGGATGAAGGACATGCCTGCGGCTCTTATGGTCATGCTGTCGAAGGCCGACCCGCGCCTGTGCGACCTGGTCTTCACCCGCGTCATCGACAACGGCAAGATGGTCCGCAACCTGGTCCAGATGGTCCGGTCCGGCGTCCTCGGCCGGAAGTCGATGGGGTCGGGCCTCAAGCGGCTCGTCAACAAGTGGATCCGGCAGCGGTCGGCCCGCGCGCTCTTCCGCGCGACGGTTGGGAAGAACCCGAGCCTGGCCGACGTCATCCGGCTCGCCCACCCGAAGGCGGTCGACGAGGAGCAGAAGGCCCTCATCGGCTACATCCTCGGTCGCGAGCACGACGCGGCGAAGCTCCCCGGCATCGTCCAGCACTACGAGGCGTTCAAGCGCGGCGAGTCGGCCGAGGTCCCTGACGTCGACTTCCGGCAGCTCACCTCGCTGCCCCTCAAGCCGCACCACTGGGCGCAGATCGTCCGCAACGGCGGCTACCAGTTCACAATCAAGAACCTCAACACGGCAGCGCGCCACAGCGTCTTCGACGAGCCCGGCATTGCCGAGCTGGTCGCAGCTCGGATCGCCGACCGCGAGGAGCTGGCGAAGGCCCGGGTCTTCCCCTACCAGCTGCTCGTCGCGTACCTGAACTCGGGCAAGCACCCAGACCCGATCTACGAGCGGTACGCGCAGTACTACCGTCGCTACGCGATGGAGAGCGGCGCGCCGGAGCCCATCGACCTGCCCTTCGAGGTCAGGGACTCCCTTCAGGACGCGATGGAGGTCGCGACCGAGAGTGTCCCCAGCTTCGGTGTGCCCACGGCCGTGATCGTGGACGTCAGCGGCTCGATGCACAGCCCGGTCACGGGCGTGCGGAAGGGCTCGACGACCAAGGTCCGCTGCGTGGATGTGGCTGGTCTCATGGCGGCCACCGTGCTTCGGCGGAACAAGGGCTCGATCGCGATTCCCGTGGACACCAGCGTCCACAGCACGCGGCTCATCAACCCCCGCGACACGGTCATGACGAACGCCATCAAGCTGGGTCAGATGGGCGGCGGCGGGACCAACCTCTCGCTGGCCCTCCGTCACCTGAACGGCCTGAAGAGGGCGCACGAGTTCAAGCTCGTGGTCATCGTCAGCGACAACGAGTCGTGGGTCGACTCGCGCGGGAGCCTGCGCTACGGGCGAGGGACCCAGCTCATGTCCGAGTTCCGCCAGCTCCATAAGAAGGCGGGCGGGGCGCGGATGGTCTGCATCGACATCTCGCCGAACACGACCACCCAGGCGCCGAGCGCGCCCGACGAGATCCTCAACATCGGCGGGTTCTCGGACGCGATCTGGAGCACGGTCGATCGGTTCGCCCGGGGCGACACGCACGACGTGGACGCCTGGGTCGCAGAGATCGAGGCGATTAGCCTCGAGCAGCCGGAGGCGTAAGCGAGTGGAACCGACGCCGGACAGCAGAGGGTGGAAGCCCTACTGGCGTCAGCTGGAGAGGGACCGCGAGCTGCGGCGGGAGACCCGTCGAGCGAAGCGCGCCGCCCGGCGTCGGTTCCACAAGCTCGATCGAAGGGCCGCCAGGCGCGGGCTTCGAGAAACGTCTGGACAAGCGGAAGACGTGCTCTAGGATTAGAGGCGTGATCTGCATCCGCAGCACGAACGAGAACGATGAAGCGCCGCGAGCCGAAGACCGTGTGTCTGGCCCGCGTGGACGACGCGGGCAACATCCAGTGCGTCACGTCACCGATGACGCGCTCGGAGGCCGTATCGCTTCAGGAACGCACGAACTTCTCGACACGGATCATCCCGAGAATACAAGCGGCGCGTAGGCGCGCCGACCGAGGTTCTCGGTCGCGCACCGCGCGCCTTCGGCCCGCCGGGTAGCGGACCGACACCCGCCCTTGTCCGTGAGACGGATCGCGGTCTTGTACTCCGCGAGTCTCGGTGCGACTCCGAGCAAGGGCTTAGGACAAAAGGAGAATCGTGGAAAGGAATCGCGGCCTCCTCAGTCCAGGGAAGCACAAGACGAGGGCGTTGCCCCTGACCTAGCTAGTCGGATCGGCGCGTCAACGCACTGCTCATTGACAACTCGCTGTCTTGGGGCCTTAGCTCAACCAGTAGAGCACCCGGCTGAAAACCGGAAGGTCTCGGTGCAATTCCGAGGGGTCCCATCGGCGTCCGGCCGAGAGAATCCTACACGCACTTTCGCTTCATCAGCGGGATGTTCCTGGTTCGACTCCAGGGTTCGCCACTCGGGGCGAACTAGCTCAAGTGGAAGAGCACCTACTCGCGGTTCCCTCACTCGGACGTCAACCTGGTCGCGTGGTGTAGCCAAGTCAACATGCCACCCTGTCACGGTGGAGATCGCGGGTGCGAATCCCGTCGCGGCCGTCTTGGGGACCGAGCAGGTATCCGTCACGAGCGGCAGCACGTGCCGGTGAATGAGGGTGCAACTCCCGAATCTCCCCGCTTGGGTCTGTGGTGAAACAGGATCACGCCTGGCTCTTAACCAGGATGTTCTCGGTGCAAATCCGAGCAGGCCCATCTGGCCCGGTGGTGTAACAGAAACACGTCGGTCTCTCACGCCGAAGAGTGCGGGTGCGATTCCCGTCCGGGTCATCAGTCCTAGCTTAGTAGTAGAGCGCTCCGCTGTTACCGGAGGAGGTCTCGGTGCAAATCCGAGGGGCTGAGTTACCCCTAGCTCAATAGTAGAGTGCCTGGCTGTTAACCAGGATGTTCTGGGTGCGAATCCCAGGGGGTAAGCCACGTGCCGCAGGGAGATCAGTTCATCCGTCGGTCTGCAACACCGAAGAGCCCGGTGCAACTCCGGGGCGGCACTTCTAGGTCGCGCGCTAGGTACGCGGGCGGGTCTCCAAAACCTGCCGTCTGCTGGGTGCGATTCCCAGGCGGCCTGTCGTCCGAATGCCAGCTGTGTCTACATCTCCAACATGTGCTCGACACGGCAACCACCAACGTCGGGCGCCTAGCCCCCTAGCTCAATCAGTAGAGCGCCGGTCTCTGGAACCGGAGGTTTCTGGGTGCAAATCCCAGGGGGGCCGTCGCGTCGTAGAGCAACGGTAGCTCGCCAGGCTCATAACCTGTGAGGATCCCGATTCGAATCCGGGCGACGCTATCCGCCAGCCAGGAGGACTATCGCCACCAACAAGCGAGAGAAGGACTACCACTGGCCGCACTTCGCTGAAGAGAGCGGCCGACGATGCAGGGCGTGCGATCGGCCGATCAAGCTGAAGCACATCGAACGGGCCGCGCGGAGCGGCCACCAACCGCCGAGGCACTGCTACACGTGCCTGGCGAAGAAGCGCGGGAAGAAGACCGCCCGCGAGCGCAAGGTCGAGCTTGCGATCATTCGAGCGCGCGAGCGCGAGAAGAACCTAGCCCCCTAGCTCAACAGCAGAGCGCGCGGCTTTGGACCGTGAGGTTGTGGGTGCGAATCCCACGGGGGCCGTCTTGGGGTAGTAGCTCAGTAGGAGAGCGTCGGTCCTGCAAACCGAGGGTCGTGGGTGCAACTCCCACCTACTCCATCCGACGAATGCCCTGATGGGAGTACATCGACTGTAACTCGATCGATCTGGGTTCGACTCCCAGTCTCTCCGCTTTCGTGGAGAGGGCCGTGGTGGCTAGATAACCCTCTCGTCGCCTTCACGTCGTCGGAACCCGGGCCATTGGTGTAACAGAAGCGCATCTCGTTCACACCGAGAAGGCGGGGGTGCGACTCCCTCATGGCCCAGCTGAACACATGCTCTCGATGGTGTATGGGGTCGTCCACGAGCTACCGCAGTGCCGGGCCGAGCAGCCCCGGTTTCTGACGCTCGTCGGATGGCAAGCACGCCGCACAGACCGCGCGACCGTGGATGGCTTCGGTCGGCTATGAAGCGATCGTGGTGTGGAGGATCTGGGTTCAATTCCCAGCGAGAGCCCCTTACAACGCGGCCTTGGCGTAGTAGTAACGCGACAGCTTGCCATGCTGTAGTCACGAGTGCGATTCTCGTAGGCCGCTTCAACCGTCTGGGGTCGACCTAGTGGTCGTGCCCGGCTGTAACCCGGGTCTCTTCGGAGCAACGTGGTGCGAATCCACGCAGGCGGATCGGATCGCAAGCAGCACGGCAAGGACCGGCTGGCCTGGGGAGCCCCCCTGGGTATCCGGCGCACGCGGCCTTGATGTAGCAGCAGCATGAGAGCTTCCCAAGCTCTTCGCGCGGGTGCAACTCCCGCAGGCCGCTTCCAGCTCGGATGGTGAAACAGTGATCACGCGAGGTTGTGGACCTCGAGTTCTGCGTGCGACTCGCAGTCCGGGTATCCAACCCCCGTGGCCAAACAGACTAAGGCGCTCGGCTACGGACCGAGAGATTGTGGGTGCAACTCCCACCGGGGGCATGAGGGGCGCGGGCGGCTAGGTGTCGCGGAGGTGCTTATAACCCTTTCCAAGCTGGGTGCGATTCCCAGGCGCCCTACCAGCTCCGCTAGCCCAACAGCAGAGGCACTGGTCTGGTGCTTCCTCTGCCCCAACTGCAACAGTCAGACACCGACGTTCTGCGGAAAGAACATCGGAAGAGTCCCGGTAGGCTAATAGCAACGCCGCTGGTCTCAAACACCAGAGTTGAGGGTGCAAATCCCTCCCGGGACATACGATCCTGTAGCCCAACAGCAGAGGCGCCGCACTCAGGATGCGGAGGTTGTCGGTGCAAATCCGACCAGGATCATCAGCTCGAATGCCGTCGTGGACTACATCCTGAACACATGCACGTCTGCGGCACCAACAACGTCGAGCGTCCGGTCTCGTAGCCCAACAGCAGAGGCGCTTGGTCGAGGGCCAAGAGGTTGTCGGTGCAAATCCGACCGGGACCATCACAGGGTCATAGCTCATGCAGGTAGAGCGCCGGTCTGATATGCCGGAGGCGCTGGGTGCAAGTCCCAGTGGCCCTATGCGACGATGCGCGAGATGAACGTCTCGCACGCGCACCGTTTCGTCTTCCTCGCCAACATGCGGACCGGCACCCGCTGCGTGTTCCACACGCTGCGCGACAGGTTCGGCTGCATCGGCGGCGAGCAGGACGGTCGGATGCTCACGCATCGGATCGGGATCCCGACCGGGTGCGAGAGCTACCTCGTGATCGCGACCGTGAGGAACCCATTCAGCAGAATGGTCTCCTGCTGGAACTGGGTGTCCCGGTGGCCCAACGAGCTGGGCGAGTTCGTCCGCGCGAGGCCGGACGACTTCGGGGCCTTCGTTGAGAGGACCGCAGGGTCCGGCTTCGAGTCCCAGTCAGCTCGGCTGGGAGAGATCGAGCCCGCCCAGCTGATCCGCTACGAACAGCTCCAGGCGAGCTTCAGCGAGCTGCCGTTCGTCGCCAACGAGCGGCTGCACATCGTCCCGCAGAGCCCGATCACGGCCGACTGGCAGAGCCAGTACACGCCGGAGATCGAGCGGATGGTAGTCGAGAAGTGGGGCGACGACTTCGATCGCTTCGGCTACCCCAAGACCACTGGAAGGTGAACCGGACAAGCGAGCCGGGCCGCCCTGCTAAGGCGTGCGTCCTTCGGGTTGGAGTGCGAGTCTCCCGCCTTCCGTCATCGGTGCGCAGATCGGCAGAGCGCCACGAGCGAACTCAGTGTCGAGTGGAGTCCTACGCGAAGCTCGGAACGGAGAGGGAGGGAAGGGTGCTCCGGGTTATCGTAGGAAACGGCCCAGGCCGATGGTCTTTGCGGGGTTCGAGTCCTCGTCTGCGTGCCACCAACCAGCCACCAGGGAGTGGGCTAACAGTAAGCCGCCTGGTTTGGGACCAGGACATCATGCGGGTGCGACTCCCGCCTCCCTGATCGGAGAGAGCCGTGATCATCGACGAACCTTGCCTGGTGCTGAATAGGAACTGGCAGCCGGTCACGTTCCTGCCGATCAAGGTCGCCCTCTGCAACGTGATGAGGGACATGGCCTCGATCATGTGCCCGACGAGCTTCTACCTGATGACGCTCGAGGAGTGGATCGAGCGCGCCGACACCGATCGGATGATCAAGACGGCGGGCCAGCCGATCCCGGCCCCCGAGGTGGTCGTCTGCAAGAAGTACGGCGAGCGGCCACCACAGAGGGTCAGCTTCAACCGGCCGAACCTCTACAGGCGCGATGAGCACACCTGCCAGTACTGCGGCGCCGAGCTTCCCCCGAGGAAGCTCACGATCGACCACGTCACGCCCCGCTCCAAGGGCGGGCCGACGACCTGGGAGAACTGCGTCGCGGCCTGCGAGAGCTGCAACGCGCGCAAGGCCGACAAGATGCCGAAGGAAGCCAAGATGCGGCCCAGGAAGAAGCCTGCCGCCCCGAGCTGGAAGCCCGGCCTGCGGGTCCCGCGCGGTGTGGTCCTGGCGAGCTGGGAGCCGTTCCTGGCGAAGGAGCGGGTCGCGTAGCAGGTCTGCGCTGACCCAGCTCTGCTGGAGGAGAGAACTCGGAGTAGCTCCGAGCCCCGGCTGGAATCCGGGTGGTCCGTCAGGTTGGGGTGCGACTCCCCCCTCCTCCGTGATCGGGACTCACGGCGTTCTAGGCGCTGCGATGCACGCCCATGAGTCCGGCCTTCTAGGGGCCGGGTGCTCTTGGGACATGCCCGATCCTGCCCCGAAAGCATAAAGAGTGATGTGCCTCTTTCGTACGGAGGAGAACTCGGTGCAACTCCGAGTCGGGGCTTGCGCTCCCGTGGCCGAGCAGACTAAGGCGCCTCTCTCCTAAAGAGGTCTTCGCAGGTGCGAATCCTGCCGGGAGTACCAAGCTCGCGTCGTCCAAAAGATAGGATACCTCTCTCCGAAAGAGGAGATCCGGGTGCGATTCCCGGCGCGAGTATCAACAGGGCGTGGCCTAGTCTAGTAAGGCGCGTGTCTGGGGGACACGAGACCGTGGGTGCGAATCCCACCGCCCTGATCTTGCCCTAGTGGTCCAAGAGCAGAACACCTCCTTGGTACGGAGGAGACCCCGGTGCGACTCCGGGCTAGGGCTTCAACCCGCAGACACGTAGAGTGGGCCGTCTCTCATAAGGACGAGCAAGAGAGTGCAAGCCTCTCCTGCGGGATCTTGCAGGCGTGGGAGCCGGTCGTACGGCAACGGTATCCCTGGGCGCTTCGGCGTCTCCTGGTGAGACGCCAGGCGCGCTGCTCCAAGGAACGCGAACCCGACAAGCGCGCGGGCACCGGCTCGAACCCGGCTGGGGCCGAAAGGTCTGGGGTGCAAGTCCTCCGCGTTCCGTTCAACGGACTGTAGCGCAGTCTAGTCAGCGCGCTCTTGTAATCGCAGAGGTCGCGTGGGTAAGATGCTCGTATGGCTTACCCGAAAGAGATCCGCGATCGAGCGAGACGCCTTCGACGGGACGGCGCGTCGCTCACCGAGATTGCCGAGGAACTTGAGCTTGGCAAGAGCACGATTCGCTACATGGTCAGAGACATCAAGCTCTCGGCCAAGCAGCGAGAAGCGATCACGGTGCGTCGGCCGTCGCCAACATCCGGCCAGATCGCCGGAACCAAAGCGCAGCGCCGTGCGTGGGGCAAGCAAGGCGGTCGAGCCGCGTGGGAGAACAACCGCGAGGGCTGTCTCACCGCGACTCGTGCGAACCTCAAGCAAGCTGGCCTAGCGTATCGGCAGGACGAGTTGCCGGTGAAGCGGAAGCTAGAGCGCCTCTTCGGCCGCACCTTTCGGAAGGAGTGGATCGGGGAGCGCGCTGTGGACTTCGCAGACGATGATCTGATCATCGAGCACTCGACGCACGCCCGACGAGGAATCGACGACATGATCGTCAGGTTCGAGGACATTCAAGATGACCCGAGGCGGAAGATCGCCTTCGTGAACGACAAGCGCGGTGTGTTCGGCGCGAAGCGGCGGGCGCGGTTGGCTGCGGTCGTGGACGAGATTCGGGACATCGACGAACTACGGGGAATGGTGTAACAGCAACACGCGCCGTTCGGGACGGTGTAATCTCGGTGCAACTCCGGGTTCCCCGATTGGGTTGTCTCTCTCATCTCATCAGGAGAGACTCCGGGTGCGAATCCCGGGTGCCCGATTCGGAGGTCGTAGTGGTTGATGAGCCCGTCTGGTGCGCGTTCTGTGAGGACGCGCCATCCGTCGGCCGGATGATCGTGGTCGTGCAGCACACGCAGACCGAGGTCAAGCCGGAGCGACCGCTCGATCCGATGATGATGCGCGCCTGCGCACGATGTGGTCGCGGCGGCACCGACTACCCGGTCGCCGAGAACTACTCAACCGGGCAGGTCGCTGTCCTCCAGTTCGAGCACGATGCCTTCGCGAAGATCGACGCAGCGAAGATCGACGCGCTCGCCAAACACCTGGAGAACACGAAGTGTTCGGTCTGCGGCAAGGCTGCCGAGCCGGACCCGAGTGTTCCGGGGCTGCCCATCCGGCAGCTAGCCGAGAAGATGCTCAGGGAGTACCCGGACATGACGACCGTCACCACGGTCTGCGGCGAGTGCTCGGAGGAGGGCAAGTGTCCCCACTGCGATCACGACTGCGGCGACTGCGGAGAACACGAACACACGGGGCAGTAGCTCAATAGGAGAGCGCGGCGTTCGCAACGCCGAGGTTGAGGGTGCAATTCCCTTCTGCTCCATCGAGGGGCCTTAGCTCAGTTAGGAGAGCGCCGATCTGGCAGGTCGGAGGGCACGGGTGCGAGTCCCGTAGGCTCCATGTCTGGAAGGCGATCTCGGCCAGCGCCGAGTACCGGCTTGAAACCGGATGGTCCTTCGGGATGGGGTGCAACTCCTCCGCCTTCCGTGCCGCCTCTTAGACCCGTGTTTAGATGAAGGGATGCACCATCCGTCCAAGGTGGAATACGGTCCTGACGGACCGGGCGGTTGCCGGGGCGCGTAGCTCAGTAGAAGAGCGCTGCTTTGACGTAGCAGAGGTCGTGAGTGCGATTCTCACCGTGCCCATCGCAACTCGCGCGAGCGAGTCTGTGATGGTGGAGTGCGTCCGGTCTTCCGGTCGCCCCCGGCCGAGCCCTCCCGCTCGGCCACCTGGCCCCGTGGTCTAGTAGTCTGGATGTCGGTCTTTCACGCCGAAGGTGTGGGTGCGATCCCCACCGGGGTCATCTCGCGGGCATAGCTTAGAAGTAGAGCGTCGGGCTTCCATCCCGATGACCCGGGTGCAATTCCCGGTGCCCGCTTTTGCCCCCGGCAGAGAGGCGGCCAGGTCTTCTAAACCCGGCGACCCCGGTGCGACTCCGGGCGGGGGTACCACGGGTTCGTGGTGTAACAGGAGCACGCTCGGCTTTTACCCGAGGCGGTCAGGGTGCGAATCCCTGCGGACCCATGAAACTTCCTTGCGGCTGTCGGCCGCAGGGTATAACCAAGACAGCGAGTGAGAAGGAGAAGCGGACCGGGTAGCGCCTATCGAATCCCCACTTTCCCCCTTATGAGAAGCGTCCGGTCCGTTCCTCCGCTCTTTGACAACTTGGGCACGAACACACGGGGCTGACACTGGTATCGACTGGGCCGGTGAAGCTCGCGTTGCGTGTAGAGGTCCCAGGTTGGCCTCTATAAACAACCTGGAAACTGAATAGTTGCCAACGCACCTGTTCGCCTGGCAGCCTAAAAGGCCGCCCCCAGCTGGATCCCCCGCCCATGGGGTGAAAGGTCTGGGCCACAAGATGGGCTGGTACCTGATCCGGGGCCTCGCCCGGTGAAGGACGAGAACACTCCCTAGAGGCGCCCGCTCGCCAGAGACGCTCGCGCTCAGACGAGGGGACTAAGGAGAGCGAGCTACGCACGTAGACGCGCGGGTGGATAGGTTACAGGACGCGAGTTCGATTCTCGCCAGCTCCAAATCGCGGTGCAGGTCGCGTAAGCCTGGCTCGACCAGGACAAAGGGACTCTGTTCTCCCTGCACAACGACGCGCGGTAGTCTAGTTCGGTATGACGCTGGGCTCATAACCCGGAGATCGCAGGTTCAAATCCTGCCCGCGCTATCCCTCTCGTCGTCTACAACGTCGGCCAGCAGCCGGATGAACTTGACGGGAGTACATCAGTGAATGGCAGGCCCCTTGGTGGTTACCTGGACTCGGCAGGGCCAAGAGGGGCCGCAGCAACCCGGCGGCGTGAACGCAAGCTCTCGCGTCGCCGATCCGGCGGCCGTGGGTGAAAGCCCCACGGTCGTCATAGGACCGAATGCTCCGGCGGGACTACATCTTTTGGAGCTGTTTCGTCTCGCTGACCCCACAACGTCGGTCCACTAGAACAACCCACGAATGCCTTGGGAGACTACATCCTGCAAGCTGGTGCTCGATAGAGCGTGCGGGTTCGAGTCCCGCCCGGCCGTCTCAGTGGTCGGTGGCGGAATGGTAGACGCGCCAGAGGTGGAAACACCATGAAGTCCCCCGCCCCTTACGTCGTGGGCTCACACACCCCCGCGAGACTCGATGATCGACAAGCCTGACATCGTTCGCATGACGATCCGCAGCTACGAGATGGAATTCGCCTATGCGATGGCGGAGGCCGCGAAGATCGGCGGAGTCTCGCACGTTCGTGGGGACGAGGAGCGCGGTGAGTGTCTCTCCGAAGACCAGATCGTCGGCCAGGTCGGGACGCTCGCTGGCCACCGCTTCATGTTCGGCAACGCCAACGACTACAAGGTCACCCGCTGGTACGCCAACCGGAATCCGACCGTGGGCGACATCGGCTACGACGTCACGGGATGCAACGTGGACTTCAAGACGAGCCTGATGCGGTCCCCCGACAGGCCGCCGCTCGACTACAACCTGCTCGTTCGGCCCAGGGAACGCCACGACGACTGGATCTACATGCTTCTCCTCGTGGAGAAGTACAGCAGGGCAGCCGCGTCTGTCCTGCTGGTCGGATGGGCGAGCACGAGAATGCTGCCGGACGAGGTTGCCACCGGCGGGGCCTTCAGCGGAGCTTACGTGCTACCGGCGCGGCACCTGAACCCGCTAATGCCGTTGCGCTGGTGGGCCGAGTTTGATTGACGTGCCCAAGACGACCAACAACCGAAGCGCCATCGACATCCTGGCAGAGATCGGCAAGACGCCGGAGGAGATCCGCCAGCTGATGCGCGAAGCCGCCGAATCGATGGCCGCGTGGTGTCAGACGTCGCACGTCTCCCCTGTGACCGCTCGCTCGCGAATCCACGATGCGGCGATGAACGTGCTGAAGGGCCGTCGCTACTCGGGCGCCAGGCCGAAACGCGCGGCCGACAATATCGTCTCGAAGCTGATGAAGGCTTACGAGTGGGAGTACCGCCAGTGGGCGGCCGAGGCCCGACGAGCAGACGAGGCTCGCGGAGCGAACGGGGAACCGAGGCACATCAGGCGGCTCAAGAAGAAGTGGGCGAAGCGCCGGACGCGCGGCCGGTGAGGATTCAGAAGAACGATCGCGTCGTGCTGGTGAGGAACGGGATCCACCCGGAGATCCCGCGCGGCTCGAAGGGGACAGCTGCCTACATCGCGACGATGATGGGCAGCGACGTGTACGTGAATTGGGACGACGGCCGCGCGCCGTGCTACTTCACGCAGAGCTGCCTGGCGCATCTGAGCGCCGTTGATCAGCTGGCGGAGCTGGTGTGATCACCATCCTCGTCATCGCATGTACGCGATCAGAGGCCGAGTGGTGGATGCGCAAGAACAACTGGGCGCCACCGATTGGCAGGAGCTACCGGGTGATCTACGCATCCGAGCCGCACAAGATCCTCGGACTCGATGGCGCGACGACCTACTACGTCTGCACCGGCCGATGGTGGGCGCGGGCCTCGGCGCAGCAGGCCCTCGTCGAAGCGAAGCGGCGCGGCGCCCGCGAGCTGGACGACGTCGTGTCGCTCCTGGGGAGCCTGGTCAGCGCTGACCTGGGGTCGGGGAACACAGGTCCCCCAAGCGTTCTTCCATAAACCTAGATTTATCCAACAGGACGAGCTAGGCTCTGGGTAGAGAGCTTGACCCATGAGCCGCTCCGATGTAGTTGCCGCAAGCCTCGCCGCCACGTGCTCCGTATGTGGGCAGTCCCACCCAGAGGAGTTCGAGGAGCGGCTCCGCGCCATCCTCGCCCAGGACCCGACGCTCGCATCGGATCCCGAGGTCGAGTGGATCTTCACGTGCGGATCCTGCTCCGCCAAGGGTTTATGCCCGTGCTGCAAGGGCGCCCAGCAGGGCGCCGCCTAGCGCGCGGACGTGTAGCCCAACGGCAGAGGCTAACCACTTAAAATGGTTGAAGTTGTGGGTTCGACTCCCACCACGTCCATCCCGGCCCTCTGAGGCCCTCTCCCTGGGGTAGGTATCAGGAGCCGCGAGCCCCCTCGATCGGCCCGCCACGGGCTCCGGTGTGCGTCAGGGAGCCCCCGGCAACTCGACCCGGAGCGCCCCGCCCTCGGTCAGTACCAGGCCATCGGGCAACTCGGAGGGCCGCCAATCGTCGTTCCCCTCGTCGAGCCGCCAGACCCGGCTCGCGTGCGCGGCGTAGATGGTCCCCTCGAACTGGATGATCCGGTTCGCGGGGTTCTCGTCGAAGGACTCGATGCCGCCCGCGTCGGGCCGCTCCAGCTCGCCCAGCGAGTCCACGGCCGAGGGAGCGGTTCCCGCAGGCAGGACCGCGCTGGTGATCTCCTCGATGGTCCCCCGACCCAGCTTCCACGTCCGCGCCTTGCCGGTGCCGTAGCGGTAGACTGCGTAAACGGTGTGGTCCGGGTCCTCGTGATCCTCGTAGAAGCTCCAGCCCATCCTCAGCTCCCGGCCGCCTCCATGATCGCGATCACGGCCAGGGGTCCGATGCCCTCCTCCTCGTCCTCGCAGGCAGCGGCGAGCGCATCGGGCTCAGGCAGGTTCCCGGCCGTGCTGACCGCCTCGAGCAGCAGGGCGAGCCGCTTCGTCTCGCGCTCGGCGATCCCGCGTTCAGTCTTCACGGTCGGATGGTCATCGGGAAGACCGGCGGCCAGCTGAGTCTCAAGCCGGAGCTGGGACCGCGCGATCTTCTTCGCGAAGTAGGCGATGTCGTCGATGGAGTCGGCGTCGGCCGACCGGGCAGGGATCCCGCTCATGGAACTCCTCCAGGGGGATCCTACCCTAGCTCGACGACCAGACCTCCTCCTTCTTCGCGTCGACCGCCTCCATGAAGGCGGTGTGCGCCTCCTCGCCGACGTTGATGAGGTTCGCCTTGAGGAGCGCGAGGAACTCGCCGATCTGCTCGTCGTCCCTCGAATCCTCGGCGACCTTCACCAGCGTGGCGACGAAGCCCTCGACCTGGTTCTCGCTCTGGAGGTAGTTGATCAGCGAGCATGAGAGATGGACATCGTGCTTCGCGATGGCCGCCGCCGCGCGCAGCAGCGTGCGAACGTGCTCCCGGCGCTCCTCCCCCTCCGGGTGCTCCAGCTCGAGCTTGCAGACCCGGCGGGCGAGGCCGACCGCAAGGTTGTGGAGCTGGTCGGCGCTGGCCCCCTCCAGGTCAGCTGGGTCGGGCTTCTTCATGAACTTGGCCGGGGTGGGTACTTGCTTCTCGGTCACGGCTTCTTCGCCTCCTCGATGACGAGCTTGATTGAGTCCTTCCATCGGATCTTCGGGCTGTCGCTGAGCCGGTCGACCATTGCGAGGATCTTCTCGTCGGTGATCTCGGCCTCGAGCGCGGCCAGGGTCGCGTCGTCCACGTCGCGACAGCGCATCCTGATGTGGTTCATCTTGCCGATCCAGATCGTATCTGTGACCCACTGCTGAACCGCGAGCACCAGGATGTCGATGTGCTTCGGGTCGAGCATCGGCTCGATCGAGACGCTCGTTTGCCAGCCGCGCGTGCTCGCGAACGCGAGACTGTCCATGCGTTCCGCGAACGATGGCGCGTTCGGCTCCCAGAACGAGAGCACCTCGTCGTTTGTCGCGCCGATCGTGAAGCGGAAGAGCACCTGGTCCTTCCACTCCTCCAGCTCGGCGCACATGCGCTGGACGCACTCGAGGTGTGGCTTGGTGACGATGAGCACGCGGTTCCCAGCACCGAGCACCTTCTTGAGCACGGTGACGCAGTCGTCGAGGATCGCGGGCGTGATGTCGTGCGCGGTGGGGAACATGATCGTCTTCCCCGCCCGCAGGCCGTAGCGCTTGGTCACCCGGTTCTGGTCCACAACCTCGGTCGGCCAGTCGTCGGCCTTGACACGCTTGAACCGGGTGACCGCGTTGTGCCGGGCGTAGCAGTACCTACAGCCGTGGCTACACCCGTCCGCAATGTTGAGATTCGACTCTGCCCATTCGCGTGTCCCCGTCCTACGCTGCTCGGTCATCCGCGCCTCCCGGTGGCGGCCATGTAGCAGTCGTCCAACTCCTCATGGCGTTGGCGACCGAGGCGGCGACCCGCTGACCTGCCGCGTCCGGGGGCAGGGCGAGGAGCTGGTCAACCGTGTAGGTCGAGGGAGGCATCCTAGTACTCCTCCTCGTCGTTCTTGTCGTCGGGGATCGAGATGTGCTCGCCCCACGTCTCGGTCGGCGGCCTGTAGTCGCCCGTGGTGACCCAGAGGCAGCCCTGCATGTTGACGGGCATCTCGGTCGGGACGTCGATCATGCCGTCCGTGAAGGCGACGACCGCGCCGTCAAACCCGTCTTCGTCGAGCAGCTCGAACGCCGGGCAGAAGTTCGACCCGCCGCCGCCCTTCACCTCGATCTCGCACGCCTCCTCGACGCTCATGTCCGTGTGGACGGCCGCGTCGCAGACGATCACGCGGATCTCACAGCCCATCTCCTCCAGAATCCCCTGCGCCTCCGAGAGGCCGCGCCGGATCTCTCGCTGGCTCATGGAACCGGACGAGTCGAGCAGGAAGACCACATCAGCGTAGCCGCCTGCGCACTGCGAGGGGAGGATCGTCCCCAGCGAGTAGGACCGGCGGTTCGGCCGCAGGAACGAGTAGTCTTCGCGCCGCCCGTTCTCGCCGCACCACTTCCTGAGCAGCTCGGTCCAGTCGAGCTTCGGGTGGAGCAGCTCTTCGATGTAGCGGCGCAGCCCGGCCGGGAGCGTGCCCTTGCTCTTCGAGCGCTGCTCGTGGTGCTGCGCGGCCTCGGCCAGCGTCATCTTCCACTCGCTCTCGAGCTTCTTCTGTGCCGAGCGGTCGCCGCGCGACGCCTTCTTGCCGCCCGGCGACTCGGCCAGGTCGTCTCGGCAGTCGCCGTACTGGTCGCCGCCGCCGCCCTTCGTGTCCACGACGATCTGGCCACCACCCTTGCACTTGATCGTGGTCTTGCCCGAGCCGTTGTCTCCCTTGAGGAGGTAGGCGTAGATCTCCTCCATCGACATCCCGTGGAACTTGGGATCGAGGAGAGACCCCTTGGGCAGCTCGATCTCGCCGCACGCCATCTCCTCGATCCAGAAGTTGAAGGAGAGGTCGTGGGCGATGTTGGCGAGGAGGTGGTGCCGGTTGCCCTTCCTCGCCCAGAACTGGAGCGCCGGGTGAAGCGCCTCGTGAGCGACCACGCCCGCGATCTCCTTGTCGGAGAGCGTGGCGAGGTACTCAGCGCTGAAGACCGCCGTTCCGTCCCGGGCGATCCCTGCCGTCTTCACGCCGTCTTCGGGCTTCGCGGCCCGGGGCGCCATGTTCATGGCAATCCGGCCCAGGAAGGGAAGGCGCGCGACGAGCCTCGTGCGCGCCTTCGAGACCACGTAGGAGACGTCGACTGTGGGAGCCTGGGCCGCGCTCACTTGGTGCTCTCCGCGAAGAACTTCAGGACCGCGAGGACCCTGGGATCCTTCTTGTGCTTGTCGGCAGCGTCGACCAGCTTGGACACGTCGCCGCCGTTGGCCTGGAAGACCGAGACACCGGCCGCCACGCACTCACGGCTCTTCTGGGAGACGTGCGCCAGCGCGAGGAGCAGCTTGATGTAGATCTTCTTGTCCTTGGTCTGGTTGAGGGCCGCGAACTCGCCGAGCGCCGTGACGAGCGCCGCGAGCCGATCGGGCTCCTCGGGCGGGCTCGGCATGGCCTTCTCGGGATCGTCGAGCACCGCCTTCGGGTTGGGCAGCTCCTTCTGGAGCCGGACGAAGGCGACGAACTCGGTCGCGACGCCGACGCCGACCAGCCCGGCCGAGACGGTGTAGAGAGGACCGAGGTCGCCCTTCCCGAACGCGACGGACGCGTCGTAGAGGAGACCGACGTTGTGCCAGGCGCGCGGAGTCGCGAACTGGCCGTTCTCCTTGTCCTGCTGAGTCGGGAGCTGGCTGAAGAAGGAGGGCTTCCACTGGAGGAAACCGCCGATCACGGCCGGGAGGCTCTGGCTCGCCGCCCAGTACATCCACTCCTCCAGCTCGGGCTCCAGGCTGATCAGGCAGACCCGGTTGCGGAGCGGGGAGGGCAGCTCACGCGCGCCCGCCTTGTCGCTGGCCCGGTTCCCTGTGAGGATGATCCGCACGTTGGGAGACAGCTCCAGGTCGCCCATCGACCGCTCCTGCACGAGCTGGAAGCAGGCCGTCTGGACGGCGCGCTGCGCTTGGGTGATGTCCTCGAGCACGAGGACCCCGTAGGGATCGGAACCGCCCGGCCCGGCACCCTTGGCGAGCTGGCCGAGGAACTTGGGCGGACAGAAGTCGGTGAACCGCTGATCGCTGCCGTCGAACGTGAAGGTGACCATGAACGGGACGCCGGACATATCCTCGGGGAGGTGCCCGGTGAGTTCCCGTCTGACCGTGAGACCGGCTGTACCGGCCGCCTCGGCACGAGCCCGCTCGGCCGCACCGATCGCTTGGGCGAGCGCCGACTTGCCGATACCGGGGCGCCCCAGGAAGAACAGGGGCACCTCGTGCGGCAAGACGGCTGCCATGTTGAGGATCTCGTTGAAGTTCATATCGCTGGTTGTCTCTCCTGCTCAGGTTCTACCCGGGTCCCGGGCTCGCCTGTGCCAGATTCCGAAAGAGCTGAGGAGCAACCGTTTCGCTCCTCACCCCTCTCAACAACTCAGCGTTCTATTCTCACGAGATTTCTCGGAATCAGGCCCCCGCGCCCACAAGGGCCTGGATGTGGCGGGTCCAGCAGGTCGGGCAGCCCGCCGCGTACTCCGATGCCCCGCCCACCTTGACCTGGCCGACCTTGGGCTCCTTGCCGATGTAGACCGACCTGGTGGCGGTGTTGAAGGAGGCGCACAGGTCGCAGTCGGCCTTGCAGTCGATCCGATGATCGGCGCAGGCCACGATCTTGGGCATCGTCTCGCCGAAGGGCTCGCCCTCGGACGTGCAGGAGCACCCGGACACGATCACGTCGGCCCACTGGCGGATCCTCTGGATGGACGGCCAGAGGATGTCCTCGTCATCCCAGAGCGGGGGCTCATCGATCCAGACGACGTCCGCGCCGCAGCTCGAGGCGATGCTCTCCACGTCGTCGGCCGACTCTGTGTCCAGGCTGGGGAACTCGTCGCCGTGCTTCGTGACGAGCATCCCGAGCCGGTCGCCTTTCTCGGGATCGTCGGGGTCGGGCCGGATGGACTTCACGGGCCGGATGAGGATGACGAGTTTGCCGAGGCGCTGGAGCCGCTGGCACGCCTGAATGGCCTTGGTGGACTTCTCGGCGTGGGTCGGGCCGATGTACGCGATGAGGAGCTTCATTCCTCGATCCTCACGTCGATCCCCCACACGTCCTTCTCCTTGTATGGCTCGGAGAGGGCCTCGAACACCTCCCGCGATCCGAACAGGTGATCTTCGGGATCGTCCGTCTCGATGCGGAAGAAGTCACCCATCACCAGGTCGCGCATCCTCACCCGGCGCTCCTCACGCAGGCCGTGGTTGTTCTCGCGTACAAGGATGACCTGTCGCTTGGTGCGTGTCGCTGTCACGCGGCCTCCTCACCGGCCTGATCCTGTTCGAGCTGGGCCTCGCGGGCGAGCATCTCTCGCATCCTCTGCCGGGCCACCTCGTGGTTGACAGGCCGGGCTGCGAACTTCTCTTCGCCGGTCCCGTTGCCGGGGTCAGCTGGCGGGCGGCCCATGTTCGCGTCGATCGTGATGATCTCGAAGTTGGCCCCACATGCGGGCTTGTCCGGCACACGCGTTACGACCAGCTCGCCCTCGTTGTCGTTGCTCCAGGGATCAGCGACCTGCAAGGCCCAGTGGACAACCTCGGTCTTGCCGCACTCGAGCACCTCGTGGTCGGTCTCGTAGGCGACCTCCTGCACGAAGTCGATGGCCTTCTCCACTAGGTTCCGGGCTACCTGGCGGAAGCCGACGAACCGCTTGACCCGGCGCAGCTTTGGCCGCTTCGAGACGCGGCGATAAGAGAGGACAATGGGCACTGTCCCGCCTTGCACGACGTTCTCCACGTCTTCTCCTTTCTAGCCGCACACGGCGGCGAGTCTCACGATGTCACCGAGCTTCTCGATCGCACTCGGCGGGGCCGGGATGTAGGGCGCGAGTGTTTCGAGGACATCCTCCCGGATACTCGATCCCCACATCCCGAGCAGGTTGCGGCACGCCCCGTCGTCGAGCCGCGCACCGCACTTGTGCCGCCACACAGCATCGTCGCCAAACTCGAATCCGCGCTCGCGAAGATCATTGCACAGTAGCTCGTAGTCCTTCGGATCTGGGGAAGGCGCCTTGAACGCCACCCCTACAATCCATTCCACGTCTTCATGAACGGGCGCTCCTCGGCCGCGATCTTGTTGATCTCCGCGTTGAGGTTTTCGACGTCGCCGAACTCGTTCCAGTCCACGCGTAGGACGCGAGTGTAGCGAGACATCGCGTCCGCGAGCATCTCGTGCTTGTCGTGGATGCGGCGGAGGTAGTCGAGCGGAACGCCGGACTCCTCGGTGCGGGCGC